TTAAAGTTCTTGAAATCCTTCTTGGCTTGATCAACAGTCGAACAGCCAACGAGTGGAAGCATTAGTGCTAGGAGGATTAGGCTATTTACTTTCATATACAATTCTTTCTATTAGAGGAGGTTGTTCTTGAGATAGTTAAGTGCTTCACCATAAAGCACATCTACACGATCTTCATAGACTAGATCGTGTGCTGGATGTCCTTCATCCATGTCATCCATATTTGGAATGCAAACGTCTTCTTGCAAAGCAGGAAGGATAGTATTTGCAATCAGGTCGTCGATTAGTTGCTTTTGTGCATCTGACAATTTTGTATTCATAACGCTGTCTATATTCGAGAATCCTTTTGGACAAGGCAACATCTTTGTTCAAGATCTCTAGACAAAGCCCGTACGCAAATCCAGGCCGTCTTGGCACTAGGATCGCGTATAAATCGTTTTGATCAACTCTACGTTGAACTGTATAGAAAAGACTAGTCTCTGCGAGATCTGGCCTGCTTGGCCTTCTTGTGGGCAGCTTTGAGTTTCCTCTTCTTCTTTTGGGTCGGAGTCTCAAACGATCTCTTCGAACGGACTACATCAAAGAGGCCATCTGATTCAAGCTTGCCTTTTAATACTTTCAGTGCTCTGTCGATCGGCTCGTTGTTTCTTATTTTGACTTCAAAATTGTAATTCATTGGAAATTTAATTATTAAAAAAGCTCCAGTACAGAGGGTGAACATAAAGCCTTAAAGCGAGTTTAAAGAATAATCTCTGTACTGGAGCAAAAATTATTTATACAAAACATACAATAATTCAAAAAAATTTCAAGGAAATAGATAAATAAAATATGAACATAAAGCTTTAACTGTAATGGTTGAAGCGAGTTAGGACGACCATCAACGAATAGTTTGGTTCGAGTCAAAGGACTCAATGAGAACGTCACTCGTTAAACAACATCCACTATAAGCTCTTGTCTGGAGTGTAGGAGTGGACTGCTAGCTAACCAAATCTGAATGAATGAAAACCCGTTCCGAATGTGGGGAGTAGTTCGAATCGATGATATAGGAACCAGAGTCGTTGATTAGAAGTAATCTGAAGAACTACGGTCGAAAGACCTTACGCGGCATACAGACTCATACGAAAAGTATTGAAGTGTCAAATAATCCTCCCAACCCTTTCAAAAGGGTCCACGGGGGGATTATGTCCACAGCGCCACCTAACCGAAAAAGTCATTGAGTGAGACTTAAAGGCCCCAAAATTCTTGGTGACTTGTCCAACCAAAGCTCTGAAGATAGAATCATATTCGGAAAAGGTCAGCGAGCCTCGGATGACCAAAAACAAGGACAGGGCTAACGAGAGATCAATCTCTTTCAAGGTTTGTTACTCAGGGGTATATAGATTTTATCTTGTGTAGCTCGTTGGCTTTAAAGGGTTTACGTTACTTGTTGATTTGAAAAGCTTTATAAGAATTGGGACAGTTTGTAACTTGTTGTTGTTCTTTTTGTTAGAACTGATGTAAAGTATTGAGAATCAAGAGCTGTGTAAACTGTTGATCTGTCCTTCGGGAGAGAAGAGTGTAGAGAGAAGGGAGAGAAAATGTTCTGGTAGAGAATGGTGCAGCATGAGAGAATCGAACTCTCGTCTGGGCTTTGGAAGAGCTCCGTTCTACCATTAAACTAATACTGCGAGAGAGAGAATCTATTCTGAATCAGTCGGTCTCTTTGTAAGCATTTCTCGAATCCTTAGATCATTCTTTTTCTTCTCAGCCTTTGCAAGAATCGAGAGAAAAACCAGCCCAAGAATTACAGAGAGAGAAGTTACTGTATATGCAATCCAAATGAAGTAAAGAATAGTGATCATTTGAACATCTTTCCGTATTGCTTGTTCATGTCAATCCAACTCTTAATAGATTCCGCACAGAATGTTTCAAGCATTGTGGAAGCTTGAGTAACATCATAGGTACCTTCCCTATAGTCCTCAATGATCTTCTGAGCCTCTACATCCTCAATCTCATCTACAGGAATCTCTTCAAGCCACCAGTAGAAACTATCTTCGAAGTCTTTAATTTTCATTTAAAAATACTATACAAGAACTTTTGATTTCTTCAACCGGTGCCTAATAGTCCTATCAGTATGAGGAGTCTTATCCAAAGTCCTATAAGCCCAGTCAATTAACCTATCTGTTTCTTCAGAATTCTCCTGAGAGAGACTATAGACCCATCGGTCAACATTCTTACAAAGCTCATCAACTCCTCCAGCTTCAGAAGTAGAGTAATAATGTGCCAGCTTATAGAGAAGCTTTTCATAGATTTCAATTTTCGTTTTCTGATTCATTAGAGAGAGTAAGAAGTTTAGTTTCAGCTAGAGTATAGACCTCAAAGAAGTCATTCCTTTCAGAGAGAGACAACTCAAGAATCCGAGGACCTACAGAAGAGAGATCACAACAATTCTCATCTGGACAAACTGTTAGCCAACCAATAACTATACAAGTCTCTGGAAGACTGAAGAGAGACTTCTGCATAGAGCAATGAGACTTAGTAATACGATCTCCATGATCTTCCCAGCCATTGTCCAGGTAAGAGAGGAGATTGTTGTGAAGAGGATTGACAGACCACTTGATGAACTCTCCAGAAGATTGGCTCGTAGAGCGGAATTGGAGATTGTTTATCCGAATGTTGAGAGAAGCCTTTGTATGGGCCTGCTTACTGTCTCTAAAGTACTCTCCGGAATTCCTCTCACTTCGTGACAATTTCTCAGTATCTGTAGAGATCTCTGCACTGCTACGCGAATTCTCTTTGATCTGGTCACTGCTACGCGAATTCTCTTCACTTCGTGAACATTCCTCAGAATTCCTCTTGTTGAGTTCTTTCTCGTACTCTTCTTGGATATAAGAAGCTATCTCTTGTGCTTGTGTCTTCATCTTTATTAGTCTCTCCTGAAGCATTGGACAGGACAAGTATTCTTTTATTTGCTAAGCGGAATTTATTGGACAATTTTGTTATTATTTTTTTATCTTTTCTAGCGTCGAGAACTTATTAAATTTCTACGGAAAAATTCTGGTAATATATTTCTGTAAGGTTATCAGGGGAATTTTTATTAATTTTTAGCTAATTGGGCTCTGCTCTGGAGATTATATTACTATTTTTGATATTATTTTATTATTATTCTAGCTACGGGAAATCGTTTAAAATTCTCGTGTATTATTTTATGGGTTGGTCTTATAAATTTTTCTTTATTCATAGGCAAAAAAAAAATGAATTGGATAAATAAAAGGCACATATGTCACTAATTAAACTACTCGGTAAAACAAACATTCAAGGCAAAACTATATTCGATACTGGTCCGCAAACGCCTTCAGACATTTCAGGGCTGCAGCTTTGGTTGGATGCTGCAGATTCTAATACGCTTTATGATTCTACTGTTGGAGGATCATTAGTTACTACTGATGGATCTGCTGTGGCTCGGATTGAAGATAAATCCGGAAACGCTCGTCACTTAACGCAAGACACTGCCAATGCAAGGCCGATTTTAAAAACCGGGATTAAAAACGGCAAAAACGTTTTAAGATTCGACGGATCAAACGACATCTTGACTCTTTCGTCCAGTCCGATTGTACGCAACACAACCGGCCTAACAATGTTCGCTGTTTGCAAAACTGCAAAAGCATTATCTGGTTCTCAAGCTATTATTCATAACAGCATAGGTGGGTTATCCAACACTACACGCGCCACAATCTACCTGACCACCACCATAGAAGCCGGTGGCCGTCGCCTTGATAGTAATGGATACCAATTTGTGAAAGCTGCGAGCATGTCTACCAACGAATGGGTGCTTGCTGGATCAGTTCACAACTACGGATCCGCTGCTCTTACTGCGTACAAAAACGGAGCGGGAACAGATCGAGTGGGGGGATTCCAGACTGCCGGGAGCACTCCAGACACCAACTCAGCCGTGACCTCCCTCGGCGGCGACACCTACGCCCCAGATTACCTAAATGGAGATATTGCAGAGGTGATTATCTACAACTCGGTATTAACGACATCCCAACGACAAGGAGTTGAATTATACCTCAACAATAAGTGGAACCTTTACTAATAAAATCATATGAACAAATACTTCAAAATCATGCCCGATAAATACGAAACAATTAGACTTGCTATGGATGCAGAGTCTGGTTATCCTAATAATCATGCTTCTACATGGTTTACTCCCGCAGCAGAAGCAACAAAGGCAGAAGATGGTTGCTGCTTAATTGCAGCTATCGAACCAATTGCTCAGAGGTTTGCTGCTGAGGCTTGTGATGAACTTACTCAAGAACAGTATGAGGCTCTCCTTCCAGTAGCTTCTGAGGAAGTTTAAGCTCTTCTCTCCTAACAAAAGCTCCCTTAGCTAGTCTTTGGGAGCTTTTTTAATTTCCAAAGGTCTTCAGGTTGTTTGTTGCTGTAACGTTTCGAAGGCTATCTATAATTTGTTTTAGTTCTTCGATTTGTTCTTTAAGTTCTTTGTTTTCTTCCTGTAGTTCTTCTGCAGTCATAATCTTAATTAGTTGTTGTGAAGGATATCATTTCAAGCTGGCTTTTGGGAATATGTTTCGGAGCAATTGGAGTCGGCTTATATTATGATGGATTTGTTGCTGATGAGTATAAGAAGAGGATGAATGAAGCTGGCCGGGCTTTAGAACGAGCTGGCAAAGAGATCTACATGAAAGATCAGGATATTAAGATCCTCATTCATTATCTGGAAGAAATCAAGAGGCAGGACGATCGCCTGAAGAAGACCATCTAAACTAAATACTGTTGTGATCCTAAAGCACATAAAGGACGTTATTCAAGGAAAAGCCAAGGTTGGTTCCAAGCGTTCTTCCAAGTGGCCAGCGGTTAGGAAGAAGCATCTGCAAATGTTTCCAACTTGTGCAGTATGTGGAGGAACAAAGAAATTGGAAATCCACCATATTATCTCTTTTTCTGCCGATCCTTCTAAAGAACTGGATCCAACCAATTTGATTACATTATGCGAAGGAATCAAGTCTTGCAACCACCATCTTCATTTTGGTCATCTGGGAGACTACAAGAAGATCAATCCAGACGTTGTCGCTGATGCTGCTTATTGGTTTGGGAAACTGCATTAGAATTCTATTTATAAGGGAATTTTGCAGGTCAATTCTAAACCATTACCATTAGTTGGCCCGCTGGTGTCTTTTCTCCAGTAACAAAAGGAGTGGAAACGACATCCGACAACGGTACGAAACCAGGAAGAAGCGGACTATCAATTATTTTTACGAAACCAAGCAATGAAATCCATTCTGAATTGTCATCATAGACTTGATAAACGTGTCTATTTTGATACGTTGCATATTTTGGATGACCAACTGGATAAGGATTTGTAAAAGGATCTTTATTGCAAGCAGCATACGGATCGGTTGTTAAGAAATATGTATTGGTTGATTTGTTCTTCATTAATAACAAAGGCAAGGAATCTTTAACAGGAATTGGATATGTATAACAAACTGGCGAACCGTTCGGAGTTTTTGATAAAATCGTTTGTCCTTCTGCAAGTCCGTTGTATAGAGGAAGCTTACCTGAATTTGTTTCAGGAAATTCTATTTCTTCAAAGAATGAATATTGATCTAATTTTGAACATATATCTGCAACGTTTGATAGCTTTCCAAAAACGCAATACCTTCTATATCTAATTCCTGTACCGTACGGCATCGAAAAGACCGATTTCGATGGAGCAATTAAAGCCATGTCTCTTTCTCCAGTATTAACTACTCCAAAATTTACACCCATTCCCGTGCTCGTTGAACCCCAAACTAATGCACATGCTATTGAATTTGGATCCGAAGGATTGACTGTATGTGCTCCCCAACCTCCTTTGGGTGGGATTGAACCGGTTCCAAATACTCTGTTATTTACTTTAAACGACGACGTTCCATTTATTCCTTCAACCATATTTGGAAATCTGCTGGGTCGCACAGCCCACCATGGAGTTTCTGCAAAATCATAAACTCTGTTTCCAAAATTATAGCAATAGAATGTAATTTCCAGAACTCCATTGCCAATATCTCTATATCTGGAATAAAATAATACATCTCCGCGATTAATGGAAGGCTTTGGAACAAGACCCCAGTTAATAATCGAATAACTTCTGTCGCTACCATTAAACTCTTCGTGCAAGATCGGATTAAAAAATGCTTTATTGTTTAGCGGATCCATGTGAGGTTTGACATACATACCAGAACCGTGAATATAACCATTAACCCAATTGTCGTTATAGGATCCAACCTTTAATTCATCATCGGTATCAACGACATCAGAACTATAAACAGTTGTTGTCATGCAATCATCATTCCAAGGGGAAAATGATCTATTAGGGCATATTATTTGTCCCAAACCTTCTAAATCGATATAATAAAGCTGTCCTCCTTTACCAACTCTTATCGTCCAACCAATATCTGCACTCGTTGCTGGGGTGTGTGTAAGCTGAGTATGAAAGACATCGGCTTCTGTATATGGGGTCTCGTCTGGCACTGACGACCAATTGATCGTTCCGTTAGTTGCTGCCCACAATGATGGATCAAAACTTACAGAATTCTGCTTTGTAAATGTTCCGGTATTGTTTAATTGAATTTTATTCTGCATGTTTAAACTCCATTGAATACATTAAAAAGGGAAACAGGAAAGTCTGCTGAATCATTAATGTCTGTCCCTGCTAGTGTTTCTACTTCGTCTGTATAACCGTCTCCGTCTGTATCGGTTGAATTGGAAAGATTGAATGTAAAATTTTCTTCTGGTAGATAGTTAATTGGTTGAGCTATTGATGTAGTTGTTTGTCTGTGAAACAATTCGTGCTTCGGCGGCAAAGCAATCGTTCTATGTTTTTGTAATCTTTGTACAAAATTTCTGCAAGCGGATCTCATTCTATTACTTATGAATCCAGACAACAATCAAGCAGATTATTCAGCTTATAAGGGAATTTCTCTGCATGATTCTAACACTCTTCTTTTCTAAATCATTATAAAGGTTCTGGAGCTTTAACTTAAATTTATTCCAAAGCTTCTTGTTGGTCTTAATTGTAGAAATAAAGTCTTGGAATGATTCGGTCCACTTCGGTAAAGGAAGTTCTTTCAGTTCTGTATATGCTTCAAGCGGAGCCTGAATAAAGACTTTCAATTCTTTCATGAACGTTTCCAGTCTCATCTTCAGCAATTTTTTGATTGGAAGTTCTTTTGTTGCCATGATACCCTTCAAGAACTCTCTGTGCTTTTGATTGATATTGTATGCAATTTCGTTCAGATGGGCGTCAAACTCGATTGGTTCTTTAAAGTACGTTTCCCAATCAAATACTTTATCCTTTCCAATCATTTGTTGGAACTTCTTTGTTTGCTCTTTATGTTGTTGAAACCCATGTGTGAGTTCATGAAGGATCTTTGATTGAACAAGACGTTCGGAAAGACCTTTTATGTTATTGTCATAGATATTGATTGAATTATATTCATGTCCATAAGCTGCATAGTCAGTATCTCCAATGTCTCCATATATGCAATAAACATCAATTTTCTTGGGTTCCTTTGTTTCCAAGTCAGTTATTGTCACAGTTGCTAATAAATTATCCGAAGGAGTAAAGTACTTCGGCATCTTCTTAAGCTCAAAGTAATCAAAGTACTCTTTGTAATGCTTGTTGTCCTTGAATGAAGCGATTTTATCCTGCTCAATCAGTTCTTTTATATTAACGTTATTTGAATTATATCGATTAAAATAGATGGAAGCAATCTTCTTGACCTGTTCCACCAATTGCTTAGAACTTTGTCGGAACTTAGCTTCTAATATAATTGTACTGAACTGGTCGAACTTCACCCAAGTACTTATAAATAATCCTATGGATTTTAACCAGATTGTTAGGAATGTATTGTTCGAATCTCCGGACACTATTAAGTTCGAAGATGAATACTATGCCTATGATGAACAGGAAGGAAATCCAATCACATTCATTGTTGATGAACTTCTTATTGTTCCTGATCATTTAAATCCATGGAACAAAGATAAGGACGAAATCAATTCGTTTGATTCAAAGCTTGGCCTGTGCGTTGTTTCTAAAGACATTGGAGAAGAAGGGGAGCACGCTACTTCTCACACAAACTTCTTTGAACTCTTGGGTCATCTTGAATTTGATTATAATAGCTTGAAAGAACTCGGAGTTCGGTTCTTCTCTCCAGATAAAGACTTGGACAGCTACTTCGAACAACTAGAAAAGAAGTATCCAAACTTCACGGTCTATACGAAATATAATATCGAAACTGCAGATCACTACAAGCTCGGAAGAATGTGGAAGATCAAGAACAATGTCGTCGTTTCCATTTGGGATACTCAACAAGAAATATTAGACAAATATATCATTCCATTTGCCAAGCATGTTTATCCAAACGTTCCAGAAGATGACATTCTTATCGAAAGTCCGTTAGAAGATGGTTACTACAAAGCATCTTCGACTGCAGAGGTAAAAGAACTCCAACCACATGAAAAGGAAATCGTGGAGCTGATCAAACAACTTCATATGTCAACTGGACCAGACAAAGAAAAGATTCGAGTGCAGCTAAAGAAACTGTTAACGAAACATGGCTTGGATCCAAAGAAGTATGGAATCTCTGATGAAGTATTGAAAGGTTCTCAACTTACCGCTCAAAAGATGCTGGGACCCAAAGATACAATGGCTAGTTTACGAGCTCGCACACAAACCTCTGAAAGTTTTAAAGAATTTTTCGTAAGAGGTTAGAAAATTTGTTTTTTTTTGATAAATAAGTCCCATATGTCAATGATCAAACTACTCGGTAAAACAAACATTCAAGGTAAAACTATTTTCGATACTGGTTATTCGGTATCCGATGCAAACGCTGCAGCTTATATCTCTGCAGTAGAGGCTGCTGATGGAGCTACTCTTGAAGATCCTGTTAAGATTGCTATTGAAAACTTTATTGTCGGATGTAAGTCTGATGGTATTTGGAACTCTTTAAAAGCTTCTTGTATTCTTGCTGGAGCAAGGACATTGAATGGAGCTTTGGTTCCTCTTGTTGGAACTGCCCCAACCAATTTTAATTTTGTCTCCGCAGATTATAACCGCGAGACAGGACTTAAAGGCAATGGTTCAACGAAATATTTAAATTCTAACAGAGCAAACAACGCCGATCCACAAGACAATTTTCATATGGCTGTAAATAAACACTCGACTAGCATTGTTGGAACAGATGGGTATCTATTTGGTGCAAGTGTCGCTAGCGGAGGTTCTACTTCTCACATCATTGCAAATACAGGTTTTATAGTACGTGCGGCTAGTTGGCAAGCAGTAAATGTTGGAAATTATCCTGTTGGTTTTATTGGTGCTTCCAGATCTGGACCAACAACTACACAAATGAGATATCTAAAAAGCACGGGGACTAGCGCCGCGGCAAGCTCGGCTCCGTCTTCCACCAATTTATTTGTTTTTGCTAGATCATATAATGGAGCGTTAAACGGCCCAACCAACAGTCGTTTAAACTTTTACTCCATCGGCGAATCCCTTAACCTTGCGCTCCTTGACACCCGCGTCTCTGACCTCATGACCGCCCTCGCAGCCGCAATCTAATCTTTAATACTATGAACCTACTCGAACTCATTCAACAAAATAAATCATACGAAGAGCTTAAAGATCTAGCTTTAGTCTTTGATGTAAATCTTAAAAACATCTTGGAATCAACTCAAGCTACTCTTGAATCAAAGCATAAGGCATCTCCAGTAGAGCTTACCGATGGCTCTTACATGCTCTGCGCAGATCTCTTAACAGAAATTGGACAAAAGGGGCTCTACGCTCAAGGGTTTGGTCTCCTTGACACAGACCTCTTTACACAAGTATCTGTTATTACAATGGAAGAAGCTTCTGCTCTTCTACCAGTAGCTTCTGAAGAAGTCTAACAATTAGTGCTAGATAAAGAAGCCCTCTTCGGAGGGCTTTTTTTTATTTTTGTTTAGTCTCGACGGAACGGATGAAAACCTCTCCGTAAGCTTCTAGCTGTCCCATCACATGCTGAAACTCTCGCTGAGACATATTTTTCCAATTCTTTAGCTTATCAAAGCATTCGTCTGATTTCTGTTCAATAAACTTTGAATCTTCATCATTCCAATGCTTTAAAGCTTGGTTATAAGGAATCTCTTTTGCTTTAAAGTGAATAGCAGTAAGCGTTGCATACTTTCCTTTCTTCTCTGTGGATTCTGCAATCTTCTTTGCTCCTGCTGAACGCTTTTCAATAAAAAGTTTGAGATCTTCTGGATCGTCTTTGACTCCCTTAAGGAACGATTCAACAAGCAAATCAAATTTCATATTACTTTGCTTCTACTTGAGCAAGCTTGTCGTAATAGTTTGGAACTTCTGCAAGATGATCAAGAGCAATCTTACGAGCAGAGTCTGTGTTCTTTGTATGCTCCATCTCAACCTTAACTCCCTTTTCGAGTTGGGCTTCGATCTCTTCAACAGAAACTCCATGTTTGTCTGCAAGATCTTTTGTTGTCTTGCTTGAAGTCAGACGACTGTCGATCTTACCAACAACACTCTCGAGATGTTGTTTAAGATTTGTAAGTTGACCATGATGCATAACACTTACTTGAGATTGAATCTTATTAAGAGCTTCAATCATTTGCTCTACTTCAGAATCTTTTACATTTCTGATTCCATAGGTACGAGCGTATGCATTTTCTAAAAGAATTTGGTCTTTTGACTTCATTCACTTACTTAATCATTTAAGCAGTCTGATATTCGGTCTTTGCTTGGCTAATGTCTCGAAGAATCTGACCCACTTGCTTGCGTTCCCTATCTGACAAAAAACTATACAATGAATTATCAGTTAGCATTTGAACTAACTCAAACGCTTTGTCTTCCAGTTGCTTGATGTAGTGTTTTTCTTTCATAGTTTTAGTAAGTTTCTTTCGAAAAAAAGGTTTTCATTACACTCCTGGTTCCATTGGGAGTAAAGTAGTCTCGATTTTTCTCAAAATAATCTGCAGACATTGTTTGCAATTCAGCACAATCTTTCGAATGCCAAACCATAATTCCTTTTCGAGGTTTGACCACATTCAAAGTCCTGGCACAGCTTGAACAAAAGACAGTTGCTGGTAGAATTTCGAGACGCTCTGGTTCGATTTGATCGGCACAATTTTTACAGTACATATTAGTTTTATTTGTGATACCGAACTCCGTTGTATGACACAAAGCTTGCTTTATCATCGCCAACAATCGATTCAGGTATTTCTTCTGGAAGATCAACAACAAATGAGTTTGTATTCCGTCCTACTTCAAAATGTTGTAGTCTTTTTTCAAGTTCATAGAAAGCATCTTCATCCGTGTAATAAAAGGAGTTATCCTTTTTAAGCTCCTCGAGATATTCTTTCATTACAGAACGATTTCTATAACGTTTATAAAGGGATTTGATAAATTTTAACATAATCAATTTTGTTCTTTCCAACCCCACATAAGGTTGAACCAATTCCATTCTTTTTCAGCTTGAGTTTTTTTAAGCTTCAAATCTTTTTTAACTTCTGTAAGAAACCACTTCTTATATTCATTTGATTGATCAGTGGTCCAAGTCTTTTGCATATACCAACTGTCTTGCTTTGTAAACTCTCTATCCCATTTCTCAAAACCAACAGCTTGAAATAGTTTATCGAATGCTTTATCTAAAAAAGTCTCAGTAGTTAATTTGTTTCTCATATTGATATATTCCTTCAACTAAGCGGACTGGTCAACTCAAAATCCTTCTCACTACTTTAACCTGACAACCATCGTCACTCCATTCCTCTTTCTTTTCTCCCATTAGACAAGCTGAAAAGATTAACAAATCACTGTAGCATGGACTATCTGGATCATTCATCCACTTAATTTGAGATGGTTGCAACAAAGGCAAAAAATGATAATAACCAAACGTCTGATTCCGTTCTTTTGCTAAATTCTTTCTGTAGCGAATTAGAGTAACAGCATAGCGCACAGCATCATGCTTTGATTTATAGCATCCATAAACAATCGGTTCCTTGTTGCAGTAAACCAAATATACAAATTCATCTTTCTTAGCCTTCATTATGGATACTATCAGTCCTCGTGATGGACAAGGCAACAATCAATATGTCTTGTCAAAAAGCAAGGTGTGCCTTTACCAACCCATGAACCGACGATGTTGTACTCAAAGTGCTCGATAGCTTGCTCGAAATGAATACCTTCCTCTGTCATAATCTTCGCGACGATCTTCTGCTTGTCATAACAAAAGACTGGATCCATTCCAAATCGTTCAACAAGACCAACAATGCAGTCATCGAACCCATCAACTTTTAGAGGTTTGTGTTCTTCCATTAACAATACGATCTCCTCTTAAGAAGGACGGGTCAACTAAGAAACAACAGATATATCAAAAAATCGATCAGAAATCCCATTCATATAATTAGGACTTCCTTTTACCAAAATTAAAATGTTCTTTGGCAATAATAAACAACGTATCAGCTTCTACAGCTTGTCCTTGTTGAATTTGATATATGTTCATTGAATTGACTTCTCCGTCTTTCATGAAACGTTGATGATAATACCTCATCCTTCTCTTTTGTCTTTGTGCTTCTTTTGCAAGAAACATTACAAACGATGCAATGTCATTCTCTTTCCAGTCTTTAAAAATTTTCATGTCCAAAAGTACTCCCTATATTCAATCATTTCTTTGAGAAACTTTGTATCGTTCTCTTCAATTTTTTTGTCGAGACGAATGACATCTTTATACTTTACTTCATAAGGAACTCCATCGTCTTTCATTTGAAGGACTCTTCTTCCTTTCTCATCAGTCTTTTCTTCGAACCATTCATCAAAAGGTCTTGATGGAGGATAAGAATTGTCTCGTTCTGCTTCTAATGAAGGACGTTTATGAGCTGCATACACATAAGCTTCTTTCAGCCATTGTTCGAACTTCTTATGACCCTCACTGGAGCCTTCCCAATCAACCATTCCATCAAGATATTCATCCTCATAAAATTCTTTAATCATTGCAAAGTTTACATCAACAATCATTGAAGTAATATCTGCCCAAGTCCTGGGAACAGCAGCACGAACCTTTTTGTGTTTTGGAAAAAAGATTGGCTTAAAGTGATCGTAATAATACATTCGGAAACGATAAGGAAGCAAGTCCAAAGCGTCCCAAATGTGATACTTTCTATAAATGTATTCTCTAAATGTTTTTAGCAGCTTCATCCATCAACCTTAGCTGATTTTCGTAATAGTTCAACTCCATCTTAAGATTCTCAAAAGCAATGGAATCTTCTGTTATCATTGCTAAATCCTGTTTAAGCATTTGGATCTTTTGTTTGAGGAGTTCTCGTTTCATTGTTCAACGAGCTCGTCGTAGGTCTTCTTGTAAAATGACATATGCTCTTCAAAGGTCAGATACTTGCCATCTTCTCCGGAGTTGTAGATGTAATCAAACAACCAATCAGCTCCTTCATCTGTCAATCGCAAATCCTCTACAAGCTTGTTGAAGTATTGTTCTTGAACGTTTGATAGTTCGTTAATGAAGTTTTTTACGTTCGCAATAGCATCATCGGGATGTTGGCCATCAGGTGTGTAGTATTCGGTTTTCATAATATTGAATTGTTTTTTGAACACCTTCTTCAAAAGATGTTTTTGGTTTCTCTCCAATAGTACTCAAATATTTGATATTGTCAATGGCATATCTGTAATCATGACCTTTTCTGTCTTCTACAAATACGATAAAGTCATTCGGATCTTTATCCATTTGCTTGCATATTTCAGTAATAATTTCTAGGTTTTGTTTTTCACAATTTCCTCCAATGTTATATGATTCTCCAAGTTTGCCTTTGATTAGAACATTCCAAACTGCTTCACAATGGTCTTCGACATATATCCAATCTCTAACGTTTGATCCAGTTCCATAGACAGGAATTTTTTTATTGTTTAAAATGGAACTAATAACAACTGGCATGAACTTTTCCAAATGTTGGTTTGGTCCATAGTTGTTTGAACAATTTGAAATAGTAACTGGGAGCTTGTATGTTCTAAAATAAGCTCTTACAAGATGGTCCGAAGCTGCCTTAGAAGCTGAATATGGGGAAGAAGGATCATAAGGAGTTTCTTCTGTGAATGCTCCAAATTCTCCTAAGCTTCCATAAACTTCATCGGTAGAAATGTGATGGAAACGAATCGTTGGATAAAACTGTCTGCAAAGCTCTAAAAGATTAAACGTTCCCATAATGTTTGACAATACAAACTGTCTGGGACCTGTTATGGAATTATCAACATGCGATTCTGCGGCAAAGTGAACAATGTGTGTAATCTCGTTGGTTTCGATAATTTGTTTGAATCTATCAATGTTTAACTTTACGTCCAAGTGCTCCAACCAAATGTCATGGAATTGGTATTTTGGATTTTCTTTAAATTGTTTACAGTTTTCTGTGTCTGCTGCAGCGGAAAGCCTAGAAGGACAATCAATATTAACAACACAGGTTACTTCCGGTTTATTAATGATTAACTCAATAAAATTTGAACCAATAAAGCCTAATCCCCCAGTAATTAAAATATTCATGAGGAAATTATTTATGCAAGGTTTGAAAATTTGTTTTTTTTGATAAATAAATCCCACATATGGCACTAATTAAACTACAAGGTAACACAAAAATACAAGGTAAAACTATATTTGAAACCGGTCCTGCTGGTTATTCGGTATCTGATGCAAATGCTGCAGCTTATATCTCTGCAGTAGAGGCTGCTGACGGAGCTTCTTTGGAAGATCCTGTTAAGCAAGCAATTGATTCTTTTATCATTGGATGTAAGTCTGATGGTATTTGGAACTCTTTAAAAGCATCTTGCATTCTTGCTGGAGCAAGGACATTAAACGGAGCTTTGGTTCCTCTTGTTGGAGCTGCTCCTACCAATTTTAACTTTGTTTCTGATGATTATAATCGAGAAACAGGTTTGATCGGAAACGGCTCAACTAAGTATTTAAACTCTCGGCGAAATAACAACGCCGACCCGCAAGATAACCAGCATTTAAGCGTTTATGCAACGACCGCGCAAACAATTGGTGGGCCTGCCTATATTGGAGCAGGAAATTCAAACAGCGGACAGACATACTTTGTCAGAAGCTCCGCAACTCAAAACCTGACTACGAGAAGCCGAAACCCCGCCACCACCTATGATACCATTTCATCAAAAGGGGATGCCACTGGTCTTTTAGGACTAAGCCGAAACAATAATTTAAATTATATTTTCAGAGCAAAACAAGGCTCTCACACTCTAACAAGAACCTCTGTTGAGCCTTTATCCGCAGAAATTTTTGTTTACCGAACAAACGGGGCTACTACATACAGCAATTCCCGCCTCTCCTTTTACTCCATCGGCGAGTCCATCGACCTCGCCCTCCTCGACACTAGAGTAACAAACCTCATGACAGCAATCCAAGCAGCAATCTAATCTTTCTTATTATGAACTTACAAGAACTCATCCAACAAAACAAATCATACGAAGAACTTAAGTCTTTGGCTTTGATCCTTAATTCTTCTCTCAAAAACATTCTAGAGTCCACTCAAGAAACCTTTCAATCTAAGCATAAAGCTTCTCCAGTAGAACTTACAGATGGTCGATTTATGCTTTGCGCAGATCTTCTTACTGAGATCCAACCTGGAGGTCTCTATGCTCAAGGCTTTGGTCTCTTGGATACCGATCTCTTCTCGCAAGTAGAAGTCATTTCTATGGAAGAAGCAGCTGCTCTTATTCCAGTAGCTTCTGAAGAAGTCTAATTCAGTTTATTGTTAAAGTTAAAGCTCCCTTGGTAACTCTTGGGAGCTTTTTCGTTTATTGGCAAAGCAAATCAAACAGCACTACTAAAAAGAATGTAGCTACAACAATGATTAAGGATAGTGTTTTGGAGCTCAACATCTCCATACTTATGATTTTCTCGGAAGATACAAAGCAAGCTCTAGTTGTCGAGACTCTTCCTTATCTCCGTCAATAACAAATTCGAACTCTCCTTCCCAATCCTTTTCTTTTGCTTTAGGATTTGGAGTAATGCGAACTGTTCTAATCTTATCAACTTCGTCATAGCCACATTCGTATCCATCAACGACCACTCGCATTTCTGGATCGAATTTGGATAGCTTTTGAATGAGTTCTTTGACCTTCATCGACGGACGAGCAGAATAATAACAATTACGATTAGTAGTATATCGGTCAGCAACATAATTTTGATATAATAGTTTAAGTTTTAAAACTAGTCAACAAATTATTTTTTGATGTAAGTTGCTTCTGCTCCACGACCGTTCTTCTCAGCTTTGCCTTGAGTAACGAGCTCTCTCAAAATTGAAGTAAGATATGCTCCTCCAACATTTGTCTCTTCAACAATCTGTGCAGCAGTCTTCGGAGTAGTCAAAGCTCCAAGAATAATATCAGCTTTGGAAGTCTTCTTAGTCTTCGTCATTGGAGTTTCATTTGAAGTATCCTCCACAGCTTCAAAAGTATAACCTTGAACTCCGAACTCAAAAGATACAAACGAACCACCTCCAAAACGATTCTTATGAATCATAAAGTCTCGAAGGTGCATATCATCAGGATTCTTACCAATAGTCAAGAAAGTATCAATCGAGTGGTTGAGTAAAGTCGTTCCGCGAAATGTTTTGCCATCTTTATTCATATGAAGCACAATTGCAATGCAAGCTTCATTCTCTTTTGCGATGCGAACAAGACGTCCAACAATATACTCTTCTTTCTGACGAAGATTCATTTTCTTCTTAGTTGTCAGAGTTGGATATGAATCAAGAACAAGAAACTCGATCTTGTGCTCAACCACAGCTTGCTCAATCTCATCGATGTCGGTCATGTTTGCAAGAGGAACTGTGCTAACTCCAAGGCGTTTGCAAGTAAACGAAACTTGTTCTAAATTCTCTTCTCCGGAAATGTAGGCAGTGCGCTTACCAACATTTTCAAGAGCTTGCATCATCTGCAGCAAAAAGCAAGATTTTCCGGTTCCTGCTCCAGCTGCAACAGTAATCATCTGACCAGGAATAAATCCTTGATTGCCGAATAGCTCATCAAGAGCTCCATAACCAGTCTTGAAGCGCCGTCCGTATATTTCCGGAATGACAACGTCTTGAGCTCGCGTAAAGTTCTTGTTAGCGGAGTTGATATTGAGTACGTTCATGTGTTGTTTGACTATGCAAATATAATCAATAAAACAAATGGACAACACAACTGAAAAATAATCAGCTTGTCCAATATCAAAAAATAGTTCTTTGCTAAACGTTACAAAATTCTTAGTGGACAATCAACAAAAATCTTTTAGAATATTTTCTCGTGAAACCTTATTCGTACAATTTGACTTTGGAGGACATCTATCAAAAGATGAAAGATATTGAAGCTTTGATAAATGAGTCCAACCTTGATGAAGTTCTTTCTGATGATTTCTTTTTGAATAGCAGCTCGGCTTGGTTGTTTGAAAGCATTGAACAAATTGAAAAAGGAAAGAAGACGGAACATGGCGAAGAAGATGTTTACGAAATTGTTTTAAAGAACGGTCAGAAGTTTTTTGTGAAGATTAATTTTATCACATCAGATCTTACAAAGCAGTTTCTTGTTGGAAACCAGATGAACACAGCCAAGTATGACAATACCGTTTCTGACAATTATAAGAACAACTTTAAAGATTTAAAAAATAACGAACAAATGGCTTATGTTATGTTTGTGGATGAAAGCTCTGGTACAAAGTTGACAGGAACAACTGGAATTTATTCCGTAGAACTGTTTAGAGGTATTGAACGAGCAATTAATCAAAGCTTTTATGGTAGAACTAATCTAAGAGGATTTGTTATTAGGGTGGATAACTCTGAATCTAAACGGCTGAAATTGTATAAAAGAATTATTGAAACGATGTATAGTAAAAACTTTCCAAACGTTTTCGTTGATACAATTTCAGAAAAACAAGGCAATACAACTCTACTAGTAGCTTCAAAATGATTTACGTAGATATGGATGGAGTGCTTGCTAATCTGTATGATTATATGACACTCCGAATGTTTCAAAAGAAGTTCGTGGAGTTGAATGAAAATCAGTTAGCTATTCTGCGAATGTACTTTCGAAATAAAACGTACTTCGACCATACATTTCCAGAAGGAGCGGAACAAATGTTTGAAGACCTGGAACCGTTTCCATTCAACGAAGCTCTGATCAAAGCAGTCGTGGACTTTGCTGGGGAATATACAATCCTCTCTCGTCCTTGCAAGTTGGATATAAATGGATCAAAGCGAGCAAAGATCAAATGGGTTGAAAAGCATTTAGCATTCTGTCCTCCTAAAGATATACTGCTTGTACAAGACAAGAGTGCAAACGGAAGAGCTTCAGGAAATATATTAATTGATGACTGGCACGACTTCTTGGAAAGATGGGAACAAAAGGGAGGAACTCCAATCAAGTGCAAGGCAATTGACTTTAACAGCTCGGAACAAGTCTCAAACTACATCACTCAACACTTGAATGCTTCTTGCAATATTTCTTCCGTAGAACGTTCTTTAGTCTCCACGACAACTTGCTCTGAGTAGTAGCCACCGTAAGGATCGATTCCATCTCCAAGAACATTAAGAGGAGCTTCTGCTACTTTTGTTGGCTTAAAAATATTCGGCATTTCTTTTTGAGCTCTTGCTAGGATTGCTGTCAAAAGAAGATTTAATACAGAATCGCTCTTTGTCTCTTCTACAAATTCGTTGATGTCTTTCTTGGTAAATTTTCCACAAAGTTCTTTGAAAGGTTCTTTATATTCCGCAAATACATACAAAGGCAAACACTTCATTGTAATCATTGCACAGTCTTTGATGACATGGGATGCAGCAGGATTAATAATTGTAATTCCAATAGCAGGATTTTCTGCAGCTTTGGAAGCAGCCGTATAGATCTTCGCTTGCAGCGAAGAACTATTTTTTAAAAGAACATCAATAAAGTTTAACACAGATGTAATTATCGTTACGAGGTTGACATATCTCCATGTTGTTTTAGGATAGCTTGGCATGGATTTTCCTAATAATTTTACGCCAAGAGCCGTTGAAGCAATCAACCAATCTCAAAAAGAAGCAAGGCAAATGAACCACGATTATGTGGGCACGGAACATTTGCTCCTTGGACTACTTAAATTAAACCAAGGAATTGCTGTAAGTGTATTGCAGAAGATGGGAGCAAGCTTTGAAGATATTAAGAAAGCTATTCATAAAGAACTTGAGGATGCAGATACTCAAACGTCTCCAAAAAACGAAATACCGACTGCTACTCCTCGACTAGAAAGAGTGTTCCGTCTTGCGGAAAAAGAAGCAAAGGACATGGGCCATTCTTATATTGGCACGGAACACTTGTTGTTGGGACTTCTTGCAGAAGGCGATGGTCTTGCTGTATATGTTCTAAACCAGCTTGATATTGATTTGGAACTAGCTCGCGAGGAAATTCTTGCTGAGTTGGATCCTAACTATAACAAAAAAGAACCAGTGGCTGCCGGTCCTCCAAAACAAAACACAACCAAGAAGTCAAATAAGAAGACTCCAAACCTTAAAGCATACGGAAGGAATCTAACAGACGAAGCAAAAGAACACAAGCTTGATCCAGTAGTCGGTCGAGCAGATGAAATCGAGCGGGTCATTCAAATCCTTTGCAGGAGGTCCAAGAACAATCCTGTCCTCGTTGGGGAAGCGGGAGTGGGTAAAACAGCAATTGCAGAAGGTCTTGCTATCGAAATTGCAGAAGAAAGGGTTCCTGAAATTCTCAAAAACAAAAAGATCATTGCTCTCGACATGGCTTTGATGGTTGCTGGGACAAAGTACAGAGGACAGTTTGAAGAGCGTCTCAAAGGTGTCATGAAAGAAATTGAAGAGGATAAGAACATAATTCTATTCATTGACGAGCTGCATACAATTGTTGGAGCTGGTTCTGCAGAAGGAACGATGGATGCTTCTAATATGATCAAGCCTGCATTGAGTAGGGGGTTGTTGCAATGTATTGGAGCAACTACAGTAACTGAGTACAGGAAGTATATTGAAAAGGATAGTGCTCTGGAAAGAAGGTTCCAGCAAGTTTCTGTCGAACCTCCTTCTGTAAAAGACACTATTCAAATCTTGAAGGGAATTAGACCAAAGTACGAAGAGCATCATAAAGCTAAGTTTTCTGACGAAGCTTTGGAAGAATCCGCCATTCTATCCGACAGGTACATTACAAATCGCTTTCTTCCTGACAAGGCAATTGACCTGATGGATGAAGCTGGAGCAAAGGCTAGAATTGCAGCTACGGTTAAGCAACCAATTACTAAAGAACTCGAAGAGTCTGTCAAACGGATTGATGAAGAAAAGCAGCAAGCAATTAAAAATCAAGAGTTTGAAAAAGCTGCTTTGCTGAGGGATGAAGAAAACAAACTCAAATCAAAACTAACAGAAACGATTGATCAATGGAAAAAGAACCAACACGAAATTGTTGTAGATGTAACACGGGAAGACATTGCGCACGTCTTGTCTAAGTGGACTGGCATTCCTGTAACAAAGATTGATCAGAAAGAATCTGCAAAACTGATCGACATGCACAAGACTTTGCAGAAGCATGTGATTGGTCAAGACGAAGCTGTGGATGCTGTAGTGAAGGCAATCAAACGAGCAAGAGTCAATTTGAAAGATCCAAATCGACCAATCGGTTCGTTTTTGTTTCTGGGTCCGACAGGCGTTGGAAAGACATTTCTTACTCGCACGATTGCTGAATATATGTTTGGATCTAAAGACTGCTTGATCCAATTCGATATGTCTGAATACATGGACAAGATTTCTTTGACCAGACTTATTGGAGCAGCTCCAGGCTATATTGGTTATGAAGAAGGAGGACAACTAACTGAACAAGTAAGACGCCGTCCGTATTCGGTAGTACTCTTTGATGAAATTGAAAAGGCTCATCCGGACGTTGTGAATATTCTTCTTCAAATTCTGGAGCAAGGTAATGTTACGGATTCGCTTGGACGGAAGATTGATTTCCGAAATACTATTATCATTATGACCTCCAACCTTGGAGCAGAGTTGATTAAAAAACAAACTACTCTTGGATTCGGAGCTCCAGTTGCAGAAAATGATACTCACGAAGACACAGCTCAGAAGATGTCAGAAGAAGCAAAGAGGCACTTTAAACCAGAGTTTATAAATCGTTTGAGTAGTATTATTGTCTTCCGCTCTTTAACAAAGGAAGATATTTCCAAGATTGTAAAGCTTGAAGTCGACAAAGTATCAGATCGTCTAAAGGAAAAGAATATGGAATTGGTCTTTGATACTAAGGTTTATGACTTTCTTTTCGAAAAAGGTTACAGTTCAAAGTACGGAGCAAGACAGCTTCGTAGGTCAATTGAAAAATATATTGAAGATCCTCTAGCTGACTGCTTGTTGGAAGGCAAGTTCACAAACGGCTCGAAGATTAAAGTGACTATCAAGAATGATGCAATATCATTTTCTTCTGTCAAAAATTCGTCCAAAACCATTAAATAATTCCATGAAGAAATTTGATCTGATTTTTGAAAAGGCTATGTGTGCCCTCCACGAACGGGAATATGTTGATGCTACGTTTGAGGATAACCTTCGTTCACTTATCAAAATTCTTAAGGATAACGATTATGTTTCAAAAACTAAAGACGTTGAAACTATGGTTAAGCAAGTTGCCAGTCAGCCAAACAACGTCAAGGAAATTACTTTAGACACTCAGGAACAAAGTCTTCCTGCAATGAAGCTTAAGGTCAAACAAGAATCGGATTCTGAATCATTCTCTGTCACTGCAATCAATCTCGAAAAGCCTGAAGAACAAAAAGAGTTTACGAACTCAATGCTTGAAACGATCTTTGATGATGTTGTTGAATACATTAAAACTTCTGCTATGAAGGGTCTTGCACCGGAAGCTGCTGTGGATCAAATGCCTCCTTCCGAAGGAGCAGAAGCCCAACCTGGTGCTGAACAATCTGCTTTGCCAAAGGTTTAAACCTTAAGTAGCTTATAAGATGGCTACTGATCTTGTTAAACAAAACGCTTACGAGTTCCTTCAAGGATTTTTAACTCGTCCTGCGTCTGCAATTCCCAAAGGAGCTCAATGGATTGTTTCTTTTGATGATCTTGGCAGCCTCGTAAGTGCAATTCAAAAAGCATATGACTACGAACCAAACAATATTGGTAAGTGGGCAACACTCGATACAGCAAGCACAATATTGACAGATTACTATCAAAAGAACAGAGGTTGTATGTTCTGTCAAGCAGTTGGTTTGCCTGGGGATGGAACAGAAGCTATTGTAGAAGGAAACATAAAATACAATGGGTTTCTTCGTTCATATGTAGGTGCTGGTCGAAACGATTTACCTATTATGCGGATGACATTTCTTGACACAAACGTTTCGTTTGCGGATTCGTTTCTCAGAGGTTGGTCATTAGCAACAGCTAATTTTGGTTTGATAATGCGGTCTGATATAAAGTATAGAACGAATCTGACTTGTCATAAGTTCGCAATTACTCCAAAAGGTCCGTTCATTATTCAGACAATGAAGTTCAAAGACATTTGCTGTATTGGAGTTTCTGAAGAAGAGTATCAATACGGACCGGTTACTTCTCCAGTGCTAAGGGAGGCAAGGTTTGTTTACAACAACTATACCGTCGATACAGAATCTGGAAACTCTCCGGAAATAACAATGAACGGTAGGGTTGAAGTAGCAACTCCGGTAAACGCTCCAATGATGCAATATCAGCCAGAATACAGGCCTAATATTTCTCTTACTTCCGAAGAAAGGATAAGTCTTTCTCCAGAAGCAGTAGGAAATCAAGTAGCGGGGCAATAAGTCCCTATAAGTGAAGTTTTCCATAGAAACATTATCAGACAAGTTTTTTTGTTCTGAGTTGAACATAAAGCAGTATAAAGAATTGCTAAAGTGTTCGTTTGGCGATGAGCCCGACAAAGATATCTTCTGCGAAACTGTTTCTGATATCTTTAGCTCTTTGCTTAACAAGCCTTCTGAACAAATCAAGCAAATGTCGGTTGTTGATATTCTTTTAATTGTTTTGCAATTAAGAATTAACTCTCAAGGAGATTCGATAAAACTTTCTGTTACAAAAGACGAAAAGCAAATGGGCCTGGAGTTAGATTTAAACTATATCAAAAATAGTATTATCGAATTTTATAAACCATTTAGTGAAATACAGTTGGCAGACAATAATATCCAAATACGATTCAACAGTCCTTCTTTAGCAAGATTGTGTGAAGAAGGAGTAAAAGACGAATACATTTATTTTTTAAATGAAGTTTGCATTAAAAATAAATCGTTCGAGTTTAAAACAAATACAGAAGCAACAAATGTGTTTGATAATCTTCCTCCCAAGCTCGCGTTACAATTTATAGATTGTTTTGAAGATTTTTTTATTAAATCTGCAAAAAACAACTTTCTTAAAAAATATGGAGTGGATCAAACTCTAACGTTTACACCTTCTTTAGAATCTTTAATTTGGTTTACAAAACTTCTTTTTAACGAGCCTTTGGATGTATTCTATGATAATTTGTTTTATCTATCTCATCTAGGACATTTGGATTTAAGTTATGTAGAAACGCTAAGTCCGGGGGAATATACATATATGGTCCGCAAGCTAGAACAATCTCTGAAAGCAAGATCTCCAGATACATCTTCAGATCAAGACATTCAAGATGCTTCAGATGAGGGGTTTGATGACAGTGGAATGTTTGAAGAACAAAACTAAATACCGGTATGAGTCAAGAAAACAAAGAATTTTATGATTTATTGAACGAACTTGTTAATGAACAAACGTTTGATCTAGAATTAACAAATGACTCAACAGTAAAGTGCAAGCCTCTTACAACGTCCCAACTTCGGGAAATTATTAAAGCAACAATTGATTCTCCGTTTACTCAATCAGCTTTTAACGAAACTACTACTAAAATCTTTGTAGACTCTCTCGTTAATAAACCATCTCTTAATGAAATAAACATTTTAGACAAGTTGTTATTCTTATTAGAAACTCGTGCTCAAACTATTTCTCCACTCATTCAATTTACAAATGACGATGACGCAAAAACCGAAATAGATGTAAGTTCGGTAAAACAACAAATTTTGCAATCGATTAAAAGCAATAAGGAATTGTTTCAAGAAAAAGCAATTACTGAAGGAAAGGTTACTCTGACTCTTGAAACTCCTTCTCTTCAAACTGAACACGAATTAAACAAATATTATAAAGATATTTCTGTAAATTCTAGTGATTCAGATGAACTAAAAAAATTTTTAGGAGAAGCTTTTATAAACGAATTAGTCAAATACATTAAAACTGTTGCAATCGATGACAAGCAAATTGAAATCAATTCTATGTCATTTAAAGAACGCTTAGATATTTTTGAAAAATTACCAGCTAAAATTGTTCAACAACTAGCAGAATATATCGAAAAGCAAAAAACATTGATTGATGGTTGTTTGATCGTTAATGGTTTTTATTTAGCAATTGATAGTACGTTCTTTACTATTCGTTAATAACCCTATCTTGAAGCTGTTTTGTTAAGTAATATAAACAAAAATGGCTGATCAAAATCAAATTTTAATAGACGCTTTAAAACAAACGTCTGTGCGTTCAAATTTGCAAAACGCAGAAAATGTAAAGATTTTCCAATCTATCGCCAAGTCGTTGTACAAACAGCAAGAGTCTCTGCAAAATATAGAAAGAACGTTAAAATTAGAATCTCAAAATAGTTTTGTAAATACGTTTTCTTCTGTTTTTGCCAGGCCTCTTGAAAAAATTTTAAAAGCAATAGAATCAACGAAACAAAAAAGCCCAACCCTCTCATCTGCCACTACCGTTCTAGCAAAAGATACAAAAGAACAAAAGCCAGCTAAAGTCGAAAACGTTGGTTCAAAACCAGCAGATCAAGCTCAAAACACCAAACTCCAGCAATTAGAAGAAATACAATCAGTTTCCATTGATGCTTTTGGTGGTAATAGTTTAGAAAGCTTGAATAAGTCTCTCTTAGATGTATTGCCTCAAGCAATCAAAGAAGGATTAAAAGACTTTGCTAAAGATCTCAATAAAACTCTCAAAAATCTTGCAAAAGCAGTTGAGGAGCAAGAAGCAGGAGGTGCAGGTGGCGGAATACTCGAAGCATTAGGTTTAAGTTCGCTATTTGGAGGCGGAAAAGGAAAAGCGGGAAAGCCTCCCAAAGCAGGAGCTCCTGGAAAGCCTTCAGCAGCAGTAAAAGGAGGTCCGAGACGAGCAGGCCTTGGTTTAGCTAGTATGTTAGGAGGAGCAGTTCTTGCAGCAGGAGCTTCTTGGGCTACTGGTAAATTACTTGGAAAAGACGAAGAGCTCGAAAAAGTCAATACAGAAGATTTAAAACAATTTGCTGAGCAAGCGAAAGAAACAAATAACGCAAAAGATACAGAATTAGCTAAAGCTCAAACACAGGCTCAAAAGAAAGACGTAAAAATAGAAGGAGCTCAAACCGTTGCAGGTTATACGGGCTTTATGGCCGGTCAAAAAGTAGCCACTAAACTTGTTGCATCAGCTAAAGCAACTAGAGTGTGGAGGGTGTTCATGGTTTATATAAAACGTAAAGCTCCCTCGATTTTTGCAAAGATTGGTACTAAATTAGCTGCAGCAGCAGGATTGGCAGCTATTCCTGTTGTTGGGTGGGTAGGAGCAGCAATTAATATTGGTTTTACTATTTGGACAGCTTATGACTTGTATCAGCTCTGGAAAGAGTTTAGTGCTTTGTCTGATATCGAAATGCAATACTTTGCAGACGAAGTAAATAGCGAACCAATGTCTGACGATCAATTACCAATTGTTAAGTCTAAAGAAGATTTACAAGCAGAGAAGCAAAAATTAGAAGCTCAACTAAAAAATCCAAGAACTAGAAATAAAGGTGACATTGAAAATAAAATAGCCGAGCTCGACAAACAAATAGAAGCTGGTGTCACATCGACTACAGCCTCTGCTCCAACTGCAACTCCAATCAACGTCGACAAAAATTTGCCCTCAAATGACAAAAAGTCTGCAGAATTAGGTGAAGATCTTTTTAATGCTATGTCGTCTTCTGAAGCTCAGCGGTTATTTCAACCCATAGAAGAAAGGGCGGAAGAAAAAAAAGCTCAACGTACAGAAGAAAAGAAAAAAATAGAAGAAGAGTTTAGTGCATTAAACAAACAGCTAGAAGAAGAAAAGTTAGCTCAAACGAGCTTTAATAAATTAGACCGCTCCGATAAACAAGAAATGGAGAAGTACAAAATTAGGGAAGATAGGATATTTAAACTTCAAGGAGAAATACGTACAGCTGAAAGTCGTTTAAAAAAAGTCAATGATTACTTAGAAAAAACTGATAAAGTTGACGTTGCTATGGCTGAAGGTGGAGTTGTCACTAAGCCTACAAAAGCTCTAGTGGGGGAAGCAGGTCCAGAAGCTGTCATCCCTTTGAATAAGTTTGACTTAACTTCTTTGAAGAGTAACTCGTTTGCAAAAGCTGAAACTATTCTTGAAAAAATTGCAAACAATACAGGTTCAACAAATCAAGGTTTATCAAATCTTATTAACGGATTTAATAACTTAGCAAAAGCACTTAAAGAATCTGGAACAATTGCTCAAGCCCCTGTAGTAGTAAACAATTCTCAAATGTCTCCTCAAGCACCAAGAGCAACATCTTCTCAAGTAGCAGGGTTGGGAAATCCAGATATTTCTAATTTTAGACTTGGAGTAGTTGAAGCTTCGAGGTTTGTTGCGGTATAAATAATATTATGAGCAGTCAAGCAATTCCTCTTCAAAGAACGTTCACTGCGTTGAATCAAGCGCTTGGAGGAGTTGCATCCTTTGCTAAAGACACCTTCTCAAAAGACAAAGGAGAAGGAAGCTTAGCAAATAGCCTCGCTCCTAAATTGGAAGACGGTTGGTCTAGCGGAACTATAAATGTTGTTAAGGACTATGATTGGACACCTTCTCCTCGCAAAAATAGAGACGATATTCCATATGTAAGATTAATTGAATATAAGTGCAATGAAACATCTATCAAAAAGCAATTAGATTTGTACTCAAAGCTTACTCCTCAAACGTTTTTCAATGCTATAGGTAAAGGAGGGGAGACTCGCGAAGTTTTAGATGTATATCAAGAAATTTTTGCCAAAGATGAACCAACGGATTTTTCTTATTGGTTTCCATATTTTAATAAAACTGGATTTGAGCTTGGAACACCAGAATGGCAACAGCTAGATCCAATTGGGGAAAGTTTAAAGCAACTTGGTGGAGGAGTATCTGGATTATTGGGTATGTTTGGATCTACGGGTAAGGCATTAGCAGGAACTGTAGAAAATATGACTAAAACTGGGGAATTTGCTGCAGCAGCTGCTCAAACATCTCTCGCTTGGCAATATCCTTCTGTAGGTGTTTTTGATAGGCCAAGAATCTTTGCCGGTCATTCCGGAAGACAAATTACAATTTCTTTTCCTTTGTATAATACTCTTAATGATTGGGCTTGGGCAAAAAACCGAGACTTAATTTACTTGTTAATGAGTCAAAATCTTTTTAACAAACGAGACTATATTACTGGCGTTCCTCCTGTGTTTTATGATGTTTTTATACCTGGTCAATATTATTGCTATGCAGCAGCAATGACAAATATTAATGTAGAAAATTTAGGAAACGTAAGAATGATGGACGGAGAATCATATATCATTCCAGATGCATATCAAGTTACTTTAACATTATCAGAAATGACAATGCCGAGCAAAAATCAATTTGAAGCAGTTGTTAATGGGGCTGCTAAAAAGTTCGTCAGTACTAGTACAATTTCATCTGATCGCGCTGAACGCACACGGTCGATTGCAGAAGAAACTGCCGCAAGAGCTGCACAACAACAAACGAACGAACCTAGTCGAGCAGACGCAGCTACTGCTGCGCTCGGAGGCAATCTAAGAGCAGCCGGAAGCATAACAAGAGGAGGCAGAGCTGATGCGGCTGCAGCCGCTGCTCAAAGACAAATTACCAAGTAACAATGAAACAAAATCAAATAAAAGAATTGCCAAGATTAGATATTGAGCATCTTGAAAATATTTTCAACGTTTATCAAGACCAGAACGGCATGTATTTTTATAATTTGCTTCAGACTGTGGTCTTTCCAACCGATCTTCCGGACAATTTATTTGAAAGTTATGCTATCAAGTTTGGGGATACTTGGCCATACATCTCGTATAAAAAATATAAAACTCCAAATCTTTGGTGGGTTATTTTGATGGCCAATGGTCTACAAGATCCAACAAAGCCTCTTGTTCATGGTAATGTAATTAGAATTCCCATAAAAACAGTTGTTACTGAAATATTAACTCAAATTCAAAAATAAACTATGAGCTTTAATATAAATTCGACAGCTCAAGGATTTGCGACATTGGATAATGCTGGAACTTTGCCTTCTTCAGTAACTCAGAGCTTTCAGTCAATTGACGGAAGGGAACAAACTCAACCTAAAAGCGGGTTTACAGCGGGAAATACTTTCAAACAAAAATACAATGAAATTTTACACAATATAGAATTATATCTTGACAATAGTGGAAACTTTGACAGCCCTCAAAGATATTTTATAAATCCAGCAGCAGTGCTTGGAATGACAATTAGTGATACAGTTAATGATTGGGTTGCCGGCGGAGCTATTACTTTTATGTATTTGCCAGAAGGAACTCCAAATATTCCAACCGGAAATGGAGGACAAAAAAGAAAAACTTCAACTTCCGGAAGAGTGGAGGAAGCAGCAAGACAAAACGGAAAAGCATTAGAATCGTATGAGTTTAGAGGAGATGGATTTGACTTATTAAGATTAATAATTGTTCCGGAGTCAGCTCCAGGCGAAAAAGGAGATGGGATTAAAATTGATAAGAATGATACAAAGTGGACGCTCTCTTATTTGTTTTCGATATACGATATAGAAGACGTAAACAATATTCCGGGCATTCAAGGACCTTTAGCAACATACATGAAATGTGTAAGACTAAAGTTTCATGATGTTAGATATCAAATTTTAAAAACAACAAATTTGGAGTACTCTACAGCAAATAGTCCAGATGTGGAGTTAGTGGAAGGACTTGCAAACGGAGTAACATCTAATGGAACGCCAAGAGCATTAAAGACAGGAACGGCAATGCTTGAAATATTAAACGAAGCTTTATCAAAACCAGAGTATGGAGGAAGTTATGAATTTTCGGTATCTCCTGGAATTAGTTGGGACACTGGATCGAGTAGTATATTTTATACATCTCCTGCACAATATACAGCGTTTGATGATCTAGAATACGTTTATGCTCATCATGTTAGTTCTAAATCAATTGAGGGAGTTGAAGGAGCTCAATTAAATGATTTATGTTTATTGCACACAGAACGAGCTACGTCTTATGGTTTGATCGAACCTTTAGTTTTAACTCCTCTAACAGATTTTTTCGAAAAAGCAGGAAATACTGATAGTGGTCCAGGCGAACTGCAAAAGGAACATTTTTTTGTCACCTCCCATACTGATCAAGAAGAAACTCCTGCTGCTGTCATTCATAGAGCTCCAATGGGAGGAAACGGAAAAGATGTTGATTTAAAAACTTTTAAATATGGACAAATAATTTCTTACAGTTTTGTAGATATGTCCCCGGAAACAAATTCTACAATGTTTAATACAACGCCAGTATATTCTGTTGACATAGGAAAAAGACAATTCAATATACAATTTCAAGGAAACGATGTGTTATCTGCAAGAAAAGCAATCAGCAAATCTTACATTTCAAAGCTATACAAAAAAGGAACTGACGAAGAACAACTATTTCTTCCTACTTTACATCAAACAAAAAAAGACCGCAATGTATTTCCAACGTTTACTTTGAATGGAGACAACGAAATAGTCAGGCAAAAAAACGGATTTCATAATTTGCTTTATACAGGTTTATTCCAAAATGCTTGTATTTGTTTTAAAACATACGGCCTTACATTGAGGGAATCTGGAACATTCATTGGAATTGATAAAGTTGCAGGTTGTGCAGATAATGATTATAATAATAAATTATACGGCCAGTGGTTTGTTGTAAAAGTAGATCATTTATTTGAAGCTGGTTCTTACATGAACGTGATATATGCTGTTAAACTTCACAGATTCAAAGAAAAGGAATCTCAATTTGATAAAGTTTTATGAACAAATACAAACTTAAAATAGTTCAAGAAGACGGAATGTATGTTGGATATGCTTTGGAAAACGATGAAGTAAAAGCCAAAACAGCTCCCTGTAAAGATTCTGTTATAGCTTCAAGAAATTTGTCTATTCTTATTGGCAGAGTCCAATCTCCTTCTCTGCCAACCGTTCAGCACACAAATCGTCCCACTTCTGTCTTTAAAGCTTCAACTCCTTCTGCAGGTCCTATCTCAAACACTGCTGCAACCGCTCCTCAATCCCAAGCTCCAAGAAGATGCTGTGGAAGAAGCTAAAAGACTTTGGAAAGGCTTATAAGAGCTGAAAAAGCTCCAATCTCTTTATCAATGACGAAGCTTTGTTGTTCCATTGATTTGGAAATGATTAGCATTGCTTCAGTCTTTTTCTCGGAAGGAAGATCAGACTCAAAAACTACTTCAAATAATTGCTTGAGCAACGAGTGATAGTCATTAGAAAATGCTCTCTCGTTTTCGATAATCTCTTTTCGGATGTTGACAAGATTGGGTTTATTGCAAAGCTTCTTAAAGATCTTTTCAACAAATTCCAAAGCAACATCAGTTTTAATGTTGAGTGTTCCTGTAACACTAAACTTCTGCATATCATTCACAATTCTTCTGATATCAGGAAGATACTTGCGAATATGGTTAAGCAGCAATGGCTTTTGATCTTGAGGAATTGTTATGTTTTCTTTCTTGAGGATTTCTACAATTCGTGCAACAGTTGATTCAAGAGTCGGGTTTAAATTTATAATTTGGCAACGACTTTGAATTGGAGCAATTACTTTGTGAAGGTAATTTGCTGTAATTATAAATCTAGTATTTTCTGCAAAAGACTCCATTAAATTGCGCAGACATTTCTGTCCTTCTACCGAAAAATTGCAAAACTCATCGCATATAATGATTTTCATATTACCATCAATTGATTTTGTTTTGGCAAAATTCGAAATAGTTCCTCTTGCTGTGTCAATTCCGTTTGTGTCGGAAGCATTAAGAATCATGTAAGAGGCTGGAGCAAGTTGTTTTGCAATTATAAGACTCAAAGAAGTTTTTCCCAGACCTTGTGAGCCAGCAAATAGTAGATGAGGAATCTCTTTTTTTGTTAGTAGCGATTCAAAAAACTCTCTATCATCTTTTGATAAGACTATATCTTCAAGAGTTTTTGGTCTATAAGCTTCTACCCAAAGCGACGAAAGTGGATTGGTCATTTCTTTAAATTTTTGTGGTACTCTTTATATTTCGACGAAACTCCTTTATTATCCGACAATTCCGGAAGAAGTTCAACATATGCTGGATGAATGTTTCTGAGAACAAACATTCCAAAGCATTCCGGATCAATAGCTCCTGGCTCAAGATTGGGGTCAAAATAATAAACCAAGTCTTCATTAATATTGACTTTTAGCACAGACAACTCAACAATCTCGTTCGGCTTTTTTCGTTTAGCATGTCCTCTTAAAACTTCTTTAGTCTTTAGAATTGAATTAACAGAGTTTGCAACCAGAAGGTATACTCTGTTGCCCGGGTGTTTAAAATCACTCTTACTCGTTTTAGGAGTTAGCCCAATTTCAAAAATGCTTTTCAAATGTTCGTTTCTGGCAATATGAAAGCCTACTTTTGGAATATATTCTTTGGAGATGACAATTGGATATTTTGGATCAAACTGGTGGCTTTTACAAGCTTTACCTTTATATAAAAGTTTTTTTGTAAATCCTAGATGATAACCATACGTGTCAGCAAATTCTTCAATCTCTTTAAGAGCAACTTCGTCTCTTTCATCTAAAACGATAACAAGATTTATATCCATTCCAAAAGATTGGCCGATTCCAATATGTAAAAGATGCTCTCTAAAAGTATGTAAAACAGCCAATTTAAAATTTAAAATTGGGTAGGACTTTATAAGACCTTCAGCAAGCACTAATCGCTCTTCTTGCTTATAAAACTCATAAAAAGTCATATGAGTAATTTTTTCTATTTTATCGTCACTCATTTCTTTAAATTTTGTCGATACTTGAAATCTTCTACTGATTTTGTGATTTTTCCATTATTATCTGAAAGTTCTGGCAAAAATTTTATCATTTGAGGAGGTATGTTTCTCAAAGTAAAGATTCTTAAGCTATGATTGGAAATATCTTTTGGTTCAAGGTTAGGATCTAGGTAATAAACTTCTGACCACGAATCTATTTCTAGAACCGATAACCCAACGTTTTGTTCTCTAGCAGAAAAAGTTTTTTTGAGAAGCTCTTTTAGCTTTAAAACGTCTTGCAAATTCTTCGTAACAAACAAATAAATTCTATTTCCTGGATGTTTAAAAAACGTTTTTGATTCTTTTGGAGTCAATCCTTTATTAAGAATTGTTTGAAGATGTTCGTTTCTTGTAATATGATATGCTTTTTCTGGTAGATCATCTTTGAATACTTTGTAAGGATATTTTGGTTCGATTTGTACCATTGGAGGATTGTCTTTAAAAGCTCCAAAATGATAACCGTAAGTATTTGCAAATTTTTCAATTTCTTTTAATTTAGAAACATCTTTTAAATGTAGCTCAAACTTTGTTTTGAAACCAAGAAAGTTTTTATCTACAAACAATTCTTTAATATGCTCTTTAAAGTTTGTTTTTAAAGCATGCTCAAAAGCAGATGCTGGATATGTCGTTATTAGACCTTCTTGAAGGATGAGTTGTTCTTCTCTATTGAAGTAATCTATAAACGACTGGTGATTCATTCTGCTCTCAATTCTAACTGAGATTCGCTAAAAATATGAAGCATTCCAAGACCATTAGAAGTAGTCAACTCAGCAACAACTCTCACGTCTCCATTAATTGTCTCAAAGACGGAACGAACTTCTCCATCAAATGTATAGCCTTTTGGCTTACAGATTCTGTCCCCTACTTTAAATTTATGCATGAAGACACTTTACTATGAAATTAAAAAAGCTCAAGCGCTTTAATGGTAGGAAGAGTGCTTATGTCAAACGAACCAAAAAATAAAGCGCTTGAGCATAAGTAATTATGCTTATGACAAACGAAAATCAAAAACTACCTGCAGATTCTATGTACTACGTCTATGTTCTCATAGACCCAAGAAATGATCAACCTTTTTATGTTGGAAAGGGAAAAGGAAAGCGAGTCGAAGCGCATTATCACAACTGGTCTTCTGATAAAATGAGCAATCCATACAAATTTAATAAAATAGAAAAATTAAAAAAGTTAGGTTATGGACCAAAATATGAAATAGTATTTGAAAGTTTTGACGAGCAAACTGCATTAGATGAAGAAAAAAGATTGATACAAAAATGGGGACGATCCAATCTCGATGAGGGCGGTATTCTTACCAACATAAAGCTGGGAGAAGAACCGAGTCATAAATTATGTTCCCCAGTCAAGCAATATAACTTGTTCGGAGAATATATTCGCTCGTTTCCCAGTTGTTTGGCTGCTGCGCAACATTGCGGACAAAACACTTCTTCTGCAGTAAGTGCGTGTTGCATGAGAAGCGACGGTCAAAAATCTACCGGAGGATATTTTTGGTCTTATGAAAACGAGCAGCTTGATTTGGAGTGGTGTTTTGAGAAGAAAAGACCTGTATATCAATGGGATTTGCACGGGAACTACATAAACCGATATCCCAATGCCCAAACTGCAAAGGATTGCATACTAGGTTATAGACAAGAAGGTTCAGGAAATATATACAAAAGCGCTAGAATAGGTTCTATATCTTTGGGATTTAGATGGACATTTACTTTCAAGTCCCCAGGACCATATATACCAACTAATCGCTCTCAAAGGGTCGCAGCCTTTAAATGTGGCCTACCCATTGACCCTCGACCCAAAATGAAAAAGAGTACAGGAAGAGCAGTTAGAGCGGTAACTCAATATAACTTTTCAGGGGAATACATACAAACGTTTCGTAGTTTTCTTGACGCAGCCAAGGCAGTTGGCAAGAACCATACGTCTGCGATTATAGAGTGCTGCAGAAAAAGCAATGGAACAAGATCAGCTCATGGGTATCTTTGGTCTTATGCAGAAAAAGATTTAGACTTAGCATGGTGTTTTGGAGGTAGACGAAAGCCTAGTCATTTAAAGCAATGCGAACGGCTTTATTAATAGTCGCTACGCGTGATATTTTGCTTCATCTGCTTTTGGTTTTCCATCTGCTCCAAATCCATAACTTCCATTATAACCATGGAGCATTTCAGCATCAAAACTTAGATATTGAGCAACGCGAGTTCCTTTTTTGATTCGAGCAGGCCCTGTACCAACATGCAAACAGGCCGCAGCGCAACCAGTGTATTTGCTATCAAACAAGCCCGACGTGGTGAAGATGTTAGACCTATTTAACGAACTTCTTATAATAATCCAACCAGATTCTCCACTTCCTACGCTAATAATATTACTCATAACTATCTCATAATCTCCTACTTCAAGATTAAAATATCCTTCTTCATCAGGAAGCACTTCTTGAGTTTCTCTCAACTTCTTATGAGTGTCAGAAATCTCAAATACAGTTGGAAGAATCTTAAAAACTTTATCCAAACGAAGATCAACAGCATTTGGTTGGCTGTCTCCTTCTTGAACGTTTGTAAGAGTGCTTCTTGAATTGGGTCCTAGAATGTGTTTCATAATCAAAACTCCCTTCCAAGATCCTCCGAAATCAACTGACGGCCAGTATATCCTTGGCTAATTGTTTGGCCTTGCTCATATACCGTTTGTTGACCCGCTTTGATGGCGTTGGTTTGAAGCCACATAATAAGCTCTGCTTCTTTGTGTTCTGGGACAATGAATAGTCCTGCACGAGTTTGAATAGTAATTTGCATCAGAATTAATATAAAACCTTTTCAAAACAAGTCAACTGTGCTAAATAATATTCGTGGACGATATCCAAACACTTCTCGATGAATTAAGTTCATTCGAAATGCCTGCACCAAATACAAAAAAGGCATTCGAAACAGATCCAGTGCTTAATAAAGAAGATACGGAACAATATTTTTTAAACAAGACCAAAGCTGTTATTGAAGCAAGTGTTGGAGCTGTGCAAGATTTGACTCAAGCTACAACAAGTTCCGGGGATGCAAAAGACGTTGAAGCATTAGCCAAACTCATTGCTTCTACTGCTCAAATGTTAGATGCTTTGAATAAAACAAATTTAATTGACAAAAAAGCAGATAGGGACGAACAACTAGAACGAGTAAGGATTGAAGGAAGAAAAGAAATTGCTCAACTTAATCAAGCTCCAAAGCAAGTCACTAACAACAACATTCTCGTAGCTTCTCGCGAAGAAATTATGAAGAAGCTAATAATGCCGGAAAATGAAGAAATTCTGAAAATCGACGATAAATAATTGTTATTATGTCTTGTGTACAGAATCCCATTCAAACAATTTTAGGTACTGAGTGTATTGGTGACTCTCTTCCCAAGATCAACTCGAATTTTTCCGTGCTTGGGAATAATGTTTGTCAGCTATTAACTGCTGTAGATTCTTTTAATGTTGTCGACAGTCCAACAGTTGATCTAACTTTTGATTCTTACACAAGGACTCTTTCTGCAGAAGCTCCTCTCATTCCTTATGCTTTAATTTTTGGATAAATTAATATATGAAATCTATACTATCAACCAATCCCACTTTTACGCCAGGTGCAGCAAACGCTGGAACTCTTGACTTTTCCGCTGTTAATGGATTTAACATAGCTGGTCTTCTTGCTGTTCTTAATCAAACAAGAGGAACGCTTCTTTATGCAACCGGTCAATCTAGTACAGGTTACTTTAGTTGGAACAGCGGAACAAAAGTCTTAACTCTTAAAGTTGATACATCCACTCATTCTTCTGGAGATCAACTACAAGTAATCTATGATACTCCGCAATTAGTTATAGATTCTTCTCCTGCTGTCGAAGGTTATTCAAGTATTTTTAGATACACTAATGCTGCTACCACAAACGCTACAGTAGTTAAAGCTTCGCCTGGAATTATAGGGGAAATGTCATTTTCAGCTGGAACTTATAATTCATGGCCCTCAAATGACGGAACCATGATGTATTTGAAACTTTATGATAAAGCCACTACTCCAACTTCTGCAGACATTCCTATTTTTGTAATTGCTTGGTCGCTTTGGTACCAAACCTTTGCAGGTGGAGGAGGACTTAGGTGGCCAACATCTGGTTTTAAATTCCAGAATGGAATTTCATTTAGAATAGTAGCGGGAATTGCTGACAACAACAATACTAACGCTCAAGCAGCAAATAGCATGGTAATGAATATATTTTATGTCTAAAATTAAAATAAAAAAAACGGGACTGGTCTCAGAATTTGGCGCAAAATGGGATGACATTAGTGATGCATTAAACGGAGAAGCTGGAGAAGTTAAAGCCACTTTTTTACAAGACGGAGACACTTACTATAATGCAAACTTTCCAGTATATGGTGGGTTGTTTGTAGGGATTCCTGCTTCTGTTGTAGAAGTGGTTGAATAAATAACATCATGTCAGTTTGTAATTTTACACAACAAGTTGGAGCCAATCAATGCATTGGAGATTCTTTAGTAACATTTAATACTAATTTTTCTGCTCTTGATCAAGGCTTGTGTGAAGTTCCTTCTGTTATTGCTGGATTGGGAACGATGATCGAAGAGTCTATTACGGAACAACAAAGACACGAAGTTCAAATCTCTACTAAGAATTCTTTTACTTGGCAAACGGATTTTGAATCAACCTCTATTGCTTCTCCTTCTACAATTTCTCTTCTTGACGGAACTTCTGTAAAAGTTACGACGTTCCCATATGTTAGTTCAACATCCGATCCAAAGCCTCTTGCAACATTTTCTACAATTTGCTTGACCGATCGAATTCCTCAAGTAACCCTTCTGTGGACTGCTTCCGGAGTTGATGGAATGACAGTCTATGCTTTGAATAGTGCTTCTTCCGTTTCTTCCAGAGGTCCAATCTGGTTTGATAATACAGTTAATAGTTTACTTGTTGATGGAACAGATCTTTATGTTGGTGGGGAATTTTTAGAAATTGGAGGAACGGTTTCAAGAAAATTTGGCGTCATCAGCTTGAGTGCTGGAGCAGTGGAGCCTCTTTTATCAGCTACTGGTTCGTATATTTCTAATCCATTCTCAACTGGAGGTGACTTAGGTCCTCTGGGTTCTGTTGATACAATTGCTTCTAATTCTACTTTCTTAATCGTTGGCGGTTCATTCCAAGGAGGCTTTAAAGGAAGAGGTCTTTGTCTCTATAATAAGAGCACAGGAGTCTCTTATCCATTTTATGTTAACGGCTCTGTAAACTCTGTACAAATTATTGGAAATTACTTGTTTGTTGGAGGAGCTTTTGACTATGTTAACTATGGAACACAAAGTGCTTCTGTTGTTTCTGGACTTAGATTAACTTCCAATGGGTTATTCAGAATTGATTTAACAACTGTTGTATCAAACCCAATAGCTTCGTTATCTGACATTTCTTCAATTTTCTCTGGTCCTTGTACGATCAATTCTATTGCATACTCTGGAACAAAGATTTTTGTCGGAGGTCAGTTTAAAATTAACACCAATACAACACTAACATGTCAAAATCTTTGCTGTATTGACGAAAATGGTGTTAGACTTGCTGCTTGGAAGCCAATTATTAATGGTCCAGTTTACACTCTAACTGTGGATGATACAACGTCTGATGGTGGTTCAATCTATCTTTATGTTGGTGGTGAATTTTCCAGATGCTTTACAGATTCTGAATTTAACTCAAATCCAAGGGATAATGGAGCACAGACAGTTTACTACAATGCAGTCTCTTATAAGATTCAAACTAATTCATTGTTAATTCAACCAGTTTGGAAACCAAAGTTTAATGGTCCTGTAACTTCTTTCGTAACTCAAGATCAAGACACGAATTCTGAAATCTATTGCTACGGAAGATTCACAAGAATTAATGACGAGCACCAAAGTTATCTCTGCTCTGTTAAAAAGACTAGCTTTACTTCTGATACATCAACTGGGGAATATGTTTACTGGAAGCCAACTATTCAGAACGGTCCTTCTTTAATCAATAGTTCATTGACGAAGTATCAAAATTCAGTTCTTGTTGGAGGTAATTTCTCAAAAGTTAATAACAATTTTAGATACAATCTTGCAATGATCAGCGATGTTGAAGGTGGTATTTCTACAGTTCCTCTTTCTAGTGTTTCATGGGATTTTGGTGGTAAATTAGTTTCTCAAGGAACTGATTATAATTTTGATTTTGCAAATACCGAAGTTGTTAGAGTTTCGGCTTATCCAGCTCAGTATGGAATTATAAATTATACAACTTTTGCATCTCTTTCTACAGATTTTAAAGGAAACAAAGAAGGTCAAATAGTAAGATTCTTTGTTAAGCGTCCAGGAAATAGTTTAGCAGAAGGTTCACTAGCTGCAACAAATGACGAAATGTTAATTCCAATTCATGTACTTGGTTGGAAAACGGATTTTAACCAATAAATATACACATGGTTTTGTCCGGCATTCCTATCTCCGAAAATGATTGTATTGGAGATTCATTAGACACAATCAACAATGCTTTTTTGTCCCTCTCGGCAAATGTTAAAGGAATTTCATTAGGAGCTGCAAATTTAAATGTGCTAAGCAATGACCAAGTTGCTCTATTTTATAACAGCTCATCGAAAGTTCTTTCTGCAACAATTTCTGTACCTGCTTCTGCTGGTGAAACTTTGACTTATGATGCAGTCCAGCAAAAGTGGGTTGATCAAAGACCTTTTCCAACATGGAACTCGACTCCCGCAACAAGTGCTCAAAATTTGCAATTAAGTGGAACATCTATTAATGGCTTTGCAAACTGGCAAAGAGCACTTACTGATGTTATTAGGAATAATAGGGACATTAGTGGAGATAGGTTGACTACTCCAAATGGGACTTACACGGGAAGCGAGGCGTTTGAAGGAGGAGTTATTCTTCCAGACGGAAAAGTATTTTGTGTACCGAGCAACTCTACAACCGCTCGCATTTATGATCCAATAACAGATACTGTATCAACTCCATTAGGATCATATCCTGGAAATTATGCCTTTGCAGGAGGCGTTCTTCTTCCAAACGGAAAAGTTTTTTGTGTACCATATTATAGCACTACCGCTCGTATTTATGATCCAATAACAAATACTGTATCAACTCCAACAGGATCATATCCTGGAGGTGGAGCCTTTAGGGGTGGTGTTCTTCTTGGTGACGGTAGAGTATTTTGTCTTCCAGCTAATCAATCCACAACTGCCCGTATTTACAATCCAGCAACAGACACATTAACGATCCCTACAGTAACATATCCTACAGGAACTTTTGCTTTTATAGGAGGCGTTCTTCTTGGTGACGGTAGAGTTTTTTCTGTTCCACACAACTCTGCAACTGCTCGTATTTACAATCCAGCAACAGACACATTAACGACCCCTACAGGAACGTATCCTACAGCAGGAGCTTTTGCAGGAGGCGTTCTTCTTCCAAACGGAAAAGTATTTTGTGTTCCAAATACCTCTACAACCGCTCGTATTTATGATCCAGTAACAGACACATTGACAATACCTGCTGGAACGTATTCTGGATCTTTTTTTGGAGGAGTTCTTCTTCCAAACGGAAAAGTATTTTGTATTCCGAATAATAATAACACAACAGCGAAAATATATGATCCTGTTACCGATACATTGACTACGCCGAGTGGGAATTATCCTCTTGGTTTTCCTTTTTTTGGAGGTGTTCTCCTTCCTAACGGAAAAGTGTTTTTAGTGCCTTGCGACAGCACAACCGCCCGCATCTATGATCCAACAGATTCTTATCAACCAATTACTCTTGATACGAATTTTGTAACAAGCCCATTCGTAAATAAATACTAACATTATGGTTCTTAATGGCATTCCAATTTCAGAAGATCAGTGCATAAGCGATTCTCTTCAATATATTAATAGCGCTTTTCAAACTCTTTCTACAAACGTTTATAGCGTTTCTGCAAGCTTTAATGCGTTGTCTGCCAAAGATTCTTCAACTATTGATTTGGATTATAATTCTTCAACAAAGACCTTGACAGCAACTTTAGCACTGACTGCTCAAGACGGTCAAAGAATGACTTATAGCAGCACTTTGTCAGCATTTGTTGGAGCAAGATCATTTCCGACATGGAACTCAACTCCTCAAACAAGCGCTGTTAATAACCAAATTGGCAATAGCGGATTTTTAAATTATCAAAGAGCTCTGACTGATGTTATTAGGAATAATAGGGACATTGTTGGGGATAGATTGACTACTCCAAGCGGAACAATAAATGGATTATGGTCTAGAGGAATTCTACTTAAAGACGGAAGAGTATTTTTACCTCCAGTAAATACAACTACAGCTCGTATTTATAATCCTTCTACAAATGCCATTACAGTTCCAGGTGGAACGTTTGGAGGTCCGGAATATATTGGAGCTTGTTTGCTTCCAGACGGAAGAGTATTTGTAAATCCACATACAGCTCCTCAAGCAGCTATTTGGGATTATGTAACCGAAACAGTTACAAATTCTGGATCTTGGTCTGGGTTAACGAGTCAAGGAGTAGTTGCTATAGTTTTACCTAGTGGAAAAATATTTACTATTCCGGGTTATAGTGGCTATGCACATATTTGGGATCCTGTTACAGGAACTGTTTTCGTGCCTGCTACGCCAATTTATGCCTACGTTTCCGGAGGAGCATATGCTCAATCAGCTACACTTCTTCCTGACGGAAAAATATTTGTGCCTATTTTTGCAGGTGACGGTACAGCAAGAATATATGACCCTGTCACTACATTAACGACTACAACCGTTGGAGGGCTGCCTCAATTTACGTCAAAGGTGGTTTTACTTCCAAACGGAAAAGTTTTTTGCACTAGTTATACTACAGCGAGTGATACAAGCCCAGCTCCAGCAAGAATATATGATCCAATAACCAATACAGTATCTACACCAAGTGGGGGCTCTAATTTTGGTTCTGGAGATGCCTGTGTTCTTCCAAACGGAAAAGTATTAATAGTTGGATTTGGTGGTGGCGCTCACATTTACGATCCATTGACAGATACGAGTCGCTCAGTAGATATAGGAATGAGCTCTGTATCATATGGTGGATTAACTTTAATGCAAAACGGAAAAGTGTTTGTGCACAACGGTACTACAGCAAGAATTTACGATCCAACTTCGACGTATCAATCAGTTTCTCTTGATATGAATTTTGTTACTAGTCCATATGTAAACTTTGGCTCATAAATACTAACATGACACTCGCTGGCATTCCAATTTCTGAAGATCAATGTATTGGGGACTCTCTTGAATATCTCAATGGAGCTTTCCAAACACTTTCTGCAAACCTTTTAAGCTTATCTGCTACTGGAGGAAGTTTAAATATTGTTGATTCTGCTAATATTGATTTGACTTATCAAAGCACTTCAAAAGTCTTATCAGCAGTTGTTAGCGTTTCTGGAGCTTCTTCTGGTCAGATGATGACATTCAATGGGACGCAATGGGGAGGAGCAAGACCATTTCCAACTTGGAACTCAACTCCTCAAACAAGCGCTACAAATAATCAAATTGGGTCTGGATGGGTCAATTATAGAGCTGCCTTGTTAGATACTATTAGGAATAACGATGTGATTGTTGGGGATCGATTGACTACTCCAAATGGGACCTTTCCGGGTGGGTCCGCTTTTATTGGAGGAGTTCTAATGCGAGACGGAAGAGTGTTTTGTGTTCCTTGCTTTAGCACTACAGCTAGAATATATGATCCAATAACCAATACTACAACCGTTCCGAACGGAACGTATCCAGGAGGTTATTTTTCGAATGGGGGAGTTTTGCTTCCAGATGGAAGAGTATTTTGTATCCCAAATCAAGGTAATAGTCCTAGAATATACAATCCCACTACAGATACCGTAAGTATTGCTGGTGGAAGTTTTCCTGATAATTATTATGGAGGAGTATTACTTCCAGACGGTAGAGTTTATTGTCTAAGACACATGGGTACTTCTGGACCATCTGTAATTTATAATCCGTCAACAAATTCATCAACTATTGCGGGTGGAACGTTTCCAGCATATTCTTTTTCGGGAGCAGTACTTCTTTCAGACGGTAGAGTATTTTGCAATCCTGAAGATGGTCCTACTGCAAGAATTTATGATCCTGTTACAGACACCTTAACTACTCCAAGCGGAACATTTGCATCAAGCAGTTCTTCTCTAGGAGCAGTTCTATTACCTAACGGAAAAGTTTTTTGCGTTCCTGCTTCTAACACTACTGCTAGGATTTATGATCCTATAACGGATACAACTACTGTACCAAGCGGAACATATCCAGGAGGTTTGTTTGCTGCTGGTGGAGTTATTCTTCCTAATGGAAAAGTGTTCATTCCACCTTTATCCTACGCATCTACAACAAATGCCAAGATATACGATCCTGTATCGGATACTTTAATCACTTCAAGTGCAGTTTTTACTGGAGGAGGGTCAGGATTTGGTGCAGTACTCATGCAAAACGGAAAAGTATTTTGCGTTCCACATGACAGCACAACCGCCCGCATCTACGATCCAACAAATACATATGACACGGTTTCTCTTGATATGAATTTTGTTACTTCTCCGTTTAATAATAAATTTTAAATACTAAATAACATTATGCTACATCGAATCGACATAATTAATATTGATCCTGAAAAAGGTTTTGACTTTGCTATTTGCAATGTCTATACTGACGAAACTGCTGCAAACACTTGCCAAGCTCCAGTTGAAACATATCAAATTGAATTGAGCGGAAATACCAACAAAACCATTAAAGATCTTGGATTTGAAATGACTCCGCGCAGTTGGGCAAAAGAAGTTTAAGCGATAAGTAAGCCTAAATGGCTACTCTTACTCCAAAACTTACTGGCACTCCTGGTCAACCTCCTTCATATAATGTTGGAATGGCCGAAACATTTTCTTGGGTTCCTGTTGAAAACGATGCCAATAGACCTTTATTTGCTCGTGCTGGTTATATTACAAACTTAAGCGATCTTTCAATCTCTTTAAGTGCTTCGGATATTAACATTGGAGCAGTAGAACTAACAGATGGAGTCAATCATACAATTCGAGCTACCATCGTTCAATTAGGAGGTTCAGAAGGAAATGCTCTCAAGGTTCTTACTCAGGACTTAGAATCTTCTGTTGATGACATAACAATTGGGGACAAAGCTGGGAACTTTGCAGCAGTCAATAAAACTCTGAGTGCTCTAAGAGTCTTTGAAGTTGCTCCAGTAACTGCTGTTAATATTTCTAATACTGTTGGAGTCTCTGGTTCTATTACCGTTACTAATCCAACGACTGGAGTTAATGTTCTTAACTCAATTGCTTTAAAAGATCTCAACAATAATAATGTAACTGTTGTTTCTGCAACGTCATCTTTAAATGTTAATGTAACAAATCCAATTACTGCAACCGTTGATCCTTCTGTTGGGTTTCCTGTTACTTTTGCGCACTCTCCAACCTTTGATGCATTTGGTCGTCTAAGAACATCCAGTCCTCTAACCTTGTTTGATTCTTCTCACAGGTATCGAGACAACAATCTTTGGTCTTCTTTAACTGCAGTCGGGGGTTCTACCTCATTCAACCAAAATCAAGGATTGATTGACATGACAGTCAGTAACTTGTCTGGTTCTTCTGTCATCCGGGAAACAACAAAAGTCTTTAGCTATCAAGCTGGGAAATCTTTACAAGTCATGAACACGTTTATCATGGCTCCTTCTGCAACCAATCTTCGACAAAGAGTTGGTTACTTTGGCCAAGATAATGGAATTTATATTCAGCTGGATGATGGAACAATTAGCTTTGTTGAAAGAAGTCTTGTTAATGGCTCTCCTTCCTCTGAAACAATTGTTCCTCTTTCTGCATGGAATGGGGACAAACTTGACGGAAACGGCCCTTCTGGTCTCACGCTTGACATTACAAAAGCTCAAATCTTTTGGATGGATATTGAATGGCTTGGGGTCGGAACGGTAAGATGTGGCCTTGTTATTAATGGTCAATTCGTTGTCTGTCATTCATTCCATCACGCAAATTTAATTGCTTCTACATACATTACAACTGCTTCCTTACCTTTAAGATATGAAATTACTAATAAAGGTGCAACGTCTGGTTCTCGCACTCTAAAACAAGTCTGCTCCACAGTAATTTCTGAAGGCGGTTACGAACTAAGAGGTCTGCAACAAGCAGTCAGCATTCCAATTACTACACCAAGAACATTTGCAGCAACAAATACGTATTATCCAATTATTTCAATTAAGTTAAAAACAACTCCTGATAGGTTAGATGCCATTGTTATTCTTACCGCTCTGTCAATTCTTGGAACAGGAAATGGCATTAACTATAATTGGCAAATAAAAGCTAGCGGTGCTACAAGCGGAGGAAGTTGGGTTGATGCTGGGGATGACAGCGCTGTTGAGTATAATATAACCGGAACAAGCTATGCAGGAGGAAGAATCCTTGCAAGTGGCTTCTTGAATGCTTCTAACCAAGGCTCTCCAAACTTAGATATTCTTAAAGAGGCTTTATTCAAATTCCAATTAGAACGAAACAATTTAACAAAGACTCCATATGAAATTACTTTAGTTGCTTCTACGGATACTGTTAATGGTTCGGGAATGCTTGCTTCTATGGATTGGGAAGAAGTTAGTCGTTAATTGAGTTCTTTTGAATAATTAAAGATATGGCTACTTGCACTGGTGATCAATATGTTCAAAACATTGAAAGAACAGAATGTATTGGCAATTCTCTCGTAAAAATTAATAATAATTTTAAGAATTTGGATGTTGCTGTTTGTGAGCTTGAAAATAGAAGCTCAATCCCAAGCTTGAACTTTTGCTTTAGAAACAAACTCATCAACGCTCAAGGTCTTATTAATCAAAGAGGCTACATCTCTGGAGCAACAACGACTCAAGCAAATCAATACACGGTAGATAGATGGAGAGTTGTTACTTCTGGTCAGAATTTATCCTTTTTGACATCCCAGAACATAGCTACTTTTACGGCTCCTGCAGGAGGAGTAGAGCAGGTAGTAGAAGGACTGAACGTTGAATCTGGAACTTATGTTTTAAATTGGACCGGAACAGCCACTGCTACAGTAAATGGAACAGCAAGAACAAAAGGCGAAACGTTTACTTTAACAGGAGGATCAAATGTTACAGTAAGTTTCGTTGGAGGAACTTTTTCATTACCTCAGCTTGAAAAAGGAAACGTTCCTACTGTTTTTGAGCACAGACCTATTGGAACTGAACTCGCTTTGTGTCAGAGGTATTTACCAGCATATAATTACACATCAGGGTATGAAACAATTTGTTTGGGTCGTGGACACTCTACACCCAGCTATGTAAGTGTTTTGTTTCAATTTATCACCACTCCACGAATTCCTCCAACAGGAGTAAGTGTGTCAGGCACTTTTCTTGTTAGCGGGGTACCATTTTCGACAGCAACATTTCAATTTTTATGGGCTAGTCTAACTGTTGGCCATGCACAACTTGGTGGCGGAAGCGGAGTTATAAGTTCTGCTGTATATGATTTGCAATGTCAAACTGCTGGCAGTAGAATCTTGTGGACTGGATGCGAATTATAATATTAAACCTTATGATGTACAAACTTTATAAAACCTCACCAAGTCAAATTGTTCCAAATCACGCTATGAGCGTTGGGGTGACACCGCAAGTTAGTTTCGCATTTGATCCTACTAATAGCGATTACCAAGCATATCTTGCTTGGCTCGAAAAAGGTAACACACCAGAACCTGTTGATCCTCTTACTTGGGAACAAATTAGATCCCAACGCGATGCTCTTTTAAAAGACTCTGATTGGTCTGTCTTTCCAGATGCTAATCCAAAGCCTTCCAAAGAAGCATGGCTAGCTTATCGTCAGACTCTAAGAGACGTTCCAACTACATTTAAAACCCCTGAAGAAGTAGTCTGGCCAACTAAGCCTAAATAGGTTTTTTAAAAAAAGCTCCAGTGCTCCAAAAGGGCTTTTTTAGTTATTAGTCAATATTAACCTTAATATCAACTTTATGGGTTTCTTTCTTCTTAACAGGAATTGTTACTGTTAGAAGACCATCGATGTAAGCAGATTGAATTTTCTTCACATCTACTTGGTTTGTATCAAGCTTGTATGAAAAAGTCGACTTTCGACGACTAATTCCACGCTTCAGATAAGATTGACCTTGTTCGGGTTCCTTATCTTCTTTCAATACTCCAATTGTCAACACATCATCTTTGACGTCAATCGAGATGTTGTTTTTACCAACACCAGCAAGAGCTACTTCGAGGATGTATTTTTGGGTATCTTCTCCTTCTTTTACAACGGAAATGTTATAAGGGTAGAAGGCATTTTGATCTTCAAGAACTTTCTCTGGGAAAGTATCGTCAAAGATTGAGTTGAACCAGCGGGATGAAAACAGAGCGGGCAGCTGGCTGAAGTGACGCTCTGTGGACGCATAGTGTCCAGGTACGTATGTAGTTAGTTTATTTGTCATTTTTAATATCTCCTTTATTAAGCGAGTTATGTTTGTTGTTCAGCCCTTTGGAGCACTGAGCAAATTTATTTATCCTTCAAAAGAATTATTTCTCAACAAAAAAAAAGAGCCCTTCCAAGTTGGTAGCTCAGAAGGGCTTGGGTTCGACTCCTAATTAAAGACCTTTGTCTTCAACAAAAGCATAGAGTTCTTCTGCTCTGTCAATGATGTCTGAGGTCTTTGGAAAGAGTTCGTCAATGTGTTTTCCGTCAGTAACTTTTCCTGTGTTATCTCTAACTGTGTTAAGTTTTTCAAGATAACGCATTTGAGCATCTGCATGAGCCATTTGAAGAACATCCAAACGGATTTCGTAAGCGTTTTTTGTCATGTGTATATGTGTCCTTTCTAAAGCAGTGTGTTGCCAAAGACTATTTACAAAACACGAACCAGTATATCAACAGGTAATTCACTAAAGCAAATCCAAATAAAAAGATCTGCTCAGAAACTTTTCCTGTAGTATATAGACCGTAATTAAACTTAGCTCCAAGAATTCTTACTCCTCTTTTACTAAACATATCTGCAAGGATGTGTCCTATTGATCCTGCTACTAAACCATATCCAATATACACAATCCAATCAAAATAGTTATGAAGATGAATTGAAAACCAATAATATAATACTCCAAGTAAAAGATATAATATTATTGAATGGCTTATGCCTCTGTGTTTAAGATTAAATTCTTCTACTTTATCAGGAAAACTGCTAAACAGAATCATGCCTCCAGCAACAATAGATGTCAGCAAGGGCTGTTGTTTATAAAATAAAATCAACAAGTCGCTTGCTAAAACGCTATTGAAAACTCTATGACTAATCCCTTGCATTACCCTTCACAAGATTTGCAGGTAAGAATCGATCTAGCTAGCTTTTGTGAGGGCGAGGTAGATTTTTGGTAGTAGAAACTCTTGATTCCCTGTTCCCAACCAAATATCAAAAGCTCATTAACGTCTTTTGGTTTAGCATCATGAGGAATCATTACGTTTAAGGATTGACCTTGATCAATGTATTTTTGCCTTTGCGCCGCTTGGATGACGATTTCTTTTTGGGAAAGCTCTCCAAAAGTTTTGAATACGTCTTTTTCATTATCTGATAAGAAATCAAGATGCTGAACAGAACCACCATGAGCAAGAATCGAAGACCATGTTTCATCATTATCTTTGTCCTTTTGTTTTAGCAGTGATTTAAGGTATGGATTTTTGTATGAAAACTTACCTTTAGCCAAGTCGCGAACATAATAGTTTGAATTATAGGGCTCAATTGACTGGGATACTTGGCCCAAGATAAACGCTGAGCTGGTTGTGGGTGCAATGGCAAGAGTTGTTGTATTCCTTCTTCCATAGCCCTTAAGCAATTCTGGTTCTCCAAAAAGACCAGCAAGTTCTTCTGTGGCTTTGTCAGCTCGTTCCCGTATTGTCTTCCAAACATCCACATTAAGTATCTTCGCATCAAATGACTCAAAAGCAATCATCTTAGTTTGGAGCAGCGAATGCCATCCAAGAACACCTACACCAAGAGCTCTTTGGTTAATCGCAAACTTTCTTGGAGCTTCCATGAATTGCATGCCTTCTGTTTTGTCAATAAACTCTGACATCACAGCGTCGAGGAAGTACACTAATGTTTGAACAGCATCTGTATTTTTGATTTCATCCCACTTTTCGAGATTAAGTGACGATAGATCACAAACAAAAGATTCCTCTTCTGAGTTGGATAAAAAAATCTCCGTGCAAAGATTGGAATTGTGAATCTTTAGTCCTTTGTCTTTATAAACTTGTGGAGCGTTATTATTGGCTGTATCAGAAAAAAAGATATAAGGATAACCAGATTCGAACCGCTTTTTAATGACTTTGGACCAAATCTTGCGTTTGTCTTTGTCTCCATCAACCATGTCTTTCATCCATTGATCAGAAACACATACACCAAACGACATTTCTTGGATGTCATGTCCTTCTGAACGAATCTCAAGAAACTCTTCAATATCTTTGTGATCGATGGGAAGATATGCAGCAAATGAGCCTCTACGAACATTACCTTGCGAAACGACATTCATTAGCTTGTTGTAAAGCTCCATAAAATGTACAGATCCTGTAGATTCTCCTCCACAAGAGATTGTAGTTCCTCTTCCTCGAATTGCTCCAAAGTATGCAGAAGTTCCTCCTCCGTGTTTTGTCATAATACCTACTTCTGAAACTTTATGCAAAATCGATTCCATTGTATCGGATATGTAAGATCCAAAACAACTTATAGGAAGACCACGTTTTCTTCCAAAGTTGGACCATACAGGCGAGCTTAAGCTGTAGAAACCTTTTGCAACGTATTCTTCGAATTTATCAGCAAACCCTTTTATACCAAGATATTTTTCAGCAGCTTCTGCAATGTCTCGAATTCGTTGTTCCGGAGTTTCTTCTTCAAGAAGATATCCACGCTCAAGAAATTTTCGCGAGTCATTGTTAAGCCAATAGTATTTTTCAGTCATATGTTAATCTTATAAAAAATTTCTCATTTATCTAGCACTATTTGAAATAAAAATCCGTCCCACCAAATTTCTATTTTTTTATATATTGTGCACTCAAAGTATACAAACTTACCCTTTAAGTAATTTAATCTCCAAAACTTCCAAATTTTTGGATGGAGATTTATCCATCTAAAAACTATACTAGATTGATACTTCCAAAGTCCGATATTTAGTTTTTTACCAATTTTGAAATTGAATATATTCGGATAATGTTTGTATATTCGTTTCATAAATTTATAATTTTAACAATTTCTTTTGGGTTGATATTATTTGTGGTGAACATTGCTATAATTTTTTGATCGAGCAATGTTGTAGTATCATCTAGGTAGTAGTCGTATTTAGGGTTATATTTTAGCATCATAACAGCAAAATCTTTTTCTTCCAGCTTTTTGTTGTTTGCTAACTGTTTAACAAGAGCGTTCACAATCAACCCTTTATTTTGTACTGCTGGCAGCCACAACAAATAAATTCTATTTCCCGGATGTTCAAATTTAGTTTCTGAAGGTCTTGGAGCTAATCCTATTTCTTTAATCTTGTCTAGCGATTTCTTTTGAGTTATATGGAAAAGATAGTTGTCAGAAGTTTGTTTTATAAGTTCGTTAAGTTTGACTGGATACCTTGGTTCTAGCTGCAACTGAAGTCCGTCTGGTTCAATCCACAAAGCATTAGTATACCCAAACAAATCCAAAAGTTGGTCTACTTGATTTGTTTCTTCTTTTGTTAGTTTTTCTTTTAAAAATATATTAACAGTAAAGACTTCTCCGTAGTTGGTATTTTTTAAAAAGTCTGGAAGAGTAGTTTTTTGTACTTCTAAAATTTTGTCTCCAATAATGTTTGATATTCTTTTGATTAATTTTTCAATATCCCAAGACGCAATCAAACCTTCTTCCAAATAGGTTTGCTGCAATTCCTCTGCAAGAACATCTCGAAACATTTTTGCAAAGTTAGGAAAACCTTTAAGTTGGTCTGAAAGCCAAGAATGACTTTTACTCATACTTTAAAACAAGTCATCTTCGGAAAATGATTGATTATTTGTCCATTCAAATTTCATGCTTCCACAGTCATAAATTCTATTATACCCTAATTCCTTCATAATGCAAGCTTCTGTTTTGTTTTTATCATGTCCTTGTTTAATTAACACATCTTTTCGAAATTTAAATCTCGGCAATCTTGTACTTCCTCTGACATAAAAATAGTTTGGAGGCGTATTGTATAAAAACTGAAATCCAAGCTGCTTGTATAGATTTCCCGTTCCGATACTTCTATTGCAATAGCTTGTTATTTTCCGAGGGTTGTGTTGTTTGATGAAAGAAGCAAACAGTTTAGAAGCTCCTCCAACGACATTGGTGTAGGTTTTGTTACAAAACCTTAGTAGTTCGTATTCATTTGGTTTTGATTTATTGCCCAAATTTTTTCTGTTAGAGCCGAAGGTCATAACCGATACAAGCTCGTTATTATAGAATAAACCATATCTTATTTTAGAAACGCAAGAACCTTGTACGTGGTTTGCATTTAAAAAATGTTTTGACTCTTTATCTGAAATTAGTTTTAGTTCACACTTTCTTGCGTAAATTTTATTGGGAGTTTTATTAAACGCATTCAATAAAATTGACAAACAAACGTCTTTTTTGAGAAGCCAGCTGTCTTCAAATATATGAATTAGTCGATATCCCTGCTTTAACAAAGTTTCCGTTTTGTGTTTATGAAAGTTTTTTTCTTTGTATAAGTCACAGTGCCAATATAACCCATTAACTTCAATTCCTATTTTTTTGTTGTGACAAATTAAATCTATTTCCTTCAATCCGTCAAATCCTCTAAAAGAAGATTCTATGCTGATGCCGTTTTGTTGCAAAAATAATTTTATTTCTCTCTCATAAGAACTTACACCATTGTTAGTGCAGCTTGGACAAAAGCCTCCTCCCGCCAAGTGTACATAAGGTTTGCAAATATAATCTCCGTGAGTTTTACAGATTAGTGTCACCTCTGTGTGTGAATCTTTATATTCGACTCTATCATAAAGATATCTTTCGGCATGTATTTGTTTAGCTTTTTCGATAAAAGTATCAGTAGTGAAAGTTCTGCTTTCGCATTTGCACTGACTACAACCGAAAAACGCACTATTATCAATATATCTAGGTTTAGTTTTATACTCTCCGTGCTTTTTACAAATAACGGTAACCCATTCTTTTTTATTTTTAAAGTTAACTAAACTGAAATCATAATTTTCGAAATTTGGTTTTTTGGATGTCTTTTCTAAAAACACATCGAGTGGGGTAGTGCATTTTTTTACACGACGAATAAAACCACACTTTGAGCAACCAGCTCCGTTATTTATATGTCGACTTGCTTGAATTGCGAAATCTCCGTGCACAGGACAAGTGACTATTAGGTTTTTTAAACTACCTTGAAATGTTGCTTTGTCGTAATTGTAAAAATTATTATGTTTAGCTTGAGCTCTTTTAATAAACGTTTCAGTGTCCATTCTATGACTCAAGCCATTTAACGCCCTCGAACAGCTCGGGCATCCCGCTCCAGACAAGTGCACTCCTGGAAGAATTTCGACTTTGCCGTGAATGCTGCAAATTACGTTAAGTCTATTTGTTGATTTTGTATATACCGTATCCTCGTAACTAAATTTGGAACTAAATTTCTGTTTGGATTTATCGATAAAAGACTTTGTATCAAATACGCGTGTAAACATACAAGATTACTTAATCTAAGTCGTGTACTTTTTCGAGTAAAGTCAGCTTATAACTTAAAACAAGTCATCTTCAGAAAATGATTGATTGTTCTTTGCATATGAAGTGGGCCGACTATGAAAAAAATCTGTCGCGTTCTCTCCAAGCAATTCTTCATTAAACCACATTGTAGTCTTTAAAAGATCTTTATCAACTTCAAATGCTGTTTTAAAACCAATTTGAGTTAACGATTCATTAATTCTGTTCTTAATGAATTCTTTGAGGATTGGAGCAGTCAATCCTTCTTCTTGAATGCCGTTAATCATCCAATCCACAATCTTTGCTTCTGACTTATAAGCCTCTTCTGCCTCGTGAAGAATCTTTTGTTCCAGCTCTTCATCGAACATTTCTGGATAATCTTCTCTAATAGTGTTGATAATTTTAATGCCAATCAAAGCATGGAGGTTTTCTTCATTGCGTGTGTATTTGACTTGTTGGTCTGTATCTTTAAGAACGTTTTTGAACCTTGCAAACCAGTTAATGATATAGAACTGACTAAACAACGAAACGTTCTCAACAAACAACGTGAACAAGATAATAGCATAAAGATATTGTTTCTTTGAATCTTTATAAAACTTGTGAGTGTATTTACGAAGATAGTTAACCCGTCCTTGAATCCAATCAAGTTTTAAGTTTTCTTCAAACACTTCACTTAAGCCTAATACGTCAATAAGACGCTCATAAGCATTATTGTGAATGACTTCTGTGTGGGCCATAGTATAACCTAGGTCAGAAAAATTTGGAAATCTCAAATTCTCTCCGAGCTTTCCCCAGAATGTTTTTACAGCAATTTCAATTTGTCCAATAGCAGAAAGCGTGCGGATAATAATATCTCTTTCTTGATCGGTCAAATTAACTTTAAATTGCTGAATGTCTGATTTGAAGTTAAATTCCCGATGCGTCCAAAATCCGTTTTGAATACTCTCGACGAACGAGTCCGTCCAAGAAAAATGATTTGGCTTTCTTGCTATCTGTTCTTCAAATATTTTAGGTCTGTTTTGTGTTTTCATAAATTGTCATCCTCATCGTCGTTCAAAGGAGGTTCTTTCCAAAACCAAAAATCAATATGCTCATCGCAATCTAAAGAAAAGCTCATGCATTTTTGATAGAGGTTATAACTCCATTCATATTCAAAATTACTCAAAATATCTCCAATTTGATAAGAAGTCCAAACTAAGGTTTTGTAGTAAATATTTTTGAACATAGGTCGTGCGTATTAGGTTAATTGGTTTTTTTGAAATTTCTACTTACGGTTTGAAATTTCCCCCACCTGGTTTGGTGTCATCCCATTTATTGGAGCCAGGCAATTTAACATTCTGAGTTGTTAAATTCACGTTTGCCTTAATATCTGATTCAGCTTTTTGTTCTTCTGGACCATGAATCTTATTTTTACGACGGAGACTGTCGGGAATTGGGCCTCTTCCTTCATCTCCTGGGATTTCTTCAACAATTTCCAGTGGTACTGTCATTGGATTTCTAAACAAACCAGGGGCATATTCAATATATATGTCAAAAAATACACCGGCTGATTGTTGAGTTCCGTTACCGTAATTTTGTGTTGTTGTTGGATAAATTGATTTAGTTGCTCCAATGCGAAGGTTCAAATCAAAACCAGGATCCATACAAGCTTTAATAATATCTTGAAAGGATTGAGCACGTGTTTTAACATATTCGCTTTGTAAAGCGTCTTTCTTAAAGCGGATTCTCTGTCCTACCATATATCCTCCAGACTGAAACTTCTCTGCTTCAGCTTCAAGTAACGTATCAAATTTGCTCATGAATCTTATTTATCAATTTTATTTCAAAAATCTCATTCAAATTTTCTTTGAATAAGTAATTTTAATGGCAATCAAGATCGCTAATCTGGAACAAATAGCAGAGCAATTCAAGCAGAAGCAATATGTGTTTAAAGATCTGCATTTGGATTTTGCTAAGTCTAGTGAATTTAGCACGTCTCAACAAAGAAAAATTGAAGGAAACGATACCCAAGTAGATTTTGATGAAAGAGCAATCAGAAATTCTTTAAGAAATCTTTTTAACACTCTGCCTGGCCAAAGGTTTTTATTTCCTTTGTATGGCTTAGACATCTATCAATGGCTTTTTGAACCAATAACTGAAATAAACGGTCAGATGATTGGGGAAAGGATTGTAACAGCTATTGACAAGTATGAACCGAGAGTCAAGCTGGAACGTTGTAATGTAGTAGCAAAGCCAGACGACAATGAATATGAAATAACAATTATTGTTTCAATCCCTATTTTAAATACAACAACGTCTATAAATACTATTTTGGACGTCAAACAACAATCATTTATTTTTGTAGAAACATCCAGAAACAGATAATATGGCCAACGAAATAGTACCAACAAACGAATATCCGCTACCTAAAGATAGCTACGCAGCATTTGATGCTATATCGCTTCGTAATTTGATTATTCAAAGAATGAATGATCAGGGCATCTATACCGATCAAAACTATATTGGTTCAAATCTAGCTGCTATTATTGATATTATTTCATATTCTTTTAACACTTTGATGTTCTATCTTAACAGAACTAGTACGGAGTCGATCTTTACTGAAGCTCAGTTATATGAAAACATTAGCAGAATTGTAAAGCTTCTTGACTACAAACCAATTGGCTATCAGACTTCGACTCTTGCTTTTCAATGTTCGGCACAAAATCTTAATGCAGGATTTTATACAATACCTCGTTATACCTATTTGACTGTTGCTGGAGTTCCATTTTCGTTTAACGAAGACGTCTCGTTTGCAATATCAACAGACCCGCAAGCAGTAGAACTTACAGACTTAACAAACAAAAAACTTTTATACCAAGGAATTTATCGTGAAAATCCATTATATAGAGCTAGCGGAGATCCTAATGAAGTTGTTACAATTAACGTTTCAAACATTTTTGTGGATCACTTTAACATCGATGTATATGTGTATGAGTCTCGTCAAAATCGTTGGGTGCAATATGCAAACGTTCCAACACTTTATACGGAACAAGCTTTTTCCAGATCGTTCGAAAAACGATTAAATTCTGATCTTCTTTATGAAGTTACTTTCGGGGATGGTATTAATGGAAGAAAGCTTGAAGAAAACGATCAAGTAGCAATTTATTATTTGCAAAGCTCTGGCCAGCAAGGAATTATCGGACCTGGGGAAATTTCTACTGGAACGAAGTCAATCTTTAATACTTCAACATTTGGACCGTTACTGACTGAAGTAAACAACGAACAGTTCACATACTTAAACACAAACCAATTAAACAATTTGTTTTTCAATAATGTTGTGGGCTCAACCGTTCCAAAAGATATTGAAACAGCAGATGATATTAGAAAAAATGCTCCTGCAAACTTCAAGAGCCAATATCGCTTAGTAACAAAAGAAGACTACGAAACCTTCATTAGAACAAACTTCTCCAACTTTATTAACGACGTAAGAGTGTTTTCAAACTGGGATTATACCAGCGATTATTTAAAATATTTTAATGACATACAAGTTTCTCCAACTTCATTTAGGCAGATTTTGTTGAATCAAATTGCTTATGCAGATAGCTGTAATTTCAATAACGTTTATATTTGCTGTGTTCCAAAAGTTAGTCAGCAATCAACATTAAAGTACCTTTTGCCTGCTCAAAAAGAAATCATTAAATCAAACATTGATTCGCTCAAGACTCTTACTTCTGAAATTACGTTTTTAGATCCAGTGTTTAAAGCAGTATCCATTGGTGTTAAAACTAATGACGAAGTAGTTGTTTCTGATAAAGATTTTTGTAGATTGGAAATTATCCGTTCAACGAACAATAAAAGATCCACTAGATCTATTGCATCAGAAGTAGAAACGATCTTTAAAGACTTCTTCAATCCTACAAATGCGACTCTTGGAGGTCTTTTTGAATACAGCTCTTTAGCTAAAAGTATTCTAGCAGTTGATGGAGTTTCGAAAATTATTACAAGAAGGTTGGATACAGACGAAACGTTCAATGGACTTTCTTTGTTTATGTGGAATCCTTCGTATCCGGATTTAGACAAACAATCGATTGTCAATGATATAGAAATGAAAGATTTTGAATTTGTGTATTACGATAACTTACAGAGTGTTTTTTCGCAAATCGAAGTCTTGGAACAAGAAACAGATAAAGTCATTTAATGCCTAACTATTTCACAGTTACTCCGGAATCTCAAAAAGGCAATGTATATGCAACAGATTTCATATACACAGCAGAATTTCCAGCCGAATATACTCAATTTTCATGGGATCTAGGAAATGGATTATTTGAATATAACACTCCTTCTGTCACAGCTACATATGGATTTCCTGGAGTTTATAGAGTTGGTTTATCAGCTTGGACGGACGAAGGGTTTTTATTAACCGATCAAACGGATGTTGATGTTGATTACATCTTTCGAGATGTTTTGATTTTTACTCAGCTTCCGAGTGCTTATGGAACTCCAAGCGTTAAATCTGATTCTCCCTTTACTATTGAATTGACGTCATCAAAAATTGATCAGCCTTTATCAATCGTCTTGCAAGCATTTAACACAAACTCAGTACCCAGCTATGCTGTTCCAGAAAAATGGGAATTTTTGGTTCCTCGTTGGAGGTTTGTCGATGCCGAAACTGATCAAGACTTAGATGGTCCTATTGTATTAAAAACCAATCCAATTTATAGAAATAATAAAGTCGTTGCTGTTTCTGGTAGTGCTTCATTTTATTATGTTGATGACTTAGCCTCCGGAGGCGGCTGTCCTCTTTTATTAGCTGCAACGCTAAGCACGGAAAGATTTACATATCCTCCGGAGTCTTTAAGATATCCGTATTATAGTTATAGCAATTCAGAAGTTGCTCGTGCTGTAATTTCTTGGCAGATCAATGATGCTATTCCAACAAGACTAAAAGTCACAGAAAACTATCTCAGCGACATTCATCCAATCAAATGGTCAAACGTACCAATTCCTGTGATGATTACATGCGAATTTGACCCTACGTTGCTTGACGAGTTCGGTAATGCATCAACTCAACCGTCAAAAGTTCTTTCGTATCCAAGAACAAACGAACTTGGAGGTGTAAACAAAGTCAAACTCGTATTGTCTGCAGAAGGAGGTTCTCTAATTCCTGAAGATTATTATACAGTAGAAGTCGACGGTACTTCTTATAACTCTTCTGAAGCCCCTTTGTATTTCAAAGCATTTGACGAACAAGATAATACTACCAGCGGTTATCTTTTTACTACAATTACACCTTTATCTCCTCTTAGTTCTTCTGTGGTAGTTGCAGTAAGCACAATTGCTGCAAACCAAGAAACCGGAAGCTCTACTTTAGCTTTTTCTTTTCCGGATGGATATCCAATTTATGCGAATGTTTATGTTTCCCATCCAAATGTTAGCACAATAAACAGAATTGATATCGTTACATATTCTTCAACAATTTGCGGAAACATTCAATACTATAAAGATTTGGGAATTCTTGTAGAGGGCTCTGCTTCTTATGTTAGCGTTCCTGTTTTAACTGCAGCAAATTTGGCAAACTATCAATTGTCTGGTACTTCGAACGTTTATGGAATGGCTTTTGATCCAATTCAAAACAAGCTATATGCAACAGACGCGGATCAAGACGTTCTTTATGTTTTGAATGGAGGACTAGGAATTAATCAAACGATTCCAATTTCTAGCTATACTGGAGATGATTACAACGTCCCTTCTCATATTTCAATTGACCGTTTTAGTAATATCTGGATTTCTTTATATAGCAGGGAAGTTTTGTTAAAGCTAGATTCTTCATTGAACTTAGTTTTATCAGCCACCCCAAACACAACACTTGGTTTATCTGCAGAAGGTTCGATGCTAGTTTCTCCTCCAATAGTTGAAACTGACTCCAACAACGATGCATGGGCTTGTTATTCCCATACAATCAGCTCTGCTTTGATCAAGTTTGATGGAGACACTGGAGCAGAGTTGTTTAGAGCTACTTCTCTTCCTTTAACAAGTGTTCCTATTTCATTAACAATAAATCCGGAAAACAATGTTTGGGTTGCTTGTCGGGACTCAAATAAAATTCAACTTCATTCAGGAACTGACGGAACGCTCCTGAAGACAATAGAGGGAGCTATCAGACCAAGCTATATAATGTTGGATCGTAGCAACAATCTATGGGTTACCCACGGCTACAATTTCTTAAGCAAATATAATAATACAACCGAAACATTTACTCACTACAAATTTTACGGAGCAACAAAATCGTTTGAAGAAGTTTCTGGATATACTCCGGAAGATATTCATAAAGCCTATTATGAAAACGAAATTTGGGGAGGGTTGACAGTAGATGTTTTTGATCGCGTTTGGGTTGTGGATTCGGAAGAAAACGTGTTGTTTGTATTTAAAACTTCTGATCCATTTGGCAGTTTGAACACATTTGAATTAATTCCTACTGCAAACACAAATTATGTAGTAATAGGTGGAACAAATTATATAAGCGCTCTGCCTGAAGAAAAGGTAAGGTCGGCTCAAGCAGGTGGAGATTGGAGTGGAAACAGATGGTATCAAAAATATAGTGGTTCTTATAGTTCATTACCTGTAAGAGGATCTTCTACCCCGTTTAATGTGTATGATCTAAACAATTCATTCAATATAGCAAAAGTTAATGAAGAGTTTGATTGTGCTGGGTATTTTAAATCTCTTGCTCTTCCGGAAATTCTAAAAGAAAATCCTATCTTATTTGATGAATTTTTGTCAGCTGTTGCTGGAGACGGAATTCTTACAAAAGAAGATATCGGAAGAGTGGCCTATGAAAGAATTGCAAACTTCGTACAGACTCATGGAGACTTCGAAACGGCTGAAATAACACAGTTATTATCGTTTGCAGAACAATTATCTGTACCAGCTAACATTTACGGAACAGACTTTCCTGTAGAAGTAAGCAGATTAATAAATCTATTTTCAGTACCAAAACACAGATTAAGAGGCCAGGTTGTTTATGAAACAGATTTAAACAAAAACATAGGTCCTGTGTTGTCTGAAGCATCATTTGTTTCTGCAGGTCAGTATATTTTTGCAAAAGATCGTATTTACAGCGACAAATATCAACTGGTTTACGTTGCTCCTTTAAGTGCTGGAAATATCTTAATCGATATTCAAAACGAACGAGACATTTTAACCATCAACAATATGTCGATCGAGCTTCCTTCTCCGAATCTAAAATATCAACTTTCTGCTATACAAGTTGAAGGATTAAGGGAACCGATTTTTGACAATTATTACTTCTTTGAGTACAACGAAGAGCAGATTGGTTATAAAGGCAATATAATCAATTGGGACTCTGATTTCACAACCGTTGATTATACACTTTCCTCCTATGAAGAGTGGTATGGTGACAATGGTTTGGTAGAAACTATGTTCAACAACATTTTAACAAAACGCTTAATAAGCGATAATTAACATTATGGCAAACAAGAAGCTAACAGATTTTGATCTTTCTACATCACTCGAAAGTGGGGATTATCTTGTAGGATATAAAGCAAGTGCTACAGGGGAACTAAGAACAACTTTTCAAACAGTTCAAGATAGTCTTCCTGATTTGTTTAAATATCAAGGAACTGATTTAAAAGATTTGTCAGGCAATTGGGAATCTGTTTATACTCTTGTTAGTTCAAACTCTGCATTTTGGGAAGAAGCTTATACGTTAATTCAAACAAATTCTGCTACTTGGGAAACTAACAACTCCATTGATACGGAATTAAGGGATTTGTCTGCAAATTGGGATAGTACGTTTTCAACGGTTGAATCAAATTCTGCATCGTGGATTGAAAGCTATACTCTGATTCAAGCTAATTCTGCTACTTGGGAAACTGACAACTCCATTGATACGGAATTACGGGATTTGTCAGCAAACTGGCAAACTGCATATACCCTCGTAGAGTCAAATTCAGGAGCTTGGAATGAGGTTTATACCGTCGTCCAAACCAATTCCGCAACATGGGAAATTGACAATACATTTGATGCAGAATTAAGGGATCTCTCTGCAAATTGGGATAGCGCATTCTCAACAGTTCAAACAAATTCTGCAACAAATTGGGACAACTCAATTTCTTTACAATATTCTCACTCAAACTTTTTGCCTCTTTCCGGAGGGGATTTGACGGGTGCGGTCTCTTTGAGCAATGTTTCTATAGAACCCGGCCAAACAATTACAGAATGTATTTCTAGCTTGGTTATTACTATTAACGGACAGCAATTTAAGGTGCCTCTTTTAGCAATTTGACGAATAATTACTATTAGTGGAACCGAAATATCTTAAACAGATTGTTAGTAACGAGCCCCAGGGTACAAAGACTGACTTAAATGCTCCGTTCTCGTATCTTGAATGGAAGCAGCGCAGACCTAGTCTTGCTGAAAAGGATGCTCCGTACCACTATCAAAGATATGTTTTAGAGTGGTTTGCTAACAATAAAGAAAAGCAGCTTTCTCAAAAATTTGTTTTAAGGCAAAAGTATCTTTATCTTCTAGACCAACTCCAATTGTTCTTTTCTGAAGAAGAAAAAAACCTTTGGTACAACAAGGTAAATTTAGCTGACGAAAAAGAACTTCTTTTAGCTATTCCTTACTTTGCTAAAAAGCTTAAAGATATTTCTCTGTATTATCTAAAGCTTCGCAATAAACTTAAAAACACCAAAGTAAAGTATAATACAGTTGGAACTCCTACATCAATCGAGCAAGAAATTTACCGCTATTTGTTCGAAACTTTTTCTTCATTAAACAACGAACTAGACCCATCCTTACAAACTGTCGTTCCTCAATTTTCTGCTCTTCAAGATTCGTTAGTAATTCAAGTAGAAGAAGTTTATGATGATCACGTTTATTTTGATCAATCTACCAGCCTTCCTGTATCAGGATACTATAATTTGTTTCATGATGCAACAGAACAATTCTTCCTCACAAAAGGAATCGTGCTTTCCTCTTCTGAATGGTTGTTTAGTTCATTGAGTCTTCCATTAAGTTCGGATGTTGAATCATTTGTTTCTGAACTTACTTCTAATATTCTTGAAACATCTGATGCAGACTTATACGGAAGTTTTTTACAAAATTATCTTTCAGAAGACAAGTATACAGTAACATTTACTGCTGCTTCTTCGGTAACAGAAACAACAGACGTTCCTCTTCAAGCAGGAAACAATTATTTTTATTATCCGTATGGCACTCTGGACAACAGTGTAGCTATAAAAGGAAAGCTGACTCCCGTAGCTCTGAGTTCACTAAAAATTGAAGGAGCTACTGCTGGAGCAACAATTGAAGATTCAGATGTCGTCTTTGTCAAAAATGGAGAACGAGTTGAAAGTGCTTGGCTTTATTATAAAGACTTTGAACAAGAACCGAAAACAGTTAAGTCTTCTCTCAAGCAAAATTCCACCACATCTTTTATATTTCCGTTTCCGGGATATGGTTTATCTGGAATCAATATTCCATGGACTGGTTCGAGCTTAGAATTTACACAAGGGTTTGATTTTCTATCAAAAGATTTAAAAGCTCAAGTTAATCAAGCTTATTGGTCTCAAACCTTACCAGCTGACACTCATGATGTTATATTACTGAATAACACAACTTTGATTAGCTCTGGTGCAATTCCTAATAAAAACCCAAATTTTGCTGATCAAGTCTATATTAGAACAGATCGTACCGAAGACACAACAATCCCTTACGGGGAATTAAGTGGAGCTTGGTTATATCGCTTTGAAAGAACTTCATTGCCTGTTTCTCCTAACTCCACAAACGTTCTTTTGTGGCCATATGGAACGGTAAATGAGGAATCTGAATTCAATTCGTATTTAGAAAAGATTTCATTTGCAGGAGCTTGCAATGCTGTTTCTATTCAAGACATATCAACATCTTTATCTATTGCTGCTTCTTCTTTTGAGCTAGCAGACAAAATTTACAAAGTTAATAACTATAAAGATGAGTCAGATGCCGCTCTTGAATGTGCTTGGCTTTCTGCAGCAATGGTTCAGTTAAGTGGTTATAAAACTCACAAACAAGACGGATTCAGTGCTTTATTTGCTCCTGGAGTTTTTACAAGATTTTTATGGCAGGGCCCCGAAACAAGTGTAAATGACGTTTTTGCTACTATTCCACATAGTGCTGATTGTCCTTTTACTACAAACACTCCTTCTGTCTCTAGCTTTGAATGGCAAAAGTGCACTTGCAAACAAGTCTATTATAGTCCTTTTGGACATACCGGAAGACAATTGCAAGACAATAATATGTTTGCTGATTGTGTTATCGAAGACACAACAAACAAACTAGATGAATTTGATTTTGGTTCATGGAGGGATTCTTTAAGCGGTACGTTTGAATCTTCTACTGAAATTGCTTGGTATAAAACTAAAACAAAACACAGTTGGGGTGATGGAGCTTGGACTTCGAATAACCTACTTTCAACTACTCCTCTTACTCTTAAACCAGGAAAAGTATATTTTTATTACAGAGCTACATCAAAAACCCAAGAAGAACAATTTCCTCCATATTCCGTAAATTATAAATTTTTAACTCCTGCAACAGTTTGGGCTGAAGCTAAATTGCAAGCAGACGGAACATGGGCTCCTACTGAAAAGTCTTCTCAGATGAAGCTAAATGCCGGAGACTTTATTAGATATGAAAGACGGCCTACTACAACTTCGTACTTGCTTTCAACTGTCGAGGTCGAAAATACTTCAGAAAACATTAATACGGTTTGGTCATCTTTTGACAAGATTGCAATAAATTCGGATGTTAACTACACAGCAATTAATTGGCCATTCCAACAAAAGCCTTTTGGATCTACAGATCCTCAATATCCTTCTACTCAATTTACTGAAATTACTGCAATTAATGCGTGGAGAATCGAAAGATTAGAAGACGGCGAGCAACAATGGATTTTAAACACCTTCGCCCCAACATTTACTCCTCCTATTACTGGAACGTATTCAATTGCTGTCACTGCAACAAAAGTTGGAGGAGCAAGAGTTTTTGAGTCGACAAATATTCCTTTAATATCAGTTGTTCCTGAATTTTCTGATGAAGAAGTTTTATTGGATTTTACAACATCTACGAACGGTTTCTTAATCGAACATGATTTATTTGGTTGGAACTATAACACAAACAAAGCTCAACAAAATGCTCCAGGAGCAAGACCATACTGGGCTGAGCTTTATTTAGACAAATCTTCATCAACAAGATTCAAGGGAATTTATTCTTGGGGATATCCAAATAACTACATTGATAGCTATTTGCCCAACCACAGTCCAATAATTTCTCCATTCGAAATATCTTATGGAAGCGTTATAGACTATAATAGAAAAAGTTATACTCTAGAGTGGAAACAGCCAATTAACTATAAAACGTTCGTTGATGATACACAATGGTGTTATCTGTCCGCAACTACTTCACAATTTTCAAATCTTTCTTCAATCTTTAGATCTAAACGTCAGGAAGACTTGTCGGTATATTATAATACCTCTGCTACTCCGATTACTCTAACAAATACTAAAAACGGATTGCCTGTAGAAATTTTATATTATGCTTTGAGCAGCTTCGTTTGGACTGTATCTACAGATGTTACTCAAGATCTTGAAACTCCTACTCCTGAATTATTTTTTAGTTCTCCAAAGCCTTGGGCAAATTTACCTAATAGATTTTATCCCACTGTTGCAACGGTTCCTGTTTTAGAAGACATCTATACAAGGGATGATGTAGGCGGATACTTCTTGCCACAAAATCTTGGAGCTTCTCAATTCATCAACAAAGAATTTACTACATCTCTTAAGACTTTGAATTTATCTGGGGAGTTTTTAACAGAAAACGAAAAAGTACATATCGGAGGAAGAGGATTATCAAAACAGGATCAAGATTCTCTTTATGACTGGCAAGAAAAAAACCAATGGTTAAAGGAGCCTCCTGTTGCTGGCCAACTAGCTGGAGCAGTTAAAAAAAGCTTAACTAAATCCCTTCAAACGTTTGTTCCTTATCAAACAAATTCCGATCAAACGTTTCTTGGGTTAGTTACTCCTTCAAGCAGAGTGTCTCCATGGGGAGGACCAGAAGCAGACCAATGGACGGATACAAAAAACGAACCAAAAAGCTTTACAGGAGTCAGAAACGTATCGGCTTGGGCAGACACTCAAATTCTTAAACAAAACGAGCAAGTTATTGATTACTGGTCTTCTGACATTTTTGGCAATCAATACGGATTGTTCAAAGATCTGAGCGGAGTAAAGGTGTCTCAAAGACCAGCTGTTCTTGGCGAGTTGTGGACAAGAACAAATGAACAATTGGTCAACCCAGCTTATAAATCATTATCTGCAATATTTGATTTGTTTCAATCTGATGAAACATTTTACTCTCAACTGACAGGTAAGGGAATTAGATCAGTTGATTGCTTTTTTGATACTTTATTAATAGAAACTTCATTATCAGCAATTTATATTCAGATCGATTATGATTATGATGAAGCTAAAATTTCAGCAGTATTTGATAACATCATTAAAGAGCCTCTCAACGAAAACAGAAAGTTTGAACAAACATGGTTCTTAACCGATAGTAAAAAACTCATCACTCTTTATACGGTAATTTCTGGATCCGGATTTTATCCAGAGCTGACTGAGTTTGATTTAAGTACAAAATTGTATACAACTAAGTTTCCAAATAATGTTAGTAATAGTTATGATGTTTGGAATAGTGTTAGTGACATTCCTTTACAAAGTCTTTCGAAGGCAGCTCTTCATTTTAACAACACGAAACAATCATACTTGCTAACTTATAAAGGAGTAAAAACAGACGGAAAGTTATTTGTTGTAGATTATGTAATTGATCAAACTGAAGTAATGACTCTCAAGACGATTAATCGGTATATTGATAACATATCCTCTGATACGGTGTTAGAGCCTCCTGTAGTTTTGAATCAATACTTAAATGTATACAACACAAATTTGACTCCAACAATTCAAGTCTCTGCAACAAACAACCCAACCGGTTATTCTATAACAAGCGGAGTTTCTAGTATCTCAGCAACAAATAGTGGAGTATTTACAGGTTTGTTACCATCTCCTGGTTTATATCATATAAATTATAATGTAAGTAACCAGATAGGATTTAACACATTCTGTTTAACAATTAGTGCAACATGAGCAACGTAACTTTTGATTTTTTTAGTATTAATTCAGTTCCTCCTGATTATAGTTGGGACGATGGAACTCCTCGTGTTGAGTTTCCTAATAGTCGTTTGATTACTGACTCGTCTTTGTTAACTGGAACAGATTCTACATACATCGGATACGCTCCTTATACTTCTGTTTCCTTATCTTCTTTTGCAGGAACTCCTAGTTTATCATCTATAGCTATACAAAGAGTTGCAGACTTTGGGGATTATTATAATACTGACTCTAATATTACTTCATCCCCTACTTTGTCTAATGAAGTTTATTGTCACAACTATATAATGCCTGGTTTATATACAATAAAGTTTACAAAAACAGAATACGTTAACGTTGGAACTGTAGAATATCAAGCATTTTCGTGTATTGAAAGATACTGCTTAGAATGGACTTGGAATAAACGGGATTGTACGGACACTCTAGAACCTACAATAACATGGAACAATACTCTATCCAGTCAACAATATGAAAAGCGCTGGAATGACCGCCCAGAAGAACGTTGCGACGCTGCTTGGGCAAATTCCGGAGGTTTGTATGTGCAACCAGAGCAAGAATTACAACAATTGCCGTTCAACTGGCAGTGGTACAATTTTCTGTGCTCTTCTCCAACCAATCCCAGAAACAATCCAATAACGTGGAATCAATCTGGATTCCAAGATTCTAATCAATTGATATGGTCAGGAATATCTGGTCCGTGTCTCGAATATGCTACAGAAAGCGTTAGTTGGCTATGGAATAATGTTTCTTGTGACTTGTCAGCAAATCCTTTAGCAAAAGTTTTAACTTGGGATGAAACAAAATGTGACTCTTCGTTAAACAAAACATGGGATGGAATGGGAGGAGCAAACTGCTCTCAGAAACCACTAACGCTTTCTGCAAAAGAGGTCACGATCGTTAAAGAAGCATTCTTGCGTGTTCTTGAAATTCCTCCAGTTGCTTATCTTTCAGCAATCGATTTGACTCCAGGAAAAATTTCTCCGTTAACTGTAAGATTGACTCCCAGATTTGTTAAGTGCGGAAGCTTTCCTGTAGAAAAAATTGTTTGGGATCTTGGAGATGGTAGCCCACTTCTGACTCAAAGGAGATGGTCTCCTGATTCAAATTCACCATTTGTGTTTTCTGACATCTTTAATTTGGACTGGCAAGATCCAAGAAATTTTGATATAATTTATACGTACAGAAAACTACCAAATTCTGGCTTTTCTTATTATCCGTCCATTACTGCATATTCAAGCTCAACAGGAACTGCTGATTGCGCTTCTACCATCGTCGGTCCACTAAAGCTTCAAACTTTCGATGGAAGTTCTATAACTCTCCTTCAGAATGAATTAACAGACAACGGAAAAGTAATTGTTGGGGAAATAAACGACGGAGTTGCCGTTTGGAGAATAGATAATTAACAACATGGCATTTGTTGTTAACACTAGACCATTATCAGCTATTTCTTCTGTAAAGTTTACATATAACTATAATTCAGAAGAAAAGCTCCACAACGTATATAATGCCTACAGAGGAAGCTTTGGGTATTATGATTATACTCTGTTTAGAAATTTTAAAGATGCTGCTCTGAGCAAAAAGAATTGTTTGGTTTTAACTGACGTGAAAGACCTGCAATCGGTTTTTGAAACGCAAAAATCTACTCTATCTTTAGGAACAATTGCTGGTACTACTTTTTTAAAAGCTAAGAATAACGAATTTTTAACAGTAACAGGAAAGCAAGTTTATGTCGGAGGTAATGGTCAAAATTTGTTTGTAAACATAATTCCTATAACATCAAATGTAGTTGAATTAAAAGCTGACAAATCAAACTATCTTCAAATCGATGAGCAATATCCTTACACAGTAAGACTATCAGAAACAATATTAGACGAGTCACAAATCTTTGTTAGACGTTTTGAAGTAGACTTTAAAGACGGTCAAATATCTTTTAAAGTAAAAACTCCGGAAGGCTATAGATTTTTGTCTTATGGAGTCGACAAAGTGCTTAGAGCAGTTGGTGTTGAATTAAATGATACTTTGGTAAATCCGTATCGGTTTTCTGTAGTTCCTGTTACAGATACTTCTCTGGAATATAACTTCGATCCAACTACTTCTGAAATTAAATACTTTAACGAACTTCTTGGTTACAATACTCGACAAACCGTCGATATCAAAACAAACACAGAAAAAAATACAAACTTGTTGGTTTCATGTCCAACAACAGATCTGACTGAATCAGAAACGGTAAATCTCAACGTTGCTTTGATGAAAACGAATTTCTCTTCATCTGGTACATATTCTCCTAAATTATGAGCGATCGAATTTATAACAAACTCTACGTAAACAGAAATAGGGATGAAGGATCTGAAAAGATTTTACTAGGTTATCAGCATGATGGAAAAGAACTCATTCTAAAAGCTGACAAAGAAACATATTTTCACATTCCGTTTTATACTAAGCCGATTTCACTAAAAGACAGTTCGTTGATCGTTGATGGAGCAACTGGAGGACCTTTTCCTGCTGCTTCTGATCGTATTTTTAAGAATAGAAAAAACTTTGGAAATGTTACTCCGAACGGTGATCCAATTTCTGATGTTGCTGATGGCGTTTGGTTTTGCAGTTGGCTATACAAAGATCCTCAAGGAGTTTTAAGATGGATGGATAGGATGTATAATCCAGGTTCGTTTAAATTTTCTATCGCAATTGCTCAGCTATCAGAAGGACCAGTTTATACGCCCAATGATCCAATTTTTAGGGATGTTCCGTCAAAGATGATGTTTGAGCCTGGAGTAATGTACAAATACTTTCATGTTGGGGAATCTACTGCAAACAATATTGTCAGCACACTGGGAGGTCTCAGTGGGGAATATATTAAGCTAGATCTCAAAAATTGGAATACGAATCAAGTTAATAGCGTTTCTGGAATTGAACCAGCAATTGCAACGACCGCAACTACATCTGAACTATATACAATAGACGAAGATCCAGGAAGAGTTACCAATCCTGTAATAAGATTCGATAATAACAAAAATACAGAGGTTATTTTAACATATAATTCCTCTTACTGTCCGACAAATGAATTTACTTTAGCTTTTTGGGCTCAAAGTCCAAATTGGAATGATGCGCAAACCACTCAGCTAGTTGGCAATTTTTCTAGTGGAGGAGGTTATGGAGTTTTTGTTCAAACGCTGAGTAGTTATCCGTTCTTTGTAATTCCAGAAACAAACTACGGACACGTACTTTACGTTAACGAAGGACTTATTGGATACTTGGATAAGTCAGTGCAAATCACTCAACAAATATTTGCTTCCCCAAAGCTAATTGCAATCGATTTTGATCAAAACGTAGTTGTTTGTAATTCTGATAATTCTGGAACAATTTATAAAATAGACAACACAGGCAAGATAATAGCTTCAACTAAAAAGCTTAAAACTCCATTTACGTTCAGTGGTGTTGACGAACTTCCAGTTGAAATGCTGATCGGAAAAAATAATTCGGTAATAATTCGTACTAACATCGCTCTATATACTTTTAATTTTAAATTGGAATTAGTTAACACTCTTATTCAACAAACATCTTTGTCTGCAGTATCTTCGTATAGATATAACAGCGAAGCAGATTTTTTTGAGCTTGATATTTCGAATGATGTTTTTGATTCTAAATTTATAGAAACTACGCAATGGTTTATTCCTCGCTCTGATCAAAACTTATACAAAAAACAAAACGGTAATGAGACTCTGTATCACGTATTTTCAGACAAAGCTACCAATGTAGCAATTGATCCGTACGATAGGCTTTGGGTATTGCATGGTAGGAATAGTTTAACAGTAATAGATTCAAAATCAGAACCTCTTTCTGATCCTGTACTAACAACAGATGTTGGTCTAGATATTAATCACGAACAAAAGAACATTAGCTTTTTCTGCGTGTATGATAGGGAGTCTCAAACAAGACAATGGAATTGTGTAATTTATTATTCTGATGAGCCGTATTTGTATATACACGACATGTCTGGTCAGTTGATTAATACAATTAGCATTCTAGCTCTATTCAATTCAACAACTCTTTCTGTTTTAAATCAAGATGCAAATCAATTTAAGTTTTTAGCTAAAGGAGACTTTACTGGATACGAGCATAGAAGAATTTTTAAAAATTTATCTCCTTACAACAATCAAACTCAGCTTGTTTTAAGAGCTTCGCTAAAAGACAAAACTCAAGAAGAATTGACTTTTACGCAATTTAGTTCACAAGCTTCTATTAGCAACTGGGACAATGATAGCTGGCAGCATATAATCGTTACTCTTAGAAACAAAAAGTTTTCTGTGTATGTTGGCGAGCAATTGTTAATGGAACTGCCATATTCCGCCCAATATGAATTGTCGTACGACAACCAGCCTTTGTTTTTTATTGGATCTTCTGCAGGTTCTCAAACAGGATTCAATGATGAAATTGGATACGTATCTTCCATTTTCAACGGAGAATTCGAAGACATCAAGATTTATAACTATTGTTTAGAAAATAACAAGTTTCAGTTTTTCTTAAGATCATCCATTCCTGCTGATGATATCTATTGGACGCTTCCTGTTCCAAATATTCAATATATCGAAACGGTTGAAAGGATGTTTAAAAACAAACTTCCAGGCTCAAAAGCTCCTTTTTATAAAATTAAACTTAAAGGAACAGCAATACAAGACACAAAAACAAGACAAATCATTGAAGATCAAATTAAACAAATGGTTACTCAACTTCAGCCAATGTATGTTGATCTAATTGAGGTGCTTTGGGTCGACTGACAGCAATAAATAATAAGCATAATGGCTCTTGATTTGTTTGCAAATTTTGAACGAACTTCTAATAGCTCGTTGTTTTATAGACTTACTTCTGCAAGTCCATATACAGTTTCGATCAAATTAAGCGATTTGCTTTTACCTGATGAAGAACTTGGAACACAATACTATGTAACTTCAGCTCTTAATAACGGAACTCCTGCTCAATTTGTTTCGAATAATGTCGATTTTACCTTTCAAACATCTCGCAACTTTAGTTGCACCACTCCTTGCGTCTGTTCTATTACTGTATCTGTTTCTACTGCAAGTCCTGATTTTGAACCTGTAGCAGAGTTTCAACTCTCTTCTGTGTTTGTTGCAACAATTCCGACAGCAGAGTTTATCGTCTATCCCAGCTCTGTTATTAAAAATGTAGGAGGAACAGTTCAACAGATCAATTTAAATTCCTCAAACTATACGCAATCAGAAGGAGCATTTTTCTATGGGGAAGGCCACACAGAAGTTGTTAGACTTTCTTCAACGACAACCAATGGAGCAACTGCAAATTGGTTTGTTGGCAATAGTGTAACAGAAATATTGAATACTTCAGATGCAACCTCTTTATTAGATGTTGTTTTGGTCAATACTGCTACAGCAACAACTACAATTACATCAGAACCGGATTTAGAACAATCTTATCCTGTTAGTCTTTTTGTAACAACTAATGCAATTCCTTCCACAGCTCCTCTTTTAACGTATAAAGATAATACAGGCAATTTAGAGTTTTATCCGTACTTCACCTCGACTCAGAACCTTACGGGAGGAACAAGTTCTTCAAATAGCTATTTAAAAGAAGACATCGAAATAAGGTCGTATCCAAGCTCTACTCCAGTTTCGTTCGATTCTCCGTTTTCTCAACCTTCGTTCTCGTTGCCATTTGATTATTCTTCTCAAAAATTTTTGGGAATTATAACCGTTCCTTCTGCTTCCGGAGTTTTAACAGAAACATATAATGGATCAAAGTGGGGAGTTGAAGCCACATCTGATATTGGGGAGTGGGGTGGGGAATACGATTCGTTCTCAGGAACAAGCTTTCTGCCTAGCATTTATGCTTATCAATTCGGTTTAAGCTATGATAAAGATCTCAACTTAGATTATTTTAAATGCGCCTCGACGTTTAATACTACAGTTGCCGTATATACTTCAGCAACAAAGACTATTGTAATTTCTGCAACTCCCTTTGATTGGATTCCAAAACAAACTACTCAAACATTTGATGTAAGCGCTACGGTATCTCCAGTTCCTTTTGCAAAATTGTTTGTTAAAAACTATTTTAATATCAAAAACAATCCTGTAGAAATTTTCTCTGTTGGAACTCCGAGTGCTCCTTATCAACTTGAAAATATAGTTTTGCAATCAGAACTATCTCCTACTACTTTGACTTTATCTGGATCTAGTTTATCAGGAACGATGATATTCGATCAGATTGGAGTAGCTGATCTATCTGCTACTGCCTTGCTTAAGAATACCAATACGAATATTTCTCAACCAACAACTGTGGTGTTTCCGGGAATGGTTGAAATTGTTCAGCAATATGATGAAGTAAATGAAGATTATTTTCAAACAGAGTTTACTCCTGTTGAGTTGCCTTACAATCAAACTCCAAGAATGACTCCTAATGAATGGGCAGTTGCAGACAATGTTAACAGTGTTTTGGAAAAAATTTATAATGCTTTAGAAGATCTCAACAAATATACAAGGCTTTACAAATCAAAAAATAAATTTTACGGATGGCTTGGACCCAGAGGAGCTGCTTCTACAACAATTGAAACCACTACTCCGGTTTACGTTTGGCAGGATCTTGAATGTCCCACGAACGTTGAATTAGAAGCAAATTGGGCAGCTTTGGAATGTGAAGGAACAAACTTTCCATTAACATGGGAATATCACGAATGTGAAGGTTCTCAAACCGATCCGACGTGCTTAGGAAAATATTGTATCGAATGGAAGTGGAAATCAAGACGCTGTAATGTTTCTGAATTAAACGTTAAGTGGAAAGATACAAAATGTGCTTCCGATCTTGCTAAAAAATGGAAGTTTGAAAAATGTGAATCTGACTCTGAGTCTCTGAACTGTGACAGGGACAACTGGAAGATTTCTACAATTGATAGTCAATATTTTCAGATTCCGTCTTGTTCGTTTACTCAAAGATGTAGCTTAGTTGACGCAGAACATATTAGTACTTTAGATCGTTTAGTAGTTGCATATCCAACAGAAATTCATTTAATTAAAACTGATTATGTTGCAACCTATCTTGCAAGAAGAGGAGCTGCTGATGAGCTGTTCTCGTTCCAAAATATCGTAGGCGTTGCATCCGATGAAAATAAAGTGTTTGTATTAGATAATGTCTTATCTAAAGTGAGTGTATTTTCTATTAAGGAAGATTCCTTTAAGTTGTTTACATCATGGGGTACTTTTGGCTTAGCAACAACTCCTCAAGGATTGAATAACCCAAGCGATATTCATATAGATCAAGATCATGATGTTTGGATTGCTGATACAGGAAATGAGTGTGTCAAAAAATTTACATTCAATGGTAAAAGCCAAAAAGTAATAACAAGCGATAAATTTTTAGACAACGCACCAATATCAGTTTGTGTTGACTCTCAGCAAAATACTCATTGCTTGACTCCTAAAGCTATATATGTTTTCGATTCAGAAGGAGTGTATTTGTTTGAGTATAGTTGGCCAGCTGAAGTAATAAATCCTAAAAAGATTAATACAAGTTTTAATAGGGAAGTAATTTACATTACTCATGACTTTGGAATTACAAAGTTTTTTAGAACTGGAACCTTATTTGAGCTCTTATTAAATGAATATAAGTGTGGTTCAGGAGCTATCTTGCAAGGGTACAATTCTATCATGCAAGATAAGTTCAGAAACATTTATGTAACAATTGGGGATAAGATTTTAAAAATTCCAGATCTAATGAAAATTACTGACGTAAAAGCAGTAATTTCAGAAAAACTTTATTGGGACTTACATGAAATTCTTGTTCATAAAGAAGAATATATTCAACCTTGGGTTTATTTGAAATCATTCCATCGGTTGTGGGATAACATCGAACTGTTTAGAACTTCATTATTTTATTCTGAAACTGGTTGCAAGTCATATAGAGCTCCTGTATATTCGAAAGACGACCTAATACTTGGTCAAAACGAAATCGTAACCAATGCTGTTATAAATCGGTTGTCGAACCAACTTTGGACAAATTTAGAATTATTATTTGATTATTTTGATCCAACTTGTTCAGAAAATGGTTAGTTGTAATAATTAAAAGTATGTCTTGTGTCAATGTACAGTATATAGACGGCGATGAATGTATTGGAGCTTCTCTTCCAAAGATTAATGGAAACTTTGCAGCTCTTTCTGCAGCTGTTTGTGAATTAAGTGCAAGTGTTCCTGATGCTTCCGTAAACGTTTTTGATAGTCCAACTATTGATTTAGATTGGAATGCCTCTACGAGGACTCTTTCTGCTACTACCTCTGTTGTACCTGTTGGTTCTGTGATGGCTTTTCCTTCAACAACTGCTCCCAGTGGTTGGATTAAACTAAACGGAGCATCTTTATCCAGATCTACCTATTCAAATTTGTGGACTTTTGCACAAGCAAGTGGAAATTTAGTCACAGATACAGCATGGTATTCGACTAGTGCTACAGGATCTTTTAGCCAAGGAGATGGTTCTACTACTTTTAGACTTCCTGATTTTAGAGGAGAGTTTGTAAGAGCATGGGATGATTCCAGAGGAATTGATAGCGGAAGAGGAATAGGTGTTTGGCAAAAAGGATCGTTAATGGCCGTAGACAACAATAATTTTGCGGTGTGGTCAACATCGGTTACAGGCACTTCAGAAGTTGCTAGCAGAAATACATTGGGAGTAGATGATTATTCCATATCTGATTACAGCGGAGCATCAATGTCCGCTGTTCCTAGAACTGCTGGGGTTGCTTTAAAAGGCAATTCGGAAGGGACATCAGGAACTAGTCGCCCTAGAAACATTCCTCTTCTTTACTGCATAAAATTCTAAAAATATGAAAATTTATCATTATGATTCTTCAACCAAATTTTTTGTAGCAGAAGGAAAAGCTGATCCAGATCCTCTTGTTCAAGGTTCTTTTTTGGTTCCAGCATTTGCAACAGAAGTTGAGCCACCAAAAGTATCTTCTGAACAAGTTGCTTTTTGGAATGGATCTCAATGGGAAATCAAAGATGTCCCTAAACAAGAAGCTCCTAAAATTACTTGGGATCAAATTAGAATGAAAAGAAATGCATTAATTTCTCAATCTGATTGGGTTATGTTTGAAGACGCCTCACCAAAGCCATCTAAAGAAGCCTGGCTAACCTATCGTCAAGCTCTTCGAGACATTCCTAATAAATTTAAAACTCCTGGAGAAGTAGTCTGGCCAAATAAACCATAATAACTCTTAAAAAATAATTCAAATTAGATAAATAAAATAAGACATGAAAAATCCTCTTTCTGATATCTACGATCAAATCCTTCTCAACGAAGCTGAAAAACACGCTTTACAAAATCCTTCTCATGATGAAGTTGGCACTCTCAAAGCCAAGCAAGATCTCTTTGGTACTAAGCCAAAGGTAGTAGAAGGTCCTGAAAAAGCAAAAATGAAGCAAGGTCCTGCTTACGAAGAAACCACAGGTTCTGCTTCAAAACCAACTGCTACAAAATCCTCAATGCCACATTCAGCTCCTGCTAAAGAAACAAAAGCAGAAGAAGGCAAAGAAATGAAAGATACTGAAGTAGATCCAACTAAGGATGAAGAAGAGGAAAAAGAAGAAAAAGTTAAAAAAGAAAGTTTTACTATGAGCGCATTCGAAACATTATTCAAAAAAACCCTTAACGAAGAACTCGAAGAAGAAATGGCCGCTACTCCAGAAATGGAAGCTGGTGACGAAGAACTCGAGCTCGGTGACGAAATGGAAGACGAAATGGAAGAAACCGAAGAAGAGGAAGGCGATCTCCTCTCCGATCTCAAAGAACTTCAAGACAAACTCTCATCAATTCTCTCCAAGCTCGAAGACGCTGGTGAAGAAAACATGGAAGAAGGTGACGAAGAGTACTCAGAAGAAGACTTCGACGAAGAATTTTCTGAGGAAGAAGGCGAAGAAGAGTCTCCGATGAAAGAATCAATAGATAAGCCCAAAGCTCTTGGCGACAAGAAAAAGAAGCTAATGGCAAAGGCTAACAAAATCGGTCGTCTCCATCCTAAAGGTGGCAAGGCCCACACCGGCAAAGTTTCATCGTCCCCTGAACCAAAAGCTCTCGGTGACAAGAAAGCCCACCTCCAAAAAGGCAAGCCTGAAGTCAAATCAACTGTCAAAAAAGGCGACTTTATCAAATAAGTCTAAGATTTCATAACTAAAGAAAAGGCTCCTTCGGGAGCCTTTTTTCTTGCAAAATTTTAATAAGTAGTTTTATGTCATTTCCTTTGTTTGAAAAAAAATATGCTGACTATCTAACAGTATACAAAATTCCCATTGGACCGAATCAATTAGATCCTACCGTCTTTTATTTTTCAGAAACTGGGGAACCGCCAATGCTTTTACCAGCAATCCATGCACAAATTACTTCGGACTTGGAACAATTTACTAGCGGCCAACCCCAAAGAGTAAAAAATTATTATTTGGTAGGAAATGCTTGTAATCCTGGTTCTAAAAGTAAAAAGTCAGAACTAATCGTTCTCATTGAATTAAACAAGAACTTAATGGACGTTGATGTTGATGGACTCCTTGCAGAAGAAATTATGAAGCTTGCAAAGGCTTTGAGTAATAGACTTGCTGTAGGAACAGTAAGAAAGATTGTTTATATGCCAACTGTTCGTCCGATTGACAAAGACAGGTACGAAGGAATTTATGAAATTCCTAGATTTCAATGGCTAAAGACACCTAACGGATTAAGATGCTAACAACTTCAACAGACAAGATCCGTTTCTTAAACAAACGGAACAACGCTAATGAGCGGGAAAACTACTCAAAATGGTGGAAGGAACAAATTGAGCAGTATGGAACGTCTGTTACCTACTATACAAACGGTTATACAATAAGTTCTCACAATTTTCTTTATGGGGAAGATCCTACTTCCAGATTCGGAAAAGTAGAAAATTTGATCATAATGACCGATATTACAAACGATTCATTAATGCTTTCTAAGTTCGGCATTATGGCTGATTGTGATATGACAGCAGTTGTTCATATTTCTTCATTTTATGAAAAGATTGGCTGTGGTTTTGAACCAAAAGCTGGAGATCTCATTCAATTAACGGAATATGCTGCTGACAGGCCCGGAGGAAGATCAGCACCGATTTATGAAATAACTGAAAGGGATGATGAATACCTTCCGATGACTAATGCTTTGATGGGCCACTATGTATGGTACATGAAGTGCAAACGTTATGAGTATTCGTTTGAGCCCGGTGTTGAAACTGGTCCGAACAACAAGCAAATTTCTGACGGAGGGGATTATGGACGTTTTGCAGGAGGTGAAAACCCAGAAGAGCTCTTCCAACCATATCCAGACTCTGTACAAAACTCTGCAAAGTGTATATACGATTATTATTCAGAGGATCCTGCAGGTTTAAACGCCAATCCAAACCATTTTGTTCCACCAGAGCCTCCAACATGCCCAGAAGGCTTGACTGTGACTAGTTTGAGTGCTGTTCCAGGACCGTATGCAAAACAAGCTTTATTTACTCAGAACGAACTTGATATATTAACACAATTTGCTTCGCTGACTGCAGGAATTCCGGACTTGAATGCAACACAGCTTGAGCAAATTTACATGCTTGATCAAAAGAATAATGTTATGTTGCGTACTTTAATATCTGATGTAAGCGGCACAAAAACATTCATGATTCAAACCAGTGGTAAGGAAGAAGATGATATCATCTATACTACAAACCAACCATTTATTAACTTGACTGATGTATACGAAGGAGGATTCGTCTAATGAAAAATAAATCAGCAATTTATGGCTATTATGGAGGAGTTACGAACGCAAATCACTATGTTCCTCCACCAAGTGTTCCATTTACTCCTCAACCAGCTTCTATTCCATTTTACGAAAACCAAGCTTCTGTAGCTACAGTATTATTAACTTCCGCAAAAGAAACAAGGGAATTCTTTGAGCAAAACAAAGGATCTATTATGCGAAGAACGTTTGTTGGTATTGTTGATGGTCTAGAAGTATACGAAATTAATACTGACGATCACCCAAACGATTTGATTATCTATACTACACCAGTTTCCTCTGTTAACTTGCTAGAGGTAAATATGATGGATGGAGGATACTTCTAATGAGTCAAGACATTTTTAATCGTAGACAGTATACGCAACAGCGACACGAAGCCTTGACAACTTTGCAAAACTTGTCTGCATTGAACGCTAATGCACCTCAAATTTTAATAAGACTCAATATAGATAACGCTCCTAAAGACTTGAGCGAACCAGAATACTTTAAACACGACGATAAAGACACGTTTATTATGGCTACATCAGCTCAGCCAGCAGATGTTATTGGATATTTGTCTCCAAAAAATCTTGTTAATTTGAATGTTCGAGATGGCGGTTATTTTTAAAAATCTTTCTCAAGCCTGATAAAAAGCGGGGTTTCACGGGATCTGGGCTTAAAAAAATAACACAAACTAGATAAGTAATTTAGTTGGCTTTGGAAGTCAACATCTTAGACAAAATAAAATAAACATATGTACAACACAATCCTTATTAAACGTCGTTTGACTGGTGCTGCTGGTGCTCCCGGTGCCCTATCAGGCGGTGAACTTGCATTCAACGAAGTTGATTCAGTATTATACTACGGCTCACAAGCCGGTGTAATACCTATCGGTGGTGAAGGCCATTTTGCGACAATCTCATCGGTTGCTTCGCTTACTGGTGATCTCCAATCACAAATTTCTACTCTTGATTCAAGAGTTACATCTGAAGTTGAAACTCTGAATACAACTATTCAGTCAGTTTCTTCCACTTTGGATGCTAGAATTACTAGCGAAATTGCTGCAGTTATCGACATGGCTCCAGAAGCCCTTAATACTCTTAACGAGTTGGCTTCTGCCCTTGGTGATGATGAAAACTTTGCTTCGAACCTCACAAACACCTTAGCTAGCATTAATAGCACAGTTGTTTCAGTTTCAAGCGATCTTCAAACTCAGATCGACAACTTAGAATCAGGAGCCAACGCTGACGTTGCTGCTCTCTCTGCTGCTATCGACGCAGAAGAAGCTGCTCGTATTGCTGCCGACTCAGCCATTGAAACAACTCTGGCTTCAGTTTCAGCTACTCTTGATTCAGCCATCGACTCTGAAGAAGCTGCTCGTATTGCTGCTGACTCTGCAATCGAAACCACCATGGCTTCGGTTTCAGCTAGTCTTGATTCAAAAATTGATTCAGAAGTTTCGACATTAAACTCAACAGTCGTTTCAGTTTCATCGACTCTCGAAGCAGCAATTGCTGCTGAAGAGGCTGCTCGTATTGCTGCTGATTCTGCTATCGAGTCCACAATGGCTTCTGTTTCAGCAACTCTTGATTCCAAGATTGACTCAGAAGTTACAACTCTTGAAGGCACAATTGCTTCAGAAGTTGCTATATTAAACACAACAGTTGCTTCAGTTTCAAGCAATCTTCAAGGCCAAATTGACAATGTTCTTTCGAACGTTGATCCTGCTGCTCTTGATTCATTGACTGAAATCGTCTCAGCTTTCCAAGCTGCTGACAGCGACCTTAATGGTGCTATCACTTCATTAGCTAACAGTGCTTCAACAAACTTAGCATCTGTTTCAGCTAGTCTTGATTCAAAAATTGATTCAGAAGTTTCAACTCTAAATTCAACAGTTGTTTCTGTTTCTTCAACTCTCGAAGCTGCTATTGCCGCTGAAGAGGCTGCAAGAATTGCTGCTGACTCTGCTCTCGAATCAACAGTTGTTTCCGTTTCTAGCGATCTCCAATCCCAGATTGACGCTATTGACACTAACTCAACTGCTGCAATCGAAGCTCTCTCAGCTGAGCTCAAAGGTGATATTTCAACTGAAGAAGCTGCACGTATTGCTGCAGACTCTGCTATTGAAACCACATTGGCCTCTGTTTCAGCTACACTCGCAAGCGATCTCGCTGCTGGTGACCAAGCTGGTAAAGACTACAGCCATGCTAATTTCCTCCCTCTTTCGGGTGGAGATCTTACTGGCGGAGTTACTGTAACAGGCAACGTCTCAGCTTCCGGCACAATTACTGCTGCTGGTGGGTTGGAAATTGGTGCTGGTGGTGCTGGTGACGCTACATTGTATGTTGGTGGTGGTATGGTTGGTATTGGCACTGAAACTCCTAATGAAGAGTTAACAGTTGTCGGTGACATCTCTGCTACTGGCCAAGTCTTTGTTGCTGAGCCTGTTGCTGCTAATGCTGCTACAACCAAGAGCTACGTTGATGGTCGAGTTTCAAGCCTTTCAGCTTCTGTTGACTCAGAAGTTACTGCTCTTGAAAGCTCAATTGCTTCAGAAGTTGCTACATTGAACTCAACAGTTCAATCTGTTTCTGCTGCTCTTGACTCAAAGATTGATTCAGAAGTAAGCACCCTTAACTCAACAGTAGTTGCAGTTTCTGGTGATCTCCAAGGTCAAATCAACAGCATTCTTAGCAATGTTGACCCTGCTGCCCTTGATTCCTTAACTGAAATTGTAAGTGCCTTCCAAGCTGCTGACGGCGATTTAAACAACGCCATCACCAACCTTGCGAATGCTGCCACTACAGAATTAGCATCTGTTTCAGCTACCCTTGATTCGAAAATCGATTCATTGTCAGCATCTGTTGACTCAGAAGTTGCTGCTCTTGAAAGCTCAATTGCTTCAGAAGTTGCTACCTTAAACTCAACAGTTGCTTCAGTATCTGCAACCCTTGATGCTGCTATTGACGCCGAAGAGTCTGCTCGCGTTTCTGACGTTGCTGCTCTTTCAGCTGCAATCGATTCAAACGCAGCAAGTGCAACCAACTACGTTCACGCTAATTTCCTTCCTCTTTCGGGTGGGGATCTTACTGGCGAACTTACCGTAGCTAGCAACATTTCTGCTTCCGGCACAATTACTGCTGCTGGTGGTTTAGAAATTGGCGGCGGTACCGGTGATGCTACGTTGTTTGTTGATGGCGGATTGGTTGGTATCGGCACTGAAACTCCTAACGAAGAGTTAACAGTTGTTGGTTCAATCTCTGCAACAGAAGACATCTTTGCTCGTAATGGCACATTCACAGGAACATTGAATGTTTCTAACGGTGTTACATTTACCTCAGATCTTTCTGGTAACGGAACATCTTCAACCATTTTTGGATTCGTCCTCGATGGCGGAAGCTTCTAACCTGTAGAAAAAAATTAAACTAATTCCCCATACTGGTCCAAACCCAGTATGGGGTTTTAAAACAAAACTTAAACATTAAATAAACATTATGGCACTTTTAAATATACGATCTGCAGCAAAAGTTAAATTTACATCTACTGGCAAAATGCGAGTAGTTTCCTCTAGCTATGGCTATGGTGGAGGCGGTGGAGGAGGCGGCTTATCGAGCGGTCTTCAGGCTTTTTATAGACTCAGCGACACTTCAGATTCTTCTGGAAACGGAAATACTCTTACCAATAATGGTGGAGTAACTTTCTCTTCTGGAAAGATCGGAAATGCAGCAAATCTACAAGGAAATCAAACACTAGAAGCTCAAATTGCCTCTATTGTAACAGGCTCATCTGGCTCATATTCTTGCTGGATTAATAGAAACGGAATTGAAGAGTTTCCTTTGTGTGTAGTAAAAGCATTCGGAACGTCTGTTTATGCTGATAGTTATACTGGCGGACGTTTGGCTTTTTATCTTCCTTCCACAGGAAATGAACCTTCGAGAAGTTTAGCTTCGAACGTTTGGGTGCATGCTGTTCTTTCTCATGATTCCACAATCGGGGAAGTTAAAATATATGTAGACGGACAGCTCTTTCATACGGAAAACACAGGGGACGCATTTCAAGACTCGAGCTTCGTTTTAGGAGCAGGAGACGGCCAAAATGGAAAAGGATTGGTTGACGCAGTTGGTATCTGGAATAGGGCTCTTACATTAGGAGAAGTTTCTTCTCTTTATAATTCTGGAGCAGGAATCGAATTGTAATTTAAAACAAGGAAAATAAATAAGCCCATGCTTATAATTGTTCCTGTTTCATCTTACGAATTTCAAAAACCTTTAAGTGTCTTAGGTTTCATAAAGAGCCTAAGACACTTCGGTTTATATACGAATCACGAATTGCTTGTCGTGTCTCGTCCTTCTGACAAGCACTTTGCTCGTTCTGTTTTTGATCTAATCAAAGATCAATTTCCTAATAAAGCAAATCTGCATTTGTTTAAACAAGGAGATGGGACAAGTGGCTGGCCACAAGGTCCAAATTGTTATTGGAAATATACAATCGAATATTTAAAAGAAATCGATAACAAGCAGCCATGGTTTTGGATGGAGCTTGATTGTATAGCATTAAAACCAAAATGGGCAGATGTTTTAGAAGAAGCATATCACAAATGTGGCAAACCATGTTTTGGTACTATTCAAAATACAACTACTGTAACAAAAGATGAATATATAATTAATATTGCAGAACACTTGCAAGGAACTGCCGTATATCCTCCAAGAGTCGATGAAATTTGCACTATCTGGCAATATGTTGATCAGCTCCCAACTGCTTTTGATGTCGTTACACAATGGGAAATAATGCCGCATACTGCTGATACAAAACTTATTCAGCAAGGATTCAGAACATTAAATTATAAAATTCACACAAATCCTTATATGATTAAAGGCGAGGATAATGGAGATTTGAATGGAGTAGTAACATATGATGAACCGATCTATCCAGAGGCAGTAGTTCATCACGGTTGTAAAGATACTTCTTTAGCAGATATTGTCACGTGCCCAGAATACAACTACTGGTTAAATGAAACTTGCAATCCAAAAGCGTAAAATACCAGTCTTTTATCATATACCAAAAAATGCAGGAACATATGTTTCTGATTGGATGTTAATGTCCTTTAGGTATTATAGAAGAATTTATACAGATTGGCTAAAAAATTTCTCTCTTAATCAAGATTCTATCAAGTGTTTACAGATTAAAAGCAACGAATTTATAGTTGCAAAATTTTTAATTGGGGATCCAAATTATTTTTGTGAAACTCTTAATGTTTTTGACAAAAAACATTCTAATACAGAATGGGATATTGATATTAATAATTTAAACGAAAATCTGCTAGCAAATGTTTTTTTGTTTGGAATTATTATCGAAGCTCGTGGTTTTAGTTGTAGAGATGAAATAACAAAGCTAGCAAAAAATTATGATTTACATCAGTTTATAATTTTAAGAGAACCGTTTTTAAGAGCACAGTCATTTTACAACTACATTACGTCTGATCTGTCGGCTCATGAACGAACTCACGGAAAGATTAAATCGCTCACGTTTGAGGATTATGTGTTATCAGAAGAACTGGAAGACAGTTGGTTGATTCGTAATCTAAATAACACTAACAATTCAACTCCTATAAACGAAGATTTATATCAACAAACAGTGGAAATGTTAAAACAATTTCACGTGTTTCATATTAAGGAAACGGACAAAGCACTTCAAGAAACGTTTTTAGTATGCTACGGCTTTGATATTGCTCAAATTGAAAGACGCGCTTGGGATACTTTAACAAAAAACGAAACATCAAACAAGAAAATAAATTTCGAACAACTCTCATTAGAAGCACAGACAACATTTAAAAACAGAACGTATTGGGACGAGCTTTTGTTTAAAACATTTATAAGATAAATGTACGACTTAAACAAAAAGATTATTTTTACTCACCCTCCTAAATGCGGAGGTACATCCATTGAAGAGATGTTAGGGTTTTTAAAATTGAGGGAAAAATATCCACAAGTTCATAAGTTTAAACATGGATCTTTAAAAATGCATGTAGACAAGATCAAAACGTTTGGACTTGATCCAGGCGAGTTTTTTAAGTTTTCTGTAATACGTAATCCTTGGGATCGAGCCGTCTCTTTTTACAATCATACTAGGCACAAAGAATATGAATATTTTCTTAAAAGAGCAGATCAATTTAAAATGCCCAAATACGTCAAAGATTCTAAACAAATGACGTTTAAAGAATTTGCTTTTAAATATTTTAAGAAAAATTTTAATTCTGAGCTAACGACCAACCCCTACATGGTATTAGAAGACACGTTTTCTTTGGATTGTGTCATCAAGTTAGAAAACTTAAAAGAAGAATTTTCTTTGATTAAAGACAAGCTACAATTTACTTCAGAGATAGATGTTCCACACTTAAACAATTCGGAGAAATATATAGTTAGAAAAGACTACAAGGATTTTTACGACGAAGAAACAAAAAATTTAATTTATAATCTTTTTGAATGGGACATTAAAACGTTTAAATACACATACTGAAATGAAAATCTATACATATTACGAAAACATTAATTTCCAAAATCAAGATGAGTTGGTTGCTCTTTGGGAGAATTCTTGGAAAGATCACGGGTTTGAGCCAATTGTACTAACAAGGAAGGATGCTGAGAAAGCAGATTTTTATAAAGAATTTGTTGCAGAAACAACCAGACTTCATCAAGAAATTGCAGGAATGCCTTTAAAAAAATATGGTTTAAGTTGCTGGCTTCGATGGTTAGCTTATTCTACTCAGATTGAGGAAAAATTTTATGTAAGCGATTATGATGTGATAAATCACAATTTTAATCCAATCGAACCAGAAAACACATTGCATCTAATGGATAATTGTTGTCCGTGTTTCGCTAGCGGAACCCCATCGCAGTTTTTAACCTTGTGCAAAAAATTTATTAGTGTTACGGAACAAAACATAAAAAAATATATTGAAATGTATAAAGAACGAAAATTCAGACATTTTCATGATCAAGAGTTCTTCTGTTTGTATTATCACGACAAAATAATAGACAAAGACGAAGATATTAAAATGACAAGAGATAGAAATTTTATTTCCGATCCTCCTAGACATGATTTTTGGAACAAACCGCTTGTTCACTATTCCCACTACGCTTGCAAGGAATTTTGCAACAAAACCGATATAAAATTTGATGATGTAGCAAGATGTGACATCATCAAACAATATACGAAATGACCTTTGGAGATTCACCAGTAATCGATAAATTACTATTTGAGGAAATAGACAGTTTGTCTATTGAAAATCAAAATATAAAATTAAGACAAGAACTCGAAGCAATTATATGCGAAAAATATGATTTTATCCAGCATATAATTTTTTTGGAAAGTCAAATCAGCAAGCTGGCAAATTATAATTAACCAATGAAAAAAAAAGATATTATTTTATGGCAACTGCCAAATTGGAGTTGTCGCCAAACATTTTAGATTAAAATTGTCGGATAAATTTGACGTTCAACTTTGCAAGGACTGTGGTTTGAAACCTTTTTGGAACGAACATGGTGTCTTTGCTGTGTGGTCTCCTGAAAACAGAGAAGCTCAAGAAATCTATAAGGACTGTATTCATTCTAAAATTAGAGAGGCTGAGATTTTTGTATTTCAAGATCACTCTGGAACATCAGTAATAGATGAACTCAAAACAACCTACTTACATGATACAATAGCAACCGGTTTAAAAATTTGTATTCCGGATACTCGGTTTTTTGCTCATTTAACAGATGCAAGGCGATTTTCTCCGTACATAGAATACGTTAAAACTAAAGCAAATAATGCCGAAGAAATAATAAACTATCTCCAAAAATCCGAGGATCCTGCTCTTGCTGCAATATTGAAAAATGAATATCCATTTAATCTAAATTATCAAAAATATAGAAACGAAAACAGGCAAAGATATAAAGAAGAATCTGATTTATATGATAATCGGATTAATATGTGTGATTATATAGAAAAAGAATTTCAAAACAAATTATTATGTGTTTCTCATAATCATATGAATGAATGTTATTTTACAGAGACGATAAACAGGTTATACAAAATATTGGACATAGACAGGTCTGTTTATCCTATTGCGAATTTAGAGTATCCAGGGTTCGATAGCGTAGACCCAAGACAGTTTAATTTTTTCACAAAAACGTTTCCTAATTTAGACTACAGAAACTTTAAAGGAAGGGATTTGAAGGTTGAAGATATAGTGTGAATAATAGAATTTATGAAACAGTTTGAATGGGAAGATGACGCTGAATATTGCATGAGAGTTGAAATCTATACTCTTTTTCCTGAATTATACAAACAACATTATGGACATTATGCAGAGGATGATTATGAAAGCACAAGCGACGTTGCAGATTCTGAAGGTTCTGCAGACGAACCTAAAAGCTACCTAAGGGATTTTCACTAGAGCATCAAAACGTTTTATAATATTTTGAGAAAGCTGTTTTATTGCATATATATATTATTAATATCTTTTTGATTTTTATCGTCTACGAGATCACACATTGAGTCTCTAGAATCCAAGCGTTTTTCGTATTCTTCTAAACAATATACAAGAACATCAAACATGTCTGGTATTTAAGTACAAAAGCAATCTCGATACTCGATTGAGGTTTTTGGCGATTTCGTGTTCGTCTTTTCAATTTTTTTCGAGTTCAATGCCTTTTTTATATTTGACTTCGTAATCAATCCCGTCATTAAAGTATTTACATTTTCTGTCTCACATTAATTAGCTTAAATATTTCATGAGAAATTTTTAAATTTTGGGACGAACAATTAATAGAGCTTATCAAAAAAAAGCTAAAACAATTATGCCAAGAAAAATTTTTACAATAACTTCGAAAGACGAGTCACCTAAAACTATTGTGCTGAACTCTCTTTCTTACGAACTTGCATTGGAAGAAGCTCTGAATGAACTCGGTTGGATTATCTCAGAAGATTGTGATGAACCGTACAAAAGTATGTTTCAAGATGAACATATGATGTCTCTCCAGAGTCAAAACTTAAGTAGTTAGATGGAAGAACAAAGAAAGTATTGCACAATTTTAATCAAAAGACGAGTAAGTGGAGCTCCAGGACCTCCTCCAATGCTGCGTCCTGGGGAGTTGGCAGTCAATGAGGTAGGAGGAACTCTTTATATTGGCTCTTCAGAATCTCAAAATCTTTCAGGAAACACCATAACAGACATGGGTACCTTTTAATAAGTATTCCTATGTTTGAAATTTTTAAAAACATTTTTATTAAATCTATTACAACTCAATCTGCGGAGTTGCAAAAAGTAACCACTGTTAAGCCAAAGATTAAGCAGATCAAACAAGAACTTCTGTGTAAATCTGAATTAAAAAGTAATAAATAACTCAGATGTCTGCTCCGTCGACGATTCTTCATAAACGAAATTCCAACAGTGGGGTGGTTCCTGCTACTGCTTCGTTGTCGGCTGGGGAAATTGCAGTCAATACAGCAGACGGAAAACTGTTTACTAAAGCTACTAATAACACGGTTAAAACGTTTTTAAACGCTGAGCAACAACCTTATACTCTTGATGTAAGCCTAAGCTCTTCAAATTATCAATATGGGTCGAATACAGTTACAGGACTTTTAGCAGGAGTTCTGGGAGGAGTAAACAACGACGTCTCTGGAGCCGGTTCAACAGTCATCAATGGATCGGATAATGATATTGAAGCAGACTATGCATTAATAGGAAATGGTTCTAATAACACAATATTGACCGGAGGGGACTTTGGAGCAATTTTAGGAGGCGTCAATAACACATTAAACCATTCCGAGTCGTTTATTCTGGGTTCTAATATTACATCTCATCTTTCCGGGTTCACATATGTTAATAACTTAACAGCTGCTGGAAAGATTTATGGAGACGGTTCAGGGTTAACTGGAATTATTGCTGAAGGAATTGCAGGCCAAGACACTGAAGTCAGAGCTCTTACGTCTGTTTGGCAAGACACTTATACTATTGTTCAAACAAACTCCTCAAATTGGGGAAGTTCTCAACAAACTTTAAAAAAACACGACTACGTCGAATACAGTTCTTATAGTGTTTCTTATTGCGGAAATGCCCCCGTAGGATCTTTAGAAAACGAACCAGCTTGGAATATTTCTAAACTAACATATACAGATGTAGGAACTGTTTCTTCTACACAAACTGTAAACAACGCAAACTGGACAGGCAGGTTAACTGCCATTTATTCTTAATAAAAAATTAAATATCAATATGAATGCATCTACACCAACCATTATAGACGGAGTTGAATATCCAAAATATTGCGCAAATTTATCTATTACTTCTTTTTATAAAAAGGGAGGCAATTTTGAAGCCAATGCTGCTTTAAGGCTAATTCCCACAAGGATCGACGAAGAAGGAAATGTAGTTAAGAAGGATTCTGATTACAAGAGCATTTTGTTAGGAAGTTTAAATACAGCTAGTTTAGAAGAACAGCAAGCCGTTTCACAAATTTATAATGCTATTCAAAACTACATCAACGTAAAGGGACTCTAATACATGGCTAATATAAGAGCAGCACAAACTGGAATTTTTTCGAATACAACAACTTGGGTTGGGGGAGTTGTTCCTACTTCTGTTGATAATGTTTATAGTAACACATATACTGTTACTATCGATACCAATATTACCGTAGCTAAAATTTCTAATATTGCAGAAAATGGAGCCTCTGCTGGTGGAAAGTTTGTGGTTGATAGCAATGTAATAATAAAAGCAAACGTTCAAACAGGTACTACCGTTTGTTTGGAAGTATCAAATGATGCCAGTCCTACCATTAATGGAAACGTCATAGGTGGGACAGCAGCGTTGGGCAGAGCATTGGACAATCTTGGTAATGGAACCGTATCTGTATCAGGAACCGTTACTGGCGGAAATGTAACACTTAACACTACAAACAATACAAACGGACAACACGCCGAAGCAATCAGAAATTCTTCCTCTGGAACAATCAGTTTAACAGGAAACGTTAATGGAGGAATTCAAGCTTATTGTGCTAGCATAGTGAATGTATCTGATGGCAATTTAACTATTACAGGAAATGTCAGTGGTAGCGGAACTAGTGCTACTGCTTATAGTATAAGACACAACAATACTTCATCTACTTATGGAACAATAACGATCGATGGTAATGTGTATGGTTCTTATGGAATTGGAGTATCTTTTCCTTCAAATACACAAGGTAATTTAACAATCAACGGCAATTGTTATGGAGCATCTGATGGAGGAGCTAGTGCAGCATTGAATTTAAACAATGTAACTGGAGACGTAAACATTTACGGAAACGTTGACGGTGGATCTGGAACTGTCTCAAATCAAATTGGAGTAGTATTAGCTGGGAGTTCTGCTGCGAATGTAAACATCGTTGGAAATTGCGTTGGAGGAAGATCAAAATATTTGACAAACAACCTCACCGGAAAACATGCAGTAAACGTCACAGGTTCTAACTCAGTTAACATTACAGGAAATGTTGAGGGCGGTCCGAATACAAGCATTAACAATTGGACACTCGCTGGCACTTCGTATGGTTTAAATATAACTGGAGCTTCAACAGTAAATGTAACTGGAGACACGGATATTATAGATGCTCCTAGTAACGGAGACATAGCCCTGAACAACGCTTCTGCTGTTCTTAATTTTACAGGAAACATATATGACACTCATCCAGCAAATAATGCATCAAATATTACAAACATTACAAATTCAGCCGGAACTTTAAATATTACAGGAAACGTCTATGGCAAAGATCAGAACTTCGCTTCCCCTACAGCTGAGACTAACTACTCAGTAAACCAAACAGGAACGACATCAACTACAACAGTTGTAGGAAACGTTTATGGTGGAATCACAGGCTGTGGAATTCGAGCCGCTGCTGGATCAGTTTATATTAAAAAAGTCATCGGCAATGATTATGGCATAACGGCAGTCGCTGGAGCACAACGAGATGCTTTTGCTGGACTAGCTGCAGGTATAACTGCAAAATTTATTGTCGAAGAGATCGAAGTTGGATCGCAAGGAAACTTTCCAATATCCGGTCCTTTGTTTTTAAACAAAAATATTAATAACGTTCAAATTACATTGAAAGATCCAGACGACTACAACACAACTAGAACTTTAATTGATGCCACATCTGCGACCAATCTATACCCTCTTTCTGGAGATGTAAGATATGGAATTTCATATGCTGGAGGAAATTTAACTGGAAGTTGTTATGTTCCTTCTGCAAGTTCTGTTAGTTATAACATCCCTGTAGATAATACTACAGGTCAAGCTATTTTAAGTATTGATAGTCTTCTTAACTTCGATGTTACAGAAATTGGTTCGAATTCTATTTGGAAGAGACTTAAAAATTGTTCGACAGTAGCGTCCGTAGGAGCTCAGCTTACAGAGCTGTCTTAAAGTTCGTAACCTTCTTCTATTGATTGATAATCGATTACGGAATCAACCTTAAAAGATCGGAACGAATCTTTCTCTAGATCCCAAACGGCTAGCGTTTCATCATTCTGTTTTTTAACACGCTCTGTCTTTTTCTCATAAATTGGAACAAGGTCTTCTTGAAGGGTGCATTTCATTACTCGTTCTGTTCCGTCTTTCTTTTTAAAGGTAATTTGAACAACTTTGCGCTTAAGGAGGTCTTTTAGTGTGTCTTTGTTTGTAGGCATGAGTAAATATTACACTTCATTTGATGAAAATCAAGGAATTTTATATAAATAAGCTATATGGCCTTAACTCCTGTTTTAACTGCTACACCGACTGCTCCTCCAACATACAACGTTGGAATGGCTGAAACTTTTTCTTGGGTTCCTGTAGAAGGAGCCAACCGACCTCTTTATGCTAGAGCAACATATTTAGCAAATGCTAGCGATATTTCTTTGTCAGCTGGAAGTGTTACTGTTGATACTTCTGCTTTAGAAAATTTAGCAACAGGAACAAATACATTATTGGATGAGCTTACTTCTATACAAGTTGATAAACAAAACCAAATCATTACTCTTCTTCATTCAATTACCAGTTCTGCGATCGAAGTAGATTTAAACACTGATCAATTAGAAGTTAGTGTAGATGGAGTAGAAAGTTTGCTTCACGATTTGTCGGCTAAATTAAACAGTCAATTAGGTCAGTCAGGATTTGTCTTTGTACAACCAACAGACGGAGTTGTTAATGGACAATTTACTACAATACAAGTTGTTTCATCGTGTAGGCTAGCAACTCTTTCTGCTACAAACTCTACAACGACAGGACTAACGAATTATGAATTGCCTTTGAACTTTACGTTTAATGGTCCCATTACTTCTTTGAGTCTGACCTATGGAGCAGTCATAGTTTACAAACTTTAAGCCATGCCTAAACTGAGTCTAGGATTAGATTTAGCTGCCAGATCAATTGGAAATCTCATACCATGGACTCCAAGCAATATGTCAACGGTTTTTTGGTATGATGCTTCTGACCTTTCCACAATCACAGCTATAGGCAACCAAGTTACCCAGATGCTTGATAAGTCAGGGAATGGATGGACGGTGGCTCCACTAACCGTTGGTAAGATTGGCCCGAATACAGGGACAAGGACACTCAATGGGTTGAATGTTCTGGAGTGGACAAAGACAACATTATCCTCAAATCAAATTCTCGAAAACAATACATTCACGCAAGCTCAACCATTCTGTATTGCTGGAATAGTGCGGTTTGATGATGATGCGTTGGAAGATCAAGATTTCTTTTTTTCTGGAACAGAGACAGTGAGTCCGCGAATTGCTGTTAGGAGAACTCTAACATCAGACACTTTTCAGATTTTAACTAACACGACAAGCATTCAAACACCAGACGGAACAGCGGTAGAAAATAACAATTATCTTACTTCGTTTTACTTTAATTCAACAGCATCAACGATTCGTGTTAATGGGACGCAACTAGTTTCAGGAAGCATAGCAAACAATTCGTTTACTTCATTAAATATCGGCGGCAACTATAACGAAGATCAATCGCTTGATGGATTTATTGCCGAACTCATAGCTTTCTCTAATCCGATAGATCAAGAAATGGTAGAAGGTTATCTTGCATGGAAATGGAACTTGGTAGAAAACTTGTCAGTCGGTCATCGCTTTAAAACATCAGTTCCTTACGTTTAAGTATATGTATTATGCAACTTAACGATTCTACATATATAAGCTATGGAGGAACGCCAGCAAAAGAAGCCTGGCTTAATGGAACGCTTGTTTGGAAGCTATCCTCGTATGGTTGGATTGAAAAAAACTTAGCAACCGGGCCTTGGAGCGAAGTCGTTTATGGACCAACGAATACTCTTGTAGTAGCTGGATTTAACAGATACAGTTACTCAACTGACAACGGAAATACTTGGGCGACTCCTATAAATCCGATAAATCCAGCAGTAGGTTCAGAATTTTACAATGCTATAGCATGGGGTAACAACATATGGGTTATGCTTGAAACTCAATTTGCTTCAATATCTGGCACTATAAATTATTATACTTCTGTTGATATTTTAACAGGATGGACAGTAGGCACTATTAGTCCCGCTGTTACTTCCTTAGAAACAAGCGATTGTCAATACAGTTCATATCACGGAAGATATATAGCCATTGGTTCAAAAAATGGAAGATATACAAATCAGTTGTGTGGTATGTACTCCGCTGACGGCGTTAATTGGCTATCTGCTGGGTTTTTGGTAAACAGTGTTCCTAACTCAAATAATCAAGGATATACAGGCAATCTCGCTGAAGGTTCTCAAATGCCTAATCATAGATTAGTTGCTTGTGGATCGGCAGGAGATCATAAGTTTGGATATTCAAACGATGGAGGAAGTTTGTGGAATAGAGGCAATTATGCAGTAGGTAATTCTCCTCTTGGTCAAAATTTGCAAACTGGTCATGCATGGACACAAGTTGCTTACGGTTATGACGGAAGTGTCAACTTGCCGTTAAGTGGCAGATATGTTGCTGTTTGTGGTTCAGGTTCAACATCAACATTTCAATTTGCTTACTCTAATGACGGAATTGGTTGGTATGGCGTTTCTTATACTTCCCCTAATCTAAAGCGCAATTGGAATTCAGTTACGTATAACAATGGATATTTTGTCGCTATAGATGTAAACTATCAAGCAATGTCAAAAGATGGAATAAGCTGGGTCGCTTTCGCAAACGTACCTACTACTGTAGCAATCAGCGACGTGACTGTTGCTAATAACAGATTTGTTGGAGTAAAAAACAATCAAGCTGGTGGCAATAATGCTATCGTTGCTGATTTTTTCTAACGAGCCTTCAATCTTCCTTTTGTAGAAATCTTTATAGATTTTGGATCAGTTTCTTCTGATGGTTCTTGTATCTCTTCTTTTAATATAGAACCTTTTGTAGCTACATTGAATGCTAAAACCAAAGAAACGGCTAAAGGATCGAATACACAAATTAATATTGCTATAAACACCATTACAATCGTGTCTACAGGTTTATTAAGAGCACTTGCTACAAACATGAACGTTCCGATATCTTTTGCTTTACTCACTTCTTGTTTTAATAAAATTACTTCATTATCTTTTTGAAATCTTTGTTCTCTTAGATTTTGTAGTTTGTCAGATATTGTTTTGACTTCTTCGTTTGCTTTTTCAATTGCAGCATATGCTTGTTCTCTTGGAGCTTTATAGTTTCCGGCTTGTTGAACTCTTTGTTCTTGTGTTATTCTAATTTCATTAAGAGTTTCAGTGCGTTTGTTTAATTGTTCTATCTCCGTATCTAAAGCTGCTTTCTGTGTTTCGATTAATTGCATTTTTGTATCAATTTGTTCGAACTTTCCAGAGTTTACTTGATAAGCTGAAGAAAGATAACCAAATACACCAATTGATGTTATTCCCATTAAAATCAATACAGCAATACACAAATATGCTTTAAGCCACCACGTGGTATTGTTCCAATAACGGTAAAGGTATGAAGTAGCAACAAGCTTTCCTAATTCCAAAGAGCTAGCCATTATTGCTACTTGTAAAAAGCTTCCTGAAAAAAGCATTGCAATGCCCAATACAGAAAAGTACGCAGCACAGCCTGCAACAAAAAGAGCACAAAAACCAAGGATTAAAGTAAAAATCATACTTCAATACTTATAGAATTTGTTTATTCTCCTACTATATCAGCAAGGGCTCCAATGTAAGGAATCAAATCTACAGCAGTGTCTTTCTTGTAGCCTCCAGCAAATCTTGAATACTTTTGATCGCAAAACGAAGCCAAGGCAATTGCTTTTAAGGCATTTTCGTCTAATTGTTTGTCCGTATACTTCTGAACGATAGCCTTCGTCAAATGCCAACATCCGTCTTTTCCCCAAGTGTCAGCATACTGCGAACCACGCTCTTGCATGGTCTTTGCAACCTCTTTGATTGTGTTGGTTGCGTGATTAATAAATTCGTTTGTCATCGGGCCAGCCAGTTAACTCCTTGGGAACATTCTGTTACATCAAACCAAATTGCGTGTCCTGTGTTATTTGCTTCATTGATTAAAAATCCTCTCAGCTTTCTTGGAGTAGAAGAATAATGAGTAACCTTTTCTTCAATTAGTTCCTTTGAAACATAATACTCTTTTCCTTCAAATTGCTTTTGAATTGCACGACGAAGGAAGTCTTGTAGATCTCCTTTTCCTACTTGTTCTGGCTTGACCTGATAGATGATAGGTTGACTCATATCAATTATCTTACAATAAATTTTGAATAAATCAATACCAAAGTTCTGAACAAGAAACAGAAACTTCTCTGACAAGCTGCAATGCGGTCTTGATCTTATACTTCAGTGACTTCAAACGTCTTTTTCTTGCTGGAGTATTATTAATAGGATTTCGTTCAGCAGCTTCAAGCTTTTTAAGAATTAAATCAAGTTTGTCATAAGATACTGCAATTTCTTGATCAAAATTTTCAAGAGGAAAAGGCATTGGCATCTGAGCCTTTGGAGTCAAGGCATCAGGATTTACCGAATTGAAAATTGTATAATCCTTTATTGATTTCATTCGTATTTTCCGGTTTTTTGTTTGTTTGCCAAAATTTGATAAATGTTCTTGCCTTTTTCTTTCAAAGTTCTAAAGATAGCAAATAACGCATTGTTTTCAGTTCGAGGTACCAATGCATCGACATCTCCAAGAACAGACGGCTTTAGATTGTTAAGTCCTGAAAGATTTACAGGCCCTTGAAGAGCAATTTCGTGAATAACTGCTTCAAGCTCATCATTTGTTCTCAACGCATTTTCTGGTCTCGTGCCATAATTTAGTTCTCCTAAAAATCGAGTTTGTAGTCCTTTAAGGTCAGTTTGAGCTTGTTCTTTTTCTTGTGTATCTTTAGTCGTTTGCCTAATTTTTCTTGCTCGATTAGCCTCATCAGCAATCTCTTTATAATATTCTGTTCTTGCTTCAAAGAGCAACGTTTCTTCTATAACCGATTCACATAATGAAATAAAGTCAATGTCCGACATGTAGTTATTTATCTTTCGCGCCAAATAAACCAATCAAGGCTGCTCTCCACAAACGAATTTGTAATTTAGCGCTAGCCCAATGTATCAAAAATGAAGACTTCATTGTTTTATAGTTTTTTGTGCTTACGAACATTTCGAGTTCTTCGTTTGTGTACTGTGGAGTTTTTGTTGAATTGGGTTCCATTATGAAGATTATCAATCACGAACACCAACGTGTAAAAGCATATTTGGCTTCTCTTAAAGCATCGCAAATGGTTACATACTGAGAACGAAACCAGGTACGGATAGGATGTTTCCGCTTAGCTTTACGCCAGTCATCTAAGCTAAATTCTTTTTGTTTAAGAAGATCTTCGTAATACAGTACCGGTTCTTGTTGTTTTTTGACCAGACTTAATGTTGCAGTAATTTTTTGATTTTTCATTTTATGTTACTTTGAACTCGACCGATCCTGAATTCTCTATAGGAATCTTCACTGATTCGATTGGACTGGTCAACGTTGTAGCCATGAACTGCATCGAAATTCCATTAACTTGATTGCAGCTCTCACATTTGAAGGTGTTACGCTGATTTAGTTGCACTGGAGTTGTATTATACTGCTGGCAATATGCACATGATACTTTTATGGTAAATTTAGACAATTGTTCGAGTGCTTCAGCCTCAGCTTGTTGCAATTGAATATTATCTCGTTGAAGTAGATGGGAATTGACAGCAATGAATCCAATAATCTGGAGGAGCATTGTAACCCAAAACCATCCCCAGAATGTACCAGCAATAGCACTTCCCGCAAATCCAAATAAGGTTGAAAATAAGGCAGTTAATCCTAATGAAATTCCTATTATGATTGATGTTTGTTTAAGCATTGATTTCTTGTTCTGTAACTTTATTGTAAAGCTGATCTGTCATACAATCAACATATTTAAGAAGATCCAAAGGCTTTAGATCGAAGTCATTAAAATCAATCTTCTTCTCTTCGCACTTTTCAGCAACAATATCTACAGCATCTTTGAGGGAAGCCCATCGACACAAAGTATACACGGAAATGCCGTCAAGAGTAATTGTAGTTTTTGGATATTGGTTCTGTTTGTTTTTTCGTTTTGTCATACTTCCTATAATATCAATTTGTTGGTTGGACAGCACAACATTTATTTGTAGAAAGTTCCAACGATTCATTATAAACATCTTCCGGAAGTTGCTCCACAAATTCCAACATTCCGGACTTAACAGACTTTGTAAAGTCTTCTATTGTTAGACGAAACAAATCTCCTCCAGGAACATAAACAAATTCATAATAGTCTTTATGTGATTCTTTAAAAATAATGAAGTCACCACATCTGAGACTTGTCCACGCAAAGATTGCTCTTGGTGGAGGTTGAAGGTTTAAATTAGTTTTTTTCTTTTTGAACACTTAAATAACTTAGAAAAAATTTATAGTTTATCAAGTGGAAGATTTTCGATAATTAATACAAATGTCAATTCATCGCGCATATACCAATAATGGCGGCGTGCCACCTTCCGGAAACGTTTCTGGAGCTAAACAAGGAGCTGGTGTTCCTCAAAGCCCTCTCCTTAGTTCGTTTGTTTCAAGACTTCCTTTTGCTTATCAGATCATTGACGCTATGGTCAGAAGCAATCCTAAGTTTTATACTTTCAAGGATCAAGCTTCTTTAAAAGATCAGATGTTGCAAGATCAGAGCGTGTTTCTTGCTCAGCCAAACGTTGACAATTATTCAACCGGCACCCCTGGATCGTTTGGTATTAATAAAGATTATCAAGCCTTTGTTTATGCTTCGTTAGATAAAGACAAAGGCAGACGAATGATGGACTATCGTCGGATGGCAGCTTATGCAGAGCTTGCTGATTGTTTAGATGAAATTTGTGACGAATGTATTGTTAAAGACGATGATGGAAACATCGTGGATTTTGACTTAAAGGGAAATTATTCCAAAACCGTTCAAGATGAAATTAAAAAAGAGTTCAAAAAATTTATTGAAATTTATGATCTAGAAAATACAGGTTGGGAAAAGTTTCGTCAAATGCTTGTTGAAGGGGAATTGTTTTTTGAAAATCTTATTAAAGAAGGAAAAGAAGATTTAGGGGTGCTTGGCTTAATGTCCATTCCTTCCGAGCTCATTAATCCTGTTTTTCATAATGTACAAAACGAATTACTAAAAGGCTTCTTGCTTCAAAAGCCAATTGTTGGACCAACCAATTCAATTAATACTGAAGATCAACAAGAATTGATGTTCTTACAAAAAGCTCAAGTGTCTTACATTCACTCTGGAATGTGGAATGAATTTAAAACATTTAGATTACCTTTCATTGAAAACGCAAAGCGAGCATATAGACAACTTTCTCTTATTGAAGATTCTGTAGTTATCTATCGTTTAGTTAGAGCTCCAGAAAGACTCGTCTTCAAGGTTTATACAGGCAATATGCCTCCTCCAAAGGCTGAATCATATATTAAAGGGCTCATGATGAAGTATTGGTCTAAAAAGACTTATAACAGCATGGAGTCTAGAGTGTCTAATGTTTATGATCCTCAATCGATGTTGGATTCGTATTGGTTTCCTGTTGATGCTCAAGGAAAAGGAACGGATGTTTCCACTCTAGCTTCAGCTGGTAATCTTGGAGAAATAAAAGATCTGGACTACTTCCTTTCTAAATTATATAAAAGCCTGAAAGTTCCCACATCAAGGTTTTTAACTCCTGGTGATCCATTTAAAGATGGAGCTGAAATTACTCGAGATGAATTAAGATTCGCAAGATTTATTATGCGATTGCAGTCTCAATTTGCAATTGGAGTCAAAGAAACTTTTATTACTCACTTAAAACTCAAAGGTCTCTGGAAAGAATGCAAACTTCGCGAACAAGCTCTTTATGTTAAATTTAATGAACCAACTTCGTTCATGGCAATGCGTAATCAGCAATTGCTTCAAATGCGGTTTGACAATTATAATACAGCAACCCAGTCAGAAGCAATTTCTAAATCATTTGCTCAGAAATATTATCTTGATATGTCTGCTGAAACCATGAAGGAAAACAGGGAGTGGCTTAGAAAAGATGCAGCTTTAACTTGGGAAATTGCTAAGATCACTGAAATGGGTCCAAATTTCAGGGAAGCAATGGCTCTTGCTACAGGAGCTGCTCCAGAAAGTGGAGAAGGTGCTGAAGGTATGTTGGGAGCTGGAGGGGGCGGCGGAGGAACTGCAGGAACAGAAGGCATCCCAGAATTTGGCTCAGCAGGAGGAACTCCAGAGGCAGGTGGAGCAGAAGAGGCTCCAGTAACTCCTGAAACTCCAGCTGGAGAAGGAGCAGGAGGAGCTCCAACAACTCCAACAACAGCTCCTGAAACCCCTGCCGTTTAAATTAAATAATCTATATGTCAGTATTACCACCAGGCTATAGAGGAGGAACTACATTAAATCCTCAAGTTACTTCATATGAGGATCTTTCTGTTCGTATTCAACGACAACTTGGAGCCCCATTAGTTAATCTGGAAATCTCTGATGAGCAAATCTACGACAACATAACTGATGCTATAGAATACTTTACTAAATGGGCTGGTTATACCGAAGAATATCTCATTTTTGATTCTAGACTCTATGTCCCTGGAGTTGGAATTAAAGTAGATGATTTGTTCAATAAATCGGATCAATTAATTTCAAAACAAAAGTCACTAGCTAGCTCAACAGCTACTGTTTCAGGATGTGAATGCCCTACTCCAGCTTTAAGTGCTGAGTGGGATGCTTCCAATCCTACGTTGTCTGCTGAATGTACAGCAAAAGATGATCTAGATTACGATTATGACATGGCTTCTTTTCGTAAGGTCATGGATTGTTTTGAATTTTCCAAAGGAGAAGATACAGGTATTAATACTTTGTTTACTTTAGAGCAAGCAATGGCAAGTCAAATATATTCTAGCTATATGATCGGGAACTTTGGTTTTGATCTAATTACTTGGGAAGTTTTAAAAGGATTTATTGACACAAGAAATAAAGTTCTTGCAATGCAGGATCAGTTTAGATTTGATCCAAGAACTCAGTTACTTAGAATTATTCCTGAGCCTCGCGACACTCATACATATCTTGGAGTTGTCGGGTGCTATGTTGAACGGCCAATTAAAGATTTAATCCGCGAACGTTGGGTTCAGAAATATGCTTTAGCTTTGACAAAGATTGCAATTGGGTCGGTTAGAGGTAAATTTGTTGGTACCAACATGTTTGGTGGAGGCACAATCAACTATGCAGATTTCTATCAGCAAGGTCTTAAAGAAAAAGAACTTCTTGAACAAGAGCTGATGAATTCGTATCAGGACAACCTGCCAGCTCAGTTCTTCATAGGAGTTTTGACTGCATTGGCTGTTCCAGCATTCTTATTTGCTCAAAATTTATTAAACGTTTTTTGTTAATTACTCTTATGAACTTCCAACTAATCGTCGAAGAAATTTTAGAAGAAGCAGGCAAATGCACAGGTCCTACGAAAAAAGCTGCTTCTACTCGGAAGGGCAAAAAATGGTCAAAATGTGCCAGACAACCTGATGGTTCTTACAAAAGAATTCACTGGGGTCAAAAAGGAGTAAGAGTAACAGGAAAATCTGGTAATACAAAACGCAAGAAGGCGTTTAAAAAAAGGCATGGTTGTTCTACTGCAAAGCCGGGTAGTCCTCGCGCAGCTGCTTGTGCTGACTGGAGATGATAAATAATACTATGCCATACGTTGTACACAAATCTGGATCTGGTTATAAAGTTTTCAAAAAAGGTTCTTCTAAATCTTTTTCTAAAAAACCCTTAACAAAAGCTAAAGCAAAGGCTCAACAAAAAGCTCTTTATGCTTCTGAAGCTGCTAATGAATCTTTGAATGAATCTGAAGTTAGTTCAAATCTCGAATTTAAATCAGTTATTCCAACAATGGATAAGACTGAAGCTTCTGTATTTTATAAAGTTAAATCCGATCCTGGAGTTGATTTGGTACTTGTTTTTTCTCTTGGGGAATCATCCGAAGATACAGATTATCAATACGGGGCAATTGTTGATAGACATGATGTTAGAGGCCGTCCTAAGAAGTTTGAAAATCCTTCTGCAGAAGACACTGCTAAAATGCTTGCTATTCATGATTTGACTTCCGAAGACGTTGAAATGGCTGGTCAAGATGCTTATGAGCAAATTCACCAACACTTGTCTGCTAAACCTTCTTTAAAAGAACCTTACGAAGAGTCTTTTCAGTTCGAAGCATTATTTGCAAAAATTATTGAATCTTGAAAAAGAATTCAAAATACAGACAAGGAATTTACACGCTCATCAATCCTGAAAAATATAAAGGAAACAACCGCAATGTAACGTACAGAAGTGGTTGGGAGCTTAAAGCAATGCGCTTTTTCGATCTTAATCCTAACGTCTTAGAATGGTCTTCAGAAGAAATAATTATTCCATATCAAAATCCATTGACTGGAAGAATTTCAAGATACTTCGTTGATTTTTATGCGAAGATGAAAGACAAACAAGGGGAGTTTAAAAAATTTCTTATTGAAATTAAACCTCATTCTCAAACTCTTCCTCCAGTTCAAAAGAACAGAAAGACCAAAAGTTTAATTTATCAGCAAGCAGAGTACGTTAAGAATCAAGCAAAATGGCAAGCAGCAGAAAGCTGGAGCAAAAAACATAATTGCCAGTTTGTAATTTTGACTGAAAAGTCGCTTTTTTTGTAGACTTGTCGATTTTTTATTAATTTAGATAAATAAAGTATAGAGTAATCTTTAAAGTTGGCGCTTTAAAGAAACCAGTCAATCTAAAAACCTGGCTGTCCTCTATAAAATATATTTACAATCTAACAATGATCTCTTCTACAAAATATCTACGGGCTTTTCTAAAGCAAAACCAAATTTTAATAAAATATATCTTTAGCAAAATTGTAATCCTAAATAATCAAGAAGGGAGTGTCTAACGTTGTTATGGGCTATCAGTATTATACGATGGATTGCAAAGTATGCAATAGAATTTGCAAAAATAACAGATCTCTTATAAAACATGTAAGAAGCAGTCATAAAATGTTAGCTAAAGAATATTATGATGCTTTTTATAAAAAAAGTACAGACGGTATTTGTCTATCTTGTTCAGGACCTTCTTATTGGAGTCCTCCAAAAGGGAAATATCTTTCTTATTGCTGTAAAAAGTGTCAAATAAAAGGAATTGAAAAGAAGTACGGAGTTACAAACATAACTAATATATCACCAGAAAAAAGAAAAAATACTTGTTTGGAAAAATACGGTACTGAGTATGTTTGTATGTCTGAACACGCAAAGGACAAATTACATGATTACTGGTCTTCAATCACAGAAGAGGAATTAAAGCAAAGAGAACAAAAAACAAAGAAAACATGCAAAGAGCGTTATGGAGTAGATGTATACTCAAAAACATCTGAATTTCGAGAAAAATTTTCTGCTACAATGCTAGACAAATATGGTGTAAAACATGCTCTTCAACATCAACCTTTTTTAAAAAATCAAAAAGCTTCTTTGTCTTCTACAAAAAGTTATACATTACCTTCAGGAAAAATAATACTAATTCAAGGATATGAACCTCAGTTTTTGGATTTTGTTTTTAAGGAAAATTTATTAGAAGAAAATGAAATTTTGCATGAACCGTTTGCAATTGATTATAAAGACGAAAGCGGGTCCAACAGAAAATATTATCCAGATTTTTATGTTCCAAAATTAAATTTGATAGTTGAAATTAAATCCGGGTATACCGAACAGCAAGATAAACAAACAGAAAATAAAAAACAGGCTTGTTTACAACACGGGTATCAATACATCAGAGTAGTTGATAACAACTTTTTAGAATTTAAAAACCTTTTTATTTAACAGAAAAGCAATTAAGCAGTTAGGGCTTTTTTGGCCAAACTACTTCTTCCGGAGTTTTAAAAGTAGTTGGAATGTCTCTTAGAGCTTGTCTGTAGGTTAGCCAAGCTTCTTTAGAAGGCTTTGGAGTAGCGTCTCCTGCTACAGACCAATCGGAGTCTTTTAGAAGAGCATCTCTTTGAGATCTAATTTGTTCCCAAGTAGGAGCAGGAGCAACATAAGGAACGAGTTCTGCTTCTCCTTTTTCAAGTTCTTGGAGGAATTGGATATAATCCCAATGATCTGTTTTTTTAGGAATACATCTTTTGCCTAACTTTATTTTATATTCATTTATGTCGTAATAAGTTTTCATTATTTTATAAAATAACCTAACACCCCTACACTGAATGTGTACTTCGGTGAGGAAGCGGTTGAGTTTTTATTGTGATATAAGTAAGCTTGAAAAGTTTTTGTGCTGTAATTAAAGATTATAGGAAATACTGCTGTTTCATTTGCTTCTATGGTATATGTTAGAGTTTCTGTTGAAAGTCCAAGTCTCCAAGGATCTGAACTATTTTTTCTAAAATACAAATTGACACCTCCAGTGGTTGAACTATCGTTTGTGTTGCAGTTTATTTCAACTTTAATTAAAGCCACGTAGGCATTAGACGGAGGCGTCAAAGTAGCTGTCTGTGTTGCACCTGTAAAGTCCGTACTATTAGTTGGTCCAGTAACCGAATAGTTAATTACATTTATACCATCTACTCCGCAGTTAGTAGTAGTTACGGGATCAAATACAGGAACAAAAATAAAACCATTTTGAATTCCTGCACTTAAAGTCCTCGTAGAAGCATTCCAGTCTAAATCAATAGTAGAGCTATCTACAACATTAAAAGCAGAAGCTTCTTTAACAGCTGTAGAAACATCAGCAGAAAGAGTTCTTGTAGAAGCATTCCAATTCAAGTCAATAGTAGAGCTATCCACTACATTAAAAGCAGAAGCTTCTTTAACAGCTGTAGAAACATCTGCAGAAAGAGTCCTAGTAGTGCTATCCCAATTTAAATTTATTGTTGGACTATCTGCTACATTAAAGTTTGTGGGAGTTAAAAGCTCTGATCCAGCAATCTTTCTTGTAAATGATCCACGAGCTACTGGAAAAGCATCTGTTGGTTGAAGAGCTCCTCCGTCTTGTAATTGGGAAATTTTTACTCCAGCCATGATGTTATTTATTAGGAACCTTTGGCCAGACTACTTCTTCAGGAGTTTTAAAAGTGCTAGGAATGTCTCTTAGAGTCTGACGATAAGCTAGCCATGCTTCTTTGGAAGGCTTTGGATTAGCATCTCCTGCAACAGCCCAATCAGAGTCTTTTAATAAACCATCTCTTTTTGCTCTAATCTGTTCCCAAGTAGGAGCAGGAGGAACATAAGGAATTAATTTAGCATTTCCTTCTGTTACTTCTTGCAGGAATTGAGCATAGTGTCTGTTAGAGGGATCTTTTGGAATCCAAAGACCTTCAAAATGAATTGTAGAATCGTGATCAATATAAGTTTTCATAAGATTAGAGTTCTGCATCTGCTGTCCAGTTCCCGCCTACAGAATGGTTAACAGGAACATTATTCATTCTTGCCATAAAGCCATTAGAGCCAATATGTTGGGCTAGCACGTCTCGTGTTGTCGAGCCATCGCCTAACGTGTAATCGTACCATCTGTTTATGACGTTAAGTGCGTGAGGGGAATACAAAGAAACTTGAGGCTTAGCCCTCATGGTAACTTTGAATTCGACAGAATTAAAATCCCCGTTTGCTGCATTGTATGTGGACCTCCAATTTACAATACCATCGCTACTAATAGCCCCAACGGGCACTTCTAAAGGATAACTTTTAGAATAATACCTCTGACACAAAGCCAACTCTGTTCCAATTGGTCTGTATTCAAAAGCAGTAGAAACGTTTCCTTTTTCAAGCTGAGGCAATGAAAAAGTTCCGCTAGAAAATCTTACAGTAACGTTTGATCCTCCTGTTAAAGAAAACGTTGCTCCTTTTGTTCTTGCTGTTCCATTTACTGCAGCAGTAGCTGTTCCAGTCCAGTTTAAAACATAAGTTCCACTTTCTACATTCAATCCTTCTACTACCTGCTCTACTCCTCCTGCAGGAGCTGTAAAAGTAACTATGTTCTGGGATGTAGAAAATACTAAATTCTGGCCAGAGGTAACTACTCTCCAACGATCTACTGTATATTGATTTGCTTGAGTAGTGGCTGTTCCAGAGATGTAGCCTCTTTGATTAATAAGACCTTGAGCGTTGATAAGTTTGTTTCTAAAACAAAAAGAACCAATTACTTCTGCACTCAGAGTCCTTGTAGAAGCATTCCAATCTAAATCAATAGTTGGACTACCTACTACATTAAAAGCAGAAGCATTTCTAACAGCTGTAGAAACATCTGCAGAAAGAGTCCTAGTAGAAGCATTCCAATCTAAATCAATAGTAGGACTATCAACTACATTCACAGAAGCTTCAGGAATATTAGCAGCAGCGCACAAAGTCCTTGTAGAAGTATCAAAAGTCAAATCAACCGTTGAACTGTTTCCTACATTAAAAAGATCCGAAACAATTCTTCCAGCATTTACTTTATATGTATAGCCAGTTGCACCAGATCCTCTTGCAACAGGAACTTGATCTGTTGGTTGAACGGGTGATCCGTCACTTAGTTCTGAAATTCTTGTAGGTCCAGCCATGATGTTATTTATTCAACCACTTCTACAACAGAAGCAGGAATTCCTACAAACAATCCACCATATACTGGAAAGTTTGCGTTGTAGTGGACAATGCCGTTTCTAATCTCAGTTGCTGTGATAACACCAGTTTCGCCTTTAAGAGCATCGGCTACAAAATCCCAACGCTCATCGTTTGTTTTTTTGATAATAAGTTTCATATTAAGCTAGTGTATAAAGGATTGTAATAATTGCTTCGTTTGCTACAGTTGCTGTTGTGTTTGTATCGGCTATTCCTTTAGTTACCACATACCCAATTCCGTTTGATGCTAAAAATCCATTGGCAGGTAAGATATAAGCTGAATTTTCGTAAATAGTATATTGGTAGTGGGTCAGAATTGGAGTATCGACCGACGGAACCGGCAAGCTACTTTTGTTGTATATTTTTAAATATGTGTTTTCTGATGATGCAATACTTTTTTGTAAATACACGGACTTGATATATGCAGGAGATGCAGTAACAACAGTTGCATTCGTGGAGGCTGTTGTAAATGCTCTATGAATTAGAAGAGTATCGTTACTTGCTGCCAGTGAGGGGGAATCATAAATACATTGCAATTGATCCCCAGAAGAATGAGCAGAGGTGTCTACCTTTAAAGTCATTACTTTTGTTCCACTGTTCCAACTAAAATATCCAGTTGGTTGTTTTCCGGTAGCATAAAGAAGGGTTCCTCTGGTCTGATTCAATACTGCTAAAAGGCCATTGATTTGAAATCCGTTAATAGCTGAAAAGTTAAGAGTTCCGACGTTTGCAGCACCTGGTGTGAAAGTTGGGTTTGTAGAAAGTATAGATTTCATATATTAATTTATCCAAAAATTATTGCATCTGTAATAGTGTCAACATCTGCACTTAGTGTTCTTGTCATAGAATCAAAGGTAAGATCTACTGAAGAGCTATCAATTACATTAAAGTTACAAACAGCACTTGAAAGAGCTGCAAAGTTTCCATTGATAGAGGACAAAGAATTTCCCATGCACTCTTTGCTGGAAATGAATTTTAAATCAACACAAGACATAAAGTTATTTACTGAGGTTTATTTGGCCAAACTACTTCTTCAGGAGTTTTAAAAGTACTTGGAAGATCTCTAAGAGCTTGACGATAACTTAACCAAGCTTCTTTGGTCTTAACAACAGCATCGGTAAGGCCAACCCAATCAGATTCTTTAAGAAGAGCATCTCTTTTTTGTCTAACAGAATCCATCGTAGTAGAAATTCCTTGTTGTTCTTTTAAGAGTCTTTCACATTCCTCAAATATTTGCTTTTCAGTAACATTTGTTCCTTTGATATGTTCTTGCCAGAAAGCAGCGTTTCCGATTGGATGACCGAGATTTGATAAGGCTGCTCCTAAAATTGTTTCGATATGAGCTTGTGTGATCATATTAACCTACTTTCCAGAGTTTGATTGTTGTTCGTTGGTCAGCATTTGCTGTCGAGTTTGTAAAACTGGCCTGGTATCCACAAGAATGAATTATGATGCTTGTTGTGGGAATTAATCTAAGGTCTATGATCGATTCAGCTGCAATAGTAAATTGCCCTTTTAATCCGAAAATCGGACCATCCAAACCTGAATAAATTGACCTGCCTCTACGTGTTATCCAATTAGATGAATTGTTGTTCCAAATACCGATTATTACTCCTGGATTAATTGAATTTAATACTGCTACTATGTTCGTGTCGATGTCGTACTGATATGTTCCTGCAGAAAGAGTAATTTGACTAGAAGCTAAAGATCCAAAGTTTCCAGAGTCAGCTACTTCTGTATTTAGTGTTAATACAGCACTGGTGTTTGCTGTAATAGTTTGACCAGCAGCATTAGGAGCAGTCACCCAAGCATACTCCAAATAAGGATAATTTCCAATGTTTTGCATATTTGTACTTAGTGTGTTGATAAGAGTAAGCAAATCAGAAGATGATGGTCCTCCACTAAGGTCACAAACAGCTGCAGAAAGAGCTGCAAAGTTTCCATTAATCGAAGATAAAGAATTACCTATACACTCTTCATTTGAAATATATGCTAGATCAACACAGGACATAGTTTTATTTATGCAAGGCAGTCGGTTAAGAAAACATCATTTGTTTCTTGTTGATCAATTGATGTTACTCCATCTTCTTCTAAAGCAATATAACAGAAATCAATTTCAACGCAAGGAGCTTGAATTCTGTAATCATTATCAGTAACTGGATTTAATAATTCTAAAAGAATTTCGTCGTCTGTCAATTCTTCTACAGGGTCTGGAGCTTCATACTTCCATTTTTTGTTATATGTTCCAGAGCACTCTGCATCCTTCCATTTAACCATTGTTGTTGAATTGTCTGTACACTCTCTTGCTTTCCATTGCCACTCTAGATTATGTTTTTCAAAACAAATTAATGGTCTTTCTTTCCATGTTTTAGCATAAGAAGCAGAACATTTTGTATCTTTCCATTTTGTTTGTACAAGGGAAGCACACTTTCTTTCCTTCCATGACCAATCTAAGTTATAATCTCCAAAGCAGTCAATCCATTGTTTTGCTAAAGACTGATTGTTATTAGTATTCTCCCAAGTAACTACGTCTGAAGAATGGCCACATACATTTGATTCCCAGTTCCAAACTCTCTCGTGTGTTCCATAACAAGGATCAGAAGCATTTGATGTCAGATTTCCCAACTCTACTGCAAGATAACATTCTTCTGGAGGAGGAGCTTCCGGCTGATCAATAGTCTCGCAAATAGGAACTAAAGGAAAGAACAAACCTTTGTTACCAGTTCCATAAAGAACTTTAGCACTATTTGGAATGTTTTTGATTAAGCAAGACATTATTAAACATATTTAATTATTAAACTTCTTTAATAAGTTCTAACCCAGTTCAAATTGTCAGATTTAAGTATGTTTTCCATAGCCCATAAAGGTTGAAAATTTGTATAATGGAAGCATGCTTTTCTGTCATTTTCATTCAATAAATCGAAACTTGCACATGGCTTTATATGATCTAAATGCCACTCTCCATGATTTTCCCAAGACATACCTTCGATAAACATTTTTTGTATATAGCGTTTAAACTCTTCTATCGAGCATCCTAAAAGCTCTATTGCAGACTCATGTTTAACCATTCCTTTTAATGCTTGATATAAACGAGTACGCAAAGACATTTTAATTCTAACAGCTATGTTGTTGTGATATTGGTGTTTTCTACTTTTTTTGTTATTTTCATAACACTTTTCTTTGTTGAGAAGTCTCCACTTTTTACTGGTCTCTTTGCATTTTTCTAAATTATTTTGTCTCCATGCTTTTCTTCTAATAGAATATCTGTCTTTTTCTTCCTGACTGAGGTTTGAGTAACGAACTTTTGCTAAATTACGTGTCCTAGCTAAATTAGTCTTTCCGTAATTTGTAGAGCATTGCTTGCACATATTTTGCAAGCCGTCTTTTGAGTTCTTTTGTTTATAAAATAAAATAGCGGGTTTTTGTTCTTTGCAACACGAACATGTTTTTGCAAGTACTGCAGGAACATTGTTGTTTACTGCTTTGTACCATTTAGAGTTTGTTTGTTTTGAGCAACTTTTACAATATCTTTGATAACCATCTTTGTTGGCTTTTTCTTTATAAAACTCTGTATACAGCTTTTGTTTGTTACATTTTATACAAATTTTTTCCATACAAATTGTATTTATTTGCAAACAAACAAAGAAAAATATTTATATGTAGATAAATAAAATCAGAAATACTATGGGATTAAAGTTTTTAACTACTGAATTACACGAGGAGCTCGACTTTCTTATTGAAGAAAAAAATACCCAAGAGCCTCAGAAATATTACATCACTGGTCCGTATTGTCTCGCAAACGAAAGAAACCAAAATGGCCGTATCTACAAACTCGATGAAATGAAGAATGAAGTCGAGCGTTATTCAAGTGAGATGATTAAAACTCGTCGTGCAATTGGTGAAATGAACCATCCACAATCAACCGAAGTAAATCCAGTTAATGCTTGCCACCTTGTTACAGAACTCAGACAAAACGGCAATTACTTCATGGGCAAATCTTTAATTCTTGACACTCCCATGGGACAACTTTTAAAGTCCCTCGTCCGTGACAAAATTCAAATGGGCATTTCAACTCGTGGTCTTGGAAATCTTTCTGAGTCAGCTAGTGGAAAAACAGTTTCTAACTTCCATCTTATTTGCCTCGACGTTGTTCACCAACCATCGGTTCAAAACGCAATGCTTGAATCCGTGCTGGAGTCAAAAGAATGGATGATTGGTAATGATGGAAGAATCATTGAAGTCTCCGAAAGAGCCTTTGGTGCCCTTAAAGGATCTCTTGCAAGTCTTCCAAAGCATGAAGCTGATATTTTCTTAAAAGAACAATTAATGGTGTTCATTAATTCTCTTAAATCTGCTAAATAATTTTTATGGAAACAAAAGACATCAAACAATTTATCGTGAATATTGCTGATAAAAATTATAGTAATGCGAATGCTTCTTTGCAGAAGATGATTGAAGTAAAATTAAAAAATCGCATTAAACATTCTTTAACCCAAAAAATTAAACAAAGTTAGATAAATAAAATTACAACCATGATCAAGAATATCCTTAGCGAACAGTTCAAAGACCTGATCACAGACGAAACCCTCTCCACTATCGAAGAGGCCTTCAATCAGGCTGTTGAAGAAAAATCACAAGAAAAGATTCAACTCGAATCTGAAAATCTCAAACAAAAGCTTGATGAAAATTATACAGCCAAGCTCGAACAATTAGTTGAAAAGATCGATACAGATCATACAGCGAAGCTCAAAAAGCTCGTTGAAGCAATTGATACTGACCATGCAGTCAAACTTCAAAAGCTCGTTAAAGGAATTGATCAAAAGCATACAAAGATGCTTGAACAAGTTGTTGAAAAGTATGAAGGACAAATGATTGAAGAAGCAAAAGGCTTCCAAGAGCGTTTGGTAGAAGAGGTTTCTAACTACCTCGACCTTTATATCGACAAGACTGTTCCTACTGAACAAATTTCTGAAGCAGTTGCAAACATTAAAGCTGTAAAGCAACTCAACCAAATTCGTCAAATCATTGGCATCTCGGAAGAGTTTGTTGATGCAGAAGTCAAAGAAGCACTCGTTGATGGCAAAAAGACAATTGATTCTCTTCGCGCTGAACTCAACGAAGCTCTCAAAGAAAACGCTGAGCTTAATCAAAGAGCCAACAAAGCAGAAGCAACAAACATTCTTGAACAAAAGACATCTGACATGCCATCTGCTAAAAAGCAATTTGTCACAAAGCTTCTTGGAAACAAAGCTCCTCAATACATCGAAGAAAACTTCCAATATGTCGTTGAGATGTTTGAAAAAGAAACTCAAGAAGAAGTTGACGAAATTAAAGAATCCGTCAAAAACCAATTCATCAAAGCTCCAAAAGTTGATCGTCCCCAGATCATCGAAGAGCAAAAACAATTCAACAATGAGATTGATCGCGACAGCTCTTCAAGTGAAGGCGTTAGCGGCTATCTGAACGAGATGAAGAAACTTAACAGATTTGCTAAGTAATTCACTCACAATAAAAAGGAAAAACAACCAAAAAACAAAATATTATGGCTAACTTAATGCATATCAATAAAGATTACGCTGAGCAACTCGTCGAAAAATGGACTCCAGTATTGGATTTCAAATCAGACAAAGTTGCTGAGATTACTAACGAAACAACACGTTTAAACACTGCTATCCTCTTGGAAAACCAAGAAAAGTGGTGCTTACGCGAGGGTTCCAATAGCGCTGCTACTGGTGGTGTTTTCGGTACCCATCAAGGTACTGCAACAACATTCTCTGGTGACAACTACGCTTCTGGAGACGCCCGCTTGCCAAAAGTCCTCATTCCAATGATTCGTCGTACCTTCCCCGAGCTCATCACAAATGAGATCGTCGGTGTACAACCAATGACTGGACCTGTTGGTCTTGCCTTTGCAATGCGCTACAAATACGAATCAGACGCTCTTGGCTATTCAGCTCAAGGCGGCGACGGTTCGCTCGGTGGTGCTGGCACAGGTGGCAACACAGCCCTTTCTGACAATAAAGAGCTTGGTTACAACTACCTCAACACAGCCTTCACAGGTGCTTCCTCAGCTGCTCTCTCAGGCAATGCTGAATGGGATAACATCGCTGAAGACGCAGGTGTCGGTGCTTTAATCTCGCAATTCGAGCTTTCCTCGAAAATTCCTCAGATCACTGTTTCGTTTGAAAAGACCGCCGTTGAAGCACTCACTCGTAGATTGGCTGCTAAATGGTCGGTTGAGCTCGAGCAAGATCTCAAGAATATGAACGGTATCGATATCGATGCTGAGCTTACCAACGCTATGTCGTATGAAATCCAGGCTGAAATCGACCGCGAAATGATCGCGCGTATGATCCAAGTCTGTCTCAACGCTGGTGCTGGTGTTGGTTACTCTACCTGGTCTGCCATCTCTGCTGATGGTCGCTGGTCTGGTGAGCGTGCACGTGACTTCTACAACAGAATCGTTGTTGAAGCCAACCGTGTCGCAATTCGCAACCGCCGTGGTGCTGCTAATTTCATTATTGCAACTCCTCGCATTTGCGCAATTCTCGAGACCCTTCCAAACTTCACATGGATGCCAGTCAATGGTAACGTAAACACCCAGCCTGTTGGTATTGCCAAGGTCGGTTCGGTCGGTGGTCGTTTCCAAATCTATCGTGACACTCGTACAGAAGCCCAGATTAACGCTGGTTACACTGCAACCAATGCTGGTGGTGGTTATAGCTCAACTCGTACGAAGCCCGTAGATTACGCTCTCCTTGGATACAAGGGTTCAGAATATTATGACTCAGGAATCGTGTACTGCCCGTACATCCCTGTCATGGTTCAGCGTACAATTGGACCTAACGACTTCAGCCCACGTGTCGGTCTCTTGACAAGATATGGTGTAGTTGATCACATTTTCGGTGCATCATTATACTACCACCTCGTCATTTGCACAGGCCTCGGTCAATCGTTCGTACCTGGTCAAGCTGCTACATATCTCTAATACAGATATTAGCTCTCAAACAGCGAAATTTGAAACCCGGTCGCAAGGCCGGGTTTCTCTTTGTTTAAAAGTATATTATTCAGTTGTAGATCATATCATTGGAGTATAATTATTTACACAGTCGTATGAATAATTGGAATATAAATGCATCAAACTTGACGAAAAAACAAAAACAAGACATTAATCAAGAGTTAATCTTAAAAGGAATTGATATTAGCCAGCTTGTTACTGGAGCAAAATTGTATTTGCTTCGTAATAACTTAGATCAAGTACCTGTTTGTAAAGCATGCAATAAGACTCTGACGTTCCATTCTCCTTCCTGCTCATATCGAACATATTGCTCTGCAAAATGTTCTGCTAATTGTAAAAGCACCATCGATAAGCGAAGAGGAACAAATTTAGAAAAATACGGAACTATTAATGTTTTAACAAAGGATCGTTCTGCTCGTCAGAAAAATACATTCAAACAAATGTATGATGATTTCAGTAGATTTGCAACAAAGGTTGTACCATCGTTTGATGTAAATACTTTTGAAGGAAAATGTAGCAAAACAGAATATGATTGGCACTGTGTACGCTGCAATGTACCTTTTAAAAAGCTGTTTGTTCCGTATTTGCAACGATGGCCTAAATGTCCAAAATGTGATGGTTGTTTTACGGATATTGAAGACAAAATTAAATTTTTCTTACAGACAACACAATTTCAAACAAGATTTCACTACCGAAAAATAATAAAACACCATGAAGTAGATTTTTTTATTCCTGAGCTTCAAGTAGCTATAGAAACAAATGGATTATTTTATCATACTGAAAGATTTTTTCCTGACAAGAATTATCATAATAATAAAACAAACCTTTGTCTTGAAAAAGGCGTTAAGTTAATTCAAATATTTTCTGATGAAATTAATTTAAATCCAAAAGCGTGTTTTGGAAGATTAAAAGCAATACTTGGATTGAACAAAAGACTTAACGGTAGGCAATGTTACATCGAACAAATCTCAACAAATGTGTGTGCAAAGTTTTTGAACAAATATCACACACAAGGAGCTGATAAATCAAGTATAAAATACGGTTTGTTTTATAAAAACCGCTTAGTTTGTGTTATGACATTTTGCAAATTAAGAAAAGTACTAGGCAGTAGTTCGCAAGAAAACAGCTGGGAACTTTCTCGTTTTGTCTCTATGTATGGGTTTAACGTACGAGGAGGATTTCAAAAACTTTTGAAAAGGTTTGTATCTGAACATAAACCAAAGTTATTAATATCCTATTGCGATAAGAGATGGACTCCAGATTCACAAAAAAGCGTATATGCCACAGCAGGTTTTCAATACATACATACTTCAAAACCAAATTATTGGTATGTAGGAAAATCTCCGAAACGATTACATAGAGCAAACTTTCAAAAGCATATGTTATTAGCTAAACATCCTCAATTTGATAAAAACTTTACAGAAACTCAGATTATGAAAGAGCTTGGATATTCAAGACTTTGGGATTGTGGTCATCATAAATTTCAAATGACTTTTTACTGAGTTGATGTTTTCTTATTGACGAGTAAAATAACAATGTATGAGTAACAATCAGGCTGGTAAAGGAGACAAACCTCGTTCTGTAGACAAAAAGCAATTTGATAAAAACTTTGATAATATTGAATGGAACAAGCCTTCTACCAAACAAGGAACGTTAAAGAAGGGTAAGACCACTTACAAATATTAATGAAATTTAAAGAATATTTTCAAAAGGTCGTTCTTAAAGAATCTCCGATGCGTTTGGGGATGAGTTATGATGATGTATTGGATAATGAGGCTTTAAATCAGCAAGAAGCTTTGGAATTAATTCGAGATGGCAATATTGTTGAACAGATTAAGCTCAAAGATACTGTCGATTTAACGTTGTATAGAACCGAATTTGAATCAACAGTAGACTATTTTGTTAACAAAACTCCCCTCATTTCCTGTTATTTTATTTACAAATTGATAGATGGAGACATGCAAATGACAGGAGTTTGGAACAGAAAGTCTTCAAAAGGCATGGCTTTCTATTTGTTCTTTGAGTACTACCTACCAAATGTTAAATCTATCACCTCTGATTCAAAGCACACTCTACAAGGTGAAAACTTTTGGAAGCGTCTAATTAAAGAAGCGACAGCAAGAAATAAAACAATAAAGGCTGTTAACGGAAGCGAAGAAATTGATATAGATGACGTAGATAGGTTTTGGGGAAACACTAACGAATTCTATAACTACAAATTAAGAATATACAACTAACTTGCTTGTATTTCAAGAATTTTGTTAAAATACATAGAAGGCACTTTTTCTGGTATTATTGGTAAACACTCTGTTTCTAACGATTTTAATCTGTAATCAAAATACAACAATCCTTCTTCCAGGTAATTCTCCACTTTGAAGGGGATTGGTATTTCAAAATTTTCTCTAACGTTTCTGTCTGTGATTAGAGCAATTTGTACATAATAATGTATTCTTCTGAAAAGGATTAGTTTTCCTTTTTTGATTAACTTTCCATTGATTGAAAAATTTAAGTTCTTCTGCAGACAAGAAACTAAAAAAGGTTCTCCAGGAACTTGATCTAAGTGAATTGTTGATGAAATAACCATATTATGTATTCATGAATCTAGCTTTTTGGGAAGCAGACATATCGACTAATCTTTCGTAAAAATACTTCCAAAATGGTTGAGGATCTGGAGAGGTTTTAATCACAGCAATAACTTCTACATCGTTGCAATTAACCATACGCCAGTCTTGAAGAAATATATCAAAAGCTACTACAAGATTTTTAGCAGCCGGATCATATCTTAATGATGAAGTTGGTGGTCTATAATGAAAGATTGTTTTTCCAGGAGCAGACTGCAGAAGCTTTTGATCGTTTGTACAGAGCATTCTTCTATAATCGTTATATCCTGGTTTATCAATTCGGCGATGGAATCTCAGCTCTGCAGCGTTTGTCTGCAATAACATCCACAGAGCTGTTCTTCCAAGACGCATTAGTTAGCTGGAGCGCAAATACCAAAAATCCTCTCTTCGTTTAAGAAGATATTCATTTTTCCGTTCTTTTGAATGCCTTTAATTCCTTTATCTCCTGGAAAGATGACGTATTGTCCAGCTTTTACTTGTTTTGTGTTTGGACCAGCCATAATAACTTTACCGATTCTCCAGGCTTTGCTGTCAACAACTTCTGCTGGAAGAATTATTCCGTTGCGTACAAGGCTTCTGCCGTCTTCTGCTGTATCAGCATAAACTACCTGAATTACATCGCCGAGAAGTTCTGTAATTTCAAAATCCTCTGGAAGTGGGCAGTTTTGATAGGGATCGAGGTCAGCAAGACCGTTGTTTTCGCGAGCTAGTGGTTGTTGCATATACAGTATTTAGGCCAAGAAAATAACCGTTCAACTGATAAATAAGATATATGGTATTTAAAGACACTCAAACTCTTTCTGGACTTTACGAAGGCATTACTAAAAAAGTTGAACCTTCTAAAGATCAATTGATCGAACAAGCTCCTATTCTTAGTAACACTGCATTATCAAAAGACCAAGACATGCTTGCTGAAGCATACAACGTAATTACTAACAAAGGAGCAAAGGAATTGCATTGCAAACATGCTGCAAAGGGCTGTGATTGTACTGGCTGCGAAGAATGCAAAGACAATCAAGAAACCATCGAAGAGGCTAAAAAGAAAGCCAAACCAGATTACATGGATGTTGATAAAGATGGCAATAAAAAGGAGTCAATGAAAAAGGCTGTTGCAGATAAATCTAAAAAGAAACCTGATTTCTTAAAGAAAGAAGGTTTGACTTTTAAAGATCTTTTCAGCAGAGTTATTTCCGAAAAGAAAAAAGAATATGACATGAAGGGTGCGTTTCATGACGAAAGCGAACGCAATCCTCAACTGAAAAAGGATCGCGAAAAATTAGAAAAAATGCGCAAAGAAAAAGAAGAAGCTAAAAAGAAGAAAGCAAAGTAGTAACTTCTCTTTCCGAAAGTTCCATGTTTTGAGCAAGAACTTTTATTTTAGTTTTTAGTTCTTGATTCTCATCTTTCTCTTCTTGGACCTTTTTAACGTATTTAATATAAGGTACAGAACTCATCTTTGGAAACAATGACAGCATTAGCTTATAGTGCAGCAATTTGTCTTCTAATAGTATTTTGGTATTTAGTTGATTAACTGCTTCACAAACTTGAGGATTAATAAACGATAAAAATCGATTTATTAAAAATGGTGCATACCCATCTAAAGGCAAGTCTCCTCGTTTGGTTATGATGATGTCTTTGATATAATCAAATGTTGTCACGCTGAGTTTCTAGAAACAAACTTTTTGTTAGGTGATGAAAAGAATTTACACAATGTTCTTTAAACTCTTGCATGCTATCTTCTTCTAATTTAATTTCATAGAGTCCTTTAGTTCCTTCTTTACTAACAACGATTGGAAGGAAAATATGAAACATAATACTAGATTTTAATTGATTGACTACCGTAATCGATGTTTGTTCTTGTTCAACAAACAAACAATTTTCGTTAACATAGCATTGCTTTTCTAAGAAATTCGAAAGAATTGAACCAAGTTGCGCTGAATAAAGTCTTTGAAAGCAAACTCCACCAAATATATTAGTATTTGGAAGCTCTCCACAAATAACTAACGAGCGTTCAAAACTCACAGGACCAATTTTTACAGGAGTCTCAAATACGATAATGCTTCCCAGCGGTGAAGGATCTTCAAAAAAAGCAGTCGAAAACCTTTGTTTTGAAAAAAGGCATTCATAAGCACCTTCGTTAGTAATAGCTGTTATTTGTTTGTTGGTTAAAATCATTTGCAGTATTTTTCTTTAAACAATATATTTTGTTTTTCCCATTCTGGCGTCAACATAGAATCTCCAAGACCACTATGAACTGCTCGAATAGACAATACGCCGCATGTAACTTTCTTTTCATGAGCTCTCATACAAAAAGACAAATCATAGAAGTGAAAAGCAAAGCTCTCATCAAAATACAATTCCTTTTCCACAAGATCTTTAACTTTACAAGAAATGAACAAGCCGTCTAGTGTAAGGGCTCTTGAATTTGTTGGCCCAAAACATGTTGTCCAAACACCTCTGTCTTTAGTTACATGACAAACCTCTCCCACATAACTTGAACGATCTGCAGCAAGGTGCCAGGCTAGCTTGTCATTCGCTTTATTGAAGGTTTTAGCGCCAGCAAGGCCGGTAATAGAATACGGACTATTAATAAGTTTTTCGTATAAGAACAAATCTTCTAACACTACATCATCATGCACAAACAAAGCAGTTTTGTCGATGTGATCAGGATCTTTTAAAATCTCATTGTAACATTGAGAAAGACCCCTTTGATTGTCTTTAAAGATGTGAAACTCTACTTGTTTATTTGATTCAAACTGTTTTCTTAGACTATGAAAAATCGGTCTAACTTCAAATTCTTTATCGGTTTTTGCTTGTGTGCAAGTGACAATTAACAGTTTACTCATACGTCTTTGTATTTGTTTTTTAGATAGTTAAAGTTCTTTTTAGCAATTTTTACTTGTTCTTCTGTAAGAGTTGCATCAAAGTAAGCATTCGTTGTAGGCACTCTTGAAGTATCTCCACTCTCAAAATCAATACCGTTCATCGCAGCAAGAACTGTGTAACAACTATCAGAACTACGAATGTTTGGAACTCTGTTTTTCAAATAGTATTCAAATTCATCATGTTCTCCCATTCCAAGAAGATGTAGAGGTTTAATGAGCCATTGTTTGTCGATTAGTTCCTTTACACATTGGTTTCTAGACACTCCAATCATTATATCTCCTTCTGCATCATTCCAGCATTTTGGGACTGCAATTTTACTAAGACCAATGCATTTTACGAAAGGACTAACAACCATTTGATAATAACACTCCAGCCATTCTTCTTTATTAGAACCTTGAGGACAAGCAAATATCGAGGTGTGCGACAAAAGACCTTTGTTATACATTTTTTGTACAAACGATTTAAAGTTCTTCAGTGTTTCGTCTTTATTAAACAAAACATCTGGAGCAATTACTTCGTCTGGCTTGAGTTCTGCAACAATATTTAGCAAAACATCTTCTGTAACAAGACTATGTTCTGCACTTCCGCAATCCATGGTTATCCATACTTTCGGACTTCTGTTACGAAGTGCTAAAAAATGTCTCTTGTATTTTTCGTTTTGATGATATAGATGAGCAAGACCAAAATATCTTTCTGACTGATCCATCAAATCTAAGTGGTTATTAGGTGGTATGCAATAGAATTTCATTTACTAAAAATATAATTTCTGACGTCAATTATTCCAAGATTGATATCTCCTTGTTCCGCTTCTTCAAACGTTTGCGTATCTCCAACACGAGCACGCTTTTGATATCGCTCTTTTCTAGTATTAATCGGACATTCGATCCAAAGTAAAGTAGAATTTGGAAAATTTTCCAAAATTTCTTTTTGACGTACACCAGATACAACAAGCTCCGTGTGTTCATTACAACTTTTCTTAATCCAATTTACAATTGCTCCGGATAGCTCTTTTGAGTTTTGAAGTACCTTGCGATCTTGACTAATTTTTATCATTCTCACCACATCTCCGACTTCTACATAATGAGCTGATGACGTATGCGCAAGAGCTCTAGAATAAAGAGTTTTACCAGAACAAAGCTGACCACAGACGAATGAAATCATTTATAGACTTTAGCTCCGTTTTCGTTATCTTCAAGCACTTCTACTGAATTGCAATCATATTCTTTCAGAAGCTGCTCTGCAAGCATTTCACAGGACATTGCACCTAAATCTCCTGGTCTTCCAAAAAATACTTCAAGCTTGCGAAGCACTTCCTGTTTAAACAAAATAATTTCAACATCTCTATCGGAGTGAGTTACTTGTTTTTCCAAAGTAATATGAAATATATGTCGATGCTTGTCTTTAAGCATGTGAATCCAAGGCTTGTCAGGCAATACATTAACGACTCCTGGCCAATTATGAAGGGCTTCGTACTGCAATTTTACGATAATGTTTGTAGTCATCTCTTCTAGTATAAAAGAAAAAAGACCCAATGCAACAGCAAAGGGTCTTTTTTTTTAGGTTTATTTTCTATTACTCTGCAACTGGCGCAAACTGACCGAGGGAGTTGCGGACGTTGTGGTAACGAGGACGAAGAATGGCCTCATTGGTACGATCAAGGAAGCCGAGAAACTCGTACTTCGAGGGATTCAAGTGACGACTAATCATCTTGATCTTACGAGCAACTGTAAGTCCAGAGTCGAGTTGGGTTTTGCGTCCAGTGATGTGTTCGATTGGTTTAATGTATGTGTTCATTGGACTTTTATAATCCAATACATTGTTTTAATGTCAACTATCGAACTTTTTTAAGCTCTTTGACTTCTTGTGCAAGTTCTTGAATTGCTTTGACTAACACAGGAATTAATTTTCCATAAGAAGCTTCCAAATGTTCTGTATTTGCATCGTTAACGAGACCAGGAATAGTGTGAGTCGTTTCTTCTTGAGCTTGAAGTAATTGTTGAGCTATAAAGCCGATGTCTTTGGTTTTGGTTTTACCTCCATCTCTCATATTCCATGTAAACTCAACAGGATGCAATGAGTTAATAAAATCTAAACCAACTTCTAAAGGAACAATATCTTTTTTATCTCTTGCATCTGAAATGCTAGTAATGGTTGCAGCTTGGCAGCGAAGCGTTTTAATGGATGAGTTTCCTAAAGTAATAACATTTGACTCATCAGGACAATTACCAGTTGCTTGATTGCCAATGTATGTATTGTTAACTCCAACCACATTTGCATAACCAGCATTATAACCAACTGCTGTATTTCCACTTCCCGATGTTGTTGAAAATAAAGATTGATAACCAACAGCTACGTTTCCTGAACCTACTGTTATCGCAGAAAGAGCTTTTACTCCAACTGATGTATTTTTATGTCCTGTAGTAATTAGTTCCATATTCAATGGCCCAATTGCTACGTTTTCGTTTGAAATAACGTGATCAGTCCATTCTGCTGCATTTGTGTTTACTTGAACATATGCATAATTCCATGCTGCAGAATTTGTTTGAACTAAAGTCGAAACAGGTTGTACTACTTGCTGGATATATGGAGCATAAGAAGCACTTGAGGCGTTGAAAAGCGTATCAAGAGTTGCTTTTTTAGTAATTCCTTGATTAACAATCGCTACAACATCTGTTCCAGAAACAGTTGTAGCTAAGGTAAGTTCTGATATTTTAAGATCTGCCATAATATTAACAAGTACTTAATGTTTGATTGAGATTTAATTTTGAGCCATCTTCTTGAAGCAGGAATCCAACGCTTCCGTCTAATAAAATAGATCCACTTAAAGACACAAAATCAAACGTTGTTCCATCAGCTTGTCTAACTTCAATACCTGACAAGAACGGAAATTGATAAGGAACGAAAGCATTATATTGAGAAGTTCCGCTAACAAAAGGATTAAACGTATTAATTCTAACATATTCTGTGAGTTTACCGTATCCAACTGGTCCTTCTAAAATTACATCAACCCGGCCTACACAGTGTGGAGGAGGCATGATAAATGAACAAAGCGTTTCTTTATTGTAGAACCAATCAGACGTTAACAACTTGACAGCAGTGAAAGGAGGATAATCAGCTGATAATTCAGGGGAATTGGAAAAAGGAGCGTGAGTAGTAGAAAGATACTCAAGAGGATGTCCGGAAAGATATACATTGTTTAGCACCGTAAACGCGTTTCCTACAAGATTAAATTGTTTTGTTTCTCCAACAGAAACGTAATAAGGATCGACGATCTTGGGTTGAGGAGGAACTCCATCATGTCTAATGTAATCGGATATATCAGTAGATTCTCTTACAGCGGTTTCAAGTAAATATTCTTCAGAAATACCTCTCGTATTATCAGTATAAGTTGAGTGTATAACGTGAATGTTTCCGATTGGATCATCTGGTTTAGCTTGGAACATCCATCCTTTAAATACAAAGGAAAGATCAGCAACAACTCTTGCTACTTGTGTTGCGGTTGTATCATTTGGATATTGAACATTGACATTGCCGTTCCAAAACACGTTTGATCTAATTTCATGTTCTGGTCTTAGAGGAGTTCTCCACGAAATTGTAAAATAAGGATTAACGTATGGAAGCAAATGTGATAAAATCTGATCCATATCTTCCTGATATCTCGTCATTATTGATACATTGTATGTAATATCTATGGGAAGAGGAGACCGTTCATTGTAACTGACTGTAGAGCCTGTAGAGCTTTGAAACGAACCGAGAATTTTATTGTATACGCGGGAAGTATCTCTTGTTATCCCTCCAATATTTACAGCCATTACAGGCAATTGTAAGTTCTGATCTCTATCAAGCAAATCAGCTAAAACTCTTTGCTTGGGAGCATATACAATGCGAACCTTGATTCGATCTCTCGGTTCTTTATGTACATTGAATCTTTTAACTACGATGTCTGACATGCTATTTAGCAGCATGTTCGTCATAGTAAGAATCTCCCAGTCGTAAGTATATTTAATCATTGCAGGATCCTGCAACTATTTATCAATCTGGGAGCTCGTAACTACCTTTAGTTGTTCTAAAGTACGGATCAATAAGTCGATCGAACTTAGACAAGTCGGCATCGTCTTCGTCGTCTAGTTCTAATTCTTTCTGCTCAGAACCATACTCTTCTTCTCCAGCTTCAACTTCTTTTTCTGTTTCTGTAAGTCCGCCTGCGTCGATTAAAGCAAGGCCTTTTGTCATTCCGACTGATTTTAAAACCTCTTCCCATGACATCTCTTTGTCTGCTGGAAGTTTGTTAAAAGCTTTTTGGAGATCTGCATCATCTGAATTAAGATCAGCGGATTTCATGTAAACCATCTCTGCATTTGATTTTGGAGCTTGTTCAGCTGCTGGTTCTTCCGTAGCAGTCTCTGCTTCAGGAGCTTCTTCTAAAGCTTGTTTGAGAGCTTGCTTGAATTCTTTTTGAGTCATTTCTTTTTGAAGGGACTCAACACCACTCGAAGTAGTGTATTTGACGTTGTTTTTCAAAAGAGTCATCAAACGATCGGCTAAGAACTTTGCTGCCCATTTTCCAGAAGCCTTTAAACCAGTCTTACCGGAAACGGATTGAATTGCTGATTGAATTGCTCCATGAAGATCTTCGGGATTATCTACTGTTGGAGCGTATGTATTTTCTTTTTCAGAAAAAACTTCTTTAAAAATTTCCTCAAGAACCTTGTCTCTGTCTTCAGGGCTTAATTTTTGAAGAGGAGCCCAATGGCCCTTTGGTTCTCCTTCGGGAACTCCAGCTTTAACTTGCTTTACAGCTCCTCCGAGTCCGCCCATGCCTTCGATATCAGCAGGCATCATTTCACTGAGCATTTGTTCTAATAATGTATCAAACTCTTTTGTCATACGTTTATTTATTATTTTGCAAGAATTTTTCTAAGAATATTATAAGTGCTGGTTTTAATCTCATCAGGAACTGAATCAGCCATTCCACGTTTAAATTCGTCCACATTTCCTTCTATAGCTAATTTTCTCAGTTTAGAAGCACTCATTCCTTCTACTCCTTCCGAATCTGGATCTCTGTCTCCAGAAGAAATAAAAGTAAATGATTGAAAATTAAATGGAACTTTTCCCGTTTTATCTGGTTTTCCGTTATACATATCTACCAGTCTTTTAAACTCTGGCTCTCTGTCAGATCCACAGACCTGAATAACGTTTTGAAAGCCCATTTCTTGAAGCTTTTGAAGAGTATTAATATATGTCGACCCAAAAGCAGATACTTTTGCAGAGTCGGGAACCATGTGTTTCAGAATTTCGATCTTCTGATCTACAGTTAAAGGGTTTTTATCTAATGGTTTTGTTGAGTGGGAAGGCACAATCAAATAATCAGAATTATTTTTCTTTGCAGCGTTCACGACTGCTTCAATTAACTTCATATGACCAACAGTTGGAGGATTGTAACGACCATATGCGAACACTACTGTATCTTTTATGGACTCTAAAAAGAATTGGCGAAAGGTTTTCATTTAAACTTTTCTCCTTTAGAAACTGAAAAATTGGCTGCTGAAAAATCTAATCTGGATACAAATTTTACCATATTGCCTAAGTGATCAACAGCAACATATCCTTCTGGAGCTGTCACTTTTAAAGATCCGTCAGGTTGAGTTAAAAATTGTTTTGTTTTAACAGCAGAATTGTATTTGTTAATGAACAACATCTTTGCTTGTTCGAGCTTTTTTGATAGATTAAACAAGTTTATGATGTCGTTTTGGCTTTGTTCTATGATTTGAACAAATTGGTCAACTGCTTCTTGCTTCTTTTGTTTTCCTTTTTCTGTTTTAAGTAGATCAACCGCTTTTTGTCCCTTTTCTTTAATCCATTTAATAAAGTTATTAAACTCATCTTGAGGCTTTTGAACAAATCTACCTTGACGAATCAAACTATTAATAAAAGTATTGAGATTTGTATAAACGTTTTCTGGAATTTCTTCCCAGCCAATTCTATTACCGGCTGTTTCACAAGAATCAATAAGAGTTTCAAACTTCTCTGACTCATCTTTTGTAAACGTTGCTAATCCGGAAATGTCTTTGAATTTAGCATCATCAACAAAAACATCTTGCGTTTGATTGAATTCGGATGCACTAACATCCGAACCCTTTTTCAAATTCTGTAAACTGGTTCCGGTATATTTTGTATGAAAAATAATTCCTATTTGAGCGTTTGATATTCTTTGTCCTAAAGCACTGTGTTGATCAATAGCATATGTAATCGTGTTTGGTTTGAATAAAATAAGGTCTTCTCCGTCAATATTTTGTTGTTTAAGGTCTCTTTTATCAAATAAAAAGTCTCCTTGATAAATTCCGTCTTTAATAACTGCAGGAAGATACTTCAAAGCCATTTTTAATTTTTCTGCTAGGCCTGGAGCGTGTCCGTGATTTTTGTTAATATCTTCTTCTGTGTAGTTAATTTTTGGACTAACGTTGGCTAGACTCTTTGTTGATACGAAAAATTGATTGTTTTCTGGATTGATTCCCACAATCGCGCTTGGAGCTCCATCCCACTTGACAGTTACGAAAGTTGTAGAGTCCGTCTTTCCCTTCAACACATCATACAATTCTTTTAAAAATTGAATAGCAATTCCCAACCCTTGCTTCTTAGATGTCAACACGAGCTCTTCTAAGTGAGTAAGATGCTTTAATACTCCCTCAGCTTGTTCTTTTAAAATAATTTGTTCAGAAGCTTGTCCAAAAAAGCTTCTAAATGAAGTTTCTATCATATTCTTATTTATTAAATAAGCGTATGAAGTTTAACAATCTCGTGAATATGTTACTAGAAAAGTGCTGGAAGGGGTATGAGCAAAAGGGAACAAAGAAAAAAGGCAAGAAAATAGTTCCTAATTGCGTAAAGAAAAAGTCTAATACCAAGAAGGCTTAGAACGCTTTGACCATGTAGCGAAAGACTTATCGTGCTGAATATATAGTTTGTATTTGTCTACTGTTGGAAGTTGGTCAAAACCTTTAATCTGCTTACATTTAGACTCAGGATTAATTGCAATAGCAAAAGGAGTTAGCTTAGTTCCTTTGCAGTGATCAGTTTTGTCAATATTGTCTCTGCACCATTCGATAAACGTTTTTGTAAAGTGTGCAGAGGAACTTGGCCAGCGATAGTCTCGCTCATTAAACATTTCTAGTGCATGCTCCACTAACCACTCGAAATTTGCCTTAGATTCCCGCGTCCAAACCGAGCAAGGATGATTAAAGTAACCTTTCCCAGATTTGCGAGGAGTGCCTTTTTTGGTAGGAGGAGCAGACTTTAGAGTTTCGTTCGAAAAACAATGCTGCAAAAGAATAGCTGACTCAATTTGCATTTTAGAACGGCAATGCTGATCACAAAGTTCTTGAGCGGAAATGACTGGGTCTGTGTTTGTGCAAAAAATGTTCACAAACCAATGCTACGAGACTTGCGAGGACTAGACAACTACTATTTTAAAGTAACAGCAGATGCTCCCTGTCTACCATCAGCTCTAATCGACATTTCAATTTTGTCGGTATTATTTAAATAAACAGCAGCAAGATATGTAAATAAATTTTCTCTATTAACATCCAACGAAAGAGCGTTCATAGAGGAATTATTCATAATCATAAAATAATCAAAATGTTGTCCTGCTTCTCCTGCATGAGCGTAAAGAGTTAGTTGGAATGCAAAAATAGCTGCTTTTAAATAAGTCGAGTCTCCTTCCGTCATTGAAGCGTAATGCTTACTAAAGTATTCTTTAATTTCAGGCAAATATCGAGAAACGTCTTTATTATAGGATTTTGTATATAAAAATGCTTCAGCTGCTTCTTCTGGGGTTAATCCGAGATTGTTTAGAAAAAAGTTTTGTACAGCTACGGTAAACGTTTGTTGTGCTATAGCTTGAGGTTCAACGGTCTTGCTTGTAATTCTTTCAACGTTTCCTTTAAAAAATACTTTATCTGTTAAAAATTTTCGTATTTTTGCTTGTATTGTTTTTATAAAATCTTTTTCTATTGGAGCTGTAGGTACGTCTTGAGGCTTTGGTTTCAAATATCCCAATTTAGTAAAATCGTTGTATATCTTCTCAGAAGAAGCTGAACCCCCTCTGTAAATTTCCTTAAAACCTTTTTGCTGAAGAAACTCGGAAATTTTTGGATTGTCTATGCTGTCAGCAATTTGATTTAACGTTTCTTTTAAAGAGTCATTAAAAACTTGTGAATATAATTCTTCTTTTTCTAATTCGTTAGCAAATTTGCGAATGGAAGTTTTTAACCGAACCATTTCTACATTGAGTTTTTGATCAGATTTTTTTGTTTGCAAAAATTGAGCTAAATCTCTAGCCGTATTTGACTGAGAATGTTCAGCAGGGCCGAGTCTTCCGCCTTTGCCTTTAACTTCAATAGTTCTTCCAGAAGGAAGCAGCAAGTCTCCAGTTTTTCCTTTAGAACAATTTGTAAATAACGAAATAGCCAACTCTCCCTTTCCTACTGCAGTCCCTGAAATAGTTCCCTCCTCTTCAAACAACCGTTTAAAAATCATACCCAAACTTTCGGGAGTTGCTTCTACATCAGTTTTTGTTTTGATGTCTGTTGTTATGACGGTTACTAAATTGAACGGTACTGGTTTTGTAACTGCTTCCTCAAATGCTGTCAATTCCTTTTTGTGAGCGGTAATTTTTTCCAAATCCGAACCAGACACTTTAGCTACAATGAAATCTTTTGCAAGGCGATCAACATCAACTCCTTTGATTGCTCCCCACCCAGATATTTCTTTTGACATTGCTTTTTCTAGAGTAGGCAATACGGATTGAGAGGCAATGGTGTGCTTTATTTTTAAAGGCTCTTCAACTGCTCCTAAATTTTCCAACCCTTGTATATTTGGAATTTCTTCTCCAGCAGCTATATCTTTTGCATAAAATGCTGTTCTTTCTGTTAAGACTGTTTTTTTATAGGCCTCTGTTAAATTTTTAGGTTGCCCTTTAGAGTTTTGTTTAACAGTCTCTCCTCTAAGCATCTGCTCATACAAAGATTTTAAGCGGTAATCCATTTGATTTAATTAATCTTTATCTTCTTCTGAATCTTCTTCTGAATCTCCGTCTTCTTCCAGTTCAACAAACCCTAAAATAACATTTGGAGGTAAGCAAATTCCCAGTGCTCCCAAAAATCTTTCAAAAGCATTGAGTAAAGTTTCCACAGAAGTGTCGTCTCCATCTAAAGAAAGCTCGATGTTTTGATGAAGTTCAGGCGAGGTGTAAATAAATTTTACTCTCGAATCTTCTTCTAGTTTTGTATCTGGTAGGTTAAATGGCAGACGCATATATTACTATTTATTCAAATTGCAGATAAGTAACTACGATGTCAGTAATACTGTCAGAACATTTTAAAAAGGGAACAAAGAAGCAGCAAGCGCCGGCTTCTTTTTTATTTAAATTATGAAAAAAGCTAAAAAAATTACACCGAAACCTCAAATAAAAGACACTTCTCCAAAAGTACATCAAAGGGAAAAAATTGATTATACGTTAAATTTAAGAGGGCTTGAATGGACGGAAAAACAAAAAGCCTTTATTGAGCTGTCGACTAATAAAGATACTAAAATTATTTTTCTTTCTGGTCCTGCTGGAACTTCAAAGTCCATTTTAGCGGTTTATTCAGCTCTCGAACTTTTAAATCAAAAGCGAGTGAGTGATATAATTTATGTAAGAACGATTATAGAAAGCGCTGCTCATTCTATGGGTACGCTTCCGGGCGATGCCGACCAAAAATTACAATTTTTTGTGTCCGTACTAAATGACAAGCTCGAAGAATTGTTACCAACAGGGGATATAAAGCGCCTGCATGCTGACGAAAGAGTTAAAGGAATGCCAGTAAATTATCTTAGAGGAGCATCGTATAATGCAAAAGTAGTAATTGTAGATGAAGCTCAGAATGCAAATTTCTCGGAATTGCTTACTTCTTTAACAAGAATCGGTAAATTTACAAAATATTTCATTCTTGGAGATCCTATGCAAACGGACTTGAAACACAAAGAACAATCTGGCTTTAAAGCAATGTTTGATTTGTTTAATGATGAAGAGTCAAAACAACAAGGAATCCATTGTGTGGAGTTTACCAAGGACGATATTATGCGTTCTGAAATATTGAAGTTTATTATCGATAAAGTAGAAAAATATAACGCTAATAAAAATAAATAGTAGTATGTCAAGAAGTCTCATCGATCAAATATACGATCTCAAAAATTCTGAGGCTTTAAAAAATCTTTATGAGACTGATATAACTTCAAGACCTTCTATAAAGCAAGCAATTGGTTCGAAGTTAATATCAGACAATACAAAAATTATTGTTTCTCATGCTATTGACGCATTGTTTATGATTTGTTTGTCTGCTAAATTTGCAGATTCTGAAGACGAGTGCAATCGTGTTGCTATTACAATTTACCAGTATCATGACAAGACAAATGAAATGATGCCTTCAATTGCTTCAGATATGGGATTGGTTTTTGCTAGCAAAAGTTTAATCGCTCTTTCTTTCCATCCTCAAGCTCTTGAAAAGCGTTGGAAGTATCACGGAGCTCCAAAGCCAGACTTTTATAGACAACTTTCCAAAAGCGTTTATAAAACATTTGATCAACAAGACATTGCAGCTCATCACGAACAATGGGAAGCATTTCTTGGGGAAGTATTAGTTTGATTTTTTGTAGTTTTTTCAGTAAGTTAAGGCATGCAAAACAGGGCGTTAATTAACATAGACGATCAGGAAAAATTAACTGAACAATCTGAGTCATTAACTCAAACTGTGAAAAAATTCCCCGTTCCTTCTTATCAAGACGTTTTAACAAAAATTCAACAGCAATCTATCAATCAAGATATTTTGTTGCAAGAAGCCGAGCAAGATATTGCAGCTATAGAAAACGTACAAAATTTTACTACGTTGCTTCAAAAAGATAAAGAAAAAGCAAAACTAATGATTGATAGTCTCGTTTCTTCTGCTAAGCACGTAACGTCTACTATTACTACTGCTATAACTTCAGTTCCTGTCCATCCGTACGAAAAATTAATATATGAATATTTAGGACCAAATCATAAACCAAGCTCTATAGAGGAGTACTCTATTCCGAATAATTTTAATCCGTTTTCTTGCATAAAAGATTTAAGAGCAATTGCAGAAGCTAATCAGCAGTTACAACTAGCTCAAATGGCTGTTTTGTCTGCAGAAGCAGCAAATCCACTGTTTAATGGAACGTTTGTTACAGAAAATCTCAACAATGCTTTCGCTGAGCCAATCAACGATCTAGACGGCAAAAAACAATTTGTAGTAAACGAAATTAAATTAAAGAACCATTTGGAATTTATGGAAATGGTTAAATCTATTCCAAAAGAATATATTTTTAAAAATCCACTAGAAGTAGCAAAGAAAATGCTTTCTGAATTTGTAAGAATTCATAAACCATCTCAGGAGATCCAAATCCAAGATGAGATTGCTGTACCATCTTTTACGATGCAAGAAGTGTCTGCAAATCCTTTGGAAGTTACAAAGCAGTTATTTAGCAATTATCAGCAGCTAAACGGACCAGACAATGCTTTTGATTTTGTAAAATTTTTCGAAAGTATTGATTACTCTCTACGAAACTGATTCAATTAACTTAAGTGACTTAAAACCCAAGATATCTTTTTCTGAGCGTTTACAGCAAAAGAACTGACACTGCCGGGAATAGCCATTGTAAATTTCAAGAGCTCTTGCGTGGTCGTTTTCTTTTTGGCTGGAGCATTAGAAGTAAGCGCTTCGTTTACAACAGCTGCTCTTAAAGATTGAGGCGAGGAGTAGTTATCGCAATCAATATCAGGAACCCTAATGCCGTGATCATGAACCAAAGAAGGCAGTCCGTGCACATGCGGAAAGTTCATTACAATGCCCGGACCAGCTGGGGTAATGCAGATGCCTGTAATCATCGCGGAGTCTATTACAATGGTGCTTTTTGCCAAGTTTCCAATGCGATTCATTAAATTTGTCATTTGAGAAGGAGACAATACGCTTATAGCAGCTGTCTCAAAATTGGTCATTATATTTTGAAAATATATTTGTATGTCTAGCACACTGGAAGTGATTGCCTTTACTTGAGGTCCTCCCCAAACAGCTGGAGATGTTTGGGTTGTGTCTGGATTACCAGCATTTGTGGATGTTCTTTTGTCTTTTGCTGGACACGAAGCTTTGGAAAAAGAAAGTGTTTCAGCATGCAGTTGCCCTCCTACGACAATGTTTCCGGTAGTGCTAACCGTTCCTTTAACAAAAACGTTTGCATCAGTCGGAGTCAATGTAATCGTTTTGCCCCCGATGCTCACCGTATCTCCTTCAAGAGTCAAAGGACCACTAGCACTACCAATGTTTACTTGAGGCCCGGTTAAATTTAAAATACCAGAATTAAAAGTAAGAGGTCCTTTTGTGTCTAATGTTATACCGCCTGCTCCAGCTGTAACATTAAAAGAGTTGGCACAAGTTATTTTGTAATTTCCGACCGCGCTCGGCCAACCGACAGAAGTTTGTTTTCCAACTACTGCATTGTATTTTCCTCCTGTAGCAAAACCAAGATTTTCCGGATCTGTAGTATTTAATTTTGAAGGGGCAAAATGTCCTTCAGGAATAGTTTCATAAGAAACATTTTTATTGAAGCCTAAACCTACAACTAGAGTATCGCTTTTTTCAATGACTGTCGTTCGGTTTCCTCCCGTGCCCATTTTAGCTTCGAGCTCAATCGACTTTTCAATATTTGCTTGAGCTTGCTGTTTTACTTGATTATATTTAGCTACATCGTCAGACACATCTTTAAATTTTTGTTTACCTTCACAAGTGCATTTTTGAGGGTCCGGTTTGATGGTTTTTGTCAAAAAAGGAGGAATTGGAATTCTTAACGGAGGGTCAAAAAACGGAATAACAATTTCTGATCTTCCTCCGGTTACGTCTTTTTTCTTAACATGTGGCGCACAAAAAGGACATTGAATCTCTCGTTGATTTGAAGAACGTGAAGACGGAGTTTGAGTGGCTTGTTCTTTAGCAACTTGCTCTTTTTGTTGATTGACAGTCTTTTGTTCGTTGTTGGAAATTGCCATGTTATTTGTACTTAAAGTTTAACAAGAGTTAATCAAATTAGCTTTTTGGTTTTTCCATTAGCTGTTGATTTAATTTGTATGACATCTCAGAAAGTTCATTCATAGCATCAATTGCTTCTTGGCTTATGTTTCCCACTTTTATAAAAGTATCTCCTCTGACGTTTGTGCTCTCATCTCCTTGAGTCCATTCTTCTTTGTATCCTCTTGTAATGGTATGTCTGTCATTGTCTACTTCGTCTCTTTTGTTTGCAGCAGAACGATAGAAGTCACAGCCGTTCTTCATAGTGATTCCTGAGCCGTGTTGATGGAACAACGTTAAAGAAGAATTGTTGTCTAGAGGATCGTTTATGTTGGCTCTGTTTTGAGTTTTAATTCCTCCCTCTGGACCAAAGTGCATTACAGTTCCCGTTCCAATTATTTGGCCGTCATTTGTGTACGATTCTGATGGACTTGATCCTCTATAAGCGCTACTCCATTCTGCTGAACTATAACTAGCAGCAAAATATACAGGATATAGAGGATTGCCTTCTCTAAAGAATACCCAAACCATTGCTCCAGGATTGGGATAAGCAAATAAACCACTAGCCATATCGTTTGTATTTACTACAGGAGTTCTACCATTACTATCTGTGTTGTTAACGACATTGGGAGTTGAAAACGAGGGAGGAAGTTCAGAACCAGAAGGTAATGGACTGTCGAACCCTTCTATTTTTGCTACAGTTGAAGTGAGTTTGTTGAATTCTTCAACGGATAAAGAACTCATTTTTCTACTCATATCAAACCCAGTACCTGATTGTAAGTCTCTTAGATAATTTGGATTTTCGCTTGGAGGAGCATATCTATTAAAAGCATCTCGTATACTCAAATTTTGATACGTTGATGTTTTAAGCAAAGCTACCTTTGCGCTCGCTCCTGCTTCAGCTGTGGGGAAAACTGCATATCTTCCATCTGATCCAACAGCTCCCATTTTTTTTGCAAATGAACCATATTCTAAGTTTCCTGGGTTATTATTCCTTATTGGTCTAGGTTGATTTAGCGTCGCGGTTGTGCCGTCGCTGTATGTTACAGTAGTTAAACCAGACCCATTTACTCCAGTAGCTGAAACTATAGTTTTTCCTTTGTGAACTCCTGAGTTAGTTGCTGTCCCTCCTCCGCTTACTGTCCCTGCTGGTGCTCCTGTTCCTGGTCCGCTTGCAGTCATTGTTGTTTGAGGGGTCGGAGCAGTATCTCCCTCCTGAAGTCCCTCTGGTTTAGCTTGAGGGTTTGGGGGAGCTGAGGCTGCTGATGCTGCTGTAGGCTCAGACTCTAATGTTGTAGGTGGTTGCAGATTTGTTACGTCCGCTCCAATTGCTTGAGCATATCTTGCCACTCCTACATCATTTAATCTATATACAGTAAAGTTAGTGTAATCAGCTGTCTTATTTGATGTAAAAAACTTAGACTGTATATTATCACTAGCCCATATAGCATTGCCTTGTTTGTCGAGTCCTATGCACTTCTGAGCATGTCCGTGATTTTCTCCGCCGCCTCCTCCAGCAAAAACAGAATCTCCTATTTGAGGCTTATATAAAGCTGGGTCTGTTGTAAACGGTTGTCGAAAGTATTTGGCTCCCGTTCCTGTTGTGTATGGATTGTATCCCGTTCTATTAGTACCTCCAGCAGCTAAGTCGCTAGCAGCATAAAAGCCAGCAGAAGGCCCGTTATTATCTATTAATCCCGCTGCTTTGTCTAAAGCTGTCGTTCCTCGAGCGCACTTGCCCCACTTCTTTCCATCAAACGCCAACCCGGAAATTTGCTTAGCTCTATTAACAAGGCCTTGAGCATCTCCTCCTTGAACTGGAATTGGCTGAGAGGTAGGCCCTTGATTAAAAATATGATTTACTCCTGCTGCAACTGCTCCAGTGACTGCACCAATTACTCCTCCAGTAGAAGCTCCAGCTGCTGCACCAGCAACCATACTCGAAAACAAATTACCCGGAGCAGAGCCTCCAATAATTGGAGAAGCAGCTTCAGCCCAAGGAAGAATTTGAACTAGTCTCTGATGAATTTCTGGTGTTAGCCCTTCAGGAATATTTGAGCCAACACACGAAATTTGAATGTCTGTTCCCTCTTTATTCCACCCATCATAAAGAGCTGGCATAACGTGCGGAATAAAAATTTGAACTCTTCCTCTATATTCAGGATCACTAGAATTCACGACTAATCCTAGGTAATTGCCATAGTAAGTTTTCATTTTCGTAATGCTCTTTCGTTTGGGTTATGCATCTTTTAAAAAAATAATTACTGATTTGTCTTTTAGATAGCAACTTCTCGTCCATCCGGAAATCTTCTGACACGTTGTCCGTTTGGAGCAGTAATCACCGAAGAACCATCAGAAAAACGTTCTTCTCTTGCTCCGTATGCTTCTATAACGACTGGGTCTGATGGATTTCTTTTGCGTTCCGTAAATCCAAAAGCTGATACAGAGTCTGTGTTTTGTTGAGAAGCATCTTCCTTAAATATCTTATAAGAACTTGTATCAACAATAGCAGGATTGCCAGCGCCGTCAAGCGAATGAATGCCTGCTTTTGGTGGATCATAATCATCAGAATAAGCTTCTTGTGTATCTACTGCTGGAGGTTCGTCTTGAGGTTTATTAAAAAATGATTTGATCATTGGAGATTTGTCAGCATATTTGCCAAGAGCTGCTTCAAACACACCATCTGATAAAGTGTCTAGAGCATCTCCGACACTATACCCCAAGTTTCCAACAAACCCTAGTCCAGGAATTTGTGAAATTTTTTGCATTTGTTGACTGATTTCTGGAGGCAAGAACTGTTCGGGGTTCCTTAGAGCTCCTGTTATTTGACCCACCGATCCAGTAACTTGGCCAATTGCTTGATTTGCTCCTGGTATAAGTTGTAACGGATTGTTGATTAGTGAAGTTGCGCTAGAAGCAATGTCTGTAACTTGGCTTGTTATGTTTGTTACTGCACTGAAACCTCCGACCATTCCTGCTATGTCTCCTACAAATGAAGCTAGATCTCCTACCGCAGAAAAGAATTCTAAAAGCTCCTCGACGGGAATAATCGCATCGACTAAAGCTTTAACAACAGACATTGCTAAATTCATCACTAATGTTACAAGACCGTCGATTAAATCAGCAATTGCTTCAAGAATATCCATTAGTCCATTATAAACATCTGACATGATTTCGAATGGCACTGACAATATTGCGTCTGCAGCTGTTGCTAAACTTCTAATACTTCCCATCATTTTGCTAGGAAGATGTGCTAAGCCTTCCAACTTTAATGAAGTAAAACTATCGTCCATCTTTTGAACGAAAGACGGACTAATTTTGCCAACCAATGACGTAAGCGAATTTGCTAAAAATTGAGGAGCGCCAAGAGGGTTTTTAGCAACGTCAGTTAAATCTCCTATTGCAGAACACAATCCAACTGGTTCTAATGCTTTTTTAACACCAGCTCCCCAACCCTGGATGTCATGAATTGCCTCCTCTTCAAATTGTTGTAACCCTCTAGTAGCATTATTAATGCTACCGGCTATTCCGGACGTAGTAGATGTTATTCCATCCTGTATAAATGTATGAACGGAATGTAAATTTTTAATAGCATTGATAGTATATTTGTCCAATCCCTCAAATGCGTCTCCGGTTGCTGAGGCTGTATTATCTAAAGATTGTAGAAGTTTTATATACCATTCTTTTCTCTTGCCTTGACTGGAGGCTATTGCATTTCTTAGAGCTTGTTTAGCTACCAATGCACTTGTATTAGAAGCTGCTTCCTTTTCTCCTTTTGTTGCAAATTCTTGTTTTGCAAATTGTTCTGCGGCATATACGTCATATGCTCCTTCTTTTCCATATTTTTGAATGTATGGTTTAAGCTCTCCGCTTGCTATAGCTTCGCTTTCTGATTTAGCATTAAATGTAGCCATTTTTAACAAATCCTTTCATCTGTCCTTTATTTAAGTTACATATTAGATAATTACGAGCACTCTATGTACAGCAAACAGAATGAAATTGAAGCAATTGTGGAAGATTTAATCGAAAATACAATTTTAGAATTATTTGCAGATACTCTGTCTTCTAAAAAGGAATGCGAAGTAGCTTTAGAATTATTAATTGAAAAGTTGGAAGAACTCGATCCAAAGGTTTTCAAAGCTTATTTTGATAAATAACTTTATCCATGTCGAACCGGTTTCACAATAAATTTCATAGACAAAACCATCATAGCAAAAGAACGACAAAAAATAACTCGTTCAATGATTCTAGTTATGATCCAATAGCTTCTTTTGAGGAACCTTTTCAAGGAGAATTTTTTTCTGAAGGAGACATTCTAACCACTGAAAATCTTTCAGCTCAAAAAGGCATTTTTTCAGAAAACGCATCAATTACAAATGATCTATCTGTACAAAACAATGCACAGATTGCAGGAACTTTAACTGTTGCCGGCAATAGTTTTTTAAACAGCAATTTAACCGTACAACAAAATTTAAGTGTTGCTGGTAATAGCACAGTTGATGGAAATTTAATTTTAAACGGGAATTTGACTGTACTGGGATCTGCAGTTGAATTAGATACCACAGTTGTAGCTGGATCTGCATTGACTATTACAAATTACGGTACTGGGCCTGCTTTAACCGTTAATCAATATGGCAACGAGCCTATTGCTCATTTTATTGATATTAATGGAGATGATATTATTTTTCAAGACAATGGCTATGTTGGTTTAGGTACTGATTCTCCGAACGAAAAGTTTACTGTTGTTGGAAATATTAGCTCTGTAGGAGACTTAATTGTTACAGGTAGTGTATATGTTACAGGAAGTAATATAATTGAAGGCAATCTAGAGGTTGATACTGATGTATTATTTGCTGATGTTACCAACAATTTAGTAGGCATTAACACTAATACTCCAAATGTAGAACTAACTATTGTAGGCAGTGCAAGTGCTACAGGAAATTTAACAATTGACTCTGATACGGTTCTCGGAAGTTTGTCTTCACTAAACACTGCCACTATAAATGGCTCTCTGTCTGTAATTAGCAACAAAGAAGATGCAGCTTTAACTGTTTTTCAAGAGGGTACAGGGAACAGTGTTTTTGTTACAAGCTCGGCTCAAACGCCTTTTGTTGTTGATTCTGCTGGTCGAGTAGGCATTGCTACTGGAAGTCCAAATGAAGCACTAACGGTTGTTGGAAATATAAGTTCGAGTGGAGACGTGCATGTAGATTCAAGTGTATACATTCAGCAAAATTTAACCGTTGTTGAAAATGTTAGTTCTACTGGCACGGTTAGTATTAGTAGTCTTTTTACAGGATTAACAAACAGTGTTATTACAAAAGATGACAACAACACTTTAGAAACTAGGGAAATCAATCCAAGAGTTTGGGACACTACTTCTAATCTATTGACCGGAGCTCTGACTCAAAATTATCTATCAAAATTTGACAATGACAGCACATTGGTTGATAGCAACGTTTACTCTGACGGGACAAACGTCGGAATTAATACTTCCACTCCAAATGAGGCTTTGACTATAGTCGGTAACTTGAGCTCGACTGGAGATTTGTATATTGAAGGAGCAGAATTTGTTACAGGTAGCTTAACTCTTAGTGAAAATATTAGTTCTTCTGGAACAGCTACGTTTGGTAGTATTCCTTCTGATACAACGAATGATGTTATTATTAAGGATGCAAATAATACTTTAAAAACTCGAGAAATTAATTCAAGAGTTTGGGATACCAGTGCTAACTTTTTAAGTGGAGCTCTAACTCAAAATTATTTGCCGAAGTTTGATTCTAATAGTTCGTTAGTTAACAGCATTATATATGACGATGGTGTTTTTGTTGGAATTAATACAAGCAGTCCAACAGATACATTCACTGTGCACGGAAGCTCAAAATTCTTTGGCAATGTTACAATTTTTGGAGATCTTACTGCAACTGGCACATCTACTTTTGCAAACACAGTATTTGCAACCACTAGTTCTTTAAGCGTGGTTCATATTGGGTCAGGTCCTGCTGCATGGATTGGAAACGATGGAACTGGAGACATTGCTTCTTTTTATGACATTGATGCGGGAGTCGAGGTTCTTCACGTCGGAGGAATCAATAGTGATAATCCAAATGTTGGCGTAAAGACAAGCACTCCTAACGTAGACTTTACCGTTAATGGTGAAATTTCTGCTTCAGAAAATTTATATGTTGCTGGATCAGCCATCATAGGAACTCTTTCTAATGGCTCGACTAATACAGTTGTAATACATGATATTAACAACATTCTTCAAACCAGAACAATTAATTCTAAAATTTGGGATACTACTGCGAACTTTTTAAGCGGAGCTCTAACTCAAAACTATCTGCCAAAATTTGATACTGATAGTTCAGTAATTGATAGCAATGTTTATTCTGACGGAACTAACGTAGGCATTGGAACATCTAATCCAAACAAAAAGCTTACAGTGGTTGGACAAATTTCTTCCACTGAAAGTTTATATGCTTTAAATGGAACATTTGTTGAGGAAATTACTTCTAACGGAGCTGTAATTCTCAACCAGCTTAACATGAGCAACAATCTCATCGTTAATGCTTTAAATCCAATTTCAGCTCAAGACGTTGTCACAAAGAGTTATGCTGACTCCTTATCAGCAACTCTTCAAACAAATTTAGACAATGTAGAAAGCGCTCTTACAAACTCTCTAACATCTGTATCAGCATATGCTGAAAGTCAATTTACAAACATTAATACCGAATTAGATTCAGTATCTTCATATGCAGAGTATCAATTTTCAGAGGTTAATACAGAATTAGATGGAGTATCTGCTTTTGCTGCATTTCAACTCTCAAGTCTTGATACTAAAGTCGATGAACTCTCTTCATATGCAGAGTATCAATTTACAAACATCAATACAGAATTAGATGGAGTATCTGCTTTTGCTGCATTTCAGCTCTCGAGTCTTAATGTCAAGATTGACGGACTTTCGTCCTATTCCGATGTTCAATTTTTAGCTGTTAATACAGAATTAGATGGAGTATCTGCTTTTGCTGCAGAACAACTATCTAGTATCAACGTCAAAATCAATGGACTTTCATCTTATTCTGATGTTCAGTTTTTGGCTGTAAATACTGAGTTAGATCAAGTGTCTGCTTATACAGAAACGCAATTTGGAGACATACACACATTTGTACGTTCAAGCTTTTTACCATTAACCGGAGGAAATCTTACTGGAGATGTGACTGTAGTAGGTAGCATAACTGCCTTTGAATCTATCATTGCCTTGAGCGGATTGGAAGTTGGTGGCGGAACAAGCGTTAGCATGTTTGTAGATGGCGGAAAAATTGGTATTAATACAGACACTCCAAATGAGGCATTGACTGTTGTTGGCTCTGTTTCTGCTACATCTGTTTTTTATGGAGATGGTTCTGGTTTAACAAATACAGATGACCTAAACGTCAATACTATAGTTCAAAGCACATCTGCTAGTTGGAATGACGTATACACCACGGTTCAAGTAAACTCAGCAACAGTATGGAGCTATCAAGGAACGGACCTTAAGGACTTGTCTGCTAATTGGCAGTCCACCTTTAACACTGTTAATGCTTTGAGTACATCGTGGGAAGAAACTGCAGAAATAATTCCTAGTGTTACAAACTACCTGTCGACAAACAACGTTTTATTGTCTTCTTTAACCATACTTGACACTTTGAGTGTAAGTGGTGGATTTAATGCTGGAACGGGAGTTGGAACGTCTGTACTTTTCGTCGGAGCGACGAACTCAGTTGGCATTAATACGGAAATTCCAAACGAAGCTTTAACGGTTGCAGGAAACGTAAGTGCCACAGGAATTTTTTATGGAGACGGTTCTGGTTTAACAAATACGGATAATTTAGAAGTCAATACAATAGTGCAAAACGCTTCTGCAGATTGGAACTCTGTTTATTCTACGGTTCAAACAAACTCAGCAACGGTTTGGAATTACCAAGGAACAGACTTAAAAGCTCTTTCATCCAACTGGGAATCTACTTACACGACGTTTACTAACGCCTCTTCGAGCTTTGTACAAACCGACACTACTAATGCTACTCCAGGACTTAGTGCTATCACAAAACTCGTTGCTGTTTCTGCTCTACCTTTAGTGCAAGAAGTTGGGACATTGTATGTTTTAATTTAACAGAATTTGATAAATAAATATATGCTTAAAAAAGACTCACAACTTCTCGAGGAAGCTTATCTTTCTATCTCTAAAAAAACTCCCTCTGTTCCTTCTGATAAAGAAACAGTCATAACTGAACCAAATGAGGTTGTAAGTGCTGGGCCTATGGACGAGCCTGCTCCTGGAGTTAGCATGGATATGATCAACTCTGAAGTTGAAGACGTCGAGCCAGAAGACAAAGATACAACCGGAATTCCTGTTGCAATGACTTCAGCAGAAATGGGAGACGAGCATTACGGTTGTGGTTGTGGATCTGAGGAGTGCGATTGTGAAGAAGCTCACGAAATGGCTCTTGACAATTTAAATTCAATTAGGGAATCAATTATGAAAATTGCTTCTCACTGTGCTTCCGGAAGTCGCTTAGAAGCTTGGGCTCATCAAAAGCTAGCAATTGCTATGGATAACTTGGCAGGTATTGCTAGATCTCTTCATTAATCTCTTGAAGAGTTGTTAATAAAATAAGCAAATTTTGCGGTCCCAATTTAGTTTTGAATTGCTCTTGGTTTATTGCGTCTAGAACAACGTCTACGGAATTTTTAGCATAAGCAATCGAAAATAACTTAGTATCTCTTTCTATCTTTCTTCCTATTTCCTCCGCTTGCTTTGAAGCACAATCTTCTTCAATTACTCTTTCAGAACCCTCGAACTCAAATCTAAGTTGTTCTAAATAGTATAACTCCTGTTCTTCTTGATACGTTTTTATATCCTCATATATGAACTTACACAAGTCGTCGACAGTAGTGCTGCGCTTATTTACTAGCTTTACAGCACGCTCCAAATCAATGTGCTTATTCGTCATTTTGAGGTTGTTTTCTATTAGGCATGATAAAGATGTCTGAGCAATCGAGACAGTTTTTCTTCCAATCAGCAACAGGCGTTTTGATATCCTGACCAAAAATTTCAGAAGCAAAACCAAGTATCCGAAGATTCGGCCAAGCTTCTGAGCGGATTTTTAAAACATGAGTAAGCGCTTCATGTACCGTATTACCAGACATTACTAATGCAATGATTGCTACTGCAGAAGAACGTGAAATTCCTGCAAAACAATTAATGCCTAGATTATGCACAACATCGTCGTTTACAAAAGGAGTTAAAAAAGTAATGATATTTTGAATATGACGCCTTTCTGGTCCCTCTGAGGCAAGATGTGACCATGTGTGACCATCTTCCTCCGACCAATCATAGAAAAATTGTGCAAAAGATTTAATTCCTTTTTTGCTAAAATTTTCTTTCATGCGATTAATCTTACGCTTATCTGCTAGATCGACGGTAGAAACCCATATATCGAAGTCATTACGAGGTCCGTACGAATAACCTTCAGCGTCTGAAAGATTTGTAATTTTAATTTTGTTTATCATTAAGTTCAGGTTGTTTCTTTAAAAGAATTCTACCATATCTTGTGATGGCCTTCCTAGTATAATCATCTAGTTTTTCTAAACAACTATGTGCAGAAAGACCGCTTTCATAAAAAGCGTAATCTTCCCAATCCTCAAGAGTTAACTTTTCTTTCATCTTTTTCTTTCCAATAAGATTCAGTTGATTCACTACAAGCTACATAATCATCTTTTCTAGCTTGTTCATAACATAATGTTCTGTACCAACCTCCTCGTTTACAGGCCTCTCCGTGCTCCCCAGTTACTTCGCAAGTATATGCAGATTTTCTTTCTGCTTCTGAAATAATATCATCAATAATATCGCTTTGAATATTATCTGCACCATAAACACTTGTGTAGAAGGACAGAGTTCCAAACTTTTCTTTAATTTGGTTAGCAACAACTTGTACTTCTTCTCCGTCTTTAGAACAGAGATCGCAGAAATATTGAAGTTTCTCCATACAGTTATCAAGAAGCTTGTACCAGCCGTCGTCATGTTCCACGCCACAAGCCATACAGGTTTGCATTGGGTCGCCTTTATAATCTCTGAGGATTTTAGGATACTTTTTTACAAGTTCTAGTTCAAGTTCTGATTTCATATGTTTTGTTTGATTAGATCAAAGTATTGTTTTTCTGTTATAAGTTTCTCATCTAATAGTGAAAAGGCAATAGCTGAATCTTGTTTGCGGTTGCGAATAATTGCTTCTGCTATATCCTTACGAGACGGAAAGTTGCGAATTTCATGAACAAATTCATTGACCTTTTCAATGTGTTGTCTTGCTTTTTCCCAAGCCTCGATAATTTGAGTAAGGCAAAGCTCGCTTATGTTGGGCAACGATTCGTCGACAAACTCCTTAAATTGCTTAAAAGAAGGCATTCCTCTGTTAATGTAGAGGGCGATCAGCGCATCTCTAACTTCTTCGCACTCAGTTTCTATATTCTTTGATTTCATCAATATCCAAAAGATTGTGCTTACAACCATTTATCTCTTCTGTATGCGAAGCGTGGAAGTGTCCATATACATGATACGAGGGTCTGCACAATTTAAAAATTTCATCCATCACAGCCCTCTCTGATGTTAAATCATTTAACAAAGAATCGTCTTCTTTAGCCCAACCATGCACCATTTCGTTAAATTGTTGAGGAAAGCAATGCGAAGGAGCTGTATGCGTTACTAGGATGTCTACCTTTTGGCATTTTGTTCGATCGAACACCACTCCTTCGTCTCTCCAATAGGAACTACCATCAACCCGTGCTGTTCTGTCAATAGAAATTGCTCCGCCAATAAATTGAATTTTTTTGCCATGCCATTCACAAACCTCATAATCTTCCGGAAGATACACGTTTGAAAGTTTATTCCTGAACTCCTCAAAGCGTTTGGGGCTGTCGTGGTTTCCTCTAATAACGCAAAGGATATTGTTGTTTGCCTTACAAACGCTGTTGATTGCATTTAAGCGAGCTAATTCTGAATTAGCATAGCCAAACCCCAGACCAAAGTCTCCAACCTGGCATACAATGTAATCTTTATTGTGCTTGCAGAAGTCCTCTATTAAAAAATAATCTCCATGTATATCGCCAATAAAACACAGACCTTTTTGTTCGAAAGTTTTCATTAATGATATAGTCCTTTCAACTAAAGGACAGATCAAGTAATTACTTTTTAGTAATAGTTAAATCCCACTGAACCGACTCTGCACAACCGCTTTCTGTAATAAAGATTGAAATATTCAATATATCTCCAACAATGCTTGCAGAAAATGTATAGTCTTGTATTTCTTGGGACTCTTTAAGAGGGTACAAAACCTCATTTGCTAAGTTCAATGCTTTAAGCTCAGCTTCTTTGTCAATTGTATTGAATTGGATAAGTTCGAGTTTTCCAGCGATTTGTTCGATAATAGTTTCCATCCTTCTATTTATCAATTACAAACTCTTCGTAAACGCCTTGGTTATTTGTGTAAAGAATATTTTTAAACTCATGATATTTCAACAAGCTAATGCACGACATACAAGGTTTTGCTAGTGCAAGTCTTTTGTTTCTATCATATCGCATATTAATCAATGTGCACTTCTTTGTGTTTATATTCGTCAATCTCTTAAGTTTAACTATTGCACTAAATTCGCTACAAATATGCTTCTGCTCCGAAAAATCTTCTCCGGTTCTAACTGAGACTTTTCTATTTTTTAAATTTAATGGATGAGTTTTTTGAGTGTTAACTCCTGTGGCGACGATGCGTTTTTTATACAAAATAAACGAAAAATGTCTACAACGTATAGTGTCGTCCCAGTCAATTAAAGACTCAGCAATCTCTTCCAGCCTCTTGAAGATCGATTTGTTTACACTCAACTCCATTAAATTTGAATATTTCTAATGCTTGAGTATCTCTGCAATATGTTTGATTGTAAACAATTTTTTTAATACCGTGAGCAACGATTGAATTTGCACAACATGAACAAGGTAAAAGAGTACAAGCTAATAAATTACACTCTCCTCGCTTGAATAAAGAAAGTAAATTAATTTCAGCATGAATCATGTATGGACGGCGTTTATCTCTATCTGACCAGAATAGATCATGGACATTAATACCTGGTGCTAAACCGTTATATGCAACGCCAATCACTCTATTACTCAAATCTAAAGCACAAGCCCCAACTTTGGTATAAGGATCTTCTGATCTGTAAGATGCGACTTCTGCAATTCTTAGAGCATATTCTTCCCAAGAAATTCTATCAGACATTTCCTTTGGGTAAATATTTGTCTAAGATATCACAAATTACTTCGTTTACCGAAACGTCCTTTTCTATAGATTCTACAATAAGCATTTCGAGAACTTCTCGCGACCATTCAGAAATATCTACATCTAATGATGCAAATTTTTTAAGAACTAAAGAATTGTCTTCAACTTCCCAAGAAAACTTATCCCCAGCTTTAATGTTTAATGCTCTAAGTTCTTCGTCTGTAAATTGAATGTAAAGCTCTTCAGATCTTTGTGCTTTTTTGGTGATCATATTAATGTATATCTATGTTATGGTCGTTGATTAGATTCCAGAGCTCAGTGCGGGCCTTTTCATAAGCACTATCTTCTCCAGGAGGAAGTTCTTCGTATTTTAACTTTGAACGAAGAAAATTATCAATATCACAAAGCACAGAACGGTATTTCCAACCATTAGTAGCTATATCAAAATCGTCTTGATCCTCTGGTAAATTAAATTCTAATACAGCCTTCATACTATATTTCTAATAATAAACATCTGCACAGAACCAAACGTTTCATGCAGTCTATAGCACACACTGGAAGCTTTTCTCCAAAACCATCTCCAGCCAAGATATGAAGCGTAGTGTTTAAACACATTCCAGGGCTTGCATTGTTCTTGTTTTCGCTTCTTACTAATTTCTTCATTTCTGAGTTTAAGTGATTGCTCTAGCTTAAACTCAGAAAGTTCGATTTTATCTAGCTTTCCATATACAAAATATGCTTTGTATTCTAGCCAAAAATCTTGTTTGTCGTCGAAATTTTCATAAGTATAAAAAGTAATAATTCCGTGATAGCTGAGTTCATCGTAATGTTCTCCTTTCTCGAGAACCTCTTTCCAAAAATTCCATACGGAAATTTTTCTGGCTTTCTTTTCTTCTTCAGACCAAGGAATGTATTCGCGCTCAACAACATGTTCAAAGAGTCTTCCGTCTTCTTTAATAACATATTGTAACATGCAATTTTCAAAATCTTTAGTCTGAAAATTATGAGTTTTCCAGTCGATATTTGAGTTTTTGAGCTCTTCTGGAAGAGGAAGCTCTTTTTCTATAAAAATTTCATCAAACATTCCCATAAATTTATTCTCCTTCCTCCTCTTCGTTAGTCAACCCTAAAAGCTCTCTCCAAAACCAAATGCTGTTGGACACAATGTCACAATGTTCCCAATCTCTCATTTGCATTGCATCATAGTGAGTATTTTCGGCCGATTCTAATTGCTTTTTAAGTTTAATTTTACAGTCTTCGGAGATTGATTTTTTAATCAGTTCGAGAAAAGGTTCCATTTCCTCGTCATCAAGGTGCAACTCTATGCCTGCTCCATCGTGTTTCGACCCATACGAACAACTAATAGTTAGTTCTACTGGAGGATAGAGCTCTCCAAAACACTTTCCAGAAAAATCTGAATAATAAACTGATTCTTCTCTTGCTGCAGGTTTAATAACTTTTTTCATATTAAAAATCAATTCCAAAGGTAGTAAATGCGTTCATTTTAACTTCATTGCCAAAATGATCGTAATCTGGACTTATTTTTCCTCCCAAGTAAAAAACCCACTTTTTATGCAGAGGTTCATATAAATTTACTTGATATTCGAGATTAATTTTGGTTATAAGCGACTGAGAATGTTGTTTGGTATACGCGGAATCCATTTTAAATTTAGTTATTTGCACATCTGCAGCAAAACAGCTAGTGCAAATAACTAGTAAAGCACAACAAAAAATGCTTTTCATGGAAAATTATTCCTCGTCTTTAGAAAACTTTTTGTTGCTGCGTTGCTGTCTTTTTGTTTTATCCGCTTTCTTTTGTTCTTCAGAACGAATTCCTAGAATTTCTTCTCTCCAAACACGATTTGATTCTTTTCGAGACATTGTTGGTTGTCCGGGTTGGGACTTACCTTTTAGTTGTTCTCTAATTTCGTGCATCATAGGAGATGACTTTAGTGATGGCCAAGTTGCAGTAAACATATCAAATATATATTATAATTGAATTACTTTAAAGTCAATAAATATTTGAGTTTATTTAGTACTGCAAGAATTTCATCTCTTATATTCAAACAATCTGTATCTTTCTCTGAGTCTACAGCTTTTATAAATTCTTGTGACAAATAATCAGTTACCTCTACTAAAATAGCTTGAGGTTCTAAATCACTTAAGTTTAAAAGCTCCAAGCTTGAAGATCCTTCATACAAAATTCGTCCGTGCTTTCCTTGATGTACTTCAACAAGCTCGTCAATAAGGTCGCTAAGATCTTCGTAAGCGGAACCGAAAGCTTTGTGTCTAGCATAACTTTCAGTTTGCCAGTGAAATATGCGGAGCTGTGTAGTTAACTTAAGAAGATTTAAAATAATCTTATCCACGGTTTATCGTCTTGAAGGACCAGCCCAAGATTCTGGTGCATATTTATAACCAAAATTAGGAGTGACTGGTGAACCAACTTTTCCTGACCTCCAAAATTGATAAGCAAGTGTAGCATTAATCGTTGACACCGTTCCTGTATCTTTAATGTCATATGCTGTATCGGCAAGGCCTTGAACATATACACCATATAGAGTATAATATCTTACTGGCTTCATTTGCTTATCCAACAACTCCATCGTTAGAGTGTTATTAATGCCAGGAAGGGAATACTGACCAGTAGAATTAGCTTCATCGAATGTGTTGAATGTTGCTGCTTCCAGTGCTGCTCTAAGATCGTAATTTTGATCACAACGGAAGGCTACGGCATAGCCCGTTGAACCAGGATACGAAACCGTTCCAGGAACATTGAATTGAAGTCCCATATATGGTACTTGAACATTGTTAATGGTTCTTCCAGGAAGAGAGGCTGTTTCAACGTATGTGAGCTGCTCTGTTCCAAAATCAACATTTCCAAAAGAAATTAATCTAAATTGAAAAAGTCTAGCAAAGTCTCGTTGAGCTGCTGTTGTATAAAATTTTTGGATTGTTTGTGCGTTTGCCATAATATTATTTAGTTAAATTAAATTAGTTCTTGGAAGTTTTGTCCTGTGCGAGTTGCAATAAAGTTTACCAGCAAGAATTCTGCTGTTCTTACAGGCTTCAAGTAAATATCGACAATTAATTCGTTGTTATCAATTGTATCTGGAGTGTTGTTTCTTTCATCACAAACAATCAAATAATCATAAAGACCTTCAGTGTTTTTAGCGTACTCGAAAATTGGAGTAATTGTGTTCTTGAGTCTGTTACGAGTAAAATCTGTATTGGGTTCGAATACAAAGTACTTTAACGTTCTTTGCACGGCTCTTTCCAAAGTTAGAAACAATCTGCGTACGTTAATTCTATCGAATGCAGTTGGGCGAGTTTGAAGGGTCTTTTGACCCATTACAGAAAAGCCTTCGTTTGTAAAGAAAACTACAGGGTTGACTGAAATTTCATATAAGCGATCGCGTTGTTTTTGATTTGGGTTGAACGCAATATCAAGTACATTGAACACTCCTCTTGTCAAACCAGCTGGAGCAGCCCATGTATTTGCTGCTGCATCGCTTCTTGCATAAATTGCTGCTGCGTAACCAGAAAATGGCATCCACATATTACGTCCAGTAAAGAGGTCTGGAACTTTTACCCAGTTACCATATGTAGCTGCGTAGTTGGATTCAAATGTTCCAACGGAAGATCTTAAATGATTGTAAATGTCTAGTGTAAATGTTTTGTCTTCACCATCAATTACCTTTGAATCTCTGCCTGAAATAAAGATCGATCTTGCGGGATCCACGATAGTCATACAATCTTTGCGTGTATTTTGCGAAAAATTCACAAGTTCGTTGGCAACTGCTTGCCAATTGAGTTGTACAGAACTTGGAGAATCTACGAAAGTTTCATCATTAAATGACAAAGATGTAGCGTACTCAGTTACTGAGTAAATTGTCGATAATCCGCCATCTACTAAGACGTCAACTACCGAATCTTCTAATGTTTCAAGCGTTCTTAAGGATTTGTTAAGTTTTCCTGGAACGTTGCCGATGATCTTTGTTGCTTCAACCATTCTGCTATCTGGAACGTATACGCCAACCGGGAAAAGTCCTTTTGCATCGTCTGCAACGGTTACACGTGAAGTAGGAAGGGTTGAGTTAGTTGTCCAATCAAAGTTTTTTGAAATAGTTGGGTTTATTACAATTTTAATTGTTGGAGAAGCGCTGTTGATTTTATCTTCAATAAACGAAGAGGCTAAAATTCCTCCTGTTGGACTGACTTGCTTTCTGTTTGAATCAAATGAGCCGAGATATTTTTCTGTAGTAGCAAGTGAAAGAAGGGAAGAATCGGCAGTGGATCTACGAACGCGGAAGACGCCTAAAGAAAGATGGTCTTGATATTCGGTTGTTTCAAATCCAATAAATCCAACCTTTTCGAGGGTTTCTGAAATTGAAAGAAGTCCTCTGTTTGAGTCATCAACCGTTGCCGATAAAGCGAAATCGAAACGGGATGTAGCTACATTTAAATAGTTATTATCTCCCGAAAGAGTGGTTACTGCTAAGATTGATTCAAAATTTGGCGATGACGTAGACACCGATTTGTTATCAGCAAACCCTATGTAATATCCTTCTGCAACTTCATTAACTGTCGTTTGAAGGTCGTTTAAAATAATAAAACCTGCTGAAACTTCTGCGTCTGCACTTAAATTGCTGACTAAAGCATCTTCTGTTCCAGTCCAAATAAAGTTTCCTTCTACGATTTTTGTATATTGCGAAGGAGTTAACGAAACATGAGTCGGAGCTCCGATTTCCCATTCAGCTGAAACTGAAGGATTAGCGCTCGAAGAAAGCATTGGGTAAAATAGAGCGCTATAAGATTTGGAATAAGCAGAACCTGTATCAGCACCATATGGCAAACGCAACGTTGTAAGTACTGCAGGTGAATTTAAAACTTCTTTGCAAGAATAATAAAAGTAACGCTCTGCAGGTGTCGTGGGAATGCCGTAAATTGCTTCAAGCTCGCTTGCTGTTGTAATGAAAAGTGGTTCAGAAATTGGACCTTGAGTAGCAAACCCAGGAACAATAACGTTTGTTCCAGCAGGAGTTTCAATTCTTAAAGAAAGATCCTTTTCGGTAATCTGTACGCCGGGTGATGTAATAGTTCTTGCCATATATATTTATTTAATGTTTTTTGGATTATTTTTTAGGGCTAGGTTTAATGATATCCAATTGATTAAATTGGAATTCGGCAGCTATTTCAATAAATTCACTGTCTTTGTATGAGTAGTTTATTGAGCCTAGGCTTGTTATGAAGCAATGTTTGTACACAAACTCTATTGCTTTGTCGTTGTATTCATTTAAACCTAAAATAGAAACAGTTGTTTGATACTCATTTTCTGCTCCTGAGTTTAAATATTCTTGAGAGGTCATTTGCTCTAGAGGAGTGCCTCCATATAGACTTTCTTGAGGAGTATTGAGAACTTCCAACCATTTCCATAAAACGTAATAATTTTTATAGTCGTTATCGACAACGAAGTTTACTGTTAATGGTGGATAGTTAGGACGATTGTGCGAAGAAACATTAATCGATTGTCCTGCATATCTCAATTCCACGCTCGGAATGCTTATTTGTGGCACTATTGTACCAAATACGTTTAGTTGCAACGGATCAATATCCAAGTTAATGTCTTCCGTTGAGCGTTTTCTGAGTATATAAGGCAAATTAAGAACCATAACAAATTTGTCTTTTGAAGCTCGATTCAAAGACGATTGTATAGTTGGATTAGTGCAAATTTGATCTGACATATTATAAAAATTCGTAGCCTTGAGCTAATAAGCCTTCTAAGTCTTCATCATATTTATCTACAAACTCTGTATCTTTTTGAGTAACATTTAATGATTTAAATGCAAGTTCGTTTTCAGGGCGAAAGATTTTAGGAATAATCGTAGATTGTTTTGAAAGTTCTTTTAATTCATAAAATTGCTCAATTTTCTCCCAATAACCATTATCCTTAATTTTTTGGGGTTTGTGTTGCATATCATAATCAACAATTTCAAAATATTGCTGACATATATCCGATTCCAAAATAAACAAAGCCCACACCAAAGCCATTACACGATCGTCAAAGAAATTATCATTTCTCTTTCTAAAGACTCCATTTGGAAATCTTACAAATGTCTCAAACTCTGAAATTGTATGAGGGTCGTTTATATGAACGGTTTGTAAATGATTGATCCAATACCTCATGTTTTGAATACCATCAAATTTAATGTTGGTGTGTGACAGTACTCCCATGTTTCTAGTTCTATTGTACTTGTCTTGTTCAGAGATTTTTGAGTAACAAACAATTTTTTCGTAATTGTGTTTATGATGTAAAGCGTCAATTACTTGAGCTCCGCAATTATTTCTCTCAATCAACATTGGAGGAAGTCCCCATGATTGACCGATAGTCGAAAGCTTGTTTGCAAAGTGATATGGCTCAATTTTATTTGAAGCATATATACCAACTTGTTTAATATTTTGTAAATCCGTAACATCTAATATTTGAGCAACAGAAGCTGCTCTGCCAATACCTTCTCCGACATCTACTCCAACTACATATAAATTTCTTTGTTCTGGATATTCAAAAACAGTATATTCCCCATCTTCTGATGTCCAAATTGGATCTTTCTTTTCGTTTTTAAGACGTTCGATTACAAGAGCTCCAACTGCTCCAGCAGCATCGTCTAAAAAAGTATTGCCGAATTCTTGTAAAAATTTTTCTTCAGAGCCCAGTAGTTGGATTTGATCTTGCTTCCATTGCTCGTCTCTTCCGGGCCTATCCCACCAATCAATACGAGAGGGTTTCCAACTAGGTAACGAACCACTTTCTGCTCCTGAAAATATTTCATAAAATTTGTTTCCAACACCATTCGGTGTGCTGACTAATAATACTTTGGATTTTTTTCCAGAAGATACTGCAGGAATAACGGATGACCAAAACTCTTCAAGTAAGTGAGATTCTATGAATGCCACTTCGTCAATTGCAAGCGTGCTTAAACTATCACCTCTAATTGATGTGGCTGTAGTAGTAGATACTAATATACTTGAATCATTTCCTAACGTCATTCCGGTCTTACCATAATCTTTAACGCCGGGTTTGATGTAATTAGGAAGTTGTTCGTACGCCATTCTTACGCGTTTGAAAATATTAATTGCTGTCGATTCTTTATTAGCTACAATTGCTGCTCTGTGATCATCATTAAAACAAGCCATCCACAGAACAAATATAGTAAGCAATGTAGATTTTCCGCTCTGTCTTGAAGCTAAATTTACGGAAAACCTATTGTTAACCATGTTAAGAAGCATTTGCTTTTGAGCTTCATACAAATGTATTCTTTGTTTGCCTTCATCTATACTCACGATATAAAAAAAGTTTTCTGCAAAATACACAATATCGTTTTTACATCTACGCAGCTCTTCAATCATGTCAACAGTAAACTCATACTGAGCTCCTGCTACTGGTACATGCTTTGATCCTCTATAATAAAAAGAAACATCTACAGGCTCTTGATTGATAATCTTGTCTGTATGGGTATTGTACCCAGCATCTAAAAGGTTGTCCTCGCTTAAAAGTGAGTTTAAAACTTCCTCCTCAGAGCGTGAAGGTTTACTTTTTTTTACAAATTCAATTTTAGGAAGAGCGGGAGGAGGGGTTGCTTTGGTCTTAGAACCTTTTGGACGACCTCTTTTGGGTTTGTTTTTTGCTCCGGGAGGACGGCCCTTGCCTCTCTTTTGAGGCCGCTCTAAATTTTCTTCTGACATGAAGATATTTAGGGACGATTGTTTGCTATATCAATAAAAGTAGATCTTAACAAGTCAACTAAAGCTGCTTCATCTTTGGACGTAGGAGTATTAAAAATTACCACCTCTTCGTCTTGTAAAGAGTAACCAATCAAAGCAAAGCAAGACAAATACTCTTCTACAATAAGTGCTAAATGACTGAGTTCTTTGTATTTATCTTTTTGATCTGCTAAAATTTCGTTTTTGTGTCTCGTTAACGCTTTAGAAAATAGACTTTCGATGTTTGCCTTTTCTGCTTTTGGAATATTCTCATTTGCTCCAGAAAGTGAAGCTTTTGTTGTTTTTGTCTTTTTTGGAGCTGACATAAAATTAAATTTATTTGTCTTGAGTATAAACCCTATCCCCAACAATTCCATGTCTAACGAGTTGTTCCGTAAGAATTTCAAACGACGATGTTTTAATTTTTAAACGACCTGGAATATATTGATTTCCATCATATAGCTCAAAAAAGCTTTCTCCGATATATGGGTCGTTTATGTAACAAGTGCAGAAAACTGAAGCTACTCCAGGATCTATCATAATTGTCCAAGCACGAGGATCTCCTTCATGGTATTCAGCAAAAAGCTTATTTGCCATATACCCAGAATCTCTAAAGCGTTTTAGAGTGTATCCTAAAGTAGTTAGTTTATTAGCCATAAAAGCTAATTATGGGTGTTATTTTACAAGTCCAGACACAATATACTTGAGATTAGGAGTCTTGAATTGAAACACTTTAAGTTGTTGATTTACTGAAATTTCGATTTCATCAGAACAAAATGAAAACAACAAGATATTTTGAATATTGATAGGAAACGATTCAATTAAAGACTGTCCTTGAAAAGACTCAGCCAATTCTGTAACAATCTCATTCGTATTTGATTTTTGTTCGTCTCCAAGTTTCGCAAATACTTTGTTTCCGTCAGTCAAGAAATAAAGCTTTTCTGCATCTGGTACGATGGAATTAAATTTTATAATTTCAGAAAGCTTTTGTTTTGTTATAGTAAAGGTAGTATCAAATTCTAGCCCATTAATCTTTTCTTCGGATATCGACTTTTTATTAACAATATAGGATTCGTCTAGAAGATGATATTTGAAGGAAAACGAATTATCTTTGTATTTGATAACGTTTGTATCAATATCAAGAGCAATGTTTTCTTTTTCTACACCGGAAAACAAACGTAAAAACGTTTTACAGTCTGGAATAACACATTTGTAATGATCGTCAGCTTTGCAAGGAATTTTAGCCATTAAAATCATGGAATTGTCTGCAGAGCTGACAAAAGTCTTTGCATACATTCCATTCGTTTCGGAAGTAGTAAAATCCAAAAGCAAGTTGTCAGCTAGCTTCGATACTGGAGCAAGAATGCTTTCTACGAATTGAGATTTGTTAATAACGAGCTTCATTTAGTGGCTCGTTTCATTCTCTTCTTTTTTACAGAAACATCAACGCGCTCTAAACTATTAGCGATACGCTCCAAACTACCAGCAATTGATGCCCAAACATCCCCTTTAGCTGAAGAAAGTTTGGCGGTCGTTGCCTGCTGAGTGGGGGAAGGTTGGATCTGGATTGGAACTTCTTGCCTTTGTGACTGGGGAGGTTGTTCTTGTGGTGGAAGCTGAGCTTCTACAATAGGATACGCAGCTTCTGCCTCCCTCTGTAATGCTTGAATAATTCGTTGTTCTTCAGCTCTCCTTTGGTTTGAAACATGTGCTTCATTATAAAGAAACTGCTTTGGATCCAATCTAACGATATTTGGAACTGATCCGGAATCGGTTTGTGAACTCTTTTGTACTTTCAAAAGTTCAGATCCAAACATTTGTGCTAATTGAGCGGTTGCTAAATTTCCTTCTGTAATCATATTTTTAAATAAGTTTATTAGTTTTTTAAATAAGGTCAATGTCACGATCCAAATCTACTCTGGTCTATAAGATTAAATAGTTCTACTCGGCTTCCGACCTCGTTGGTGTGGAAATAACCCGATAATTGCGAAGTTTTCATAACACTATCGTTCTTGACTCCTCTGCATTTTACACAAAAATGTTGGCTTTCTATAATGCATGCCACTCCACGATTGCCTACGCACAGTTTATCTAGATGATCGTGAATTTGCTTTGTTAGACTTTCCTGAATGTTTGGTCGTCTGGAATAGAAGTCCACGATACGATTTAGTTTGCTCAACCCAATAACCATGTCTGTCTTATTTTTGCCTGGAATATATGCCGCGTGACACACACCGTGAAACGTCAAATTGTGATGAGCACACATACTAACAACAGGAATACGTGTTTGACAAATCAGGCCCGTATAACCTTCATCATTAGGAAATGCTGTAACTTCAGGCTCTGGGCTAATTGAACCGGAAATCAAATCATTAACCCAAGCTTTAGCTACTCTTTTAGGAGTGTTTGCTGAATGAGGATCTGCTGCCCAATCGAATCCCAAAGCTGTCAAAAATTTTCCATAATATTCAGCAGCGCGCTCGATCATCTGAGCTTTTTCTTCCGCTGTGCGAGTGATATTACCGTTAGCTTTTTTAAGTAGTTCCATATTTATAATTGTAAAATTGACTCAAGAATTAAAGATCAGCAAGAAGTTTTTTCAAGGCTTCGTCGGTAGACTCATCTGACTCAGAAACGGAATCTGTCGAGGATTCAAAAGTTTTTTCGATAGATGTTTCTGTTCTCTTAACTGATGTAGGAACTTCATTGCGAATCGAAGAGTACTCGTCCTCATCCTTTTCCACTGGCGAACCTGTAGTAAGATTAAAGAAGTGTTCGTCAAGCAAACGCTGCATCTCTGCAGGAGTTGTTTGCTTGTTAACAGCCTTCAGGTCATGCACTGAGTTATGCACTTCCTCGAGTTGTGTATCCGTCAACTCAACTTTCGAAGGAGCTAAGAACTTCGAAGAGGCATATGTAACCATTTGCTTTGCTCCACGATTGCTTCCTGTACGAGATTCGCACTTAATGCGAAGCGTGGAACCGTTAGCGACATCGAAAACCTTTTCTACGCCAAACTCTTGAGCATCGTCTCCTTCAAGGGCTGACTCAATAATTTTAGCGAGCTCTTTGCCGTAACGAAGAATCTTCACTTTGCCTTCGTTTTCTGGATTCTCTGGATCGGAAATAACATAAACGTTGACCATCCAAGCTTCTTTACGCGAAAGAGCACGAGCTTGTTCTTTTTCTGATTCAGTACCGGTACGATAGGTCTTAAGGTAGTAAGCATCAATCGGACAGCTCTCTCCAAAGGTGGTTGGACACAATGCTGTTACATATTTGCCTGTAGCATTAGAATTCCAACCGTGATTGTAGTAGTGGAAGATTGTCTCTTTAGGAGAGGTGGGATTAGGAACAAGACGGACTTGATATGTATTGCCAGCAGAAAATTTAAGAATTTCTTTATACAGACCATTGCCTCCTTCTTTCTTGTCAGAAGAAGAAAGCGACTGTTTAATTTGATCGAACATGGATTTGATATTAATATTACTCATACTTTTTTAGTTTACTGGCTTTTTGAATTGGTTCAACTGCTTTTCAACAAAATTTGAAAGCAGCGGAAAGGCTTTTCTGACATAAGGCTTTACTTGCATAGAATTCATGTAATTTAAATATAATTTTTGAAATTGGTCAACAAAATCAGATACAAAAAACCTTTGTACATCTTCTGCTAGTTCTTTAACAGACGAACATATATTAGAAAATTCAAACATAGAATATATATTGATCTTATTTTCCTTGTAATGCTTCATCCATGTAAAAAGATCAGCTGTTCTGTGGTACGGATATTGATAAAATTGGATTTTTTCCTGAATACAGAACTTTGCTATAAAGTTTAATGAATCTTGTACTTGTTTTAATTGCTCGTCTGGATCTCGAAGAAACATATGCTTACGATACATGGTGTAAGATTTAACGGCACGCATGGTAGAAAAGTAATCCAAACCAAAATATTCCACATCTGGATATAAAACATAGGGAGCACGAAAAAAGCTATCGGGATCAATTTCCGGATGCTTAGTAAAAAGAGTTGAAATACGTTTTAAAAACTTGTGTTTTTCTGTTTCAACAACGTCCCCGAAGTCCTTTTTTATCTTGAAAGGTTTGTTCTTCTGACTCCTCGAAACAATTAAATGCTTGTTGTAAAGGCACTTTTCTAGACTTGTGAGATCGTTTTGCATTCAGCTTTCTAATAACAGATTTTGTAACTTTAGACTTTACAAGTGATGGGTGAAGATACAACAGCGAAAGTATAGATTCTTTAAAATTATCTGAAGACGTAATATGTGTAAAAAACTCTTGATAGTCTCTCTTTTCTAAGAGCAATGAAAAAAGCATAGTTGTATTAATTTTTTTGTTTTCGAGCATTGATATCAACGAACCAGCTTTTAAAACTCCCTCTATAAATTCTCTTGAGTTAATGTGATCAGAAGGAGCTGAATTAGATCTTTCTAGTTCTGCAAATATGTGCTGTAACATTATGAGCTACTTAGCCCGTATTACAATGGTTTCAACATTTTAGTAAATTCTACAAATTCGTCTGTTAAATTACCACCAGCTGCAGCTTCGTGTCCGCCACCAGAAGCAATCCGTTGAACAAATTTAGAAACATCTACTTTGTCACAATTAATGTTTCTTCTTACAGCTATTCGCTTTTGATCAATCAAAACAGCAATTGCTACGTCTACGTTGTGAATAGCAAACATCCAATCACAACACTCTTGAACAAATTTATCACAAAACACTGCTCCAACTTTAATGTCTTTTTGGCCTTCAAATTCTACTTTACCAAAAAACGGAGTCAATGTATCTAAATATTCTTTTCTGTGCTTTTTGTATAAAGTAATTGTATTTTGTTTGAACTTATCAAATTGTTCGAATCCGTTATAATAATCTTCAACGAACGAATTGAACTTGTCGGACATTGAATGGTATACAATGTTTAACCCCTCAGATAATGGAGTTGCTTTCGTAGCTGAGTCCCAATCGTCTGCAAGAGCTAATAGTGTTTTCTGAGCAGCTGAAAGCTTTTTTTCTGACGTTTTAAAAAACGTATCATAAATTAGCTTTGCGCAAGAAGTTTCGTTGTAAATTCGAGTAATTGCGTTTTTAAAAGGATAAAGGTTTGTTTTATGGTGATCTAAAACAACTGTATTTTTGTTATCAATGTTTTCTCCAATTTTTGAAACGTCTAAATCCAGAAAATAAAGTTTGTCATATTGTTTGTTGGATTGAACAAATTTGTTGTAATCTTGGTCTAGTTTCATTGGTGTTGTTGGAGTAACACTCAATTTTTTATTGTAAACCCAACACAGAACAAGATAGCTAACAACACCATCTAAGTCCGAATGAGTAAACACGTGTACGTTTTGATTGTTCATCTGTAATAAATTTTAAATAACATCCTTGTAGGAGAAGGTCTTCTAATTACCGGATCTGACTCGTGGTTCCAATAAGACTCGAACTTTTCTGGAAAGTAATCTTTTTCTTCTCCTGTATTGGAAATTAATACTCTATTAGAGTACCCTTTAGTCAAAGATAGTTCTAATAATTTTTTCCAAAAAGTTTTTCCTAAGTCATTCATATATTCATCTGAAACAACAGAATAGTAAATGGTTGGAAAGTAATTTAAAAATATATCCTGTATAAGAGTTTTATTTTCTGAAATGTTTCTCTTTGCTACAGCTTTGCTGTAAGCAATTCCGTCTTTATCTTCTACTCCAACTAGTCCTTCGATTGTATTTTTGTTAACAAAGTAAAAAGTGTCGTGTCTTGTTTGTTTATCTAAAGAACGGAATACATCGTAACCATTAAATGTGTCTAGCTTATTTGGATTATTTTGTACGACTTCATCAAATTTATTTTTATTAAACTCAGGATCATCTAAATTAATATATAGTGGCTTTTTGCCAACATAAAAGGGAGACTCCAACAAAAATTGGTCTGTTAGACTTTTAATCAAATCATTGAAGTTTTTCATTTTTGAATAGGTTAATTAACCCAGGGTTTGTAATTAGCTTTACAACGTCGTATTTTATATTTGTGTTTAATGTATTATTAATAAATGGATTATTTGTCTCGGTAACTAAGCAATTTTTAAAATATCCAACAAGTTGATACTTAACGTTTTTTTGTTGTGAACTTTTGTTAAAAATAATAAAAAGATCTTTGATGTTTAAATCAATTATTTTAAAATCTTGCAAGAATTTTTCTGTGTCAAAATTTTCTATAGAGTCAAAGAATAAAATATGTATTTCTGGAATTTCTGTTTCTTTAATAAAATTTTCAAAAAATTCAGTTTCTACTAAAGACTCTTCTGTGTAATAAAGAAGACAACGAATTGTTTCCCAAGAAGTTTTCTTGTATAGGCTGGCATATACTTTATTTTCTTCATTTAGAAATTGAATTTCTGAGTCATTCTTCATTGATCAACTTATTTAGAGTGCCGTTAGCGTTCTGCACATTGTCTTCTGTAGAGTCTCCATCTTGTGCAAAATAATCAGTAGAAGTCTCTTTTAAGGTTAGCGTGTTGTAGTTACATCTAAAAGCAGCGTTGCCAAAATTTGGACCAAAACGATTCTTTTGCATCCCCATATTAATGACTCCAAGCTCTCTATCTTCATCCTCTTGCCATAAAGAGCAAATTACATCACAAGTTGCAGCAAGACCTATGCTTTCAGAAATTCCTTCCATACCTGGCGAAGCAGTGTTGAATGCTCCACGGTTCAATTGTGTTGCTGAAACAAATGGGATTTTGTATTTGAATGCCAGTGCTCTTAGCTGTTCTGCAATTTCTTTTACATATTCATATGAGTTTAAGTTTTTTGAAATAGGTTGAATGAGGTTGATGTAATCCACTACAACAATATCTGGCTTAAATCCTTTGTGTTGCAGTTTAGTTATATATCCGTCTATTTGTCTAACCGTAACTGTTTTTGGAGGATATTCTTTTACGATCAATTTGCCATTAATATTCCTTTGAATGTGTTTGACTTGCTCCTTTAACTCTTCTGTAAATGTTTTCAGATCGTTATGAGGAATTTGAGTAAGCTGAGTACTAATACGCTTTGCGTACATAAACTCTGACATTTCTAAAGAAATAAGCAAAACGTTTTTGTCCGCCAATAGCATGTTTGTTGCAATATTTCCCAGTACAATCGATTTGCCTACATTTACTTGACCTGCAAAAACCGTAAGGGTTTTAGGATACAAGCCTCCTTCTGTTTTATCATCAAAGAATTTCCAGCCGGTTGGAACTGGGTTGTATATTGCAACTAGATCTTTGATGTGTTTGTCGATGTCTTCAAAATACCAATGGCCGAGATTTTCCTTAAGAGTGATATTGTAAGCTTTCTCAAAGTCTACTAGCGTTTCTTCGATTGAAAATGTTTGATCCGAAAACTTATCAGCAACGTTCAATATTGTTTTGTATATGAACCGTTCTTTAAGAAACTTTTCAGTATTAGATATTAATTCCTCTTTGTTAAAAGGTCCTTGCAATGCTGTCAATTTTGCTTTAACATCAGATAAAGCCTTTTTATCTTCTTCAGAAGTAAGACGAGCCTTAATCTCTGTAAGAGATGGTACAGAGCCTCGTTCATTAAAAAACTGACTAATGCTTCCTACAACTCTACCAATGTTTTTATCATTGAAAAAGGAAGGCTCTATATATGATATAATAGAGCTTAGATATTCCGAATCTCCTAATGCATTATATAAAAGAATTGTTTCAAAGAAATCTAAATCTAGTTTATTCGAGGCTTGAGCTTTACTCATTCTGCAGAATCGTCATCCAAACCTTGTTCTTGTTCAACTTGGCATTCGTTCTTAAAGCAAAGTTCAGTCTGGAGTTTCTTTTCAAGCTCAGGAAGAATTTTGTTCCACACTTCTTCATCCTCTTTCCAGTCCTTGTAGTAACCAAGAAGTTCTCCTTGAAATGCAAATTGATGACCTCTCCGTTCAATCACCCCATACCCCTCAGCCATCTCAAGAAGACCTGAAAATTTATTCAACCCGGTTCGGAAGTTCAAATACATTTCAATTTCAAGGAAAGGAGTAACGAAGCGGTTTTTAGTAGTCAAAGCTCTCAAAGTAACCCCATTAATTCCTTTTGAAATTAGTGTAGTTTCCGAATTCGCATCTTTATTTTTTGAATCTTCAGCACGTTCCGTTTTCTTTGCCATCTGAACAATCACAGATGACATGTAAAGAGGACCAGAACCACCTGCTTGTTTTTTAATTGCGGAAGGATGGAGTTGTGAAGGATCTTCATACACATGATTAGTAAAAATCACTGGACAGTTTGCCTTAGCTGCCGCATGAGTAACGGCTCTCATCAAACTTTTAAGTTGTCGAGCTCTGTTTCCCATATCAACCGTATCGGAGCCTTCTTCGATTTTCTTTTTCTCTTGAGCTGTAATTAAATTTCCGAGGGAGTCAATCACAATCAAGACTTTTCCTTGCAAATTATTTTCTATAATTGTGTTTAAAAATTGAACAATTTCGTTACGACATTGCTCTGTAATTTCTGAAGGCACGTGCTTAACTTTTGAAGGGTCACATCCAAGTCGTGTTGCTGTAGCTTGATCGAGCGCTCCTTCTGTATCAAAATAAGCAACGTACATTCCTTTCTTCTGAGCGTTAGCCATAATTTTATTAGCCATCAATGTCTTACCACATGATTCAGCTCCAATAAAAGCTGTTAATCTGCCCATTGGAACACCTCCATAAAGAGAACCAGAAACAATAGCATTCAGAGCATATGAGCCGGTATCAATCCACTCTGTTACCGTCGAAAGACTGTTTGAATCTAGAAATGATGAACTCGAATTCAAGTTATCAAGTACTGCAAAAGCATCTTCGATGGAGCCACTGCTATTTGATTCTTCGTTTGTTTTTTTGGATTTAGCCATATAAGATTAATATCCTTTAAAATTAATTTTTTTCAACCAAAAAAAAGGCCTCCGAAGAGGCCTTTTTGCAGTTGACTCTTAGACTAAAGATTATTCGTCATCAAAAAGTTTGATAACTTCGGTTTGTTTAGGAGCAGCTGACTCAGCTGCTTTAAACATCTGTTCATATTGAGCAGTAAATTGAATTGCAAATGGAATTTCTTCCGAAGTTGTGATGTTTGATTTTTTATAATTCCAAACGGTTGGTTGAGTTTTGTCCGCTTGAAACTCCCTAAAAAATAGAGGCAAAATTTGGAGCTGTAGTTGGCTCGTTTGCGGATTCGCTTGTACGTGAACAAGTGCTGGATTTTCAATTGAAAGAATATCATTATTTTCTTTGGCAATTTTGCCGATAATAGTTCTTCCGATATTATCCAAGAATACTGTTAGTTGCTTATTTGTGTTACTCATAATTTTTTCTTTCTTTTTACTTTATTGGAAAAATCTTCTAGTTCAACGATCGTTGATATATATTGCAAAACTTTCTCACCTTTGCTTGTTAGCAACACTCTGTCATCCGATGCAATATATGTAATGTCATATGTATCCAGCATGTATAAAAAATCTTCGAGTATTTCACTGTCTAAAAACTCATCTATATAACAATCGTTTTCAACTATACTTTTAAGTGTGTAATACAACTCTTCGTACGTCAATGCCTGAAACAATTGTTCTGCTGCATACATATTTGTAATTAACTAACTTGCAAACATTTCAAAAAGATCTGTTTGAACTTCTTTTCCAATTTCCGGCAAAACCCAACCGATCGCATTGTATAGTCTTTCAGTTGGTTGCGTTACTAGCTTAGAAAACATTTTATCCCAGTCAATCCTAATCGCAAACTCTTCTGGAAGAGTTGAAACATAAGTTATCGCGTCCAGTCCGTATTTATTTTTTGCACAGTACAGTTTTTTGACTTTCTGACCTGCTTGTATGGATTCATATTTGTCGTCTATTTTAAGCTCTTTAATCAAAATGTTATAGGCAATTGCTCCTTTAACATGAGACGGAGTTTTGTTTTGAAATTTATATAACGAGGATCCTTCAGAATATTTCTCGAGATTGTTGATTGAAGTTCTGGCTGCAATATCGTTTGGATCTAACTTTTGAAAAGAAGCATAACTCACTCTATAGACATCGTTGGTTTGTTTAAAATTTTGTGTTAGCAAGGCTGTTTTAATAATATCCTCAATAAACTTTTTGACCTTTTTTGGAGTCGTCGAACGTGCTAGTTCAATGCCAGTATATTTAAATTTATCTACAGCAACGCCTTCTTCATCAAGAACATGCAAGATGTATCTTTTCTTTTGAAGAAAGATTCCTACGTCTGCAATAACTTCTCTTTTAAAGACGTATCTTGGATCTATGGAAAATAGCTCTTTTCTTGCCCACTCCAAGATTTCAGTATTTACGTGCTTATCTAGTTTGTCTACAATTTCATGAACTTTTGGATTTATTTCACCTTCTACTAACAAAGGAATTTGTAATTTATCTAGTATTGGCTGGATGGAAACATACAAAGAATCCGTGTCGCCGTATTTGGTTATCGAATGTTCAACACCATATTTTACTTTAACAAAATTATCAATAATGTGACCTCCAGCTTTCGAAACGTTTTGACCAGTAACAGTAATTGATGTTGCATGATCAATATCCATCAATGATGAGTGTTTGTTCGCAAAAGTGCCGTATATTGAGTTCAATAAAATCTTTAATGTATATTGAAGAGTATCACAATACGTAATTTTTAATTGGTGCGCTCTATCGTCTTTGCTTTTAGATTTTTTAAGCTTTGTCAGCTCTTGCTTGGTTTTGACACGATCGCTGTAAATTTCATCAATCAAGTTTGGAATCACTCCTTTGGTTTTTTGAGAATATAAAACTCCTGCTTTTGATAAAGAAATCTGTTCTTTGGCCAAAAACATTTTAAATTTATCAGCAGTCAACCTATGCGTTTTTCCGTTAATCAAACGGATTGACATCTCTCCTGTGAAATTCTCATAATCACCTGATATTACTTTTCCAATTTTAGTTTCTGGGGAAATGTTTAAAGTAATAATTGTATTAGGATACAGCGAATTTACGTCGAAGCTAACTACTGCTTTTTGTATGCCTTTTTCTGGGTCTCTGACAAAGCCACCCTCATATGACTCTCTCTCCATGTTATTTGGAAAAGTTGGGATTACATATCCCTGCTTAGAGGCTTGGATAGCTACTGCTCCAGTTACAATGGCTACCTTTCCAAGAGCAGCTTCAAAATTGGTACACCCTTTGTATGCAAGCATTCGCGCAATTTCCAAAAATTTTAACTTCTCTTCTAGCCTAACAAGCAAATGAACGTCTTGAATGTTATAGTCAACAAATGTTTTCCAGTCACTTGCAGCAAGCTCTCCGAGACTAACAGCATTATATGCGATTTTTCCTTCACCGAGTTCCAGCTCAGCAATATAATTCAAGCTAAAGGATTCTTTTTCTCCTGGAGAAAATGTTTTATATAAGTCCATGTAATCTAACAAAGATACGCCTTGAATCGACCATATAGTAACCTCTTTTCCCATGTCGGTGAAAACTTTTCGGCCTCTAACGTTTCCAGTTGGAGAAAGCCGACGAACAAAATCGTCTCCAAAAATTCTCATAAAACGATTAATAATGTAAGGAAAGTCAAATCCACTAGAATTCCAGCCACTAGCAATATCTGGATAATCAGCTTTCCAAAATTCTACAAATTGTAAAATTAACTCTTCTTCATCTTTGCAATAATGATATATACAATCAGGTAAAGTTGGAGTATATCTCTGTTTCAACCCCCATGTGTGAGTCGATTTAGTTAAAGTATCATAAACGGTAATTAGATTAATTGGAACGGCTGCCTTTTCTGGAGTCGGAAAAGCTGAATCTACTGTAGTATCGACTTCGATGTCGAGCAAAAATACTTTCAAGGGATGTGCAGAAAACTCTGGCTTGCTGTTTTGATCTTTATACATTTCGATCAAAAATTGCTGCTCTGGAGCTAAATTATGAAAAATTCGTTTGTTTGCAGTTGAGTCTACAAACCTCTTTCTCTCCATTGAGTTTTTAAACTGCTTTTTAACCAAGGACGTTTTAAAGATAGAAGTGGCATCATCAGCTCCTTCCTTTTCTAAGAACAAATAAGGACGAAACGGAATTTCGGTTTCTATACGAACTCCTTCTTCGGACCATGTGCGAAGAAAAACAGATTCGTTGAACGGATTATAGCTAGCAGAACGGTACATTGAAAATAATGTACAACAAAAGGTATAAAGATCAAACTAAAAATTTTCTATCTTTTGAGCCGAACGGAGTGAAATAAGCTTCATGATGTTTCATGAGGTTTTTCTCATCGTCCAGCCAAAATTTTTCGGCATGAGCTCTAGCTTTTTTGCATTGCTCTACATATGTTGATTGGTTTTTTAGAGTGCTCTTTAAACAATCAATAAATTCATTTCCGGTTTTATATTTTAGAAACGCGTCCTTGTATGTCACCATATCAGGACATACGCAGGGAATGCCTAAAGCTCCTGCTTCAATAAGCTTAATGTTTGACTTGCAACGGTTGAAGTTATTGTCTTGAAGAGCAGCAAAAGTTACTTGTGCTCCGGAGTTGGCCATGGCTTGAGGAAAATCCGGAAGTTGCACCCACGGAAAAAACTTAATTTCTCCTTTGTCTATAAACGGTTTTAATCCTAACGGATATGAGCCGTAAAAGTGCCACTGAAATTCGGTGCGCGTTTTAATTATGTGCTGCACCACGGTTGCAAAGTCATCTTGCTGATTTACCCTATTTGCTACATCAACGTGAGTTCCTGATGCAAAGATAGCTACCACTGGCTTCTTTTTGTTCTTATCGTATTTTTTAACTAAATCTGCTAGATTATAATACCTATCAAACCACCACTTCATCAAGTAGTTTGGAATTACAGAGACTTTTTTATTACCACTTTTTTCTATAATGTAATCCTTAAAGTAATCGCATGTAACTGTAATTTCATCCATCATTGATAAAATTTCTTTAATGGAATTTTGAATCTCAGGAGCTGTGAATGCATCTCTGTTTCGGTTGTACAACGGAATGTCTTCAGCAAAAACCACGTCGTCTACTTCATAAATTAGTTTGAGAGGCTTTTGTTGTGAAATTTGTTTAAGAACTTTCACGAATTGCAATTGCTGAGGAGTTGCTTGTCTTTGCAACTTAACTGCCTCAACTGTTTGATAAAACTTAGGGTCTAAGATCATTGCAGTCGATTCAATTACAACAGATTTTTGATAAAGATTTAGCAAAAGATTAGGAGCCATGCAACGATAATAACCACAACCTCCATAATCAGCTAAATAATTTATTGCCCTTTTTAGTCCAGAACCTGGAACCTCTGGAGGAGGCAAGCTTACTGTCTCTGACTTATGTAAGTATGTTTGCATTGGAGCTCCAAAAGGAATTCCTAAAGGAGCACCTGGCAGTGTTTGAAGCCCTATTTGTACAGGAGTAACAGTCATATAAAAGTTTATTTAAAGGATAGATTGATATTTGTCTATGATTGAATCGTAGAAACGCCGTTGCGTTTAACGACATGAATTACATGCTCTGCTTTACACAGCACTTCTGGTCCTCTGTGTGTAATAATATAACAGGTCTCATTATTTTCATTAAAGCGCTCTCTGAGTAATCTAAGAGTAAGCATCACTCCTTTATCATCAAGCGAGGAATCAAGAAGTTCGTCATAAAAAACTGTACTAAAATTAACATCTCCTTGTAATCTACGAATATCAGCAAACGCAAATAAACAAGCCAAGTCAATACGTTTACGTTCTCCTCCAGAAAAATTAAAGTATGATTTTTGATTAGTATTTTCGTCAATTATTTCCTCATCAAAAAATTCGTTGAATCTGCACAAACAATTTGCTTCAAGTTTTTTCAAATAAAATGCTAGTCTTGAGTTAAGAACTTTAAGAACTTTCTTGACAATAAAAGATTTAATTCCTTCTTCGGAAATAACAAATTTAACCGTTTCTAACACGTTTAATTCGTTATTCAACTTGTCTACTTTTTGTTGCAGGTGTTCTGCAGATGTTTTAAGGGTTAGTATTTTTCCTTTGAGATCGTTATTTTGTTCTTTATGTACAACTTCTATTTCTTCTTCAACATCTTTTAGATTTGACTTCAAGTGTTTAATGCTAAGCTCGTATGTTTTATTATCGTTAATAATTTGATTTATATTTGCTATATTTTCCGTGCAAATCTTTTTAACAGCTTGAAGACTAATGATCTCTTTATCTATATCTTGTACAGAATTTTTAATTTTATTCTCTGCTTCTAAAAATTTTTTAATATCCGCTTGGTGTTTTGCAATTAATTCAGAAACATGACCTACATGCTCCTCGGAGTATTCTCTAGAACATGTCGGACAGTTATCTTTGTTTGTCTGTAATTGCTTAATTTGTTTATTGACAGAATTAATCTCAGCTTGAATCGTGTTAATTTTTGTTTGTAGTTTGCTTTTTTTGTCGGTAAAACTTTGTAGTTGTTGTTCGGTATGTTCTAGCTGAGTTTTGTCCTTTTCGTTTGTTAGCGTTTTGGACTTAACGATTTTTGTTTCGATGCTTTGTATATCCGACGTTAGTGTTTTTTTCTTTTCGTTAAGCTTATTCAATCTTTCAATTTTTAAATTTTCGTAGTTATCAAATTGTGTTTGATTAAAGCTAAGTTCGTTTTGTATTTGCTCAAATTTAGTATACGCAACTTCATAGTCCTTTTTAGCAATACTGTAATCATCTCTAGCTTTTAACACCATTTGTGTAAAAACTTCTAAACCTAAAACGCTCTCAATAAACTTTCTTTTATCTGTCTTTGGTAACGCCATGAATGGTAAAGCGTTGTTTGCTGACATTATTACAGAATTTTGAAATACAGTAGCTGGTGTGTGAATCAGCTCTTGAATCAAAGCATTGGTTTTAGCTAACGTAGATCTCGTTACATCTTGTCCGTTTTTAATTAAAGTGCATTTAGTTGGGTTTAATTTTCTGATAATTTTATATACATCAACCGTATTGTTTGAAGTAATTTCAAACTCTAGAGACACCTCGCATCGTTTTTTGGTCAGACTGTTTTGTATATGATCCTTTGAAATTTCTCGAAGAGTAGTTCCATACAAGGAATAGTATAATAGTTCAGTTACGCTTGATTTGCCTGCTCCGTTTTTCGAGTCTTCTTTGTCATAGTTTGTGCCAATTATTGCATTAACACCAGGCCTTAACTCTATCTGTACTGTGGAATCTCCAAAGGAAAGAAAATTTTTCCCTTCAAGAGTTTTAAATGTTATAAACCGCATCTAAAGCAAGTATAAGCCATTAGAAAAGTTTTTCAACCTTCAATGCATGGAAACGAACTGATCGATAGAAATTACGTTCATTAATTCTTGTTTATTCGTGTCGTAATAGTAATACGTTTTTGCTAAATCGATGGGTACTTTATTGTACACTGCTTGAAGAGGAGGTTGTTTAGTTATAACTCCGCATCCACAATCTGTATCAACTACATGTAAACTTAGCTCAGGATTATTATAACGAAGATCGATAATTGAACGGAAAACCGTACCATTCCAGCATACTTTAATAAATTCTTCGCAATGGGGCAAACAATCGTGAATTACTATTGCTCCTCCGTCGTTTAAACATTTTAATGAATTATGAATGTCCTTAGTGGATTGCTCTTCTAAATGCAAGCCATCAACAAAAACAATGTCGAACGTCTCTGAATTTTGATTAAAGAATTCGTCTGATGTCATTTCATGAGTAAGTTCGTCATATCTCTTTTCTGGGTCTACGCAAACTTTGCGTTCGATATCAATGTTGCTAAAACAATCTCCAAATTGAGTTCCGATTTCAAGATATGTTTTGTAATTGTATTTTTTAATTAAATGGTTAATAATATCGAATCTTTTCATAATTTAATCGAGTTAATAAAATAATTTGCTAGAGCCTTAGTAGTGTTGTTTTGTTTAAAGTGTTCCTCAAACTGATTAATAAACTTATCATAAATTTGGTCTGCCGTCAAGCTTTTGAAGTTTTGATTTACTTCTTTGCATAAGGTTTTAGGAAAGTGAGTCATTGTAAGTTCCGGACATTTTTCTACGTCTATAAAAAACGGAATACAACCATTCGATAAAATCTCATAGTGTCTCATGCAATCCCATCCTGCTTTTTTAAGCGTAATACCAAACATTGCTTCTTGATAATCTTTATAATAATCTTGTTCGTTATCGTAAATGTATGTTTGTCTATTCAAGGGAGTAATAAACGAAAACTGTTTAATTTTATCTTTATTAAAGACCCCTTTGTTTGTAGGCATAGCAAAAGAAATAGGAAACAGACGTTCGTGCTTCAAACGTAATTCTCTTTTAAAGTACAAGATTCCGAGATCGAAACACTTGTGTATATTTGTTTCGTCTTCTCCGTCTACAGCTATTACTTGATTTTTAGGATAATATTGTAAGATCTTATCAAGATAGTCGTTGCAACGCCATATTGAGCCGTAAACAATATAATCAAAATAACGATTTTTAATCTTGCTTGTAATGTCAGTTCTATCTACTTCTAAATCTGGCAAAACTTTCGTAACAGACATTCCTTTTCCATATAATTTTCTAGCACTTTGTTCACTATATGTTGTGTAGTTATGTTCTTGTTTGTTAAAGTCTACAACGCTCGTACCAAACAGCTCTTTTAAACCAATTAACAAGCAATCGTTTTGGTAGTCTACGTGATCTCCCTTGGTTAGATATAAAATTTTCATAATATTTTTATTAAGTGTTGGATTCTTTTTTGTATAGTGTGGTTTTTAAGAACTTTGTTGTATCCAGTTTTAGATATCCGCTCCAGTTCTTTTTGATTTGAGGAAAAATATTTAATTTTTTTTACACAATCGTCAATATTATCAAAATAAACTATATCAACATTTTCTTTAAAAATAAGATCGATTTTTGTGGCTGGATCCGGACGATCGGTTATTACGAGCCTGTTGGCTAGCATACCCTCAAATATTCTCCTGGTTATTTCTTTGTACTTGCTGTTCTGTACAATAATCTTGCCTTGTTTTAAAAACTGTAAATGGTCTTTTTCGTTTATAAATTGATCTCTGGCAAAAAAACGTTCCCCTAATCTGCCTTTTAATTCTTTAAAAAAAGGTTCGCTAAAATGTCTAGATGTAATCGCGTCATATGCTGGTTCGATTTCTTCTCCTAAAAAAAGCGGGTCAGCAAAGTGCGGAGACCATACGGCTTTAAACCCTCTCTTGTTGTACTCATTTACTGCTCTAATGTCAGGAGACATAATTAAATCAAAATTGCCCGATTTTACTTTTTCAAAGTTATACGAAAAACATTGCGGATCGTCCCCAGATTCATAAATCCACAAAGCTTTTGGAAAATGTTTTTTGTTAAGGAAAGGAGATTTATATAAGCCAAAATCAAAATGAAATATTAAATTTGGTACAAAAATTCCATCGTTTGCTTCCTTTAATAATTGTTGTAGCCCTTCTTCGTTCCAAGCTCTTGGATCCATTTGCGTAATGCCAGGCTGGTCCTCGTTTAAGTTATTAAAAATTTTAACATTGTACCCCAAACGTTTAAACTCATAGTAATAACTTAAAGGAACGGACCATACGTCTCCCTTTCGATATGGAGCAATAATTGATATGGTTTTCATCGAAGAAAGACTTGATCAAATCTCTTCATTACAACTTCCGGACAAAATTGATCTACGATAGATTTGTAATAACCTCGAGGTTTGTCGTTTTTGTTTAAATTTAAAAGCAAATTATTTAGCTGATATTCACTATCGTACCAAATACCTTTGTCTCCCAATATTTCTATATGATTTCTATCTAAACCATTTTTCCAACTTATAACCGGTTTGTCGTGAAACAAAAATTCGGATATAGCTAGTCCAAAACTTTCTCCTCTATGTCTTGCGTGAAGCATGTAATCGCAAGTATTAATATAATCCGATTTATTTTGCAAATTGCACGTGCCTTCAATAAAAATAATGTTTGCTTGATTGCAAAACGCAGCTGTATTCATGAATAAAAATACGATATCAGGTCGGCTTTTAGCAGCATTTATTACGGCTTGTTTAGCAAATGGCAGATCAAATTCATTTAAGCCTCCATATCGGCCTATAATAAGTTGTTCGTCTGTTAAGCCGAGCTTATTTCTATAATTTTTGAGTGGAGGAGGTAATGTGACGATGTGCGGAACATACTTCTCTGGAGAGTCCATCTTTTCAGCAAGCCACTTAGAAACGTATGCGTATGAATCTCCATGTAAGTCCTTTTCTTGAAAGACTGCGTGGATAGCATTTTTAGTGTTGGGGATTACTTTACGGTCATTGTCCCCGCCTTTAATAAAGTAAACATGTGTTATATCTCTGTCTTTAGTAAATTTAAAAGTGTCTTCAAATGAATCGTATAAGAACACACTAAACTTGTCTTGAAACTTTTTAAGTGCTTGTAAATCTTTATGTTTGTCTGATAAAATAAAAGATTTGTTTCCCAAAATTATTTCATTATACAAAGCGTAATCATACAAAGCAACCTCTGTTCCTCGTATACCTAGTTGATTCGAGTGGAATGCTACGTTTTTCATTAATAATCTTTAAATTTTTTAAAACCTCCTGATACAAAAGGTTCTGATGACCATTTACTTGCTAAAAGATCTCCCTGCTCGTTCATATTTTTAGGAGTATATTTGAGTCTATCTTCTGCATTTTTATTAGAATTTCCAGATTGGTGTTTAACTAACGCTCCCGTATGAGCTCCGTGCAAAATACCACATCTTTCTAAAGACATCGCATAATCATTGTCTTGATAAAAGAAATAAAACTTTTCATCTAAGAAGCCTATTTCACTAAAAACAGAACGCCGGCATGCAAAAATGCATCCAAACATATGTAACGACACTTCATAACCATGATAGAGTTTGTTGTCTAACGGCAAATACATCTTTGTATGTCTGTGCCATTCTCTATCGATTGGCGATATCGAACTTATACAGCTGTTTGCTTGAAATTCTCTCAGCAATGTTTGAATGCAATTTGGTTGAATTACAAGATCATTGTTCGGTCCTATAACAAATTCTGCTTCACATTTACTCAAAGCAATATTATAAAATTCGTTATAGTTAAATCGTTTGCCGGGCTTTATGATTTCTACTTTTGGTTGTTTATAATCTCGATTAAACTCGATATTTGTTTCTACTACAAAAATTTTATTAATCAGTTCATTAGCAGTGACAATGTAAGATTCTATGCATGTTTTAGTGGTATTAAAACTTTCATCATCTAAAGCTAAAGAAAGTATAATGACGTCGAATTTATTATTGATGATTGACATACAGATTATTTTCTAATGTTTTAATGACGTCATATTGATGAATGATATGCGGAACATTGCCATTAATTGTAATAAATTCTTTATTCAAATCCACCTTGGCGTTTCCAAAATGAGCCATATTTATAATTTCAAAATCGTTTAACACATTGTAACGATGCTGATCAAAATAAATGGTTTTATTTAAAGACGCTTGATCAATGTTTTGATAATTTCCAATTCTTGAAATTATTTGAGTCATATCAGCACACATTTCCTTAAGAAGATTTACTACAGTTTCTCTGTTTCCTAGTATACTGCCTCCGTTTATAATTTGATATTTTTTAAGCAAGTTATAAATGTCATTGTTATAACAAAGTTTTATCCATGTTGTATTAGTTTCGCAATTGCAAATAAAGTGATTCTCACTAGTGACATAAGGTCTTATATTTTGTATTAAATCAAAAGGACTTTTTTGAAAATATATGTCAGTAAAATCACAAAGATATACATTGGAAGCGGAAGAGTAATTTTTAACATATAAATAAAAATAAATTACTTTTAATGTATAAGGCGAAATGTTGGTTTGTACATTGTGCTTTAAAGCTAATTCTTTAGCATCAATTAAATTGACTTTATTATTTTCGAGATAATCAGTCAGATCTTTTGACAGCCCAGAACAAATAATAGTCACGTTATTGCAAATTTTTTTAGCGCTTTGCACAAACACTTTAATTCCAGGACTTAGTTTATATCCTTGTCCAAAAGTTATAATTTCATTTACCATTTGTTTTAATTTGTTTTAAAATTTCAATGACCTCCTCTTTGGTGTGTTGAGGCGGTTGATTTGGATAGTGTCCGTGCTTACGTTTATAAATTTCCCTTCCTTCCATTACACGCTGCATCCATTCATCCTTGTTTTTAGCAATCGAAGAATTCTCAATTGCTCCTGGAGCTTCCGCAACAAGTTCGTGACTGTTTGCAATATCTGCAAACCACCAAAATGGCGGATGATAGCCAGCTTTGATGATTTGGTAAGTGCTATCTACATGCTCCCAACACCTGTCATATTCTTCTGGCATGAAGCCCAGTCCTTTTTCTAACAACTCTCTAGTGAAAAACGAAAACATTGCAACCGTATGCTCATATAGAGCGATCTTACATATTTTATAATCAACAATAAGTTTAGGATTTGGCTCTGACTTTTCGTCAAGAAGATGTCTGTTGTGCAAATCATAATTAACTATAGCTTGCTTGCGATTAAAAGGCGATCCAGGTCCGTAATTAAAATGCTGAATTCCACTTACCTTAAATGCATTAATATATTGCTCAAATACGGTTGGATCTTTAATGAGCATGTCATCCTCAATTAAAAAGAAAAAATCGCACTGAGCGTCAAGTAAATGCTTTAGAGCTTTATTTTTTGATTTAGCTACACCTAAGTTTTGCTCGTTATTGACCCACTCACCATAAGGTAACTTCCAGTCTGGCTGATCCGTTCCATCATTTACGACAACTAAACAATCAATAAAATTCTCGCAAGAAACTAGCGTATCAACTAATCCTTTTAGATAGTTTAATCTATTACAAGTAATAATTCCAACACCTATTTTTTCTTTTTTACTCATGGGAAGTTTGACATAACTTATAAAGTTCTATGCATTTATCAAGCACTTCTTTTTTAGTAGCTCTAGTTTCAACGTGCTCAACAAACTCCTGAAAAGCGGTTTCTATATCAATTGATAATTTTTTAACATCTTTAGTATCCACTTGTGCACTATCTAAAACGTTAAATTCTGTTCTAAACTGAAGAGGACTATATTGGGTAAGTTTGGTGTTTAATAAATCTAAGGTCAATGTATCAATTTTAGTATCAACATATACGCTTATAATATTATTTTTAACAATATTGGGGAGATCTGTATATTGTTTTTGTATTAGCTCAGAAATTTTTAATCGGAAATGTTTTGGTGTTAAATCGTTTTCAATAAACTCGACATTAAACTTGTCATCGAAGTCAATAATAGAAACTCCTTTTTGTTGGTTTCTATCTCCAAAATCCATTTCATAAGGCGACCCCAAATACAAAACAAACTTGTCATCGTAGTTTCTTTGTTCTCTGTAATGAAAATGACCTGTAACCACTGCTTCAGCTTTTTCAAGCAAATCAGTAGAACTGTCTCCGTGATCGCAAATTTTTGTTGCGTTCATTTTAAAGTTGGCTATTTCAAAATGGCCAACCAACATGTCTACTTTTTGTAGATCTTTAACTATAGTTTTCCACGGACAAAAGGTGACTAATTTTTCTCCAACCGTTAGTGTAGTCGGATTTGTATAAACGCAAATATTTTCCGATTCCAGAATTTCTACAGAATTAATTTCAACGGTCGATGAAAGAAAGGCATCGTGGTTGCCAGGCACGATGTGAATATTATAATCTTTTAGAATATTAAAGAACTTTTTAGCAACGTGTAATGTATTTACTCCAATTTCATGACGATCATGAAACACATCCCCTGCAAAAAAGATAGTATTCAACTTATTGTCTTTCATGACTTGGTTAATCCACTCGGCTAGATCCAAAGCAATTTTGTGCCAAGTTTGGGAATTTTGATGAACTCCCAAATGCAAATCGGAAAAGAAAAGAACTTTGTTATTTTTTGGATTAATCTTCGAAGTGTCCATTTTGTGTGTAGTCATCAGAGCCACCATAACGTGTGTTTTTACGTGAAGGTATTTGACCCGTACAAACGTGATCTTCGTAAATTTCCTCCTGATAGCGCTTCAACGTTTCAAAATCTTTTTTGGATTTTTTAATACAATTTTGAAAAGCGTGATAAGCCACTTTTGTAAAGTAGGAAAAGGGATTATAACCAGATCCACATTTAAAACGCTTTCTTCTCAAAGCCGTCATCATTTTTACAATCGCATCTCCCTGCATTTCGGTCTTGAAGCTGTAAGAGTAAAAGTTACGAGCTAACCCCAATCGTACGGCGATCATTTGAACCATTTCAGCTAAGCGATTTGAGATGATGTCCGAAGCGTAATATTCTTCAATTAAAGCTTCCATTGCAATTGGATCTATATATACATCCTTGAGTTCCTCTTTAGTTCTCCTAACTCGCTTTGGTTGATTTTCTTTTGCTGTTGAAATTGCTTCAACTTTTTTCTTTTTGGGTTTTTTTAGAACTTGACTCATAAAACTTTTTGCAGTATACGTTATATAAATTACTTTTCAACAAACTGTTTGCATACGATAGGAATTTTTTCGGATTCATATAAACGTTTTCTTTCTTCAAAATGTTTATAACCGTATGTTAAATTAACATCAGCTACATCAAAGATTGTTGCTATTTCTTTTGTTTGATGCAATCTCAAACTTCTTCCAATTGATTGAATGATCTTAATCCTCGCTTTTCCGATAGCCGCGAAAACAACGTTGTGTAGGTTTTTTATTGAAATGCCAGTAGAAAAAATTTTAGAAATAGCAACACAAACGATTCCATGCGTTTCTTCCATTAACTGTCTGAGCTTTTCTCGTTCTTCTACATCTACAGAACCTTGAATAAAGTAAATTTGTTTTGACGTTTTTTGTTTTAAATGCTCTAACAAAATTTCTCCATGAACAATTCTATCGACAAGGACAAGTGTATTAGTGTCTAGTTTATCGATTAAATTTCCTATTAATTCATTTCTAAACTTATTAGTGTGTAACCAAGTCGTTTCCTCTTCGTATCCAGCAGTTGGTTCAGACATAGAAGGTCTCGTAAAGTTTGGTACGTTTGAGTATTGAATTTCTAATCCTACGACTCTGACTCTTGATATGTATTGATCCTGTCTCAATTCTATAGATTTTTTATGATAAATTACAGAACCAAAAATTCTATTTAAAGACCAAATATCAAATTTGTTTTCAGGCAATGAACCAGTCAAACCAAAAATATGATCAGAGTTCAACTTTTTAACTAGCTTTGTAATCTCAGTAGCCGTAGCAATTTTATGGCACTCATCTACAATTACACATTGAAAGTCTTTGAGCACAGTCGTATCTTGTTTTTCAGATAGTAGTATTTGACTGTTTGAAATGACAATCTTTGTGCCTCTATATTCGTTATTCCCCGTCCATTTGGAAACTAAATTCTCATCAATTCCGTAATCCAAAAAATCTTGATATGTTTGCTGAACAAGTTGAATATTTGGAACAATTATAAAAATATTATAGCTCTTTTCTTTAATAGCCGTTGCTGATATTAACGCCATTGTAAATGTCTTCCCAGCTGATGTAGGAAGAACAATAATTCCGTTTCCTTTTTGTAAGGCTAGTTTTGCAGATTCTTTCTGGTAGTCTCTTGGTTCTAATTTTAGTTTGACCAACTCTTTTGCAATTTGTTTGTCTCGTACAAGCTGATCGAATTTGTTTGTTTTTTTAAGTATAAGACTGGGAAATGTTTCAGTTATTTCTTTACAAATTTCTTGATAAAACGGCAAATCAAAATTTCCTTTATTAGCGATTGCGTATTTGCGAACCGGCATATTGCGTCCATATCGCTTTCTCATAAAGACTAGCGCTTTATCTTCTACGGAAAAATGTTCACGGATTTGATCTAAAAACTCAGAAATAATTTTTGGCTTTCTGGAAACTGTATCAAAATCAAACAAAACTTCCATTATGTTGTTTCTAAAGTTATAATCTTAGTCAAGTTTGATAAACCATGCTGAGCATCTCTAAAATTATTTTCTACTTTTGTAAGGTACTCTACTAAAATTTCATGGTTTGCAATTTCATCATCAATCTTAAGAACAATATCATTTTGGGTAATCGATTCAGTTATTGTTTTTGATGTAAGACCGACTGGAGACTCGTGTTCTAACTTTTGTCTAAGAGCTTTAGTGGCCTTTTCTCTAGCTTTTTTAAACTTACCTATTTGCTGTTTATGGAACATCAAACGACCAACCCAATAATGTCTTACAGAAGGCAAAGACATTTGAGCATCCTTGAGATTCAATTCATCAATTTTAAGAAATTCTTCAATCTTTTGATGATATTCTAAAAAAAGATCAGATGTAGTTTTTTCACTCACAAATTAACAATAAAACAAAAAATTAAAAAATCTACTCCCGCCCCTTTTAAAGTATCTTTAATATTCCGGCAATTCAGATCGAAGGAGGGGAGGTCCCCCATTATTGGGAAAACCTCCCTTTCTTTAATACTCCGTATAAAACGAGTCTCAGTCGGGTTGTAACAAGCTTCAAAAAATCCCATGATTAATATGCCCCCTCGGTTGTCCTATAAGGGCTGGCTTGAGTGGTCCTAGCAAAAAATGCTAAACAACGGTCACGCAATAGCGCACTTCGAGATGTGTTTTTAATTTATTAATCGCTGATCCTTGTTGTTTATCTCACTACTGAGACCTGCTATAACGCTTTGGCTAGGGCTAACAGACGATGCATCAATGTCGTTTACTTAGTATTAATGTCAACAAATTTTCTTAAATACTATTATGGAATTTCAAAAAATTGTAGAAGAAGTCCTTGTTGAAGACGTAATGTCTGGAGGAGAAGGATCTGCCTTTGGACCAAATGTTGGAGCAACAGCTACAGCATTCAGTGGAGACAATTATGCTCCTGGAGATGCACGTAACTTGTACGGAAGTTACAAGGGAGTTATGACTCGGTCTGGAATGCGCAAGCCCAAAAAGAAAAAAACTAGAAAAAAGAAAAAGTCTTAAAATGGATCTCGGTCACTGGACAATCAAGGAAAGTCTTTATACAACCGAAAATCCTTTTGGTTTCATTTACATGATTACCAATAATGTTAACGGTCGCCAGTATATTGGAAAAAAGCAATGTGTTTCTCGAGTCAAACGAAAACCATTAAAAGGAAAGACAAGAAACCGCATAGACCATAAAGAAAGCGATTGGAAGACCTATACCGGCTCATCAAAAGAGTTGAATGAAGACATTGCAAAGCATGGCAAGGAAAACTTTACTTTTGAAATTTTAGAATGGGGTGGATCAAAATGGGAATTGGGGTATAAAGAAATAAAGAAACAGCTGGAATATGACGTGCTCTTGAATGAACAATTCTACAATGGCATAATAAATGTTCGTATCGGTAAGCCACCTAAAAATTTCCTAAAATGACAAAAACCTTTCCTAAGTCCCGAATTTGTGTTATTGATGCATATCCTTCTTTCGAAAAAGGATTAAGAGCTGCGACTGATTTTGCTAACAAAAACAACATCAGACTTAATAGTGCAGACGGAAGACGCATTTTGTTAGGATTTTGCTTCAAAAGTATAGAAGCCACTTATAAAAGTACACAGAGCGCTTTTCCGAAAGTGATGTGCATATCAAAGAAGGCCATCACTCAAAAAATAAGCAACTTTATAGACAATTATTTTGATGGAATGATGAACCAGCTTCCAATACCTTATTGCGGTAAGTTTGATTTGACTTCTCCAGACTTAGAGAGTGCTGCTGAAAATAGTTTAAAACAACAGAAGCCTCAAAGAAAGTTTAACGAATTTTCAAGTAAGATAAAGCTTAAATCCAACTAGGAGGGCATTCTTTTATATAAGAAGGAGCTACTTCTTTTGTATATTCGTATGTAATTTCTTCCCCAGGAAGAATAACGGAGTTTGCCCTCAATACTTTTTGTTCAGGATACCAATCTGTATTTGGGTCACTACTGTGATTTGCCCTCATAAAAAGACTTTCTGGTAAAGCTAGTAAACAAACTTCAGTTGTTTTGCCTACCCACCAACAAGATTCTTTATATTCTTTTGGTATACGTTTAAAATCACATTCAATCCACTTGTTAGAGCTAATGTTATAATCAGCTATTATATCTCCTATTTCAAATCGTTTTAGAGCAAATAATCCTTGTCCGTCACAAATAGTAGATTTTCCAATAGCGCAAAACGGAGCTTCACTAAAATCTATTTCGCTTCTTATTCACACGTTTAAAACGGCTGTTGTTCTCCGTCCAACACTACCTTAGAAGCATCAATTAAAGAGCCGTCTTCTTCTCCAAAGTAATTACCGTTTTCTTTAATATACAGCTTAATTTGAGGGATACGCATGTCTGGAGGACCCTCCAGACGAATAACAGCAGGACAGTCTTCTGAAGGGAAAAATGCTCCTGTGTTCTTTTCATAAGAATTGACTAGCGAATCAAAAATATTGTCGATCTCTTCCCTAAAAACTTCGTCTGTTTCTCGTCCTTCTCTTGGAGTAAGAGGAATTTCCTTTCGAGCTGGAACGTAAAAAATAAGATCAATATGTTTTAATGAAAGAGCAGCAATATCTTTACATGTCATTACAAACTCTGAAGTAAATCCTTCTGTATCTTTTGCATAGTGCCAAAGAGTGTAAGCCATATTATCTACCGGACATCTATCAAAAATAATATGTTTGTCATCCGAAGTACTTGCAAGCTGGACTTCATCAACTAACGCATTAAGAATTGCTCTTTGAGACTCTTTGTCTCCTTGCATATTGATATTAAGGTTTTTTTCCTTAATGATATCTCTATAAGTCTTTTCCGGCCTTTTATACATTGGCCACTCTTTAAGAAATTGTTCAACTAAAGTAGATTTTCCTACACTGTGAGCTCCTATTAGTGCAATACGCATGAAGTTTAATTAAAGTTGTTTCAAAATAAATCAAACTTTAAGTGCCATATCAAACACCAGCAAGTGTAATCTCGGACTAAAATTTACATGCATTGCTTTTGCATATTCTACAACAGCTTGAGCTCGCTCAATATGTTCTTGTCTAGATCCACAACAAGGCATAAACCAGACTCGTTGGAGAGGCACGTTAATTCCTTCGTGATCATCAATATACTTTCTCCAAATTTCTTCAATATCTCTGTCAGAATTAATAACAAATTTAAAACCAGATTTGTGGTCCACGTGCCATCTCAAAACATCTGGCTTGTATGTCCTTTCTTCTGGATCTCCGTTTGTTGTTAACTTTGGAGAGGTAGTGAAGGTAGCACAAAAATCAGTCACCCAGCGCTCGTCAGGAATCAAAGTGGCGTTTGTCTCAAAATCAATTCGAGGATTAAAATTATAACGCTCATTAAAAGCCTCCATAAACTTAAGAAGCTGTTTCTGCTGAATGAAAGGTTCCCCTCCTGTTAATTTAAAAATAGCTCTATTTCGAAGATGCTCTACATAATTTTTTTCTTCCATCATTTCGAAAATTTCTTTAAAGGTCATTTTATTTTTAATCGACCAAGAAATAAATGAATCACATCCATTTGGACTATCAGCTGAAGCAAATCCTTTACAGGTAAGGTTACACATAGACATACGCATAAAGACAGAAGGCTGTCCAACATATTCCCCTTCTCCTTCTACTGTATAAAAAATCTTATCATCAGATAAGAACAATGTTTCTGTATTAATATCAATCATAATGTTATTCTGTATAAATTGCACTATTCAAATCGTGTTCCCAAACTTCTACTTTGGTCACTTTGCAACGTCCGTCAGTCTGGTTTTTAACGTAATTGTTTGCTTTCTTAAAACACCATTCTGCTGTTTTTTCTATACCAACATCTCCCATGATTCGAAGATCACAACCTCCAGCTTCATGCAACTGTTGAAATAATGACACCAAAGGATCATCAACAGCTATACACAGAGTATGGTCAAATTGCTGTTGGAGTTGGTATTTAAGTTCTTTCAATCCTCCAAAATTAACAACCCAATTTCGTTCGTCCAGCTCTCCTTCAAACCAAAATTTAGCTTTTAGCTGGTACCCATGTACGTACTTGCAGTGGGTATCCTCAGCTCGCCATTGACGAAAAGCACAAGAACCTAATTCAATAATTTTTGTAGAAACATAACTCATACGCAATCAAATGATGTAATTTCAATATTACTTTTAAATGCTTCCAAAATCAACGGAGATGTTTCATCCTCGTAGTCATCTTCTTTTACGAATTGGATTTCAGTAAGTTTGATGTCAGGTTTTAGATCTTTCAACTTTTTAGCAAGTTGAAGAAGTTCAGTTTGATACTCAAGGTTTGTATTTGATACAACATTTACAGAACACGAAAAAAGCAATCCGGAAATTGCTGTTTGAAGTTCCTTTTCAGTTAGTGCTACATTTATATTAGACATGAAAGAAGTTTACCACACTTCAGTGTCATGTCAAGCCTTTAATAATTTTTGTATATCCTCTAAACAAAGACCTTCTTCCGTTGCCTCATCTAAGGTTTTATACAGTTCATTAACTATTGTTTTTACTTTGTCTTGGTAGTCCAAAACTTTTTTGTAGTGTTCAATGTTTTCGTTTAGCTGCAATGAAGAAAGGGATAAGTCGTTTTGAGCTTCTAATAAATCAAGTTTTGAACCTAAATATTTTTTGAGCTTTAAAACGGTTTTTACAAACGGAGTAAATGAAAGTTTTTCTTGTTCGGTAATTGGATTTTTAACTTTATTGCCGTCTTTGTCAATAATACCAAGCTTATAACATTGAAATTGTCTGAAGTCTTTTTTGAGTTCTTTTAAAAGAATTTCATTATCTAAAAAGCTTTGCACGGACTCTTTGTACATAGAATTAAAGCTTGAACCGTGCACATGTAAATCAGACGTTGGATTCAACCTACAACCTCTTCCGTAACTCGTCGAACCGCAAAAGCCACACTTTGTGGAATCGTCTGGATGAAAATGAACCCCGTGTGGACCAAACCTACAGCCTTTGCCGTGGTCAGCCGATCCACAGTACATACACCTACTTTTTTGAGGTTTACGCTGGTTTGTTGACTGCATTCTGTTGCTGCTGGTTTTGCTGATTGGCTTGAGGTTGCTGCTGTTTCATTTGTTGAAGCTTAGCATATGCTGCATTTACTTCTTGAGGAGTCTTTGCAGCAACGAACAATTTAGCAATTTCATCAGGAAGCTCTCCAACTTGTTGGTTAGCAGTAGGAACCGGTTGATTTTGTTGTGGCTGGTTGGGTTGTGTTGGGGCCATGAGTGTTTCTCCAACAATTTCACTAAACAATTGATCAAAAGATTTCTTCATAGTGTTATTTATACTAATCAAAGACTTTTTCTCTATTTAATGATAAATAATTGAATGATTAAGTTTGAGGAATTGGTTGAAAGCTTTTTGCTTGAGCAGGACGCTGACGAAGATACCAAAAAAGGCATGGCTGGGTTTTTAACGCCTGAAGTGTACTCTACTCTAAAAGCTGCGTATGAAACAAAATACGCAAACAAAGAGTTATTTCCTTTTCCTACAAGTATTGGAGATTTGAACAACATAGCCCAAACAGTAGTAACATCTTTTCCTCGGTCTATAAAAGATCCCAAACGTTATCAAAATTTGATTGCTGTGTATCCTCTTTTGGATTTGTTCGCTCAGTTGTATCAGGTATACAAAAAAGGCGGTTCGGGAAATCCAGTAGATGCAAAAGCAATTACAGAAAACTTTATAAAACAATTAAAAGATCCAAACGTTAGCGATATTCCTATGGAGTTTCCAACAAAAACTGTATGGGCCAAAGATGTAAAAAAAGAACATTATTCTTCCACCCGCCAAGATTTAGGAAAAGCTCGTCTTGATATTATTAATCCAAACTTAAGCATTTATTCTGTTGTTTTGTACTTACTTGCAATTAGAAAACAAGCGCTTAAACCAAAAATTCCTGTGGATAAGATTCCGCCAGCTGACAATTTTGTTAAGGATATATTTTTCAATCCTCAGGTTTATTTGAGTGGGAAAAAACCATTACCCGATCAAAAAATTAAAGCTCTGTACAACGATGTAGCAGTAGAAGATCTTCTTAAAATTTCCAACGCTGCTCATGAATTGTTTATACAACAAGCGACAAACAATTTAGGAATCGATTCAAAAACGCAAAAACCAAACTTTAAAGACGAACGGAGAGCATATGCAGAATTTTTAGGAAGTGGAGCCTTAGTTCCTACAAAACCTATGGATTGGATGATTCATAAAAAAACGGAAGAGACCTCTCCTCAGAATCTTACTCCACAAAACGCGTCTTTTAATCAAAGCTTTGAATTGTTCAATAAACAAATGCTGAATGAAATCAAACCGACTTCTCGTACTACATATACTTCTACGGGTAGCAGGACTACAGCTACGAGTGGTCCTGGAGTGGTGACCTCTGATTCAGCCCAATCGAGCTCAACTCAATCTTCTGAAGAAAATAAATCTAAAACCCCAGACGACAAACAAACAAATTTAAAACCTTTCGAAAAACAGGAAGGCCAATTCGTTTATGATCTAGCCAGTCTTAAAAATTATCAAAACGAAATTCCTCAAGTTGCTAATCTATATAATCAACTAATGAATCTTGCAAATTATATTCAAAAAGAAGGTTCTGTGGATTGGATGGACAAAATAAGCGGAGGTTTGAGCGGCGCAACTCAAATTGCAAAAGGACTCAGCTTAGGCGTTCCCACAATGGGTCGCTAAACTCTCAATAACTTTTGTTTAAGCTGAGCTTCTTGTCCTGCTGCTGAATTTTTTACTACAAAATTCCAAGGAATTTCATCGAGTTCTAAGCTGCAGCAAATTTCATTAAAGTCTTTAAATTTTTGAAATTCTTTAGGCCATACAAATATTTTTTTGCCTTCTTTAATATATTTCTCGATCTTTCTTGATGTTTGTTTATTATTTTTATCGTTATCGAACACCCAAATTTGTTCGTATCCGATTAAGTTGGTTAGTTGCTGTAGTTGATGCTCCGTAGGAGCCAAAGAAGCCATTGCAACCCCATTCTTTACAAACATTGAATCAATCGGACCTTCGAAGATAAACACATAAGGAATTTCTTCATTGATATTATTGATTCCAAACATTTCCTTTTCCCCAAACTTTGTCAAATACTTTGGAAACTGATTTTCTGTCAATGCTCGTGTTTGGTAACAATTCGTTTTACCATTATCTGAAATAAATGGTATGACCAACCTATTTTTATGCACTCTGTCTTCTAGCGACAAATAAAATCGTTTGCAACTATTAGTAGCAGTCCATAATCGTCTTTTTTGACAATAATTTAAAGCCAGTTTAACAAATTTGTTGTCATTGTAATACTCAATTTGAGTTTTATCTGTGAGATCGATCGAGTTCTCAGGCAGATCTGGTATTTCTATGACCTTTTGAGCTTGCACTATAGGATATACAAGCTTTTTAGTTTGTACTAGTCCTTCTTTCTCGTTGTTCTTTCTAACAATTTCAGGAAACGTCCAACCGGTTATGTCTTTAACCCACTCAAATGGTCTCCAAGATTTTACGCAATTGTGACAATAAAAATATTGCTTGTGTGGAAAGTAAAACAATCTTCTCGTACGTCCGGCTGATTTGCCCTCCTTGCATACAGGACATTCCGCATTAAAAACGTTTTGATACTTTTTATGTATCGGTCTTCTACAGTACGAATAAAACGTCTCGATTAAAAACTCTTGGTTTAGCTCCACGAGTTTATTATACTACTAAAAAGAAAAATTCAAATTACTTTTTAGCAGCGTGAATAATAAAATTCTTAAGCTTTTCAGAAACCGAACGAAGAGTCTTTGCAGCATCAACGATTTCAGAACTCGTACGTCCGTAAATTCCTTCAAAAGGAGTTTCAACTCTATCAAGTTTGGATACTAATGATTGAAGGGATGACCCGTCTGTGCCGTTGAGCTTATTAGCAAAATCTTCGATTTGCGTAATATAGTCAGTCAAAGAAGAAGCAGACTCAGCTGCAACAGGAGCTGGCGTTTCCTCTGAAGGAGCCTCTAAAGCAGGAGTTGGTTCAGGAAGTGGAGCTGGTTCTACGTCGTTAAAATCTGCAGGATCAGCAACCTCTGTATTGTCTTGCTCACAAATAAAAACCTTATTGTACAAATCATCAAATTTCATAATTAGTTATACTTATTTATGCTAATCGAACAAATTTTTTACTCTACATTTTGGATTTCAGCGATTTCTATTATTTGGTTTTGTACAGATTGGTTTGTTCACTATAGTCAGCTATTTGGTATTTGGGAAAATCTAAGACTGCAATATACATCGCATATATCAGAAAATAAAAACGATTTTCTTCCAGACTTTTTGTATAAAAAATCATTAAAAAACACAAACAAATTTTTAAAATTTTTATTAAAGTTAGTTAGCTGTCCGTTTTGCTTAAACTTTTGGCTAGCTTTGGTGGCTGGTTTTATTTGTGGGGAAATAATTATTGTAGCTCCAGTTTATGTACTGTCTTTGTTTACACTCCTGCAAATAAAGAAGATGATTTGAATTGATCTAACATCAGTTTAATTTTTGGCTGCAGATCTCCAAGCTCAATTACTTCATAGTTTGGATTGTTAATGTTAAACCAAACCAGCTTTAGTTTGTTAATCTTGCAAGATGTGTACTTTTCTAAAAAATGTTTGTAACAATTTAACTGAATTGTATATTCGTTTATTTCTCCTTCAGTCATATCATCAAAAGGACAAAAAAGATTGCCCCACGGACTTGTTTTTTCCATCTTTTTATTGGTTTTGAAATCCAATATTTCCAAACACTCTGTCTGAGTGTTGTAGCAAAGCATGTCCATCATACCACATACCTTGGTATCTTCTATATCCCCTAGAACCATTTCATTTTTTACGCAGACTAAATGTTTGTTATCATTGTAAAAATTCTGAAAGTATTCAATCAATTTTGGAAGAGTTTCAGATATTTTCTTTTTCTCATCAAAACCTAGACCAGCAAAATTGCCATCAAATTCGATTCTTTTGTTACAGTAAAAATTTTCAATGTATTTGTGCAACATTGAACCGAGCGTAGTGGAATACAAATTATTCATTTCCCACTCAGCCAAAATATGAGCAACTGTAGTTTTTTGTTTTTTGGCTACTCGTGCAGCAATCTTGTCTTTTTCGAATTCTTTCTTGTATCTTTTTAATAGTCTTGTAACCGACGGGCTATTTGTTGGTAATCCATCCAACAAATAAGTATGTGTTTTTTCTACAAACGTTATCCGGTTGAATATAGACAGCTCTTTAAAAACGTTCATTAATATGCCACTACGTTTTCGATGGAGAAAAGTCCAAGATCTATATTCTTTTGCCTTAACGTGCCTGTCATTTTTTTGCCTTCCCAACTCCATTTAATCATGTCCCCGTCTTCGTAATCGAGAGTTTTTTTGGGTCCGTCTTGTGTATAAATTTCAGAGTCAAAACAAAATTTGTCTCCCTCCATGTAGATGTGCAATGTAGCGTCACTCATTTTATAGCGTATTAATAATATGATTCATAATTTGTTTTTTTCTTGCTTTTGGATAAGCGAAATTATACTTACCCCACTGGGTCAAGTCAACGTATTTATTCCAAAGCTTTTTGGCTTTTCTGTCAATTTTGTTTTCAATTCTAAACATCCGTTCGACCGTCATAGACGGCACTAAATTAAAATGATAAACCTTCCAGCGATTGTTCTTTACTGCAAAGTGATGTCCTAATTCGTGAAAAAATGCATTCAGTAAATCTTTTTTAGTTTGTTTTAAACTCAAATATAAAATGCCTGTGAATGCATTATATGTTCCTCTTACATATTTTGCTTTATTGTTGAATACAACTTTGTTTACTCCAACTTTTCCAGCTGTTTCACAGATTAATTCTCTGAGCTGTTTTTTGTTTAATTTTTTTGTAAAGAACACCTTCATGAGTCGAACCTGAAACACGTCCCATACAATAGACTATTTGGAGTTTCATTTCCTTTAAGAAGCCAGGATGAATTAGACTTAATAAATTCAACTAATTGTTTGTCAATTTCTCGGTCAACTACAAGAACGTCTCCATCTTGCTCGACGACAGTTGCTGGTTCAGGATGCATCGACATTCCCTTAAATTTGTAGTAGATGGTTCCTTTTTGCTTCACTTGAATTGTTCCGTTTGGTTTTGTTATAAAAGATATCACAAAAAATGGAAGGGGAGAAGGATTTTACTCTTCTCCCCATGTATTAATTAGACAGAGACTTTGCCTTTTTTGCCATCCTTGACAATCAAATTCATCAGAGCTGTATTCAGTGCTTGTGAATCAAATTTCAAGGTTGTCTCAGCGCCTTTCCAAAGAAGCTGGTTAACACGAACAGAATCAGAGTATCCACGAATTGGCCGGGAAAACCCTTCCATGCCCATCATAAGATTTTCTTGTACTCGATTAAATACTTGCCATGTCGTGTTGCCGTTGTCCTCTTCTCGGCGATGAGCAAGAAGCTTTTCTACGGTGCGACCCATATCACGGAAACGCTTCGGCATTTCAGGACGATAGTTAAAGCGACCTTTAATTGCAAACTGTGCATAAGCAACTTGTTCCTCTTCTGTCATTTGACGAGAACGGAAGTCGTTGATGGTTTGATTGATAACCGGAAAGCGTTCTGAAATTGAGGAGACTTGTTCCATGATTTCGTTGAGGCGATCTCCTGAAAAGCGATGTTTAGTACGAATGGTCTCAGCAGGACCGCTAGCCACAATAAGTCCGTTAGAGCAAACAAATTTAAAATATCCAATTGCAAACATAAGACGTTTGGTCAAATTATGTGAATTGAACATCTCAATTCGAGGAATTCCTTCATCTGGTTGATTTGTCAAATTTCCGACAGCTTGGCGTGCCTTCTCGAGGCTATTTTCATGAACAAGAGTTACACGATGCTGAGCATAAGGCATTCGGCTTTGAGCATTTACGCCTGTAATAAGCCAGCCGTCTTGTTGAACGCGCTCAAGAATGTCGCGAGTGGAAACGAATTGATAGCTGTCAGAAACGCGCTCCGATGGGCCTGTAGCTCCAATAGCAGGAACTCGGCTGATTGCTTCGTCTAAGGTTAGTACTTGTAGTGTGTCAGTCATATGTTTGATTGTTACAAGAACTACCATACAAGAGTTAAACGGACAAGGCAACACTAAAGTTACCAAGCTATTTTAAAAAAATTTCTACTACCTTAGCTCCAAAACTTGCTAAAAAAGTCAATATAGCTCCCAACATAGCCCAAATGGCTTTTGTTTTTAAACTAACTTTTTCGTCGACTTCGTTATTCCTCTCAAGAGCTCTAATTTTGTAGCTTAGTCCGCTTTCGTCATAAAGTATTTCGTCAACTTCTTCAGTAAGCTTTTCAATGGACAACATGGTCTGAGCTCTCCACATTTTTAACTCGGTTTCAGACACAGCCATGTTTTGCTTAAGTTCGATTAGTTCTTTATTTAAATTTTGTAAAACAGCATTATGATCCTCAAGTTGCTGCAATACCATGATTTGGTATTTTGACCAACCATTTCCTTCGTAATTGTTTTTTTGTAGGGCATCAGAGTTTCTGCTCATTTAAAATCCAAAACCCCCTTTCTGTATTTGGAGACCATTCATATTTGATCCCAATCTCATCTGTCACGTCTTTAGATATCCAGATATGATTTATTACCTCATCTCCTTCTTTAACAGCAGACACCATCAATTTATTATAAAATATCTCTCCGTTTTTTTTGATGTTTTGTAAAAGTATGTCGCACCCTTTTCCTGTTTTTATGCATTCTCTTAATGTATTAATTGCTCTAGAATGCTTGCATTCTTCGCTTTGCAAAAATTTTGCATTTTTTCCAACAAGTTCCGCTTGTGTATAACCAGTCATATTGCAAAACGCTTCGTTCACATACACTATTGTATTGTGTTTACTAAAAGAGTCTGTTACAATTACTCCATCTGCAGATAAGTCTACTGCTTTTTGAAGCGTTTTGAGATCGTACTTTTCGTTTTCTCCAAAAACAGACACATCAGAAGCAATTCCGACAGTATAGTTTTTTTCTGAATTGAACAAAGAAAATCTCCAAACTAATTTTACTAATTTGCCACTTTTTGAAATCCAACGATTTATCAAAGCTTTTGTCTCAATCGTTTCTGTTCCTTGTTGCAAACTTAAAAACGTTTCTTTTGTCTTATCTAAATCGTCCAAAGAAATAAAATCCCAAAGACACTTACCTACCAATTCTTCTTTTCTATATTCTAAAGCAGAATAAGCAGCCTCGCTGATTTTCAAAATTTTGGCTGTTTTGTCCAACAACACAATAATATCAGGAGATGCTGCAAAAATTAAAGCCAGTTGGCTCTCTAATTCTGATAAATACGACGACAGTTCTTTTAAGTTTGCTTGTCTGTTTGTAATGTTTAATAAAAGACGTTCCGTTTCTCCAACTTCTGTCCGTCTTTTACTTTTAAGATTAGAGTGTTGCTGCTTGAAAGTGCATCCAGTCATAATTTCTTTGTTTTCCTAAACTAACCCAGCCCTCTGATTCGATTATTTTCCAAAAAGGTTCGTATTCCCTTTTTGCAAACGTTGCTTTGTTATTATTCCATTTTAGCTGATTGTTATTCGGATCCAAATCTACAGCCGCTCCCCAAGAATGTATAGACCACGTATTTTTACTCCCTCTCATTTTTCTTACGTTTAAACAGCCTCCAAACACATCTAAGTTCAGTTTTCGCAATTCTTTTTCACCGTAAGTTTTTAAAACATTTTCAAATATGCTGTGTAACGATTCAGCAACTTTTAAATGACATGTCATTCTTTTAACTACGGAGGACGAATCCCAAGCCAACTTTAAAGTATATGGAAGAATGAGAGTTGTTTGATTCTCTCCTACTAGACCGTAGTATTCTACCATGGATGAATAATTTTGCTTTGGCCAAAGATTCATACTTCAAAGCTCCTTTCTTGAATCCACTCTAAAGGTGCGTATGAAAGATCTGTTTTATGTTTCTCTGCAAATTTTTGAACTACGTTTTCATCAACAACTTCACTAGTAAAAGAATTTGAACCTTGCAAATCAATATTTGTGTTAGACTGCATTTTGTAATCCAATACTGTTTGTACACCAAGATAACTAGCAATTATAATAGCTAGTATTTTAATAGTTTCTGTAAAAATTGAAACAAACGGAACTGTTAAGGAAGGAGCATTTGCTGTTAAAAACAATACCACAATACTAGCAACATAAAATATTGCTAGTATGACAACCGACCAGAATACTACATAAAATTTTTTAGAAGCTAAAAAATTTACTTTACTTAAATCTTCTTTATATCTTACAGGGGTGTTTGGAGGCACAGATCCGCTATGCAACATTGATGCTGCAGCTTTTATTAAATCTGTTATTCCTCTCCACATACTAAAAAATAAACGATAAAAACAAACCAAATAATATTCCGGATATAAAAACAGCCAAGATAGGATGTTTTTTATAAAACATTTTAATATTTTCTAAGACAAGTTGCAATATGTTTTTCATAAAATTCCTTTCAATCTAAGATAGACTCCTCCCCCCATTACCAATACCATTATTGCTATAATTATGTACAATTTTAAGATAAGAAGTTTTTTTGATAACAATTCTTTTTGTAGTTTGTTTAAGTCCTCGACCATTTTATTGTTGTAAGCTATTTGCTTTGCAAGCTCCTGTTCAATATCTACTTTTAATTTATTAAGAATTTTATGATCACCCTGTAATTGCTCGAGTATTTTTTTGTCTTTTATTAACTGTTGAAACTCTTCAGAATTCACGACCACTATTTGTTGGTTTTTGAATTTTTCAGGAACTATTACAATTTTTTGATTAGCAGCAGTGTTTGTATTTTTTTGCGTTGAACCTTCAGAAGAAGAAGTTAAAGAGGTTGGTGTTTCGATTGCTTTAATTTGCAGTCTTTGTTTTGGAGGTTTGACGATCCGGATTACATTATCTAAGGCAGAGTCGGTTACATCAAAACGACCGGCCTCAAACGAATCATCTGCTAAATAGGCTGATTGTGACAAAACTTCTGATTGCTTCTCTGTATATACAGTGCAGGACGGAAGCAACAATATTGCAATGCACGCAATTAATATTGTTCGGTTCATAATAATATTTAAGGACAAACGCTTAAAAATATTCTAAACGCAAAGAAGACTAACAAGAACGATTGAATAGTCAGCTTCTAGAGTACAGCGCAAAGAATTTTTGAACCTGAAAACAATTTGTTTTTAATTTGTTTGAACGAAGAACGACAAATTTTTCTTCCAAAATAGATAAATAAAAGATATGGCATCCATTATCATCACATCTTTAACTCCAAACGCTGGTACTATTCTCTCTAATGTTCCTTTTGGACAAGATACAACATTTTCGGTAGTAGCTTCTGCTGATTTTTCTACTGCGACATATGAGTATCAATGGAAAAAAGACAGCATTGCTATTTCAGATGCTACTAATTCCGTTTATACGTTCGATGCTTTATCAACAACGTTGGGAGCATATTCTGTTTCGGTTTCTGCTTTATCAGCAGGAGTTTCTCAAGCAGTTGTGTCCTCAGGAAACATTGAGCTCTCAAGCGTCGCAGAAGATACAGTTAAACCGTTTGATGTGTATGATCGTGGCACAGAGTCTGGACGTGAACGCCATCGCAGAATGCACCACTTAGGTTACATTTAATTCTGTAATTTTATACACTCTGTCCTCTACAGGATAATATTGTTTATACTTTTCGATGTAAGTAGTTGCGTCTAACAGAGTTTTAAACGGTGAAAGCATTACCTCGTACCAACCTGGTCCGGTCGAACGTTCTACCTTAAACATCATATCGTTCCCATGTTCCATTGGTGTAGTTCCAGTGTCTGTTGTCATATATTTTAATTCTAGCCTCAAATCCAAACAGCTCAACATGTAATTCCGGTCCAGCATGATCTTGTCCTCTCCAGCCTAAGTCCAAGCTAATTGAAATTAAATTATACATAGAGGCTGAACAAAGCTCTATTTCAAACGTTTTATTTTCAGTTAAAGCAATTGTTTTGCACCAACTTATCAAACAATTTTCGTCTTTTGCGAACGGATTTCTAATAGATATGGACGTTTTAATCATAATTTCTGATAGCAATTACATAGGGAAAACGCGGCACTTTATTCTCTGGTGTCAGATTAAAATATTTTACAGTAGCTTGTTCTCCAATCAACTGGTTTTTATCTTTCCAAATTTCTTTTAAAAAATCTCTAGATCCTTTAATGTTGCTGTTAAACCGAACGCCTGTCTCGTTTTCAAACACCATTGCTCCAGCCATTCCGGATTTGTTTCCCTCTCCCTCAATAATGTCTAGGATTGTATATTCTTTGTCTTGAAAGTCTTTACGCTTAAGGAGATTTTTAGAACGCTTATTTTCGTACTTTGTGTTTAAACGGACCATCTGTCCTTCATAACCGTGTTCAGTACAAGTTTCATAATGAGCGTCTAGTTCTTGTTGGGTTAGGAGATATGCGGTAGGAACGAATTTAATCGCATCGCAATCTTTGTTAAAAATATGTTCTTCAATCCACTCTAATCTTTGTTTAAAAGCTTTAGTTGAGTCAACGATATCATATATCCAATACTCAACAAGACTTTTTGACTCGTTGATATCCGCAATAGTTGGCTTTATTTTCTTAACTAAAGAAGCAATTTTATTAAAATCGTGTTTAAGATCGTGATTGTAGAGCTCTCCATCAAAAATTATATTTGGTTGCTCTTCAAAAAACCTTTGCAGTTGTTTTAAAATATGAGGACAAGATTCTATATGCTTTCCGTTTCTCGTAAACATTCCGTGCTGAGTGACAATGCAACGAATGCCATCTAGCTTTGGCTGAGCAAAAACAGGAAAGGAAATTTTGTCTCTAAAATCGTCATAATTCTTTGCAAGCATTGGCTCCACAAAGGTCGGTTTGTCGATTTCATCAACTGATTCAAAATATCCAGAGTCTTTCTTTTTCTTCCAAAGAGCTTTAGCCTCAAACTCGGCTTGTTGTTCTGGGGTTCTTTGATTAGAACGTCCAGAATTAGTTTCGTAACATTCTGTCCAATTTGTAGTTTGAAGCTTTCCACCAACTTGACCAAATATTGTTCTGAATGAGTTTGCAGATGTCTCTACGGACCATTGTTGAACAGCTCCTGTATTGGTTCTTGCGTATAAAGTAGGTAATGTCATGTGTGTAAAAGTGGCGTACCTGGCTGGGCTCGAACCAGCGACCAATAGCTTAGAAGGCTATTGCTCTATCCAACTGAGCTACAGGTACGTTTTATTGTGAAATAAAGATACTATCAAATAGTGGACAAGTCCACTTAAAATGGCTGGCGAGGTAGGATTCGAACCTACGACCAATCGGTTAACAGCCGACCGCTCTACCACTGAGCTACTCGCCAAAAAAATGGAGCCGACACTCGGATTCGAACCGAGGACCGACGGTTTACAAAACCGTTGCTCTACCACTGAGCTATGCCGGCTAATAGCGGGTGAGGGAATCGAACCCTCCTGAAGATGCTTATGAGACATCCCAATTCCCAGAATTGTAACCCGCATTATAAAATTAATTATGCCCATCCAATAAAATGACTATCTTTTTTCTCTTTGGACTGCTCAACGGTTTTTTTCTTCCGTTGTTGTTTTTTATCGTCTTTTTGTTTTTTGAAATGGTCTTTGAAAGGCAAGTAAATTCGTGTTATTTTTTCTACCTTCATTTGTAGTATTTATGGCACTCCCAGCGGGGCTCGAACCCGCAAGTCTTCTCCGTGAAAGGGAGATGTGTTAACCAATTACACCATAGGAGCGTTTGGTAGACCTGGTTGGATTTGCACCAACGACCCCATCATTATCAATGATGTGCTCTGACTAGCTGAGCTACAAGTCTATTTTTTATATTTAAAGCAAGTATATATCAGAACCGATGACATGACAAGCCCAAAAGTGTAGTTTAAAAATATCCACAAAGCAAAATTCGTCAAAAACATATAAAGCAAACCAAATGTGTATCCTCCCATGCACATAAAGATTAAAGACAGAGAAACGTCTTTTGAAGATTTTGTTTTTGCTATTTTGACTATTTGAGGTACATAACAGAACATAAAGCACAAAGCCATTAATATTCCTGCTGACTCTCTTATGAGATCCTTCATGTAATAATATGCTTAATTGGGATCGAACTAACTAAGCCGGTTCTTTTGAATATTAAGGAAGTTCAACTGCTTCTTCGGGATTGATAAGGTCTTTAATCTCTGCTTGCAAACGCTTGATTTCTTCGTTATAAGCCCTAACGAACGACTTTTTGCGTTGCTTCATCTCTTCCAATTCCTGACAGAGTTGGAATACTTTTTCTTGTGTTGTGTTTTGTGTCATATTTTGAAAGTGGTGGGTAGTGCAGGACTCGAACCTGCGAAGCCCGAAGGCAGAAGATTTACAGTCTTCAGTAATTGCCGCTATACGAACTACCCATTTTAAAATTTGGTACTCGAGGTGGGACTCGAACCCACAGTGTTTCTAATGTAAAGGATTTTAAGTCCTTTGCGTTTCGCCATTTCGCCACTCGAGCTTTTTAAATTATTTGTGTTCTAACGCTGTAAGAGCTCGTCCAAGAGCAATTGAATTGCCTAATTTCCTATTAAAGTTATCTTCAAGCGAACAAACTGCTTCTCCTGCAACTGTGTGTTGTTTATCGGGTGTGGTTAGTTCAATTTTAGTAGAACCTCCTCTTGCATGCAGTTCTTTTGAGTGCCCGGTTACCCTAGCTTTAATCCAATATTCCCGAGTGTGCATTACTCGTACCTTGTACCCTTGCCGTCGTAGATCTTTAATAGTCGGTTGCATGCTTTATATAATACACGAAATGTTTGGACATTCAAGAAAATTAACAAAAAATAATAAGTAATTTTACTATGGCAAAAGGAAACAACTCCCAACGTAAAGAAAAGAAAAAACCAAAGCAAGCTGGTTCTAAATCATCTCAAAAAGGAGCTAATAAAAAGAAAAAGTAAGAACGTGGAGGTGAAGAGAATCGAACTCTTAACCCAGCCTTGCAAAGGCCATGTGTTACCATTAGCACCACACCCCCTTTCGTTCGCAATGAGAAAGTGGCGGACAGGGTAGGATTCGAACCCACGGAACCTTTCGGTCCTCTGGTTTTCAAGACCAGCGCAATCGACCACTCTGCCACCTGTCCGTTAGTTAATATATTTATGGTGGAGGTGAGGGGATTCGAACCCCTGTCCAAATAATTTATGCTAAAAGCTCTTCACATGCTTGGATGGATTTGACATTTGATTGACAAAAGGCTGTCGTGGCTCATCGGCCTAACTTTTTGTGTCTGCCTATATATGCGAAGATCATATATTTCTCAGTGGTAATTTTTTACAAGCTTACACTGTTATCTTTTCCTCTACGTTTCAAAATAGATTTAGAGGATCCTCTATTAGGCTCTTAGGCTGCGAGTTCGTACTCTTCAACGCCGGCGAGGAACTCGTCAGCATTGTTGAAGATGTATTCGGCCTCAGCTAAGAGGTCAGAAGTGTTGTCTTCTGCGTTTAGGTTTTTAATCGATTTTTAAAGAGGCCATCGATTAACCTCTGCATGCACTCTTAGGTTCAACTATGTGTCGAAACCAGTACACCCCCAAAATTTCAAAGATCGTTACCGCTAATTCGCATTGCTGGCTCAGCGGTCAAGCCTCTGTAGGATTCCTGCCTTTGGCAGAGATCAAATGTAATTATACCAGAAAGCTCTTCATTGGCTACCGTGTTTTTAACACGCTGGACGAAGGTTACTTATCACTCCCTGCCTAATCGGGTCTGGCAAATGAGACGTTTACCCGCGACGTCTTAGGACTAAGCACCCTTTATCAGCGGGTCGCGGCTCGTTTTCATGCTTAGCCCAAGTATAATTATCTCAGCACTATGTGAGAAGACATCCTTTGTTGAATTTCTTCCGTAGTTTGCGTAACAAGTCCGTTGCTGAAACTGACCGTTTTGATGGTTTGTATTTCAGATTTAAGTTTATTTACATTTTGTTTAATCGAGGCTATATCTATTTTTCTTTTTTGGGCTTGTTGCTTCGAAGCAACTATTGATGGTGTCGGAGACGGTTGTTTTACTTCTACCTTCCAAACAGTAGAGGTGACCGGTTTTGTTCTAGCTGGTTGCTGCTGGTTTGTTGAAGAGACGTTAACCTCCTTCAGCTCTTGTTTGATTTTGTCAGTTGTTTGTACTGCAAAATTTTGTACGGTTCGTAGCATGTCCCCTTTTTGGTTTTCCTTATTACTAGGAGAAGAGGGTTTTTTGGGAGTCGCTACTGCAACAATTCTAGGCTTTATGTTGACGTTATTCCAATCTTGTTGTGAACGAATTTCTGACAACAGTTCCGTCTTTTTAGACTCTCTCAATTGTTTAGCTATGGCTGCTCTATAACTTGCATATTGAGTAAAACCAATAAATCCAGCTACATGCAGAACGATTACGATCATACCAGCTTGTTTAAATGTTATTGGTTTTTTCATGAATTACAAAAATTTGAGTTTTTGTCCGACAACTAATTTGTTGGTGTCTTTAATGTTATTTATTTTAATAAGACGTTCTGTATTCAGTTTATATTTTTTTGAAATACTGTATAGAGTGTCTCCTTGTTTTACTACATATTCTTTTATATACTTGTCGTTTGTCTTTGATTGAAGAGTTGTTACGGAAGTTATTTTTTGAGTAATTTTGATTGGAGTAGGAGAAGGAGTTGGAGATGGAGTTGGAGTTGGTTCTTGATATTGCTTTGGAATTTCGGCTACTGGTTGCGTCAAGTCAATGTCGTCCTTTGGTTTTGCGTGAGCTGAATTTGTCATAGACAAGACACCTGCTCCAATTACTGCATGAACCGCTGCAACTACACAAACTACTTTTGTAAAAGAAAGTGGTTGTTTATGGGTTTTGTTTTTCGATTTTACGTCCGAGTTAAATAGGGCATCCTCTTCTGGCGTTACATCAATGTGATATGTTTTTTCTTCGTTCATATTATTTATTATATTCATTTGTTAATTTGGACTCATCAACGTTTATTTTTAAATTTTTAATAAAATTTCTTGCAAGAGCATCAGAATATGGTCCATAATTCAATTTGTTGTTGTGTTTCAAGGGTGCGTTGAAAAATTTAGTTGTTGTTTGTCTTAACAAATCTTTAATTTGGGAGGGAAACGTTATGCCTAACCAAAAAATTATTAGACTACTCACTAGCCCTCCGTACTGGATACTAAGAATGAATTTTTTTGGAACTTGAGGATGTGTATAAATTCTTCTCACTTTCTTTATTTTCCAATTCTAAAAATCAACATCATAGCAAGAACGAACCACCAAGCGGAGGCTGCCTTCCAAAAAACCAGATATGCACATCCTCCTATTACGAACATATTCCATACAAGTATTACAAAGTAAAGCATAAACTCAGTTAGCTTGGAGGTATTCTGGACCAACAAATACGTACGTTTCTTCACGATTATAAGTTGGATAATAATTTGCTGAAACAGGTGGCTCAGGAATACGGGCAGTCAGAGGACTTGGTTGTTCTTGATAACTATAAATTCGTTGGGTAGTATTTATATTGTGTTCTGTTTTAGCTCGAGGAGTTTTAGCAAACGGATTCGGAAGAACCAAAGGAGTTGACGAATTGTTGTCTCCGTTAATGGTAACGGTCGGACTGTATGTATAAGTCTTTGGATAAGTCGTGCACCCAATTAGTGTCAATGACACAGAAGCTAACAGTAACATATTTGTTATTTTCATTTGCAATTAATTTCTATCAAAATTTTGGACTAGTCAACACTAACGAAATAAAAACACCGAACTATGATGAGGGTATGTTGAATCTATATATGCGTTATTCAAGCCAAACATATTATGAAATCCGTTAACGAAAAATTGTATTTTCTTTTGTTCGTTTTTGTTTGCTATAAAAAACATCACATCTGGAACAGCATCATTTCTTGCATGTATACTATTGATAATCGCTTTCTTGATTCCGCTAATTACAGAAAATGAATAGTTTCCTAATTTTCCTGTGACGTGAGTATTTTTATTCGAATCTATGAAGTTTACGTTTAACACCGGAGCTTTAGTGTCAGATATACATTTCTGAAGTTTGTGAATAGTTGTTTTGTTATTAGGGTCTGAATAAAGAGCGTTAAGAATTCTATCATCTAACTGATGGGAGTTCATATAATTTACATAAACTTCAAACTCCATGCCATTTGTAGCAATTACCTTGTACTCGTCCGTAGTTTTTGTTTTGTTTTTAAGTTCAAATGCTTCGTATAAGCAAGAATAGTTCTGTTCGCAAAATACATAAAACTTCCAGAAATTACTCCAATCAAACCCATCAACACATTCTTTAAGAAGGTAGTCTGTATATTGAGTTTGACTATGCTCGTACAGCGCTTCCAAACTTGTTTGTTTAGAAATCATACAATTACATGCAAATATTCTCGAGCTAACAAAGAAAAGCGTTCTTTCTGTTCTTGCTCTAGTCGTTTGCCGTCCAAGACATCATATAAAGTCTTCAACGCAAACCCTCCAAGTTTTTCACTCGAAGCTTTTAAAATATCTTTTGCTATAACGCAAGAAGCAGTAGAATCTCTTCCTTTAATATGCTCCTCTATTTGCTTTACTTCATCCAGCAGAAGTTTTGCTTCTTCTTCCAAACTGTATGATTGTTCTCTTAAGTCAATTGCTTCACAAAAAATATCATGAGCTTCTTTTTTTAGTTTTGCAATGAGACGTTTTTCGTTTTTCATAAATTTGAATAAACATTCTCATATTTTTATTCAAACTTTCAACAACACTTTTAATACTTTTTTAAACTTACTGTTTGGCTCTTTTTTTAGCTCTTTTTCTTACTACTTTCTGCAATAAGAATTTGTAATAATTTAGCTCAGTTAGAGCATTAATATATTGTTCGGAGTTATACAGAGCTTTGTTCAATTCGTTACACCAATGGTCAATAGAATTCAATAACTCTTCTTCTTTATAGAGCAACTTTTTCATAACATAATTACTTATTATTATGTGAGCTCTGGGTCAGAATCGAACTGACTATAAAGGGTTTTGCAGACCCTTGCCTAACCGGTTAGCTTCCAGAGCATTGAAGAGCATCGTCTGTTCCTACCAAAGCTTCTTTCATAGTTATTGTACTCAAGAGCGTAACAGGTTCCCCAAAATCTTCTACTCGATAATTCGAAACCGTAGATCCTTCATCATAATACAGTCCTTTCAAATCAAAATCAAACGGTTCTTTGTCATTGTAAAGAACGTCTGTCTGCAGAGCTGGTTGTTCATCTTTATTATTCTCAAGAACAGAAATTCCATCCAAGAGACCGTTAATTGTAGCGATGTCTTTATATTTCATAAATTTGTTTTCACCAGTCTTTCTCCACTTTCATCCCACATATAATCTTCAACCATATTACCAACAATTTCTAAAGAAGCAAGATCTAAATTCATAATTGGGTAATCATTGATATAATATGCACAAGAGTCTGTACTATATAAAACTTCTCCAAGTTCTTCACCATTGAGGGTAAAGAATTTTACGACATCTCTTTCGTATATCTCTCGCAAATTTTTATCCAAGATTCCAATGAATTGCTGATGACTTTGTGATAGATCGAGGTCTTGAAAACTCTTTCCACTTCTGCTCCAAATTCTGAATTTATTTTTGTTCATTTTTATTAAAAGGACAATCACTCAACCAAGAATCACAAACTAAACATTCTCCATTATGATCTGGATTGCATGGTGATTGAAATGTGTTGCCAACTACTTTTACTTTATATTCATAAATGTATTTGTAAAGATCATATAATTGATATTTGAAGATTGTTAATTCATTATTATTGTGATAATGTTCTCCTATAACCGTAAAGGCTCCATCAAAAAAACTAACAGTGCCTAAGTAGTTTTTTTCATCTTTATAATACTCAACATAATCACCTTCATAAATGTCGTTACGTTCGGAATCTTTTAGTCCAGTAAATTGCTGAACAACATATTCATCACCACCAGAACCATTCTGAAGGTTTTGAAATTGTCCATTCAAATAAAGAACATAATGTCCTTGATATCCTTTATCTGGATATGTGAATTGTTTTGCTAGTTTATCCCAAACACGAAATTTAAGTGGTCTGTTATTCATAATTCCCAATCCCAATCTTCATCGTTTGAATGATATTGTTTAATTTCCGAAGCCTCTTCCTCATCCCAAGCAACGCCAATCAAGGCATTAACGACTGCTTCAATATCATCAGTTCCAGTGATGTCTGAAATGCGCTCTACTGCATCTGCTACAAGTACTAGTTTATTTGTTTTCATTTTTATATTTCTTTCTTTCAAGTCTAACTTGTTTTCTCTTCAAGTCAAGTTTTTCTATTCTTTCTTCTGTCTTTTTTATAAATGCTTTTCCTAAAATATAATAATTTGACAAATTACAACGAGCTTTAAGAAAAGAAATTTCTCTATCCAACTTTTGCAATTTTTTGAAAATGGTCGAAGATGCACGACTCGAACGTGCGCCACTCATGCGTCCATGGTTGTTCTTTCCGCCTAAACTAATCTTCGGTTTATTCATTTAAAGTTTGAATTGCTTATCATTCCCAAAATGAATTGAACAAAGAATATCTACACATGCATGAACCTCTTTCAATAACTTTACATGTGGGTAAGTTAAAACACTCTCTGGATAATCTGAACTTGTAGAAATAGAACGAACTGGTTCCAAAGTATCAGAGTCTTTAATTACAATTTCGATAAAGTATCGTTTTTCTTTCATATTTAAATCATTTGTAATGGCTTGAACATCTCAAAAACTTCTTGCTTAAATTCTTCTACGGCTTTTTCGGATTCGTTCACTACTTCATATGATATCATTTCTGCTAACCAATTTGGAATTTTAATTTTTTTTACATTTCCATCGTCTGGCTTTTCATAATAAGAAATAATAGAATATGTGTCGTCAATTTCTGGATAATAGACTTTATTCGGTAATTGTGTAGTCTTTTTATTTTTCATAAACTAAAATCTAGTCTGTATCTAAAAACCTGTTCGTCATAGTTAACAAGATACAAATACCACACCAGAACACCGTCTTCTTCGAAGCTTTTGGTATATGTGTTAACAATACTAACACTGGGTTGGTTAACTGGTTCATCCATAATAGGAGAAACTATAGGAGCGGATGCTTTAACTTGATGTATTTTATTAATCATAACTACGTTTTCTTTCGCATAATCAATATAGAACTATTCGTAGGACAAGTCAAGCCAATTTGTATCTTCTGGCATTATTTCTACATTCATTCCAGCTTCTTTGGATCTCTGTATAATATCCTCTAACACCCCATGACCATACATATGAGTTCCGTAGTTTCCTTCAAAACACTTATATATAGAACCAGAATAGCCTTCAAACAAATAAGAATCTCTTCCTTCTGATGCAATTCTTATTCCGCTGTTCATCTTCCAAGAATTAGAACCCAAATAACCACCATACCAGCAAGCAAATACTTTATAGGTCAAAGGAAATTCTCCCCCTTCAATCTTAACTACTATCCATTTGTCTGGTATGTAATCATTCATTCTAATATATGTCCTTTAAATGTGTACCTTGTTTTCGGATTTTTCCCAATTCTGTCTTTTCTTACAAATTTATCTTTATAGGTAATAATAAAATCTTCTGATTCAATTGGACCAACAGGTTCAGAAACAACTCTACAAAGAATGTAATAAACTAAGTATTTTTTTGCTTTTAAAGAGTTTTTCAGATCATTCAAAGAACCATATTCCACGGAAGAACAAGCTTCCGTTTTTCCGTTATAACAAAATACTGGACCCAATGCAAATGCTTCGGCATTTTTGATAATTTCATAATCAAAAACATATTCACCTATAAGATCAACTTTGGGTTCTTTTATAAATTCTAGCCATTCTTCTACATTTTTTGTATAGAATGCTTCTTCTGGTTTTGTTTCTTCTTTATGAAGAAAGGTGGTTTGAATTTCCTCGAATTCTTGTTTTAGTGTTTCTATTTCCGTATTCATAATTCTGTTGTATATGTGGCTTTGATTATTACGAATTCAAATTCTAAAAAATTGTCGCTACCATAATTTGGAGTTTTATTAAAGACACTTCTCTTTAAAAACGTTTCCATAAAATCTTTATTTCCGTTAATAAAGCAATCTTTGAAATCAACTAGTTCTATAATAGTTACTGTTAATTCTAAATCATCATTTCCAAACTGTACCCAGGTTTGAGTAGGCTTATGATATATTGCGTATTTGTGTTCTGTGAATGTTTCGTTACTCATTTTTTTCTAAAGCGCATCCAATAACATCAAATGGTCCAAGTTGATGCATAAAGTTAAAATTCATTGTACCGGTTGGTTCTAGATATTCAACACAAAATGCTCCAAATTTAAACCCTATTTTGCCAGTACGAATTTCTCCAAATCCATTTTTATCGATTCCTATAAGATCATTTTCGTATACGTCTTTTCCATTCTTATCTTGCAATCCAGTAAATTGGCAAGGAATTAGTATAGCATCGTCAAATAGTTCTTCGACGTATCCATTATATTTATAATCTTGTATAAATCCATTAGCAGCCGTACAAAAGAATTTAAATTTGTTTTTACCACTCATCGTGTTTTTCTTGCCATTCTTTTTCTTCTTTTATTTTTTCTTCTAAGATTTCTTTTAATCTTTTTAGAGCTACATCATATGTTGACCAATTTTCTTCAATTTTATCAAGAACGTAACCATGATGCAAAATAGTATATGTTGGATAGCTGCCATAACTCCATTTGGTTTCAATATACCAATGACAATCCCTGTCCTTGTGGTGTTCTGATCCAATTAATTTATACCATTGTTCGGTTAGCTTTGTAACTTCGTCAATTAGCTCTCTCATCTTTTAGAATTGATTAGTCCTTGGATTTGCTCGACGGACATATTAGGGCTGTCGGTTTTAACTGCTTCAATAATAAGTTTTCTGTTTAGATAATTTAAATATGACTCCCAAGAAGCAGCTAATATAATTGTTATAAAAACAGCAAATAACATGTATGTTAGTAGATCGAGGTTTTTGTCTTCGTTATTATTCATAAAAGTCTAACCTATATTTGAATACTTGTTCGTCATAGTTAACGAGATACAAATACCACACCAGAACTCCATTTTCTTCAACGCCTTTTGTGTATGTGTTAACAATACCAACTCTGGATTGGTTAATTGGTTCGTCTATAATGGGAGAAACTATAGGAGTTGCTTTGATTTGATGCACTTTGTTAATCATATATTTTTCATGAAAGCTTTTTCTTTTTCTTTTGACACTTCCTGCCAAGCCTTTTGTCTTTCTTCGGTTTCTTTATCTGCCTTTGGGGTATCAAGTAATTTTCTAAACGCAACATCAATTAGTTGTTGTTGTTTTCTATCCGACATTTCTCCATTTCCGACTCGATGGGAATACGACCAACTATCTGCATTCTGCACGAGTTCTCTTACTCCTTCGTGATTACAAGCTGTTACCAAAGAATTAATTTTATGAAGAAATTTTTCATACTGTATAACTTTTTCCGCAAGTGTTGGTGTTTTCATATATTCCAAGTTGTCGTGCTTACTGTATCTCCACATTGTTCACATACGTTTGGATCATGTTCGTAGTCATCATATTGAAACAATTGAACAACGTTTTCTAAAAGTATTGCTTGTTCTTGTACTCCTTCTTTTATCTTTAAAAGAAGATAATCTAATATTTTGTTTCGTTCTTCGTCAGTAAGCTCTGAAAGAGACTCATCATTAGCACTAAAATCAAACGCTGTACATCCAGTAGTTTCTACAAATTTATATTTTGTTTTCATAGTAAGTGTTTTAACAATTGAATTACATCTCCTCCGTACTTCTCCCAACCAAAAGACTTACACAGATAGTATTCTGGCATTTTAGACCCTTTTACAATAGGTTCAACTCTTACTATATCTCCCACGGACAAAGAAGGTCCTTTAAATTGTTGTTCTGCAAGAATTTCTTTATGATCGTCTTCCAAACAATCTTCTGGAGCATTTGTAAGATGAAAAGCCTCCTCTGCTGCTTCTTCTCCTTTCAGCTTACTTTGATAAGAGAACCCAGGCTCTCTTGCTATAAACCAATTTTCTCGATCATCGAAACGCAAAAGAGTAATCCACGGAGCTCGATATACAGTTACATTTGATTTAATCATAGAACTATAGTCCATTCTGTAAACGGACAAGACAACTTATTTTTTAGGAGTGAGACATTCAGGCTCCTTGAAATATTTTGCTACCTCTGTTTTATAACACCTGTTAAGAGAAATTAATTTATATCCACCTTCAAACGGTCCTCTATAAATTTCCTGTCCATCTTTTACAACAACAAACGTAGAAGGCTTTGTTTTATGATCCCAATATCCCTTCATTATCAGTGTTTTATATTTTAGCTGAAAAGCTGTCACCGCATGCTATATTAACCAAACTAGCAAAAACGTCTTGAGCAAGTTTTTCTGTTTTAAGCGCTGGGTGACCATCAGTAATTGCTGAGAGCTCTTTGTTTAATTCTTGTAACTGGTCGACGTATGTCTTTCTGTGATCAATTTGATCATCTAGCAATTCTGAAGCTGTACGATATCCAGAAAGCAATACATCAACAATGCTGTTTATGTCGCTGATTTTCCGTTTTGTCGCTGAAACTAAATCATTAATAGTAGTGTGTTGAGTCATAATAAATTAGTATTTTGAACGAGTGATTTGTTTTTCTAAAACTTCTTCTAGATAATCGAGAGCAATCCCTGACCTTCCTCCGACATGCCAATCATGCAAATTTTTAGGCGTATATCCAACCTTCCAGTCATACACTGTAGCTACTGACCCATCTTCGAATTCTACATGCCATTCGCATGTAGTTTTTCCATCAGCACTGCCTTCCTTTGGTTGGCCAAGCGTTTTTACGAGCTCGTCGTAAGTGATGGTTACATAACCCAAATATTGAGTTCCGTTAATAGAAGTTGAATTAGAATTAACAGCGTAGGTTTTAGCAGCGGTCATTAAGACATAATCCTATCGTTGTTTGGGTAGGTCAACGTCTTTTTATATCTTCTCTAATTCCTATAATTGCAATAATAAAACAAACCAATGTCACTGCGCCGTGTAGGATTAGAAATCCTGTCATAAAATTATTTAATCAAATTCAGGATAATGAGGAACTAATAATTGAAGAACTTCTTCTTCTCCTTCGTTGTTTACGAGCACAAGCTCACAACCATCAAGTTCGCATTTTTTGTTATCTCCCTCTTCAAACACGACTGTAAAATCGACAGGATCTTCTTTATAAATCTCCGTCCAGTACAATACACAGAATTCAGATCCCTCTTCTCCTTCTAACTCAAACAATGAAGGAACAATATATCTACCTTCTAAACCGATAACTGGTGATATTTGAAGCAAGTCATGTGCCTGCTTAAGAGTAATTTGTTTCTTCATTTAATTACTTATTCTCCCGACGGGAAAATATTCGTTAGACAGGAATCAACGCAGGATGAGCAAAGTCTTGTTTGTCGTAAAAAACATAAAACTCATGAGCTCCTTCGTCCGGATATCCGTAGTTCACAGCATCAGCTTTATGAGCAACATAAGCTGTTTTAAAGTGCTGTCCCTCTTGAACTTTTCTTTTAAAGTTGTCTACATCCAAATCTTCTAAGAACATTACATCTTCCGAGGGACCGGAGTAGTAACTAAAGCCTTGCTCTTCTTGTTCGTTGATTTTAGTATAAGCTTCTTCTAGGAGTTGTTGGTCTTTGGATTTCATGAAGTTATTTATCTTTTAAAAACTTTAATTCTAAATTTTGAGAACTCTTCAGAACTTCCCCAAAGACCATCTAAATTTTTTAGATCGCTTTCGATTCCGTCTCTGGCAATAACTGTAACTGCGTTTCCGTTAGTTCGAGCAATTTTAACAATCTTCTTCCAGTATGATTCTCCTTGATCAGAATGTTTGTTATCACTTATAATAAAATCAAAATTTTGCAAATAATAAGAAAAAAACAAATCTTTTGCAGTTCCTTTAAATGCTTTATGGTTCCAAACTCTCAGTGATTGTAAACCTTTTCCAGACTTTTGAAAAAGAAAATAACAACTTATAAACGGCTGATCAGTCATCCAATAATCTTGAAACTTATCTTCTTCGTAAACATCTCTAAATAAGTTTAAATTAACGTCAAATACTTCTTTCGAAAGAACTTTCTCAAACGAGGAATCTTCTAAAGTTTCCTTAGCCGTTTCAACATTAAACCAGTTGTTGTCTAACTCTTCGCTGTATTGTCTTCCTAATCTAACCGGAGATTCATTTAGAATTCTTTCGTGTCTGTTATAGTAATTTAGAAACTTTTCAAATTTTAAAGTCATTTCTTCTCAGAGAAGTTATTTATCAACTACCACAACCTTTCTACAAGTCCGTACCAGATTACAAAACTGACCAATTGTATCCTTAAGTTCTTCGTTATCCACCAGCTTGCCGCTAATATTGAAGATTGAGTTGAACTCCCCACACTCGAGCGGCTCTCCACTATCTTCGTAAATATAATCAACAAACGTATAGTTGTTATGATTGTGTCTGAGTTTAAAATAAGATTGAATAACAACTCGGTCCTTCTGTTCAATAATGTGAATGTCGTCCATATAAATTATGTTGGTTCTGGATAATATGTTTTAGTGAATGTCAATCCCCATAAGTCTTGTCTAATTCTCATACCTTTGAGAATCATCGCATTAGTCTTTTTGTCTCGTATAAAAAACGTATCTGCAGCACTTACTTCAATGTCTCTTCCAGCGGTTTGCGCTTGTTTTATAAAGCCTTTTACCTCAGCATTTGGAATAAGCTTGACGTACGTGTCCATTATACTGGCCTAGTGGTAATTTTAGATTGCATTTGTTTGCCTTTATAAATAAACGTCATTAGATCATAACCGCAGAAATCCTCACAGATATCTACAAATTCAACTTTATCTGTAGGAATCCATTCCTCATCACCTACATGGACGCACGGAACAGTCTCTACAAAATATTCGTCTGTCTTCATTCAATAATAGTCAGTTGCCTTATCGGACATGTCAACTATTCTTGAAAGTAAACGTTTGTTAACGGAGTTTCGTCATATCTCCATTTCATCCATGCTCTTGCAACAGAGTTTGGATCATTCCAAAAAGCTCTCAGAGGAACAGATTGCCAATGGCTATCCCATACCCACAATTTGTTCCGGCCCGGAGGATACATATAAACACATGTAGCATGTCCCCAATCTTTTGTGTGAATTGACAACACCTTTGCTTGTATACCGCTAGCCTTCAACCCTTGTGTCATTACAATTGCTTCCGGCAAGCATGCATTCTTCATCTTACCGACCCATTCCGGAACATTTGTGGGTGGATTGCTCGTGCAAGCACTTATAACAACAGACAACAATAAAAGCTTAACGACCTTCATGACAACCGTTATTTATCGTTTCAAAAATAAATCTTAAACAAATCATCCTTTGTTGTTACGAATGTAGGATGCGTAGGAACATCTCTATTGACATTGTGCCAATAGCTTTCAAACTGATTTGCATGATAAGGAATTTCGTTTTTAAGAGATCCTTTAAGAACGGTCACTTTTAATCCTTTTTGTATGCAAACATCTAGAAGTTTTTTATAAAATTTAATGCCCAGTTTGTTAGCTGTTTTGTCGGAGATTAATGAAGTATAGTGCTTTGGTAAAAAATTAAGAATAAAGTTTCTAATTAAACCTTTATTATCAGCCGTGTTTCTCTGCCACACTCCTCTGCTGAAGTAGTTGTCTTTACTAGTTGCTATCTCCATAAAAGCATCAACTAACCCATCTTTAATTAAACAAAACGTCCGTATGTCTTCATCAAAGCCATCAACGACTCTATATACAACCCAACTTTCAAATCTATCAAAAGGTTTGTTGCTAGATATGATGTTCTGAGCAATTTGTTTATTGTGTTCAATGTCATTCATCTGCTCATTAAACAACCCATCATAATACATCGGACTCTCCACAAAGAATGATGTAGCTAGATAGGTGTCTATTGCCTCATCAAATTTCATAAACTTATTTAAACTACAACTCCCCTACATCATTACCGCTATCCAGTCCTCGCCCGGAGTATTCATTTGAATATACCTCAGAGCCTCAATAGATTGCTTAACGTACTCGCGCGCCGCAAGCTGCTTATTTCGCAACGGATAATAAACACTTATAGTAGTATAGAGAGCTGTCACAAGGGACCTTTGAATGTGTAGTGGCATTGTCATGTTTTTTGTGTTAAAGATGTCTCGTCACAAACCTTTAGAATAATTTCTTCCAATGTATCGATTAGTTCAGAAATGTTCTGAGCTTCTGGATGCTTTTCGAAATGAGCAACCTCAGCAGCCATTACAAGAGAACTGTGTGCTTCATCAAAGTAGCTCATCAAGGATAGTTCTATAGGGACTTTTACGATCTTCATATCTTCTTCTTCAGATGCAAGGAGTATACAAAGTCCCAAGCTTCTTGTGCTTGATAATCTCTATAGGTTGCAACAAGCTTTGCAACTCCTTGCAAGGTAGTCTCATCCTCTTCACAGAACTCTTGCACCAGGTTGGCAATCCTTCCTAGCATAAGCTCGCAATCTTCTAATTGTTTTTGTCGTTCTTTTGTCATATTAAACTTTGTTGGTGCCATTAGTTATAAACTCTTGCACTTCTTTATCCACAATCGAACCACCATTGTGTACAATCTTTACCACTTCGTTATAGATCTTGAATGCTTGCCTCTCGAAGAACGCATTAGCCCTCTCTACTCCCATCTGTTCATACCAGCATTGAATCTGTGGGAACTGAGGAGAGGCATGGAAGATGCACCCATTGTGGAAGTTCCCAAGCCAGCACAGCATGAAGATCCCTCCTTTGACTCCATTCTCTCTGCACATGAACTCCCAAGCGATCGCTCGCTCTTCGGATGGAAGATTCTTATAACGATTCAGAGTAGTATCATACTTCCCATCCAGAAAGATAATCGAACGACCCTTCTTCGTTACAAAGTCTTTGAGTACAGGCACATTGCTATCCGTCATATATGCTCCGCGGATAGTTGGCCACTTGACCTTCTCCTTTCTTATTGAGAAGTACGGCGAAGAAAGCTTCCGCCTATTCATTGAGATCTTCTTCTGTGTCATGTTGTCTATATTCCGGAAAGGCTTCGGACACGTCAACTACTTTACCTTTTTGTACCACTCATAGAGGTTGACAGTAATCAGTATTGACATGAAGGCTATATAGATGTACCAGATCATTTCTTTTTCTTTGTCTTGTAACCTTCATCGTACACAAAGCTGTTTCCATCAAATGAAACATGCTTTGGAAGATTCTTGAGACGGCTGCGGCAGATCTTAAAGTGGTGACATCCATCACAATGCCGATCGTTCGACAGAAAGATATCGGGCCGCAAGCAGACGGACTCAGATTCTTTTGCGGGATCATATGGTGTGGGCTTTACAAAACTATCCATGGAAGGAATGTTATACTTACCCTCTTCCTTTTCAATAAGATCCTTTACTTTACTCTTCCGTTTAACCTTCTGAGGCTTTGCTTTAATCCTTTGGTCTTTAAGAGCTCCCCTGCATTGGTAGTTGCGCAACAAGGACTCCGCTGAACCGAACTCCTTGATCTTCTTCTGCATCCAAGGCCCTACACAAGTAGTTAGCTTTCCAGTAATAGTGCAAGGGATCTTTGAGCCAGGAAAAGACTTAAACTGTTTATAATGACTAACAAACATTGTGATCTGCTCTTCACTCAACGGGATTGGTTTAATCTTGAACCCTTTGCCCTTCGCTGCTTTTTTCTTCTTAGCTGTTTTAATCATGAGATAATATTAAGACCAATCGTTGGACAAGTCAATAGATAAGATCACTTTCTTTCTTTTGAGGATTGGTTTTGTAGGGCTAGCTTTGCTTCTGCTAGCTCGTCCTTAAGCTGTATGATCTGCTTATGGAAGTCTACAGAGTCTCTATAGTACTCAGCCAGGACTCTCTGGTGTTCCATGTAAAGCTGTTCATAAGAAGGAGTAGTGTCTTCCATAAAGTCTTAAGCAGTAGCAAGTTCCCGCGCCGCTCTCCAGTCTTCCCTCTCCTGCTTCATCTCTTCCTGTATAGCCTTCTCCCCATTCATGATGATATTGATAACCGTCTGCATATCAGAGAAGTGCACGGCCTTGTCATTAGGGAGAAGGATCCGAATGATCATAGAAGCAAAGAACCCTTGCTGAGAAGCGATCTTGTTATCTGTATAGTTCAGGAAGCTGGAGACAATCTCTGCAACAGCTTTGTACCGAGTGATCAGAAGAGCATCCGCCATATGGCTGTCAGGAAGTCCAAGAGCTTCTGCAATACGGCTAGTGATTGTGAATGGAGTATTTATTCTCATAACGATATTGATATTCTATAAAGTCTCAGGACAGGTCAACCAAACTCTCTGGAGCTTCGAAGCCCATCCTGCCTGCCGCTCGCTGGAAGTATACCTTTCCTTCTTCCAGGAACCGATCAAAGTCTTCTTTGTTAATGTAGGTGAAGACTCCACTGTCGAACTCTAGAGTCAGGAAGCTCTTCTTAATCCTATCAGTCCGAATCGATTTGATAGTCTCTGGAGTCTCGCACCCCGGAGATCCATGAAGTACTTTGTAGCCTTTAAGGTGAGGGAATAGATTGAGTATCATAGTATTAAGCCATTCCAAGAGTCTCGCGATCCGCTACTCCATTGATCAAGTCAGCCCTGTCGTATGCTGTGTTGTGATCCACTCCGAGCTTCTCAAGCTGTGCCACTGTCTTGGAACACTGAGCGATCTTCTTGTAGGTACTCTTCAGTCCCAGAGTAGCATTATCAACTGCCCGGAGTTGTTCGGCGAGAGTCTTGATCAGTTGATTGATGAGAGTTTGGGTTGTGTGCATGAGAAAGACTTTCAGGGAGACTATAGGACAGGTCAACTATTCAAAGACCCATGTCGGCCTCTTTGTCACCTGAGACGTGTACTTGTTGCCCCTATAAAAGAACGTACAGAAGGGAGAAGTTATAAACCTATTATTGGGAACCAATTGCTTCTGGAAGCTCTCCACTACTTCCACTTCATCCAGTCCCACCCACTGGCCCTCGAACACTCCCCCAGCGAAGACACATTCCACAATATTGATAAGTCGTTTAGTTATAAGATGTTACCAGCTCTCCCTCAGTACGTCGTAGCGGGCTTTGTGGTACTCTGCATCTTTGCGAGCCTCGTCTCGCTCTTGTCTAGCTGTCTCTGCACTTTTATAATGCTCCCGTGCTATCTTCTGCAGCTTCTCAGTCCACTCCTTCTCACAAGCTAGCTCCCATTCAAGCCGCTCGATCTTCTCCTTGGCTTCCATCCGCTCCATGTCTTGCCTATAGTTGTGTGTGCTCATATGTCTATAGTCAGAGAGTCTGCAAGACAGGTCAACAAAAAGAAAGAGAGGCCCGAAGACCTCTCTCTATACTGTTATGAAATTTTCTTTAAGTTATTTGATGTTTCGCATCAAATTCTTTCTGCCTTGAATGTCTTGGGAATAAGCTTTGCCGGCTTTAGTAACTCTCAGAGGATTCATCATTTTTTGTCTGAATGCTAGAGGATCAGAAGCTTGTCCTGACATACCTCTTCCAAAATGAGCGCTCTCTGCATGCTTCTCGAAATGGTCAATTACTCCATGTTGTTCAGCCCACTTTTGTAGATCGCTCAATTCCATTTCTTCCTCTGTATCTAATTCGGCATCAGGGTCTGAAAGCTCTGCATACCTTTCGATCTTCTCTTTCATGCCAACAGGAAAGGATTGTTCCATGACTTTCTCGTAAGCTTCTTCTAGTAATTGAGTATCTTTATTCTTCATACTATTTTATTTAATCAAACCCTCTTAAAGGATCGTAGCAGTGTCTGGGTCTTGATTCAAGGGACGGAAGAAGTAGCACTCGTTAGTGTCTGAGTTCCAGCCACTGAAGACGAACTTGCGGTCTTGGAACTTCAGGACCTTCTTATGGACCTTCTTCACATCGTCCCATCCGTTGTCGATAGAGAAGGCTAGGAACTCCCTCCGGACGTCTGGCCGTACCGAGTGACGGACTGAGATCTCATTGCCGATAAAGGTTGCAGTGTTTTTTGAATCGATCGTCATAACATTAAAGATTGTCAGGGAGTCTTCAGGACAGGTCAAGCTTCTTGATACATCAGCTCATCCAGCTTCAGCTCTTCTCCGCCCCGTACTGTCAAGCCCGATGCGAGTCTGATCTCGTACATGTTGTGGCAATAGTCCAGACGCTTCACGACATAGCCTCGGAAGCCATCAAGCGTCACGATATAGTCTTTGGGATTGAATGTGTTCATGATCAAGCTGGCAGTGCAGGCTCTTGCCAATATGCTGTAGAGAAGGAAGCAATCCACTTGCCTGAAGAGTGCTTCATGCCAAAGAAGACCTTCTCCCCAGTCTCGTCGTCCCGCACATCGTACAGGTGCTGACCCTCTTGCTTGATGATGTACTTGACCCTACGAGCCTCCTTGACAAGGTCCATGAAGTACTTGTGGGGGACGACTCGTGTGAATGATTTGTGTTGTGGTGTAGTAGATGTAGCGTTCATAACAGTCTCTATAGTCCTGTCAGTTCTTGGACAGGTCAATCCCAAACTCTCTCAAGATTCCCTTCAAATAGAATCTCCACTTCGAAGGATTCTTGATCATGCAAAGGATGTGTAGTTGTGCTCTAAATATCATGCAGACACATTCAAGTCTTTCCTTGATGACCTCAACGAGAATCTTCTGCAGGGTAATTCCCATTGTTCTTGGCACTAGGATGCGTTTAAAATCGTTTTGTCTATAAAAAGCAAAAGGGCCTCAGAAACGAATCCAAGGCCCTTCTTCTCTGTTATGAAAAATTACCGACGATCCATTGTAGGAACAGATTTGCCTACTGCTGCCATCACTACAAACACTACACAAATCACAATCAATGCAATTGGCCAAATGGGCCACAACCACGCAATTGCTCCTGCCGCTATAATAATCCCTCCGATGTCTGGATACGTTTGGCTGATCAGAGCTCCAAGAATGACAAGAGGAGCTCCGTACCAAGACCGTACTAGAACCTTAGCAATTGCATGTCGAAGCCAGTAGCTAAGTCCAGCATTAACTACTACGAGGCCAAGCGCCGAGACAATAAGACTTGGATCTGCTTCGCCAGTATTATACAAAACAACGCCAGCTGCCACAGCAGAGGAGATCGCTGTAAACCACACAACAATCTTTGCCCAAGGTCCTGGAATTGGCTCAGTGATCAATACCTTACACCTGTGACCCATTCCTGCCATAAACCCATCCGGAATGTCAGCATATGAAGTATCCGATTGTTGATAAGGCTGTTCTGGTTGATAGTCCTTACTAGAAGAAGGTTCGCTAGAGGTCTTGGGAGTATTAGCAGTACCAACAGTACGAGACTTCTGTCCGTTGATATACATGTCAGTCTGGCCATTAGACCTCGTGACGTTGCAATTGTTTCCACTAGCGCTAATGCTCACAGGACTATCAGAAGTGCCCCACATGCGAACTTTATCTAGAGAAGGGAACTTTGGATCAAACTTCCACTCTTCTACATGGCCGTACTTGTTAACGGTAATAACCTTCTCCGGGGAAGCTGTAGCAGCTGCAACGAAGTTTTGCCCGAACTCTTTGACCTTTTCGCTGCCATCATAAGCAACCAGTCGTCCTTCAGTAACCATCACGGAGGTAATTTTTCTTTGTGTCATCTTTAATAGAGTCAGCTATGTTGTTGGACATGTCAACAAAAAGAAAAAAGACCCAGAGTCTGATCTCTGAGTCTTTCTTTTTGAGCTTGATTCGGCAGAAGCTCTGTCCTAGTTATGAAAAGGTGGCCTTGTTCCCTGGCCACGGAGGGTCTGTTATGAAAGTTCTTCCGTTATAGGTTTAGCTAGTAAATCGTTCAGAGTCAACAAAGTATTGTAACAATGCTCGAGCTGACTTAGAGAAGCAAGATCGTAATTGCCTTTAGGATAGTCCTTTATATCATTTGCGTGACTATCGACTAGAGCCCGCAGCAGGGAGACTTGGTTCTTGGTTTGTGCAATCAGTTCAGGGATTGTCATATTAAGCGTTCAATTTAGCTTTGAGCCAGAAGGCCAAGAACCCAAGACCGAAGACCACACAGATGGCAATTGCGTCAGGGCTGAGGAAAAGTCCTCCCATAATCTTTGCCATCACGTGGGCTGCGAAGGTAATGTCTTGTGCGATTGCTTTAAGGAATAGATCGTTCATAACAGTCTTTATAATCTATATTCTTCTTGGACAGGTCAACTCTTTTGAGTCGGCAGCACGACGTAGAGGAAGGTCGTCATCATTGCTGCAAAGAGTACCACATCAAGCATTCCGGATTCTTTTGGGATTGCCATTCCGATGAGTGTTGCAGAGATTATGAGACCGCCGATAGTATTTTTGAGGATTTCGTATTTCATTATGTTGTTTAGTTCCAGCTGTTGGGGATGATCATTGAAGACCTCTGCTGTCCACAAGGACTATAAGAGGGCATCGCGATTGGGGTTCCAGTATAGTTCCGAACTTGTTGGCCGAAGTAAGGAACGCGTGTCTTATAGTATTGAGGGCCAACGGAATAGGTTTGGTAAGGATTGTAAGAGTTATAAGGATTGTAATAGGTACGTGTTGGAGAATAGTTGTTTACATAACCACGGGAGTAACCTACTTGATAAGATCCACCGGTGGAACAAGCCTGGAGAGTCATCGCCACTGCTGCCAGAAGGATCAAAGATATTTTGTTCATGTAATAACCTTCGTCAATCTCTTTGGAGAGGTCAACAATTCTCTTTGATATAGTTCTCGAACTCTTTATCCAATTCTTCCAGTTCTGCTTGCAAGGAGACCAGTTCCTTCAGCAAAGCAATCTTCTTCTGGTCCTTGGGATCATAGACATCCAGGACTCGGTCTTGGAACTGCTTGATCTCTTCCAGGCAAGTCCCTACTTCAAATTGATGGTCTCGTGCAGTCATGTTATTGTTTAATCCTTTCATTGATTTCTTGTTCTGTTATACCTGTCTTAATAAAGTCGTGTTGTTCGGGAGTAAGATGGGGCCAGAGCTCTTGGATCTTTGCTTCCCCTTGCTCGAACCATTCCATTTCTTGCGGAGTGATATCAAGCTCCAAGGTATTCAGCCTACCAGTCAGCAAAGACTTCCTGGTAACTTTCACTCTACCACTTCCCCCAAAAGTTCATTTGTTGACTATCTTCTTCTTTGCGATCGTCTTCAATTCGAGACACTCCGTAGTGATCGTCTTCATTGAAGTGTTCATTAACAGTAGGGATAATCAAGTCGTGCAAAAGATAGTCTGCTTGATTTACTTCTTTGTCCATGTTGATAATCTTAGGCAGCAGCTGTGGACAGGTCAAGCTCATTGAGAGCTTTTTTCATGACCTGAATGTAAAGCTCGTACTTGGGAAGTTCGCTCTCTGGGCAGAACTTAAGCATGCGCTCTTCGACTTGGATGCTCTCTGTAAGCCACTTCGAGCCTTTTCCTTTCAGCTTGTCTACAAACGATCGATTGAATTGTTGGGTTGTTGTATTCATAACGGTAATAATCTTAGAGAGTGTTGGTGGACAGGTCAAGCTCGAAGAGTAGCAGTGTGAGCTAGATTGTCAGAGATTCGTCCCTCTCGTTGCATTACATCGACAAAGTCAACCCAGTTCATTCGAACCTCTGCACAATAGTCGTTCTGTCTATAGAATTTTTTAGAAGAGGAAAACCTCTTTGGCGTATAACGAGGATACATAACATCCCAAAAGAATTCTCGGAGCTGGCTTTGATTTTTGATTTCCATAACAGTCTTTATATTCAGGATTCTTTTAGGACAGATCAAGAATTCTTTTGGAAGGTCTTCTCCAGGTCGGCAAGGTCCATCTGCACGGCATGCTCAAGCTCTTCCAATCCAGTAGTGAGATCTGGAGTGTTCAGAATGTTCTCTGCATCCCGTTTGAGTTGATAGTCTCTGACAACATCTTTGCCAACGTACGCAAAGGCTGCCACAGACAGATCCACATAGAAGAAGACTGCAAGAGCATATCCGAGGTTTTTGTATTTGTAGATCTTTTTCATAATGCAAATACCTTCGAGAAGAGCTGAGGACAAGACAACAAGAAAAAGAGCTGCCAGTCTAGATCCAGCAGCTCTTCTCTTTTGTTATGAAAAGATGCGTTCCGTACGCATCAGACGTGTTATGAAGTTAATGGGCCTGGAGGGATTCGAACCCCCAACCAAGTTTTTATGAGAAACACGCTCTAACCTTTGAGCTACAAGCCCTTAAAAATCATTTAGCAGTCCACAGATAGTCTTTAACTTGAGGAGATGTCATAATCTTCTCTAGCCAACTTTGTTCTGATAGGACGGAAACCTTGCTGTTAAGTTCTTGGAATGGGAACAGGAATGACAGGATGGTGTTGATGTATTGTTTCATTTTAGAAGTAAATGTTGCGGACTACTGGTTGGCTGTGGTGATACTTGATTGTATTTTGGAAGTGTCTGAAGTCTGCCTGGGCTTGCTTTACTGTAGAGCATCCCGTTGCAGAGCTGATGAGGAGTGTTAATAGGATCAGTTTTTTCATTTGAGTTTAGCTTCTTCTTCTTTGTTCATTTGAATTAGTTGCTCTGCATACTTCACAGAGTCTTGGAGGATCTTAGCATTAGCAGGAGATTCCCGTTCGAGAAGTTGCAGAACTGCTTGCAAATTCCCAATGATGTAGTGGGTCGATTTGCCAGCGTCTTCGAGGATTTTGACTAATTTGGTAGTGTTGTTCATAACAGTTATTATTCTCGGGACAGATCTCGGACAGGTCAATTAAAACTATTCCAGCCTTCGAAGACTTCTGGGATGTAATAAAGAGCACTCTCACAACGATCGAAAGGAGCTCCTACTTTGAGACAGAGATCTGTATCCTCTTGGTTCTTGTCACAGAACTTGTCGACACTCTTAACGTGTGCCCTGTACCTCTTCTTCAGCTCTTTAGTCTCAGCCTTGAGCCTCTTGTGCAGAGCCTTCAGCTCTTGTTCGAGTTCTTTGCCTTCTTGGATTAGTGATTTGGAGTCGTTCATAACAGTTATTATTCTCGGGACAGATCTCGGACAGGTCAAGCAGGAAGCCTGACAATAAATCCTCCCGTGCCTGGATTGAAAGGACCACCTGAAGGCAATGTGAAATTGATCTTATGATCAATGTGCAAGTCTCCAAGAGTCTGAACAATGATGTCCTTGAGTTGTAAGTCCTTGCATGTGTCTTTGTCCCTGTAGCACTTCACTGTACGGACTCCGTCTTCGTACTTGTTGTTCCAGACTTGAGTCTTGCCGCCTGCTCGCATGATCGATCGAACAAGGTTGATAGTGTTTTGTTGAGTGGTCATAAATTACTTTCCAGCAATGAGGTTGCGAAGGTTAGCTGTGTCTCGTTGAAGCACTTCGAGCTCATAGCCTTGAAGGCCAAGAGTCTTCAGGGATCCTAGCAGGAAGCCCATAGCATATGCTAACCGATCGTCTCCAGCCATTTCAGCTCGCTCGGTTAGTGCTTCCAAGTAGTCGTTGATGATGTGATTGGTGTTGTTCATAACAGTTATTATTCTCGAGACAGATCCTGGACAGCTCAACAATTATCTTTCAAAGAATGCTTCAGAGCCCGTGCACATATCCACTGATTCTTGGCTCTAGAATGCGTTTAAAATCGTTTTGATGATTCAAGAGCATATCGACTCAGATCTTCTTGTACAGTGCATCTGCTCCCCGACCATCTTTGTTGATCTTGCCTTCTGTAACAAGCTGCCGAAGAACCATGTTAAGATATGGTCCAGAAATGCCTGTCTCTTGAACAATTTGCGCAACGTTCTTTGGTTCACTAAGACTGTCAAGAACGAGATCCGCTTTGGATTCTTTCTTTGCACTAGACTTGCGCTCTGGATTGTTATCTGCAGCAACGGCTTCGAAAGTATATCCTTGTGCCCCAAAAGGAAAGGTAGTGAACGAGCACTGACCGAAACGATTCTTGTGACAAATCAGATCTCTAAGATTGTGATCGTCAGGGTTTTTCTCAAGAGTGAACAAAGCATCTGCAGCATGAATCAATTCCGTACCTCCTTTGTATTTGCCACTCTTCGTAAAGTGTTGGATGATAAGCATGCAACACTCTCGTTCTTTTGCGAGATTAACAAGCTTGCCAATAACATAGCTTTCTTTCTCCCTGGAGCTCATTCCTTTCCGCTTAGTTGCAATCGTTGGAAAGCTATCCAACACAATAAAATTAAAGCCGTACTCAACAACAGCTTCTTCAATGTCTTCAATATAAACAAGATTGGCAACAGGAACAGACTCAGCTCTCAACCGTTTAGCAGCAAACGAAACTTGTTCCAAAGTCTCTTCTCCAGAAATGTAGGCAGTCTTCTTACCAATATCTTCCAATGACTGAAGGAGTTGCAAAGCAATCGAGCTCTTGCCAACACCAGCCGGAGCAGCAAGAGTGATTACAGAACCAGGAAGAAATCCTTGTCCACCAAATGCTTCGTCCAGATCTTCAATACCAGTCTTGAACTTCCGAAAGAAGATCTCTGGAACTTGAACGTCTCGTACACGAGTGAAGTTTTTATTGGTGGTGTTGTTCGATTGAATAGCTTGCATAACAGAAAGAATCTTCAACAACTTGCCTGGACTGCTCAACATTAATCCCACGCGTGGGGGGAGCTGGCCGCCAGGCATTCTTGCCAGCTCCCCTTTTTTAGCGACCCAACCTCTTAGTAGCTTAGATCAACGTGCTGAACTACTTCCATCTGATTACCTTCATCATCGAGGATACGCACAACAAGCTCTTCGGAGAGGTTCTTGTTCTTATCGAACCAGTTCTCGACGAATTCGAAGTCTTCACCGTTCAATAAAATCATAGTATTTCCGTCGCGAAACGATTGTGCAAACCCGCTCTTCACAACAGAATCCAGCTCGTCTTGGAAACGATCGAGATCCATTTTGAAATACTCGAAGTCAATCTCCTTTGCATCCAGTTCATCTTGAAGCAGTTGCAGATAGGAAGCACACAGATTCTTTTTGAGATCTGTTGCATTGACGGTAATTGTGTGTTTTTGTGTCGATTTGATCATGAGAAAGATTGTAGAGATTTAGATTGGACAGGTCAAACTAATTCTTTGCGATAGTCGTTTGCATGCTTGACGATGTTTGACAAGTTAGCTTCAAAGACTTCTCGAGCAGAATCGATCGTACGTTGTAGATCTTCTTCGAACTGACGACGAACGGTCTGCTCGTTGATCTTTGGAATGTTGCAATTGATCTCTAAAAGAAGATCTGCAAACGAAAGAGGATCAATGATGTTCAAATCCTTTTGATATCCGCTGTTGAGATCAATATTGGAGTAGTCAGTGTAGTAGTTGTTCATAACAGTATTACTATCGGAGTTTGGGTTGGACAGGTCAACGGGATTGTTTGACCGTCAGCTGAAAGACTTCTCCAGTCTTCATCTTGATTACAAGACCTTCGTTGTTAGTCATAAGTCCTGCACTCTCAAAAGTATCCACACCAACGACCATATTGTCTTCATTCGAAGCCCAATCCAGGACTTCAATCAAATAGTTTACAAGTTCGTGTTCTTTCATGGTTTTAATTCTAGAGATTGTTGTTGGACAGGTCAATGAAGATTTGTGACAGTGTTGTTCTGACGATCGACAATCCAATCTCCACCAATTATTGAACTGATATCAAATTCAAGATCGTCTTTATCCTTAGACCAATCAAGAGTTTTCAGCTCTTTATTAGCTGGGTACTTGTTAAGAAGTTCTTGGATTGTGTATGTAGTTGTTTTATTCATAACAGTATTGAGTATAGGGTTGAGGGTTGGACAGGTCAATCCCTAAAAACAACTACAGGAAAGTGCTTGACCTTTGCATTGTATTGGACAGTGGCTTTAAAGTTCTTGAAATCCTTCTTGGCTTGATCAACAGTCGAACAGCCAACGAGTGGAAGCATTAGTGCTAGGAGGATTAGGCTATTTACTTTCATATACAATTCTTTCTATTAGAGGAGGTTGTTCT